TGACGCCATTTCCGTCGAATCTCTGAACGAATACACCCTGACAGGAAGATCGACTGTCGTCCCATCGGTTCCGGTATATGTGAAATGCATGACGGACATCGCATTGTCAGCGAAGAAGAACGTGTCGCTTGCTTCCGCTTTGAGCAACGATTCAAGCAAGGCACGATTGACATAGACGTCAATGACGAAATCGCCATCTATTCCTCCGCTGATGCTGAGAGTCATATTCGTATAATCCGGATCGGCGGCTACCTCGCTTCCAGAGGTATAGAACTCGACTCTTACCAAAGTTGTTAGATCGATGTTCTTGCTTACGGCATATGCGTGTGCTTTCTTGAAATCGGACACCATGTAATCCATTATGTTTATGCTGGTCGTATCCTGATTTTCTTCCATGGTGAAGAGCTTGTGCATGACGTTTTGGGCGATGAATGTCTCTCCGATGGTCGACGTGAAAGTCTTCATCTCCTTGGAAATCAAGGTAAGAGGATTAAGCGCCATCGTGTAGATTCCTTCTCCGATCGAGGATTCGGTGCTCTCGCCGTTAAGATCTGCTTTCACAGTGACGTCATCGGCTATCGCGCTGAATTCGGTATTGTCTATGCTCATGATGAAAGCGTTAGGAAGGAATGTGGATACTTGGACTCTGGCGGTTATCTCGTATATGCCTTCAGCCATGCTTTCCCTGGATATGGTTCCTTGGGCATTAAGATCCTGGACGGTTATAAGGAGGTTGGTTCTCTCATTATAGAAATAACCGGTCTTGTTTGTTGTAGGATTTGTCTTCATTGTAACGACGCCGAATCTCTTTCCGGTTCCAGCTAAGAACTCTTCTTCGGAAACTCGTCCGTTCTCAGTTGATATGTCGAATCCCTTCAGCTTAGAAACAACGTCTACGAATGTCTTAGGTATCTCGACATTTATCATCTGACTGTTGTAATAACAGAACATTCCAAGCTGGAATGCTGACTTAATGTAATGAACGATATCAGAGTTTTGAATGTACGAGTTAGTCCTAATGCTCACGTTGAAATTTATGGTGATGTAGTCTTTTGAGCAATAGACCCCGAACTTCATGTTAGGATCAAGGACAACTTTGGTGTAGTTGCTATTTACATTCTTGAAAAGATATAGGTTAGGCGATGATATCTGCGGGATCTTTCCTATGCCAACGGGATCATCGATAGTGATCTCCGGGCTGAAGGTGATATCCGGATAGCTGATCTTATTCAATCCGTTTCCGGTCAAGGCATTCTTAGATCGCTCCGATTCGGTGCTGGCCGTATCGACGTAGATGTGCTTGAAGTAGTTCTTGGGGAATTTATCGAGTATGTACTTCTTGACGTTTCCAGCAACCGACGATATGAACGTCGACGATGATGCCACGGTTTGGACTAACTTTGTCTGCTCGCTGTCTTTGAATACAAACATATAATCGATTGTTCGAGGCCATGTCTTCGCCAGGGGAAAATTTAAAAAAAAAGCCGGATCCGATAGATCAGGCTTTGTCTTCGTCATCGACTTCGGAGAAGTCGTCGTTTCCGTATCGTATCTTCAGGCGGATGATGTTCTTATCGAGCTTTGCTTTGTTGATGGATTCGATGGCATCCGCGTCGGTGCATGACTTGGCTAACTCGACTTTAGACTCGAGATCGTCAGTGATGTATTTGTGGTATTTGATGTAAAAGTCGGCGAAGTTGCCATTGACCTTGCTAAGCGGGATGACTATCCCGCCGCTATGGGCAAGCTCGTGCATGGTCGTTGACAGCGGAACCAATCCAACATTTCCGCAATAGTGCTCATTCATGACTCTTTCCGCGATCTGAAACGCTGAGAACGTGAGATCGTCGGAATGGCTGGTATCATCGAACATGCTAGCCGCAACCACTTTGCAGATATCGTATAGGGTGAACGGATAATGGTGGAATTCGATGGAGATATCCATATCGTCTGAATTGAGACCTGGCATAAGCGCGCAGGAGTTTAGATTGATATTCTCTTTCAGATAGTTGATGTAACGACGGTATTCCGGAGAAGTGCGAACCGTCTTCTCGATAAGGGTGACGATCTTGTTGTCAGCCAGCTGCTTCGCATTGATTCCGTATTCGGAATAATCGAATGCCGATACATCAAGCGCAACAGTCGTTGACTTCTCTGGCGCTCGCTGGACCGATGCGGATCCTTTGTCTAGGATAGGATTGATTGCTTGTTGCATGTTGTTGAACCTTCTTTTACTACTACTAGTATATGGTTACATACTCGATTTCATTTATCAGTATGCATATGTATGCATAGTAGTATGTATTCTTGGTTGTATCCGTGCCGGTAGATGTAGAGAGTAGGTACTTCTTTACTTCTTTATGTCCCTTTCTTCTTTCTTAGGAGGGAGAAGAAGGAGGCGACGCGATCGCCAACCATAATTTGTTGTTCCCAAAGGGTCCAGAAAATGCCGTGATTCTAATTGGTTGTTCCGGCCATTTTGCTCCCAAAAATTAAAAATCCCGTCAACTATCCATTATACGAAGACCATCCCATGGGGGTTTCGGCCATGACTGAATACAAAGACTTTACGCTCAATAATGGATCGAATGGCTCCCTTGAGGAATACACCGGCGCATCAGCGACCGTTTTAGCTATCAGGAACATCATTCTCAGCCGACCGGAAAACTTCCCGCTTACCCCATCCTTGGGATTGGACATCAGCAAATATGAGTTTGATCTTGGCGATAGCGAGACCATGGATACCATAAAATCCGATCTTCAGCGCCAGATCAGCCTATATGTTCCGTCTGTGGATAACGTCAATGCCGAGGTGTCTCTTGTAGAAGATGATAGCAAAAATGGACGGTTCGTGTTAGGATTTAAAGTAGAAGCAGCCACCGCCAACGATAACTTCACGGCATACTGGCTGGTTGAGGTCCAAGACGGGATCCCGCATGTGGTAAACGAGACGTATTGATGAATGAATAAGGAAAGACATCGGAGATGCATCTATGCCAGAAAATAATCAGAAGCCAGCAGACAACGTCGAGGTTAAAGACACCGTTGAGATCAAGGAGTCCAAAGATAGCGCTCCGTCAGATCCAACGATCGCCAAAGTGACCGAATCGCTAAAGAAGCAATCCGATATCGAAACGGATTATGAGCGCCCGCTATACAATCTCAGCGACGCCGATTTCTCAAGCACCGTCATGTTCGACAGCGATGTCGACGACTATGACGATGGCGACGAATCGGGAGCCGAGATCACCGTCGAGCCGAAGGAAGATCAGACCAAGACAAAGGCCGTTCCGTTTGATTTGTCGACCGTAAAGAGAACGACTGCCAGAAATGAGCTTGACATCGAAGGCGACATCAAGCATGCGCTCTATGCCGGAAAGTCGGCGTTCCAAATCGTCGCAGCGCAATCCGGGTACATCGCCAAGATTTCGCCTCTGGTCAACAGCGACTTCGTCGATCTGTATAACTCATCTCTGAACTCATTCGAGAGCAAGAAGCTCGTGTTCAACATCCTTTATGACAAAATTCTCGAGACGTCGGCTGGAAAGATGACATTCGACGAATGGCTTTCCAATACGTCAATCGGAGATCTCGAGACGTTCTATTACGGCCTCTATTGCTCAACGTTCGGCGATGATGGAGTGGCCAGCATGGACTGCCCATATTGCCGAAAGACCATCCAGTTCCCGCTAAGTTGCAGAAACCTCGTCAAGACCGCCGACAAAGAAAAGATGAAAGAACGCCTTGACCAAGTCTCGAAGAACGCGACTACCGCCAACGACATGAAGACTTATTCGCTTTTGAGCGAAGTCAGAAGCTATAAGCTTCCTAAGAGCGGAATCGGAGTGAAGCTCAAGATGCCAAGCCTGCATGACATGCTCGTTTTCCTCAGAGCTATCCCAGACAAGGTCGCTCAGGCTAAGTCTAACAATCCGTCATACATCAGCACCATTCTGTCAATCGGATCCTTCTTCGTCCCGTCTAGACTCCCGGGCGGCGATATCATATACGACGAAATAACCGATTCTCAGAAGATCATAAGAATCGTGGATGAGATGGACATCGATGATGCGAATGCCCTTACGCAAATCACCACCGAGATGATCGAGAATTATCACATCACCTATTCCGTCAAGGACGTCAAATGCCCGGCATGCGGAAAAGAGATCGGCGATATTCCAGTAAATATCGAGCGCATCCTTTTTACACTGATCTTCAGGAAGATGTAGTGATAAGTTCCAACGACTCCGATGACGTCAAAGCCCATAAGATTCAGACGATCATCAATAATCGGAAGGAGTTGGAGAACCTGAAAGAGTCTAAAGCCGAGGAGATCGTAACTTATCTCGATCTCTTCGGAGGCCAAATCTCGTTGCTTGAGATCATGAATATGCCAATATCGTTGCTCAGGCAATTGAAGGCCGCCAAGATCAAAGAGAAAGAATTGATGTCTAAGAGCAGAGCCAAAGCCAGCAAATCGCTTACTCCGGCATACGTATCTGCGCCAAACAGCACCGCGGGAAAGAATAATCCATCCGCGAAAAGGAAGTGAATTACCTATGACAATTCGAGAAGCGCTCAAGGAAGTCTGCCGCATATCGGAAGACGAAGCCATCAATGAGCAAAATTGGATGGACTCTATCCAGTACAGCGACAACATCTACGACGTCGACAAGCTTCTGACGGAGTACATCCCGCAGAAGTCGATCACGTTCCTCCCGAGTTTCAAGGGGATCCACGTCGTCGAGCAGCTTGGCATACTCAGTACCGATGAGGAGAATGAGATGAGGGTCTTCCTCGTCAAGTCTCCGGCGTTCGAGAACGATCCCGATGCCATTCGGCGCATCGAATACAATGCCAAATACATGGGCATCAAGACCAAGTACGACAAGACTACTGGCGTCATGACTCTGATCATCGTCGAAAGCTGGGCATCCAAATGAAATTACGAAACAAAACGAACCAATACATCTGCCTCAAGGAGAATGGCCTGGCCGTTCAATACGCCACCAACGTTTCCGAAGAGGATATCGCAAAGCGCAAGATCAGATCCGTTCTTGAGATCATCGCCAAGAACCTCTGCGCGTCTCTTGGGCCTTATGGCTCAACCACGGTCATTCAGGATCCTGAGAAGAAGCATCTCTGCACCAAAGACGGATACGACATCATCAACAAGATGATGTTCGACGACGAAGTCGCCAACACCGTTCTCGATATCGTCCGCCAAGTCGCCAGCTCCCAGGTAACCACCGTCGGAGACGGATCGACTTCGGCGATCGTCATCGCTTCGTCGCTTTACCAGGCGCTCACCGACAAGGGAAATAAAAAATATTTCCGCAAGGTGGCTCCGAAGGATATCGTCGATATCCTCAAAGAGATGAGCATCGAGATCGATTCTTATCTTGAGAAGGATGCTATTCAGGTCAGCGACGACATGCATCAGATCGAAACCATCGCCACAGTTGCCACCAACAACGATCCGGCTATCGGCAAGAAGATCAAAGAGGCCTATCAGATCGCCGGAAAATACGGATTCGTCGACAGAGACACCACCGGCAACTATGCCGTCGATACGCTTGAGAAGCAGCAGGGCATCGAATGGGACAGAGGCTATATCGACAAGTGCTTCGCCTATAACCGCCCCGATGGAACCGTCTATCATGACGATCCGCTGATCTTCCTTTTCAAAGGAACCATCACCTATGACGACATCTCACCCATCGTGGCGCCCATTCTCGGATACGCCACCGGAAACAAATCGAGAGAGCTCATAATCGTTGCCAACGCATTCGACGACGACGCGATTACTTTCTTCAAGACCAACCGCCTGATGCACCTTCAGACCAGGAACATCATCGACAAGAAGCCTGAGCTCGTTTTCACGGTAGTCGATATCGACAGCATCACCAAATCAAGCATCAACACGATCGACGATCTCGCTCTCATGTCCGGATGCAAGATCTATGACAAATTCGTCGACACGCCAGACGAGATCGAGAATAACGCCGAGCAATTCATCGGAGCGGTCAAGAAAGCCACGATCACCCAAAGCAAGACGACCATGATCTGCTATTCGTCGAGCGACTTATCCGATCGCAAAGGCCAGAAGGCCGTAGACGATATCAAGGAAGTCACCACGAAGATCAAATCGGATCTCGATGAGCTCAGAGCGATCAAGCTCCGCACCACCGATGACGAAGTCAAGATCTTCCATCTCACCAAGAGGCTTTCCCATCTTGAAGGCAACGCCGTCGTCTATCACATCGGAGGAGAGTCCCTAGCCGAGAAGCTCAGCAAAGACCGCCTCATCGAAGACGCCATCTATGCGTCTAAATCGGCCATGGAGCATGGATACATCCCTGGCGGAAACCTCATGATCCCGAAGATCCTTACTGATCACAAGGACGACATCTCCGCCGATCTCATAGCCAAATTCCCGCATATCGAAGACAAAGCGTTCTTCGGGTATTTCGTATCCCTCATCAAAGACGCCTTCCTCGAAAGCTACCGACATGTCCTCGACAACTCCTATCTGACTGAGCGCGAGGTCAGGAAGACCATCGCAAGATGCCTTTCCGACTCCGAGATATACAACCTCAAAGCCCACAGATTCGAGTCATTCAAAGACACCAGCATCATCAATTCGACCGAAACCGACTCCGAGATCATGAAGAGCTGCATCTCGATCATCGGGCTTCTTGCCACCAGCAACCAGTTCATCACGAACAACCTCGGCGTCAAAGACCTAATCCGTCGCAAGTGAAAAATAAATTATTTCCCTGGAGGCGCTGCCTATGAGCAAGCAAAAGAGGAATAATGAATACGACTTCGGAGACATGATTAAAACCAAGGCTCTCAAAGGCCCTTGCGGAAGCATCAAGACGAAGACGTTCTACTACGTTGATGACGGATTCGTCATGGTGGCCGACAAAGGAATTGTCAAATGCGAAGACGGCGTTTCGTACCTTATCGAGTCGCATCCCGTCGGAGACAGCCATCCGACCATGATGGGATTCGGAGAGGGAGATCTTCAGAATTTGGTCATCTTCAGAGGCGAGGATGACGCCACGCAATATCTGATCGACGAAGGCGTCTCCAACAACTAATTATGCAATCGCTGGAGGAAAACATCGATGGCAACTACTATAACGTTGCGGCAATTCGTTGATAACCCCAGCGGACGCGGAAGCGCATATCTTGCCAAAAGGGCCATGATCAAAGATGGCCTGAACATGACGTTCATCAGCTGCTTCGTGAGAATCGAAGGCAGTTCATGGGCGGTTCCTTACATCGAGAAGAACGGCGATATCATCTTCTGGGTAAAGGTTCCTTCGGAGCTGTATTCGATAAACAAGATCACTTACGATGTCCTGTTTGAATTCCATAGGGATCCTAAGGCATTCGACAAACGATTGGCGATAACCGATGTGACGTTCTTCTCGAATTCGCCGTCGTTCATATACACTTATGCGTATGTCTTCAATAAGATGGGATTGCTCATCCCTAAGTTCAGCTCGAAGCTTCCGTCGCAGTGCCTGACCCAGGCGCCTACGATGCGAAACCCGGTTGAGACTCTTGGATGGGAGAAGTCCATATACGTCGCCGCCAGATATTTGCTTGACGGATTCTGCCTTACGGATTCGTACATCGCAAGATATGGCCAGCATTACGACAACAGTGCCGAGGCCAATCTCTATCGCAGCATAGCCGATCCTAACACGCTGCTAAGCATCTATCAGCACGCGATGTACATGCGAGCTCAGACGCATAGGCATAAGATCAGCGCCGAAGCTATCAAGGCAAGAAATGCGCGAGCCGAGAGATTCAATCGCCTTCAGAAGCAGAATACCCCTCGGGTAAGCCATAATGGAATTTGGGTAGTCCCTAGATCTAAGATCACCGCCAGAAAGGCCACCCGATCGATACTTAATGATGGTCATAAGCCATCGTCGTTCATCCGTCCAAGAGGGCCTAAAAGAAAAGTGTGAAAATATCATTTTCACATTGACGGACCGAACGCCTAGGCTATAATAGTTATGTAGGTCGGATGCGTCGTTCCTTGCTTCCTACACAGGATGAAAAGCCCACTCAGCAGGGCAGCCAAGACACCGATACGCGTCCGATAGATAACAGGAAGATCTGCCGTTAAATGCGGCAGATCTTTTTAAACACATTTTTGTTGATGAGATCGGCATAAGTGTTATATAGTCAATATACTCGCCGCTTAATCGCTTGCGCGATTTGAAGCGGGAGCTTGCGACTGCCCATCGGCGGCTCGGGATTTCTCCTGTTGGCAACCGTTCGCGGCTTTCGCCGCTGCGCCATCGCTGGCGTTGGCGTCGCATCGTGGGCCGATTGACGCCGTCGGAAAAGGACGAGCCGATTCCGACGGACTTGCGACCCCGGAAGACGCGATTTGCGCGAGATCCGGCCTGGCCGCCTGTGACCCGATAACAAAATCGAGCCCCCTGCGCCAGACGTTAATGGCTCCTATGCGGTCGTCGTTTGACGAGTATCCGCAGTTCCTGCAGACGAACCGATGGAGAGCCTTGTCCCGATTCGCCGATTCGATATGTCCGCAATGAGGGCATGTCTGGCTGGTGTACGCCGGATCGACTTTGACGACGGCTGATCCGACCTTTTCGGCCTTGTATGACAGTTTCTGCTCAAAATCGTAATAAGGCCACGACATCTGCTCATAGCGCGCGTATCCGCGCTTGGCCATGGCCCGCGACTTCACTCCGGTCAGATCCTCTATGACGAAGACCGTCCCAGCGGGATGGGCCGCAACGAGTGCCTTGGACACGCGATGATTGACATCGCGCATGTAACGGTTCTCTCGATGGCCTATCTCGCGAAGGCGCCGTCTTGACGACGGGGTTCCTCGCTTCTGAAGCTTCTTCCTGAGATTCATCGCCTTGTATCTGTAATCCCGGAGCTTTCCTCCGGAAAAGAACGTCGTTTTTCCATCCGAATCATACGCCGTGACGAGGTTGATCAGTCCGCGATCTATGCCGACGATGTTGACGACCCCATAGCTCTTGACCGGGTCTATGGCATCGACTTCTTTGTGAAGCGACACGATGAGAAAGAATATCCCGTTTCCGTCAGACCACAGCTTGGACGTGCCAAGCGTCCACGATCCGTCGAAGTAGCGCTCGAATGATTTGATGCTATAGCGCATCTTAAGACGGCCTATCTTGCTGTTTATGGATACGATGCCGTCTTTTTTGAACGAGAAGTCGTTGCCGTACACCTCGTCGCACTGCGGAACGGAGAACCTGATCGGATCCTTATGGCGGAAAGCTTTGCTTTTGCCAACCGCGTTGTATTTGGCCCGGACGGCCCTGATGACGGATTCCGATATCTGCGCTGTTAGCCCGAACTTCGATCTTATGTCGCGGTACGTGCCATCATTCATAGAAGACTGCCCAAGATCGTGCGTCCGGTAAACATAGTCCGACACGAAATTGCACGCGTGCATGCAAGACGTCATCGTGTCGACGATGGCCGCTTTGTCCGATTTGCTCGGGTATATCCTTACTTTCACGCAGATGTCAATCCTTGGCATAATTTATTGTTGCTTAAATTAAAAATACACGTATAATAATGATGTTGCTCAGGGAGATGGTTCCTGAATTTAAGAAAACGTCTGATGTTATCTCCTTTCACCGGAACGTTTGGATCTTAAATTCAACCTCCTTACCATCTCCTTGGGCTTAATTGCTAAATAGGATCAACAAGGAAGTTATAATAGCATCCGCCATAGAGCGGACGAAAGGTCGGGTGATTTACCCATATGATCAAAGTCGAAGCACGCGAAGACGAGTCTCTCGAGGATTTGCTCAGACGGTTCAAACGCCAAGTCTCGCAATCCGGAGTAATGCTTGAATGCCAGATGCATGAATGCTATCGCACTCCAGCCGAGAAGAAGCTAGTCAAACGTCAGTGGCACCAGCGATACGATCGCTAATGCCTCCTATGAATATATCAAAGGATAGGTGATGCTCGTTGAGCGAAGAAATTGAAGAACATGAGGTTACTCCTGAGCAGATTGCCAAGGACGCCTCTGACCAGATCTTCTACGGAACCCCAGATGGGGATAAGTTCAGGATCGCATTCGACCAGCTGTTTGAGCAACAAAAGCTGGAAGTGTATGATTTATTTGAAATGAGCGCCAAACGCAATTTCAAGAATCTGACTCCTCTCGTGGTTACAACGTATGAGGAGATCTTTTTCGATGAAGGCGGGCGCTTCAACGACGACATGACCATGCCGATGCTCAGGCTTCTGAATGCCCAAAGCAAGATCATGATCTCGTCGGAGATGCCGGTTTCAGACTTCATCGCATTGATGGATTCCGTGATGGACTCTGCTGATGGCCTTCTCATCAAAACGATCAGCAAATTCGTCGATGCTAACTATAGCCTGGATCTTAATGGCATCATCGATGATGCCGTGAAGAAGAGCCATGCCGTCAATGAGGAGCTCATGATCAGAGATGACCATGCCAAGATCCTTCTCAAGATAGCGTATCTCTATCGAATCTTCATCCCTCTGATGTCGCAGTACTTCCTTTACAGCAAGTCGCTGTTCTCGAAATCAGCGGCATCCGCAGATGATGACGACGATGACGATTACGCCTTCGACGATGTCAACAGGATGCTGTTCTCGCACCTGTTCGATATCTATGCCGGAGACGGCGACGCCTTGAGAAACAAGCTTTACAAGCTGACTTACTCAAGAGTCATCAAGACGGCGTTCTCGTCGAAGAAATATTGGGCAAAGGCCAAGAATGTCGGAATCACCAAAGAGACCGTCACTCTCGACATCTACGATAAGCTTCAGGACGAATGCCGTCGCCAAGCTCGTCATGGATCCCAATCTCAACATCGTCAGCTTCCTGCAGTCAGTCATCAACAACCAGATCAAGTTCTTGATGCAAAACAAGTTCAAGGATCACTATGTCATCATCGACGCCAAAGACGATGATTCGACAGCCACCGCCGATGACGATGACGACGATATGAGCGAATTCGAACGGGTCGAGATCGACACCGCCCGCAAGGACGAAGGCCAGAAGATCCTCCGAGATCTCAACATCGAGGAGACCATCCGAAAGCTTCCTGACATGATGGACGTGTCCGTCACAGAGCCTGAAATCGATCATGCCATCGTGACCAAGATGCCTCGCGTCAATTCCATCCAGGAGATGATCATAAGCCTCATGATGGATAAGTACTTCGAAGACGTCGACGCCATCAAGCATCTCGATTCACGTCAGTATGCAAAAGTGCTGATCTGCTGCTGCAAATACCTCCAGAAGCGCAAGTTCACGGTTCTTCCGGAGATCATGGTCAGCAAATGCGACAAGCAGCGCGAGAGAGTCGGCATCACCGGAAACAAGATCCGCGAGAAGATCGAGGATTCGAAGATGTACAAAGAGCTCTTCTCGACTAAGTACGGCTGCTTCACAGACGATGCCGAAAGACCGATGGCTTCAATCATCAGCTCCGTGTATCTCTCCGTATTCAAGGACGATGAGAACAAGAGCGTGTTCGACGGCTCCATCAAGATCGGAGACGTCGCTGAGGAGCTGGTCAATCTGGCTCACTTGGTATGAGAGACCCTAAGCGAATAGACGTCGATCTTAACAGGATCAAGAAGATCTGGAAGCGATATCCTGATCTTCGCCTTGGCCAGCTAATCGGAAACGTAATCAGCTCGGAATACCTATATTACATCGAGGATTCCGATTTGGTATCAGCTATCGAAAAGCACTATGATTCTGTTCCGGATCCTGGAAATAAAAAATAATTTCCTTTGCATCCAAGCCTTCCTTGCCTTATCATAATGGCGAGAGAAGGCTTTTTAAATGAATGCGGATGATGAAATAGCAAGCGAGCAGATCAAGAAGACGATCCTGGCATCGTGCCGGCCGGCTTATTTGACGACCCGATAGAAAGGACATCCGCGTGAGATGCCCTTATTGCGGCGATTCCCATACGCATGCCGACAGCGCTCACTTTTACATTCATGTCGAGCCTCCGTTCATGTACCATTGCGTAAGATGCGGAGCCCATGGAATGCTCAATCCAAACGTCCTCAAGGATTTGAAGATCTACAACAATGACGCTTCGTTGGCGGTCATGGAATCGGCCAAGCGCGCAAGGGCTAGCGACGATTTCAGATTTCATCATTACAAGAAGACACTTGATTTGACTCCATCGGATATGTCTGCGGCAAGCAGATCGCTGTCTTATATCAACGGGCGCATCGGAACCGATCTTTCGGCAGATGACGCCATCAGGTATTACAGCGTCGTTCTTGATCCGATCGGATTCTTCAATAAGAATGGGATCAAGGCACCAAATCAGTTCAACTTCGCTGAATCGGTCGGCTTTGCGTCTTCAGACAGAAGTCATATCATCTTCCGTGATATGAGCGGGACGCAGGAGAAGCGCTACAATAACCTAAGATTGGCCGGAGAGGATGAGGATGCCAGCAAGATATATTCGGTGTCTTCAGATGACAATTATCCTCTTACGACAAGCCTTAGCACGACGTTAGTCGTAGCTGAGGGAATCTTCGATATAATCGGAATCTGCGAGAATCTGTATAGACGTCACGACCCCGGATCCTTCGGCATATCGGTTCATGGATGGATTCGTCTTTCTCGCCTGCTGCGGAAAAGGGTATCCGACAACGATAACGAGCTGCTTCCGAAAGCTTGGATCTGTAGGGATGCCCATTAGAATCTATTCCGATGATGATGTCGATCCTGATTTCTACAGAGATATGCTCAGCGAAGAGCCCACCCTTGGATATTCCGACATCGAACTGCATTACAATGGATTCCCAGGCGAGAAGGATTTCGGAGTCCCTTCAGCAAAAATAAGCGAGAAACAATCCATTATATTGAATTAGGGATGGCTCAACTATGGGGTACATTGGAAATAGCACTACGGCTGATCTAATCGTTGCCATCATAGTGATGGTTCTTATAGATCTTATAGCATTCTCTTTTCTGAGACGACGCTGGGTAATGATCAGCACCGCTTTGTTTGAGACTCTAGGGATCATATCGTATTGCTGCGGAATGGTATATACGCTGTATCTGTCATTCGCGGCCGCGCTTGTCGTAATCATGGCGGCGTTCTTCTCCAACTCATCCGATATTCGGTTCATCTTCGCCAACGATCTCAAAGGAAAAGATGAGAGCAAGATGGTCAAGGCCATATCCGGAAGAGGAGGCGTGTCCCAGGAAGATCTAGATTCGGCTTATTCGCAAGTCGAAAATGCCGTCATCACGATGAGCAAGCAGAGAATGGGAGCCATCATGACGTTTGAGAAGAAAGACAATCTCGACAGCGTCATATCAGCCGGAAGCGGAGCCAGAATCAATGCCCAAGTATCAAGCGAGATAATCCAAGGGTTGTTCTATCCTGGAGGAAGACTCCATGACGGAGCCAAGGGGATCATCAGAGGAAACAGGATCATCGCAGCCAGCGTGTACTTCACTCCTTCCAAGAGAAACATCACCGCTAAATGCGGATCTCGCCATAGAGCCGCTTACGGCATCAGCGAGACTACGGATTCCGTTACCGTGCTTGTAAGCGAGGAAACGGGAAAGATATCCATATTCTTCAAAGGAACGGCCATCTTGGTAACCCCTGATAACTTCCTTAAAGTCTTCCAGAAATGCATGAATGCCGCCTGAGGGAAATAAAAAATATGTTCGGACATAATAAAAGCGTCGATGCTCCTAATCCAGTTCAGGCTCCCACTTCATACAAAGAGTGGGCGGATGACTTCGGATTCCTTAATCTCATCATGAACAAGAAACTGTCCATCACCAAGGATTATTACATCAAGCCTCTTGCTGAGACTCAGCTTGACAAGAACCTTTACATCAATGACGAAGAGATCAACGAGATGTATGACAACGTCGTCGTTGAGATCGTAAAAGCTCTGTCGGATAACTACGTCAATTATCTCGTGTCGAAGTACTTCGCAAGCAGGGATGAGCTCATCGTATTCATCTCTGAGAGCGTATATGCCGAGCTTGTCGCTTCGGCGGTTAATGCCAACACCAAGAAGATCAGCCGAGACATCCGATCAAAAGATCGGATCGCCGCTGCAGCCTCATTAGCGTCACGCAAAGAAGGCGTCATCAACGCTGTCGCTGAAAACTCAGCTAAAAAACAGTAGCATCTGCGTGATGCTGGTGATATCATATTTACGACAAAGGAAAGGTGATAAATTCATATGCAGAAACCTAAAGTAATCGACGATCCTAACGAAGCGGCTGCCTCATCGGCCATCGGATGCTGATGGAGAGCACAAGGCCAAGAAAGAGCTCGAGGCCGAGGATCTCAAGGAAAGCTTTGCAGGAGAGACAGTTTTGTCTGGCGACAATTACGTCGTCAAGAACTATCCGTCTTCCCCGTTCAAGCACAAAGAGACCTATGCCATCTTCGTTAAGGGAGGCTGGGAATTCCCGAGCTTATCGGCTCTCTCGTTCAACGAAAGATCCAAAGTCTTGGAATACTTCTCAGAAGCCAAATCCGGAGCCAACATCCCGGAAGACATCGCCAAGCTTCTGCCAGCCGGATACGATTATCGCTTCGGGTATTACTTCAACATCAACCTCGACAAGGCTCATTACAGCGGATTCAAAGCGCTCAAAGAGAGATTCTCTTCCCTCAGCGAGATGAAAATCGCTATTGAGGCTTATATCAAGGCTTCGAAGAAATACACGTTCGACGGATCAGCTCATTCTACTGGCGCCGTTGCCTGATCTCCGGAAAATAAAAAATAACCCCAGGCAGAGAATGCTTGGGGTTTTCTTTCGCTCAAACGACTTTGGACATCGATAGCACTATAGAAATTGTGTAAGTCTTAAAATCAGTCGTGCTTATCGAATATGATTCTTCGGATATCGTATAGTATCCTGATATGCTATCAAGGCTTGCCGTTATCAGAACCGACGTATCGGGGGTGAAGTAATTAGGATTGATGCTTGCTAGGCTTATCCTAGTGGCTTTAGTCGAGTTGTGGATGAGAGACTTCTCGAAGATGTCTTTCTGAAGGTTATTCCAGATGTATCTCACCTTACCGTTGTCGGTATTATTGTCGTATTCCCTTCTGATCCCATTAAGATCATCGTCGTAAGAGCTTATGATGGACGTCTGGCCTACGCTATCCATGAATACGTCTGTCACGGTTCCGACAGCAGGATCGTTCTTTCTGTAAATACGGGTGTTTTCGGTATCCTTGTCGACCTGGATGTTTGAGAACAGATTCTCGTCAGTCACCTCAGATGCTTTCTTGGTTATTATTTCGAACATCCTGGCATGGACGGTATCGCTGTTTGCCATAGGATCGAACAGATATGTCTTTCCAGTGTCAAAGAACACGGACATCGAATTATTGTAGAATCCATATTGATTCTGCAGGAATCTCATGGCAGGAACGACATTCATTGGAGGTATTATCAGAGATTCCTCTCGGTCAATGTTGTCAGATGGCTGCATCACGAGGCTGTTCCCTGAAGGAATAACTCCCGACAGAATGCTTACCGCGATATCGTTCATGCTGGCATTCTCATATACCTCGTTTATGACTGAGTTATTGATGGCCAGAAGATCTTTCGGTATGCAATCAAGCTCATAATCGACCTTGATATTCTGCGTCTTGCTGCTTGATTCCGTTGAGTCTGCGTCATCGTCGGAGTCTTGGGACTGGACGTTTGTCGTAAGGGCTTTGTCATATGGGGTAAGTATCGTTTCGACGATGGTATCCTCCATCGCATTAGACGTCGGGCTCGTTTCGTCGTTTGACACAGTAGGATCTATCGCATAACTGTAGACGCCTAGAGAAATGTCAGATTTAAGATCTCTGATCGTATCTCTTAGCGATTTCTCTATTCTCAGGTTCAAGACATACAACGGAAGGCAGTTCGCTATGAAGTCTTTCTTGACGTTCACGCTTGTCACATATCCGCTGAGATCCATAGACTGATCTCCGTTGCTATCAAGAAGATATGCCTTAACGATGAAGCGATCTACTTTTTGATTATACATTCAAGATTCCGCCTTCATCAGTCATTCTTCCATCGTCAGATTGTTTTTCCATATCGGCGATTTTCTTGATTAACTCTGCAGAAACCCCGTCTTTGTACTTATTCATGAACGCTTTGTAATCTCCGAACACCTGCGTTTTTGAAATGAACAAATGCCCGTCATGAGCCAATTCGTGATTTGTCTTTGTCAGAGGGACTAATCCAATCCTGTTCGCGAAGTGCTCTCTCATGACTTCGTCAGCTATGGAATATGACGTGAATTTGTCATCATGGGTAAGGTGATAAGACACAACAGTATCGATTATGTCATATAGCGAGAACGGATAGTGGTGGAACTCTATCGTGGCATCGGCATTGGATATGTTGGATAGGATGTCATCATGGTTCATCGTATCGTAGTTGGTCTTAAGCAGGCCAAGATACTGGCTGTACTCATGCGAAGTCCTTATCATACGCTCGACGCTTTTGATGAATGCCGTTATTGATGCTTCATCGAAAGAGTCTGAGAAGTAGAGAGACTCGCTGAATGGGGAAGAGCTGCTTTTGGCAGTCGGCCCGTTCTTTGTATCGACAAAGTCTATGTTTCCTATCTTGCTGTCGCTCATGATGTTAATCCTCGATAATCTGTTGTTGACCGATATTTTTAAATTTTTCCCTCATGGCGACGCGCCTTTAGGCCTAAGCGGAAAGGGGCCTCTCGAACAATTGATTATTATCAGAGGATATCGAATGGCATCTGGATACAATTTCAAGACGGCGTCTGAAGTAAATAGCATAGCCAATAAGTTCCGCACATCGATCGATGCGGAGTATTTGGCCCACTTAGCCGCCAACTATTCGACTACTTCGTCGGCTACGTCCTATAACGTTCCCGATGGAATGACCACGCGCCTTGCAGATGCAACGGCATTCATTCTCAATTCGTCAATCAAGGATAGCACCACCATCGACGAAGCCGAGACTCAGCTTAGCTATATCTTCGGTAAGTTCCTTACGAAGTACTTCGAGACGGGGCTTACCACGGATGACATTCTGTCTCTCATGAACTATGTCACGGCTTACAACAGCGAAGACAAGCAGTATTACAGCACGCATTATCCTCAGGCCGTATTTGGAGTATCCAACGATGAAGGATCGTCTTTCTTCAAAGACGCCATCGTAAAGTACATAGACCTGTATTTCAGCAGCATCGTTCTTGCTGTCTCTGATGGTAAAACGAATCTGTCGTTCAGTTACTCGACTGTTCCTAGCAGCGTTTTTACGGCATATTCCGATGAAACGTCTGCCGGAAGCGCGACTTACGGAGTAAGCAGCTCAGCTCAGACATTCACCGGAAATTCTCTGAGCGCCAGATTCCTTAAGGATCCGACGAGCACATACAAAAGCTCGCTTGCTCTTAAAGGAATCATAAAATACATAGCTTCATTGGCGATGTATTCGGCAATCAAAGAATATCTAAGCTCAGTTGGAATGGAGTCTCCCGTCACCGTAGAGATAACGACTTCAAACACAGTCGGAGATTCGGTTGATTACCAGACAGAGACTATAAACAACGTTATCTACGACATATACGTCAAGAACGCATCTGGAGACTATATCAAGAAGGATTTCTCCTCATACAATAAGATCCAGACCGCGACGTATTACGTTCTTAACAGCGTGACCAATGGCAGCTCATACAAGGAGAAGCTATTCTCCGTGTCGTGGACTATAGCGTCATATTCAGTCAATCATTCAAAGTCATCGTATTCTGGAAAGGACGCCGTCAATACCGTAAAAGGGTATCTGATGAATCAATCAACCGGACTGTTTGAGACTATAGCAGGAATCGATGAGGTATGCTACGACATTCCTAACTATACGGTTTTATCAACAGATTCCAAGGTATTCTTATCTAGCATAGGATCAGGATCAGATGGTCTTAGCAAGTCGATTCTCTTAATGCCGTCCAAGCCAGTCTATGCGTCAAGCACAGACTATCATATGACGGTTGATATGTTCCCGACGTATTCTGGAGAATCCTATAAGGAAAAGGGAGAGATAGTAGAGTATTTTATCAGAACATTGGCCAAATCTAAGATTCAGTACATGTTCTTCGCCAATGGATCTGAGGCATACAAAAACTCAGCTACCCTAGACGAGTTCATAGACATGAATGACGGAAAGCTGATAGCCATGATGTCATTCAAGAAGATCGCTTTGAGCCAGACGCAATATTCGGCTCTTGTTTCGATGCTCAGCAACAATGGCGAATCAGCCGAAACAAGCGCTTATAAGAACATCGATGGCAATTATCTCATCAATCTAAGCGTCATGTACAAGGAGCTCAATCCGGTTTATCGCGAGATCGAATACTCCGATCTGATCGAATATGCCGCAACAGGAATCGACTCGGCCCACCTTTTCGATGACTCGACGAGATATGATTCGATAATCAGCTACACCAACAAGCTGATCTTATCTGACAATGCCGTGGCTTGCTTGGGAGCTCTGCGCGTCCATCCATACTATTGCCGAAGAGCCAAAGAGAGCGACATCATCCAGTATATGACTGGAAGCTATATCGGATATGGCGTTAACAGCAGCGAGAAGAACGAGATCACGAAGTTCCTCGACATGTATCGTCAGACCAGGGATTTCTATTACAGGAATATTTTAAATAAATCCTTCATTCTGGATGACAATTACAAGGCATATGAACATATCTTCATTCTTGACTATGCCCTCATAAGATTCCTGTCATATAAACAGGATGAGCTTCATAACATCAATTATTATGACGACACTGATATCGATAACTTTCTTGACAGCTATGGCTTGAATGCCTTGAAGGATTCAGCCGCTTTCTACAATCAGTTCGAGTACAAGAAACGAATGGTAGCCAACTATAACAGCCTCGTCAGAAGCAAGGGAAGCCGCCAAGTCATGAGCATGCTTCAAAGCATATTCAGCGACAGCGTTTATAGCGTTACCGTTAATCGATACGTTCTCGTGTCTTTGAACGGAGTCTCAGACGGGACCGATGGAAACAAGGAATTCTATGAGAACTCATCAAAAGAAGTCATGCAGGACAACAGTCTGTCTCAGTATCCTAGGCTGGTATTCGTCCGCATTCCTTATGACGCAGTCAATGAGCACGAAGCCGTCATGTCGGCAATCTCAAACAACGACTTCTCAGAATATTCAGACTTCGTCAAAGACGATTCGACATATTGGAAGATAGGACAGGATCTTATCTCCAAGGAGATTAGCGGAGCCGTAAGCACAAAGTACAGCGGATATGAGCTTTCTGAAAGCATCGCAAAGGTTTATGCGATGACGAGGTATTGCATATCGGCGATGTCGATCATCGAGAAATACGGATCAAAGCATTACCTCACAAGCACCTCCGATCAGCGCGGAGCCGTTTCCCTTGATTACGTCGATACCGACGTGAAGAGCTCGTCAGACAACGTCGATCTATATCAATACTACAGAGCGATATGGGATGCGTTCGAGTATTATCTATACAAGAAGCAGGAAGAGTCGCTCAAGCTTCTTGACGACAAGCATTTCAATCCGTTCATGAAGATGACTAATCGATATGGCATAGCGTCAGCATGGCCTTCCGGAAACGATAAGGATCTGGCCATAATAAACAACCTGATAAGCATTTACGACACGGCCGCATCTAATGTAAGCGCCAAGAACATTCAAGATTACGGCACTCTTTATTCGAACGTCTATAATTTGAGAAAAGCGTCGCTGCTAAAATTCTGCGAGACCATCGGAAATACAGGGGTAGACGGTCTGACGTCTATTGATCAGATCATGGATTATGCCGACGGCCTTTGCATTATCTACCATATGATATCGTCGAAGTGGAGCAACGATGGCATCAAGTGGAGCAACGATGGCATCGTCAACTTCTTGAAATACATGTGCGCCAAGAACTCAGATACGGCATCATTCTCATCCGTTTTGGCCAATGCCGGAACCGGGATGCCGTTCTCGATATTGTATAAATACATCATCAGCCCGATGATCAAGCTTCCGATCGACTATTATGGAAATGGTCTGCTGAATGGGTCTATGTCTGATTCTCTTTTGAGAAACAACGAATTCGAAGATCTCATAGAATACGTCATAAACAACGTTTACACCGATGCTTCGATGAGCTACGGATCTAAACTTGAGACATCTTCGACATACGGATACAGAGGTTCTTCACTAAAGCCGATCGACGTCACGGGAATAAGCACGATCGACAGCTCTTTCCAGAAAGTTACCGATTCAAGCAGTTCTTCATTGATAAGCGTTTTCTTTGGATCTGGGTATGCGTCTATGACGGCGGATGCTATATCCGATAAGATAACCGAAATGATAAGCGACGCAACCGAGAAAGCCGAGAATCTTGACGACATGAGCATTCTCTATTCGACGTCGTCCAATTCCAACAACGCGGCGGCATTCATAAACGCCGCTCTAACGATGTTCATATCGTATACAAGCCAGATCTATGATGTTAAACTATATAAGACATACGACACCAAATCGGAATGCATGCCCGTGACCGACTCCGTCACCCATGCCAAGAGATCCGTTAGAACCGATGTGATGTATTCAGATGAATCAGTAACGATAAAGAAGGTGGCATGATGGAACAGGATGAATATACCCCAGTCGGTACTTTCGTGATAACGGACAAGACTGGCAAGACTATCGCCGAAGGGCATAACAGGATCGTCAACACCGGCAGAAGCGTATTGGCCAAGGTGTTTTGCTCAGGAATGAGATTCTCAGGCGGAGAGCTCATAAGCAGCGTGTCAAGCTCTTACAAATTCACCAACATAAAATTCGGGAGCTCAACGGATGCCACCACCGCAGACCATGCGATTCCGACGGCTTCCATCATAAGCGATCTTACAATTCCGGTTACCTCGTCTGTTGCCGCGTTCAACGAGAGCTCAAGATCGATCACGTTCACGATGTCGCTCGTGGGAAAGACTCAGTCTTATGTCATAACCGAAGCATGCCTTTGCTATTCGGACACGGCAGCATCGAGCACTGAGAGCCTGTTCTCAAGATTCACGTTCGATCCGGTTTATCTTAACTCCGGAGATTACGATACAATAACCTATATCATAAGGTTCTGAGGTCTTGGCCATGGAAAAAAATAAAATATCCGAGAAAGCATTCCTCGTCAACAACGACATCTACGGCGAGGTCTCTATCAAAGACTCCGATGGAAATGTCCTTCTTGATAAAAAGAACATGATCGTCCTGTCAGGGCGCAGAGCCATCATGAACGTCCTATTCTCTAACACATCGGCGTACTTATTCAACACGATGTACATGGGATCGGGAACTGATCTCAGCAATCAGAACATGACAGCATCGGATGCCAAGGTGAGCATCTCATTCGGTATACCGAGCGTTTATTATACCGGAGTCACATTGTCCTCATCGTCGTCATCGTCTTACACCTACACCTTCGGAACATACAACAATTCCTCGTCTAAAACAAGCACTTCGCAAACAGTCTCGTCGGCATCCGTTAGCGCAGGCGATGAAATCAGCCTGGTGACAACGACTGCCGAATCCGTGTCCGGAGGCCAATTCGCATACATGGTCGATTCGTCAAGCGCCGTCCCTGAATGCCACATCTGCTGCAAATACAAAGAGACGTCGTCTCAGCACGCCATAACGGAGATGGGACTAATGTCCATGTCCGCTGGGTCATATCCAGTAGCATCGTCAGACACGCTGTTCTCAAGAGTCGTATTCGATCCGGTCTATCTGATGCCTGGGTCGTCATATCAGATCGATTACCACATATACTTCTGATTCGCCGATTCATTGGAAATAAAATTATTTTAGTAAGAGGCTGTCGCAATGGCACAAAGAAGGCATTTGACTGATTCGGAGACGCAGGAAGTCCTTGCTCTCACGAGAAAAGACATCAACATGACATTGCTTAAGCGGTACTTCGCCGCCATTAACGATGCGCCAGCCCCGCGTTTTCACACCAACGATATCATGACATTGCCTGCCGGAAAGCTTTACAACAAAACGGCAGTCGAGACCACCATCGGAAGATACATCTTCGAGATGTTCGTCCTTCCTACGAAGTATCTCATGAAATACGGATACATCAATACCCCATTCACCGGAGATGTTCTTGAGGGAACGGAGAATAAGCTGGCCAACATGCTTCTTAACGATGAGATCACCGTCCAGGACTACGCGTCCTATCTCGATAACGGAGAATGGATATCCATGGGCCAAGCCTATTACATCACCCCGTCTCTTAGCTTTGACTTCATGCAGCCTCTTCCAGACGTCATCGCCAAGAAGAACGAGCTGTTCAAGCAATACGACAAGGAGCTGTCTTCCGGAGATACCAACGTCGCTTCTAAAGTCGAGAATGAGCTCCTCGACATGGCCAAGAAAGAGTTGAAGGCAAAGGGCGATCCTTCGATGGACTTCTATAATCAGGGCGGCGAATTCAAATTCCCCGTTGCTTATAAGAAGACGTCTATCATGGGCGGAATCGTCGATGATATCAACAAGGGCGGAGTCGATGTCCTTAAGTCGAACTACATCGACGGAATCACCAAAGAGGACTTCGCCAAGTTCGCGAACCTCACCGTCGATGGCGGATACGCCAGAGGCGTCAAGACCCAGGAAGATGGCTATATGACCAAGAAGTACAACAACGCCATGCAAACCGTCGTCCTTGACGAAAAAGGATCCGATTGCCATACGCATCAGACCCTTCAGGTAACCATTTACCCTGAGCTTAAGACAATGTTCTTATATCGCTATATAGTTGAGGGCGGCAAGTACAAATTGCTCGATGACTCCAACATAGATCAGTATGTCGGAAAGGTCGTGAGCCTGAGATCGCCGATGCTCTGCACCGGAGATAAGATTTGCAATATATGCGCCGGAGAACTATATTATAAAATGGGTATCGAGAATATCGGCCTTCTATCCAACACGGCATCCGGAAACCTCATGAACCTCTCAATGAAGAAGGTCCACGACTCAACCGTCAAGTTCATCAAGATAGACGCGTCGAAATACATCACTCAGCTAAGTTAGCTGGAAAGGTAGCATGGTATGGCCAATGCATCAAAGTCCGACAAACGTTCTATCGAAATCAGATATGACGTCGCTATTATGGAATCATCCGACGGAACCGTAACCGCATATGGCCATGGCGGAAGAGTGGTAGCCGTCGCTAAATCAATGGCTGGCCTTGAAAAATGTCTGAAGAAACAACAGAAACTGTCGTAGACGATAAGATAACCGAAGCGGATAAGGCGCTAATAAAAGCCATATCAGGAGTCATCAATTCCGATATGGATCCCATCAGCAAAAGCCTCTCCAAGATGGTCGATAAGAAATGCATCGCCAAGCTAAGCTTTGGCGCTTTTCTTATACTGGCATGGATGGCGTTCACCATATTCTCGATTCTGATGTACGCCCACAGCCCGTCTAACACGATGTATTCGATAATGATGATAGGATCTTGCATAGTTCTGGTATCGGCAATCATAGACTTCGCCATCACTTTTCATAAGAATATGTCAGATTGCTACGATAGGCATCGGAAGCTCATGGATAAATTGACGGAGATGCTCGAATGCGCCGAATCGATAGCCGACAGCATAGATTCGAGCGACACGATGTATTCGAATTACATAAACATGATGGACAACAAGATATCAGAGATGCATGACATCTACATGAAATCCAGGTCTCTTGAGAATGATTTCTGCAAGAAGTGGCGAATCAAATCAAAAGACGGCAACAATCAATTATCGTAATCTCGAGGCAATAACAATGAGAAAGATCACTATCCTTGACGAAGAATACAACAAAGCGCAAATGCTTGATATCATGGGAAGCCGTGCTGCAGACGCAGCCCTTTCCGTCTTCGAAAGCAAAGCGTCTGAAATGGCGCATAAATGCTATGAAGGAATGACCGAATCGGCATTGGATTGCCCGGGATTCTTCGAAGTTCGCAATGATCCAACCGTCAAATTCTTCCTTTCAGAGAAGACCGCGAAGGCCCTTGCCTCGAAAGTAAGATCAGGATTCGGAGAGACTTCTCTTGAAGAAGCCATTAAGGTCGGAGTCGAATCGGAAAGATTCCTCAAGCCGCAATCAAAAGACGACTTTGGGCTGGTTGAGGCGTTCTATCGCGGAGCAGACATCAAGTCTAACGGAAGCGGACTGGTCGTCACCAAATCAAAGATCGGAGCTGGATCGGAATTGCTTGAAGGATATGATCGGCTTAGATCAGATCTGTTCTGCATGATGCAATCTCCTACCGATTATGATGAGCCGGCCCTCAAGAATGTCCTTGAAGGATTGATGATCATCTGCGACGTCTGCGGCGTCAATCCGGAAAATAAAAAATAAATAGGGAAGTCCAAGCATGCCTGAAAAGATCATTTTGGAAAAGGCATCGCCTGAGCTTAAGCAGCTGGAGGAGATGCTCGTTCACGTAGAGCCATCTCTGCCCGCGGTCATAGAGAATTCGGTTTATTACGCCAGACTTAAATATGCCCTGTTCCCAGAGATATACAGTTTCTGCAGGGAAAAGACCGAGCTTAGGGACGATCTCAATATCCTAAGGCTCAACGTCGGAGAGCCCATGAGCGAAGACAAGATCCGAGACTACATGGATGCCATGATGGAGCATTACAACGATTCCGAGAACAACATCGGCATCGATTACCATCTTGAGATAACCCGAATCGATTATGGCCTGGCTGTGTTCGCCGTCATCAAGCGAGACGAGATCTACATGAAGAAATTCGTATTCAGATTCAGAAAGAACCTCGCCGACGGAATCAACGGTCTGTCGAATGCCGGAGTTCCGATCTCGCAGACGCAGAGCACCGAAGGCGATTCGCAGGACAACATCGATCCTAATGACGCCATGTCAAAGCGAAGGAAGGCGTTCAGCGATTTAGATAAGAAGACAAGAGGACCTGCCAATCAATGACTTACCCATTTTTCAAGGAAGAGCAATTCGGATCGAGGACTCAGCTCACGTTCACCGGAGAGGAACTGGATATATTCCTTCCTTCCGATTATTTCGATGACTCCGTGGACATGGCTGAAATCGTATCCGAGTTCATCGACTGCATGGGTATCTTCTGCTTCAAGACAGACGGCCATCTCTATCAGATAACGATGCCTATCAGAATACGTTTCAGCTTCTCTTCGAAATACACCAAGACGATGCGTCTTCTTCCTGGCATGCCAGAAGCTGACTATACCGTTTTCGTCCTCAATCGGGGAGACGCGTTCATCTATGATCTTCTGCATAAGGAGAGCAACCAGGACATCGAATTCATGTTCTCGAAGATGATCGCTTTCGGAAAGATCCCGCCATCGCTTCCTTATAGAAAGTCGATCGATCTCGTGATGCAGTCTCTGATCATTTCCGGCGTCAAGTCGAAGATAGGAGTCCCCCTTCTAAGCCTTGAGGTCGTCCTATCCGAGCTGTACAGAAACAAGAACAACACGTCTCAGCCGTTCAGAATGCTGGCTGGGTCAGGTCGCGGAACGGATTATGACTTCAAGCTCGTGCGGATGACGAAGATCCCTGAGCTAAACTCGACGTTCACCGGAATATGCGGAGAGGATTCGAACCATCAGATCGTATCCGCCATCTACAAGACCAAGACGCATCAGGAAGAGAAAGACACGCCTATCGAGAAGATCCTCAAGTATTGAAAAGACTGCCAGTCGGCAGTCTTTTTCTTTGCTTAAGCTACGGTTACTCTGGTGACGTAAGAGGATTTGACGAACTGATCTTGCCACTTCTGGATCAAGGCGTCTCTCTTCTCGGTGGCGCTATCGACCATATCGAAGAACGGCTCGATGTTTCCATAAGGAGTGCTCATGCTCTGGAAGCGGTGCCTGATCGGATACAACGAGATAAGGACATCGCATAGGCATAGCTGCAGGAACTCGTCCCTTAGGCCGATCGGGATAGTCTTTAGATGCTTAGGATGAATCGCTTTGACCTCGATGATCGGATAGTCGTTCTTCAGAAGCTTAGGATAGCAGTTGACGACGTTTGGCGGCTCGAATCTGAAAGTCGTTCTAGGAAGAACGGCGCTCGTATAATCCGCCAGGATCTGATTCTCGAATGGGTTGATCGTCATTGGAACCACGGTGGCTCCGTATTGGATCGACTGGTCGAAGTGGATCTTGTGGATCCCGAATATCTGGATGTTGTCCTTGTTCGGGAGATAGTACCCTGTTCTCGCTTCCTGGGACGATGTCAGCCGACGATAGCGTGACGTTATAGACGTACGGGAAGAACTTGCTGAACGTCTTCAGGCTCTCGTCGAAGACGACTTTCATCATCTCCTCGTCCGAAATCTCGATCGTCTGGACGACCGACCCAAGGTTTCTCTTTAGGTATCTAAGCGCGTCCGTTGGGGGTTAGTCCAGTTGCCATATGCCGTTTATTCCTCGGGAAAATAAAAATAAAATCCTCATAATCGATTGTTCAGGGCCAGTCTCTAATTCCGGCTTAGAGATATATGATTTTGGTGTGAGAGTGAGCGGCATCGGCCAATGCTTGCCTAATCCCACGTTAAAAGGAGATAAATTTATGAATGCTGAAATCATCGATAGAACATCAGCCAAACGAGAGAATGACGACATCGCCGGGGACAGGATCATCATCGCCACGCTAAAACCATTCGTCCGTGAGGTGTACGTCCATAGAATGAACGCGTTCATCACATATTGGGCTAACCGCCAAATCAGATGATCGCCATCGCCGATACAGAAACAAGATCATGGATGCCATACGGTATCTTCAAGTAGCAGAAGCAGTAAAATACCTGTCCGAAGAATACGCCAGGCAGCAATCATTGAAATACGGGTTCGCCATCGAGCCGATCTATCCGCGCAAGAAATACGAATGAAGACAGCCGCCCAGCCAGCGGCTTCTTTTTTTGCTTCCGGAGGACCAGAATGGCCAGAAGCCTACGAACAATCTATTATCGAAACGTCAGCGTCACTCACGTCGTCGGAGGAATAAAATATTATGCAAGACACCGATCAGTCAGCTGAGATCCTTGGTTCAGCGTACGATATGTACCGAGCCAAGAAGATCACCAAAGGCGCCTTTGAATCAGAGCTTAAGGATTACCTTGATAACAACGGATCGCTCAGCGATTCGATCGTTAGAATCGAGGATGAGGACGGAACCGACTCAAGCAAGTCGTTCGTCGCAGCCGTCCTGCCTGAATTGAAGAACGGAACCTATGAAACATTCATTCTCCTCGGGGCTCACTGCCTCGACAATGACTGGATCTGCGACAGAAATAATTGCGGAGTGGTCCTGAAGAATCTTCTCGACGGGCTTAACGAAGCCGCTCAGAAAGCGATCCTCGTTCTGTCGTTCTTCGACCGCCAAGTCGAGCATAACGAATTCACGCTGTCTGACATACTGATCGCCTATCTCAAAGTGTATTACGCAGCCATCAGCTGCTATCCGCCTTCCGTCATAGACGCCATCACCGACAAGCACATCCTCGACATCGATGCCGTCAAGAAAGCTTTGTCTGACGCAACCGACACCGATGACGCAGCCGAGCTTCTCAAGAGATTGGATGACGACAGAGTCATGCCTAAGGTGTTCTTCACCGTCATCAATGAGCAATACAGCAGCGAGATCGCGGCCAAGACGAAGACCATGAAAGCCAAGATGGCCAAGATCACCGGTCTGACTGATCTCCCTAAGGACAATGAGCTCGGAAACACGATCATCTCCAACACCAATTCTGACATCGGAGACGGATTCGGAGGGCCGGCCGGAGAGAAAGGCGGGCCGTCTATCAAGTTCTGATCCGACTGGAAAAAAATAAAATAAACCCGGAGTCGCATAGACTTCGGGTTTTCTTTAGCAAAATAACCGGATCCTGATTTCTCAGGACCCGGTTAGTCTGTCAGATCAGATTAGGCGATGTCAGCAGGAGAAGTAACTGCAGTCCAGTGGCCAGCGAGGTAGCCCGGGTTGCTGTTATTCTTGACGACGATTAATCCGATGGCCGGGGGTGAATGCCTGGAAGGCATGTCTCTTGGTCATCATGATTGACGGAACATACGGATGGTTCGGATCACGATATCCGCGTTCAGTCGAGAAGGTGTACGGATAGTACTTGTAGGTCATCTGATCCTCAGCATCCGGTAAGAACACGAGGTAGAGGCCACCTTGCGGAACGAGCGGTGAGCTGATGATCTTGAAGTTGCTGCCGTTTCCGACATAAGTTCCAAGTTCATAGTCGACCGAGACGCCATCGACAGTCTGGCCTTGGCCACCGCGGAATTCCCAGTTGACGTTGCTGATGAGAGCAGTGTCGATCGGGTTGCCGACGATGCTGAAGGTGCCAATCTGGAAGTATGACGCCTGTTTGATTAATTGAGCGACGTGGTCGATCAACGGCTTAAGCTCTTCTCTCCAGAGCTTCGGGCTGCCAGCAAAGCCAGCGGCAGGAATGCAGTCGAAAGTGAAGCTGAAGTTAGTTGCCTTATAGACAGTCGAATCGAATTCATCGACTGACGGCTGATTGAGGAATTCGTTCTCAAGGAAGTCGAGAACATCCTGGTCAACCTTGGTCGCGAAGACGTTGGTCATCGTGTCGATGACTTCGGCAGTCTGGTCGATCTTGTAGAGCGCTTGCATATCCTGGAGTTGCTCAATGGTGATAGGAGCATTGAGGTGCGTTCCAGTCGGAATTGCGATGTTGATACGCTTGGTTTCGAACATCAAGCTGTATCCAGAATCGTTGAATTCGGTTGATTGATGAACGCGGAACACGATCCTGCATTTAGCAGGAGCAGTTCCGATCCAGCCCATATCAACAAGGCCTTTAGCGAAATCGACATTGACAGCGAGCTTGTAAGTCTTAGTGCCATCCTTGCTGGTGACAGTAACGACGGAGCTTCCATCAGTGCCCAAGATCTTGTTTAAAACAACGGTCTTGTCGATAGCAGTATCTCCAACCCCGATGCTGTAGAGCTTAGTTCCACGATCGAGATTGGTGACGGCTTTTCCATCGCTTCCAGTAAGTAACTTCGCGCCAAGGCCAATCTTGGTTTCATCGAAAGTAGCTTCGGTGTAATCTTTCAGAGCTTGGTTTGCATCAGCAACAGTAGCGTTGCCAAGCGTATTTTGTCCAGCAGCTCCGATCAATCCTTTCGGAAGCTCGACGCGATTGCCATCTTTGTCTTCGAAATACGGCTTAAGATAGCTGACGGTGAGGTACGGCGAATCGGCGACTTGGGTCTTGATCGCGTTCTTAAGCGCGAAACGCGGCCAAAGCTTGCGGATGACGGGCATGCTCATAGAAGCGATCGGGGGTGATGCCGGAGACCGATTCTGCGAGGAGTTGCTGTTTGTTGGTGTTCGCCATGAGCTGCGACATAACCGCGGCATCATCGGCAGATGCACCCTGGGTGAGACTTTCGACGTAAGTGTGGAAGAGTTCAGGATCATTCTCGACTTCACCGAAGCCATTTCCGAGAATGCTGAGCTGCATCGACTTGAACGTGTCATAGGTCTCACGGAGAATTGACTTATAATCTGAATTTTCCATGTGATATGGACCTTCCAAGTTTATTCATTCGTCCAACGATAGTACGCGGGCATTTATTTATATGAATGGTGTGTGAATGATTTTAATCGCTTTTCAACTGATGCGATGGCGGTTTTGGCGTCCGGCGTCATTCGTCGCCGATTTCGTCCAATTTTAGGATTGCGCGGATCTGCTTGATCGTATTGATAAGCTCGACTCTCAGCAAACCGTAGACATACAGATTTCGTTCATATGGGTCATCGACGAAAGCCCCAGATTTGTAAGCGTCGATCTTGTCCTTGATTAAATCAAGATTCTTGATCGCCTCTGACAAACTAGACTTATCGACATTCTCATCTTCGAATCTGTCAGTCTCCGTCTTGTTGAGCGCTTCCTCGATGCGATCAGCGTGGTCTTTCAGCGAATCGATGAGACCGAACACGCGCAGCTTCTTCTGACGATCAAGCTCAACTTCGGTTCCAATCGAATCTTGTTGCGACTGGATAAGTTGAGGATCTTCTTGCGGTTGCTGCAGGTACGCGGCGTCATTCATTGCTTCGGGCTGCGCATTAGCATCCTGTTGCTGACCAGCGCTAGGATCAGCCTGTTGGGGCTGCGCCGAAGGCTGGCTGGCGTCGTCATTTTGGAGATTTGGGTCATCGACCGGGGCATTTAAGTCTCGGCCGTCGCCTAGTCTTGGATCAGCCGGGATCTGATATTGGACTTCGCTCAGGTTCCAGGTTCGTTTTTCCAAGGCCGTCTCCTCCGTGGTTCGCTCAATTCTTTTTGCGGCTGAAAAATCGGCCGCCGGACATCAAACGCATGCATCTTTGATATAATCGCAGAAGCGCACATTCAATGTGGGTAATTGGTTGTTCTTTTTCTAGAAGTAAAAATTTATTTTTTTCGCATAATTTGACGAACAAATAACGAAATAGTAATAAAATGCAAAATGGCATTATGCGTCCGTAAACACGCATGGATTCTGGCATTGTTAAAACGTAATGACTAACTTTGCATTTTATAGCGTTTTTAAGTAAATCGACCAAAATCGCAAAATCACCAGACACAGCGGAGCGAACAATTGATTATCAAAATATCGTGACTTAGGAGGCTCTAATCAATCATGAGCTTTATTATAAACGAGGCTGCCATCGCTAGCGAACCACGAATCGAAAGCTCGAATGCCAACGTCGTTAAGTTCGTCGCCATTCTTCAGGAAGCCGACAAGAAGAATAGAAACGGAAGAATCTATCCGCGCCATGTCCTTGAAGAAGGAATCTCAGCGTCGCAATTCCAGGAGAAGCTCAGAACCAAGAACCTCTTCGGAGAATGCGGACATCCTCTTGACCAGTCGGTCATGCGCCAAATGAGCATCGATCAGCGCAACATCGCTTTCATCGTCGATGAGGTTTGGTGGGATGGCGATCTGCTTATGGGCAGATGCGAAACCGCCAACACCGAAGCCGGACGAGACATGAAAGGCCTGATCGAGCAAGGAACGCAAGTCGCGTTCAGCCTTCGCGCCCAAGGAAACGTCCATAAGGATTACAAGCAGGGAGCCGATGTCGTCGACTCTCCTATCATGATCTGCTCTTGGGATTGGGTCTGCCTTCCGAGCCACGACAAAGCTTATCTTGATCACATCTGCGAAGATACCAGCAAGATGATGTTCCGCGTCTCCAACACGAGATCGGTTGCAGCATCGCTCAATGAGTCGCTTTCTTTATATACTAATGGGTCGCTTACCCCGATCGATGACAAAGCGATGAAAGGCGCCTTGGTAGAGGACTATTCCTCATACTATGGAAAGCCGGCCATCCCGCAGGACAAAATCTATGTTCCGGATTCGAGCGACGTCGTTCAGTCCATCAACAAGAACGAGACCGTCCTCATCAACGGCAGCACGGTCAAGAAAGTCTATACCGAAGACTACGTCATGAAGGACATCCGCTCCAAGATCAGCGAATTCGGCAAGACGCCGGAAGAGCTCAACGAAGGGGAAAAAATAAAAAAACTCCGTCATGACTATTACATGCACAAGGCCATGCATGCCCAGGACAAAGCGTCCGACATCCAAGGCCAGATGAGCGCCGAGATGCAGAAGATCATCACGCTTGCCCTTCAGTACTACTCCAAAGAAATCGCCGCCGGCCAGATGACCGAAGACGACGCCATCAAGAAATACATGACCAAAGAGCATGGCGAGGACCATGTCTCTGGTAAGTATGACAAACTCAGCGGCAAGAAGAACGCCGCCGAGGTCGATGTCGCATACAATGCGAAGAGGGCCGAAACCCTTATGCCTGACGCCCCTACCATGGAGGGTAAATAACAATGCTTACATTAGATGAAGAATTCGAGACCAAGTACGCCGCCTATTGCCAGGAGCAGGACGACGCCGAATTGGTCGGGACCGTCGAATCGATCCAAGAAGCTGAGTATCAGTTCCTCAAGAGCGTCGACAGCATCCAGAAATACATCAATCTAGTCGAAGCTGACCCAACCGTGTCAGGCGCTTCCGCCGGAGCAGGCGGAGACGAGAATGACGACAGCCATCATGATGACGGAGGCACTCGCCGTCAGCAAGCAAAGCCCGCCGCCAGCAAATCGGAAGACAAGGTAACCTATGAAGGCGTCAGAGACAGCATCACCGACATGTTCAACATCTTCCGCTCCATGGAGCAAGATGCCCGCGACAGCTACAAGCAATCCATGACCGCCACCAAAGGCCCTTCGGCCGATGTCGTTCCGGCGTATGCCACCGTCGAGCGCATCAGCGACATGAAGTTCCCGCAGAACATCATCTTCTTCTTCCAGCAGCTCATCACCTGGATCAAGAATCTCATCCTCGTCGTCATCGAGAAACTCACCCGCGGAATCCGCAATCTCTTTGGGATGCCGAACTCCAGAGATGACTTCCTCAGCAAAGACGATCTCAAACTCAATCTCAATAACGTCAAGTCGATCGAGCGCATCAGCACCCCGCTTCAAGCCGTCAAAACCGACAAGAACGGAAACGTCGCCGTTCCTAAGCTCGCATCGCTCGTCTATGTTCCTGCCGATCAAGCCGTCAAATACGGAATGAACTTCGGCGAATCCGTTTCCCTCAAGGAAGCGACCGAAGACCATGACGATCATGGCGATGGCCATGAATCCGATGCCAACCGAGTCAGCCGCAATCCGACTCCGGTTCTCATCGTCGATACCACCAACGATCTCGCCGAGCTCAAAGAGTACATGCAGCACTTCTTCGATCTCTTCGACAATGCCGTCGGATCGAATAACGAGGATCTGTTCAAGACCGAGGATCTCGAACTGATGCTCACCATCTTCAAGAAGATGGAGGATGACATCAAATCCGGAAGCGTCCCCACTTATCAGATCGGAGGCCAGAGCATTGAAGGATCGGCAATCGATTCCGAGAAGATGCGCGACAGCCTCATCCGCACCAAGATCAACACCGACAATCTCAAAGCCGCCTTCCAGCAAACCGAGAAAGAGATTCAGCTTCTCACCAAGATCATCACTCAGAAGCAGCTTCTCGCCATCTCGGACATGGGAGTCCAGTACAAGTTCCTGTCAGCAGCCACCAATGAGCAATTGACCAATATCATCGAAGTTCTTAGCGCAAGGCTTGAGCAAGCCTCCCAATACGAGGATGTCCTGGCCGATGAGCGCAAGAAGTACAATGATCTCGTCAATGAGATCAACTCGATGAGAGTCGCCTATGGCTCTGTCGCCAACGTCGCTTACACATCGGTGTATCAGCGCCAGATCAACGAGCTGTTCGACTCATCGAAGTACATGACCCAAATCGTTTCGCTCCGTCTCACCACCCTGACGATGTACGTCCAGGCTCTCCGCGATCTCAAAGAGATCTGCATCAACCTCAACGCAGTCAACACCGTCCACAGCATGGAACCGCACAGATTCGAGTTTGGCAAGTTCTTCGACAAGTCCGCCAGCGCCCAGAAAGCGTTCCTCAAGAACTGACTTCGCTAAACGATCTTACGCCCAAGAAGGGTCGGGAAACCGGCCCTTTCGTTTTGCTGGCAAGTGATATATTATTTACCTGAAAGAAGGTTACATACCTATGCTTATTTCAGGCTATCAGGGCAGCGGCAAATCCACTTACGCCAAAGCCCATTCCGAAGACTGCGTCGATTTCGAGAGCAGCAATTTCGATAAGAGCAAAGCCGATTGGTTCGTCGATTATGTTAAGCAAGCCGTCGCTTTGGACGACAAATACCAAGGATCAAAAATCATTTTCATCTCGTCGCACGCTTGCGTCAGAAACTGCGCATTAGCCTGGAACCATCATGGCTATTGGACGGTCGCCCCAACCAAGGAATGCAAGGAACTTCTTCTGAAGATTCTCGCCAACAGATACGCGGCGACTATGCTTCCGAAAGACTTCAGAGCCCTCTACGGAGCTTTCAATTTCTTTGACGCCGAGATCGACGCGATCTACAATGATAAGCGTTTCAACGTATGGTGGCTCAATCCGAACCACATGCATATCACCGACGATGACATCGCGTGGATGCGCATCAGCTGCGCGCCGTGCCAGTCGGAGAAGAAGAAAGAAGGAAAGTAGAGTATGCTCATTCCAGACGAAGCCGATCAGACATCACCGGAAGATGAGTCTCAGCAAGACGTTGCCAAAGAGAAAGCCCCTCGGCTTACCATCACTTACGATCATGGGGATAGCAAGCCTCCGAAGGGATGGGTCAGCAATTGGACAAGACTGTCTGACGGAACGATAAAATGCACCGACGAGGATTTCTCATACAATCCGCTGACATACTGGGGAAAAATTATTTTATATCCCGGCGATGAAGGATTCGCTCCGTTGGACTATGACAAGATCCCGGTGATGTGCGACACGCCGTCGGAGGAGCAGAGCTGGGGCATCTCATTCGGAAGAACCGATGTCGAGCTCCAAGTCGAGCTTACCGACAACACGTTCGCTACCAAGATCAACAAGCAATTCACGAGGCAGAGATACGATTCGAGCCTCGGGGTTGGCTGGGCCATCGTCAACACGGACAGCTATCTCGATTCCAAAGGCAAGCAGAAAATCATCCATATCGATTGCGTAGGCCCCAAGGATTCTTTGTCTTTGGCGGCCAAGTGCGCCGATGATCCTGAGCTCTCCAAGACGGCATGGCCTTCTCCGATCTATTCTTTTCACGAAGACACGTGGAAAGGATCGAATCCTAAGAAGGAAGATTCCGTCATGCAAGGAAGGTCGTCCGATGAGCAGCAGACCGAAATCGTCGGAGCCCGCAATTCTTTCTGGGCCAAGATAACGACGACGGACAATACGATGCTCACTTGGATCCGCAAGATGTGCGCGGCCAATCCGTTTGACCCGAAGAAGAATCCAACCGGATGGAGAATGGAGAGACTCGGCCGCCCAGACAAAGAGCATCCGATTCCTAAAGGATGCCCGACGTCTGAGAGAATCGTAGCCTGGTGCCCGAAAGGATGCATCAGATTCAGAGGAGTCCGTATGGATCTCGTGGCTAAAGCCATCAAGATCCGCAGCGACAAGGAAGCCAGCCTCAAAGCAAAGCGCTCAGAGCGCCGAGCTGAGAAGAAAGCATCCAAAGCGTCTCCTGATCAAAAATCTCCGTCGCCAAAGCCTAATGCGAAAGTGATCTCAAAGAAATCCGTCGCTAAACCAACCAAGCAAAAGGCCATTAAAAAGCCAGTTGCCAAGAAGGTTTCTTCTAAAGTAGCCAAGCCTTCTCCAAAGAAGAAAGCTAAGCGCAAGTGAAAACGATCTATTGACTAAGACGGCTTGAGGACGCATAATTGTGCCGTATCGAATAGGAGAATCAATAATGTCTAAAGTGGAACTACGCAACCGAGATATGACGAAGCAGATCTCTTTCAAACAGAGATGGCTTTCAGACCAATACCGCAAACTGCGGATGGTCTATTCTCAGGACGAGATTTCATCCGAGGACATAAAGAACATGCTCCTTGAAGAGTACGACAAGCGTTATCAAGCCGTCGGCCGATTCGTCAACAACGTCGATCGCACAGACAGCCAGATGACAGTCGAGCAGTTCATCAACGTCTACATGAATCGCGACGATTGCGTCATGTCCGGGTATTCGACTTTGTTCAAGGACTCCAATCACTCAAGCGTCATCGCGCTTAAGGCTCTGAAGTTCTTGCTTGACACCCGTTCGAAATACAAGAAAGAGATGGTCAAGTACGAAGTCGGAAGCGACATGTACATTTACTACGACACTCTGCAAAAGGACTATAAGATCCTTGCAAACTCCTATTACGGAATCTGCTCTCTCGATATCTCGCCGTTCTTCAATCCGTACGTTCAGAACTCCATCACCATGAGCGGGCAGGATATCATCACGACATCCATCTCAACGATGGAGTCTTTCTTGAGCAACAGCAACACTTTCGATGACATGGACGATATCTATGAATTCGTCATGAACGTATCTCTCGAGAAGACCGACGAAAGCATCCTCAGTTGGATCGATCGCCCGATCACCTCAGAAGAGCTTATCGACGAAATCAGATCGCATACCACCGGAGAGATAAACGAACTCGCTTTGAATAAGCTCGTGTCCGGAATGGACGATGAGCTTCGAAGCAAGGTGTTCTATAAGAATCACATCGCGGAGTTCTGCGCAAATACTAAAGTTAAAGAGCATATCGGCAAAGTAGTGTCAACGGAATTCGCCGGAGACGAGCTCATCTGCAAGATCGTATGCGACTACTGCTTATACGATGCCATCCTCGATGACAAGTACAAGCGTTCTCTCAAACAGCCTCGCAAATCAGTTCTCGTCGTCGACACCGACTCCAACTTCCTTTATCTCGATCCGGAGATCAAAGCGATCTCGGAAATCATCGGAAAGGACGATGACTCGACCAATCTCAATATCACCAACATGGTCATTGCCATCATCACGGAAGCCCTCAAGAGGATCTATTGGACCCTGACTTCGAGCTTAGCCGTTCCCGATGATCATAAGCCGATTATCAACATGAAGAACGAGTTCTGCTACTCGCGCATCATGCTTACCAGAAACAAGAAGAACTACGCCGGACTCGTCACGGTCAAGCTCGGAAAGCGCCTAAGCGATCCGAGACTTGATATCAAGGGATTGGCGATCCGCAAGAGCACCGTCGGAAAGTCGCTCCGCGACAAATTCACAGATCTGCTCGTATACGATATTCTCTCTCCGAAGAAGATCGAGATCCGCAAAGTCATGAAAGACTTCGATCTCATCGGCGATACCGTTCGCGACTCTCTCAAGACTGGAAGCACGGAATACGCGACTCCAAAGAGCTTGCAGACGTTCGATAACTACAAGAACCCGGAGCGAATCGATTCGCTCAGAGGCGCGATCATGTGGAATGAATTAGAGCCAGAGAACTCCATCAATCCTCCTGAGACGGTGTCGATGGTTCCGCTTATCGTTGGAACCAACAAGGACTGCAAGCCGCTTCAGGATATGAAGCTAACCGATCCAAAGAAGTACGGCATCATCATGAAGCGCGCGTTCACGGCTCCGTCCGCCAACAGCAGCAACATCGACATCACGTCATTCGGATTCGATGTCCTATCGGTTCCGAAATCTCAAGATTACATTCCGCAATATATACTTCCTTTGATAGATTACGAGACGCTGATCGCCAAAGCGATGGCCAACGGAAACATCCTTCTGGAATCGCTCGGAGTCTATTGCTCGAACAACTTCAAAACCAACATCGTTAGGTTCTGAGCCATCTCCGGATGGCTTTTTTCAAAGCCGGGAAATAAAAATAATTTCCCAGCGGAAAGGATTATCTTTATGAGTAAGATCGTTTATGATGACAAGAACAGCCCCGATTGCAAGGACAAGCCTAAAGATAACGCATTCGTTCCTGGATGCACGATCGCCGCTTCGGCATGCCCGAAGCCTATTTGCGATCCAAAAGAGATCACCGAAGACCAGACCGATTCTATCATCGGAATGGCCCTTAAGCTTCCTGAAGGCTCTGGCCGAGATAGCTTTGTCGTCTCCCGCATGGAAGATTTCATCCCTACCCCATACTTCGCAGCCAACATCGTCAATGTGATCAGCAATCAGGCATTCTCCGTTCTTCCGAATATCAGCGGAGACATCATTGAGATGTTCTCCGACAAATTCGATTACGAAGCCTATATGCGATCCAACGGAAGATCGCTTCTCGTTCTCACCAATACGAACGTCATCAATAAGTTCAGCATCGACGTTCAAGCCGCGCTTGGCGTCAATCGCACGATGACTGCTCCTGAATTCAAGGCGCTTATCAAAGACAGCCGCCCCGAAGTAAAGGCAGCCGCTTTTGCCAAGGCTCCGTATGGAACCATCACAGAAGACATGATGATCGAATACGCGTCTGATCTAACGCTTAATTCTATCAGCAACCCAAACATCACAGTCACATGGACTCCTGACTTCGCCAAGAGATTCGCTGAGTCAGCCGGAGACAGGATGCATCCTGAAGTGGCGCTCAAAGTCATTTCATGCATGCGTGATCCCGTTGTGGCCGACGATATCATCAATAGGCTTGCCTTAACCAAAGATGACGTATATGGCGGAACCATGGATGACGTCATGAAGAAGCTCATCATCAATTACAATGGCCAAACTCTTGAGGACATCCTTAAATTCGCATCGGCATTCACGCCGAACGTCTTCACCAACACGACCATTCGCAATCTCATCACCTTCGATCCGCAGCCTTCTGAGTCGATCATGCTTTCGATCGTCGATCAGCTCAAGGCCGCCGGAATGCAAGACGAGATCTACAGATACGCTCAAGTTCATAATATGGATTCACTTAAAGTTGAGGTTATGTTATAACTCTGTGAATTCCTTCTTCGGTGAGATCAATATACTCGCCGCTTAATCGCTTGCGCGATTTGAAGCGGGAGCTTGCGACTGCCCATCGGCGGCTCGGGATTTCTCCTGTTGGCAACCGTTCGCGGCTTTCGCCGCTGCGCCATCGCTGGCGTTGGCGTCGCATCGTGGGCCGATTGACGCCGTCGGAAAAGGACGAGCCGATTCCGACGGACTTGCGACCCCGGAAGACATTTATTGTTGCTTAAATTAAAAATACACGTATAATAATGATGATTAATTAAGAAAGGAATGCCGCGATTCCTCTCGCCGCCTAGAATATCCAGATTCTTGAGGCGGGAGTATCCTCGCGGGGCTTAGATGACTGGCGGAATCATTATCATGGGATTGGACGACGTCCTCATGGACGCGTCCGTCTCGCAATACGAGACTATCAGATGCAATTGGGCGAGATACTCTCCGTATCTTATAGATATGGGAAACCTCACCAGAAAGCAAATCCACGATCGCCCACTGTACGCTTTCAACGATTGGCTTATTAGGCCTGAGTTCAGAAGCATGGCTGCTAATGATTACGCCAACGTTCAAGTAAGGCTTCTCAAGCAGCTTGAGGATGACTTCTATTCGAAGAACGCTCACGCGTCTATGCCGATAATGCCGATCGCATACGGATCGGTTCTCAATCCGAAATACATGCTTAGCGGAACCGTCAAGAAGGTTTACGTCTATGCGTCGTATCTGGACGAAAATCCATCTGACAAGAAGAATAAACTCGAAGCGATCGAGTCAAACTTCAAAGGCGACAAAGTAGAGCCGCTGCTGTTTCCAGCAACCAAAACTCTTATGGACGCCATCTCGGAAAAAGGAATCGAATGGGATCTTCTCGTCACAGAGGACTCGTCCCTGATCCGCAAGATAGCCGAAAGATACAAGAGCTTGGCTAAGAAGGAATTCTTCGTCCCAAGGTACGGATATAACGCCGTTCCTCAGGAAGTCAAGATCCTGATCGAAGGCAAAGGCGGAGTTATCAACTATTACGACGCCGATTGAATAGCCAGTTAGCCACCGCCGTTTGGCGATGGCTTTTCTGACTGGAAAGGATTCGCATGGAAAAAATAAAATATTCCAAGCAGGATATCGATGACGTCAAAGCGCGCATCAAGAGCGTCGAAGACATCCTAAAATCGAAGTCCTGCTGCATGCCGGCTGAGCTAAAGCGAACGAGAGACTTCCTTAAGAAGCAGCTCTCGGATATACGAAACGGCTATATGCGATACATCGCAGCCGCTACGCTTCGAAAGAAAGCCGGAGCATTCGTCGATCGTTATTCTGAGAGCGTTGAGCTCCAGGACAACGATGACTATATGGACAACTACATCTATGCCAAAAGCGATGCTGACGCCCTGAAGCAGCTCAACAACAGCATGCTCGCATACGAGCGCTTATCCCTGGATGGATCCGGAATCAACAATCGGTACATCCTGTGGAAGAGCTCAGACAGATCAAAGCCTATCGGGGAAGCTCACACGAGATTCTTCGCGTCGGCGACGCATAGCCAGAAAGGAACCTAGTCAATATGCCAGTTTTAAGTTATCGAAAGAAATCGACGTCTCGGATCCAAGCGATCCAATGGGATGGCGGCAACTACGACGAAGTCAAAGCCTTCGCTGAGAAAGGGCGCCACGTCAATCCGATCAAATGCGAGCACGGCAACGCCTCAAGCGTCGTCGTGATCCATTGCGGATCCGCTGATTCGTATACCTTGACGATTGGATTCTGGGTAGCCAAAGACTCCCGTGGCCAGTTGATCGTGTGCGATCCGAAGACGTTCGAAAGCGTCTACGAGCCTAATGACTGAAAACAAGATAGGCATATAGCCTATCTTTTTTTGCAAGATATAGACATCTTTGCATTTTGTAATTAATTCTAACTTTTAGACTAGACGAAGCCCAACAATCGATTATCGACATATGGATATATGCCTATGATGAATAATTCCTTGCGGAAGCATTCCGCTCAGAGAGGAAAAGAAATGAAGAAGAATAAGATTGTCGTTACCCTTTGCTCATTGGCAGCGTGCTGCGCTTTGGCGTCATGCAGCGCCAACAGCTTTTTCCAAGAGTACATGACCGTGGGAGCTGCTCCTACCGCCGAGAAGGCTTCTACCGAATTCGAGCTCGTTGAAAAGCAATACAGCAACAAGATCACCCAATGGCTCGCAGACACCGCCAAGATCAAGACCAGCGAGATTTGCTTCAAATTGGTGAAGACCGCTGACAGCGACAAGCATGGCCTTGCGGCAAGCGGAACCGATGAATGGATCTTCAAGACCCATTCCGTCACCGATAAGATCAATCATGAATATGGCATCACCCTCAAGGTTTCTGAGATCACCGACACGAACTCGGTTTGGTCCAAAGCCTATGACGCAACCACCGGATTCGTCACCCCGGTTGAGTATTTCACCAACAAAGCCGGCGACAATACCTATGTCCGCAAATTCGATATCGACTTCTCGAAGGTGTTCGCGACGTATGCCTTCAAAGACGGCGACGCCGTGGTTACGGCCGATGCCGGATTCGCCGGAATCAAAGACGGAACGTATTCGATGATGTTTCAGCAAGCTCGCTATGCCAATGACGCATTCACGCTCCTGAACGGGACCTGGATCACGTTTGGCGGAACCACCGATCCGATCAATCACTGATCAGCTCAGAAACAAGGCGCCGAGAGATCGACGCCTTTTTTTTATTTTTTTCGGCGGCAAAAGCAGCAGCCAACAATCGATTATGGAATCATCTTCAAACAAAGCGGCATATCTGATCCAGATCGCTCCGGACCCATCGGTCTTCGAGCTCATCGTCAAAGAACGATCCCTCAACGCGTCATTCGGAGATGATGCCGCATCTAAAACAGGGATGCTTTTTGCTTTCAAAGCAGTTTCTCCTCAGACGCTGCAGACCAGGTTTTACAGAGCCGAGTTTCTCGTCGATGACGGATCTGCCGTGTCGGTTGCCAACGGAATAGACTACGTCACGTATTATTATGGCGGACGAAAGGTAATCATAGCCGATGCCGGAGAGAATCCGTCGTCTACGATATCGCTCATCGTCACAGCCACCACGAACATAATGGGGGTTGCATTCTGATGGCATTCGCATTCAAAAACTACCTATCGGTCCCTTCGGGATACAGCGTAGGGTCTTATTATCTGTACAGAACATCGTCCGATTATGCCGTTTCGACGTCTTTCGTTTATGACAGCACTTCGGTAGATCCTAAAGACAGATACAACAGCAAATCGTATTATATCTATGGAAACAAATACTCCATAATGCCTGAGACGCTTCTGTCCGGAGTTTCTACGGTCACTACCAATACCGGATTAGTCGGTATCTATCAAGCCGGGCGTCTTATCGTATATGACGTCCTATGCAGCGAATCCGTGTCTAACGGCATTGAAGGGATAGTCAAAGGAAGCCTTGTCCAAGAGCCTTATGATTACGGAACCGGAATAACGAAATGCTTCATATGCTCAGTCGGCTCAGACGGAAAGATGTCCACGAGCACCGACGTGTTCTTAAACAACGGCGTCACCAAGAGCTTCAGATCAGATATGGATCTCGATGGATATTCGGGGATATCGTGCTTAGACACCGGCGTGTATTCATGCCCGTCTTCCGTGTCGATACCTACCGACATATGCATCTACCCAAGAAAGCAATGCTATGTCAGGATCGCCGGAGCCGGAAGCGCATCGGCTGCGGTTCTCAGCCTTTCAATGTCTTCGTCATCGAGCAGCTATTCCATATCGCTGTCAAACGGATCCGGGTCGTCGGTGCTTTATTATCCATATAACCCATATTCCGACAGCCAAACGTTCATGTTTCTTTCCGGAGTGATATCCGCATCGTCAGGATCAATGCCGGCATCGGTCTATCTGGAGGTTAAATGAATGGAGTACTTTGACAAATATTTCCAGCTTGACTGCAATAACAGGATCGATTACGTCTATGTGCTTGGATGCATCAAGAACAAGGCATACGTCACTCAATCCCAGATAGGCAAATTCTCAGGATACGATTCATCTAACCAGATCATGGTGTATGGAAAAGCATCCGGCCAACTGACAGGATTCAATGCGATAAACCTTATCCTCGTCATCGGGACAAACGCCGACGCCGTTCATTATCTTCCAGATGCGGATAACAATATCAGCGCATATGAGCGCATGATAGCTCCGGAATTAAAAAAATAATCCTTTATACGAAGTCATCGATTGACAGATAGGCAAATCCTCGATAGGATCTGCCTTTTATTTATCCATTTTGCAATTTTATGCGAGTGCCCGAAATAACGAACAATTGATTATCGCAAATGATGTTATTTATAGCGAAATCTTCTCGGAGGAAGATGTATGCAAAAGACTAATGATCTTAAGAATTACGAGAGAATAACCACGGAAGCAACCCTTGACGAAGAGATTGATAATCTCCTCAACAGCCTTGACAAAGAAGGCCAAGACGCGGAAGCCGCCGCTAAGAAAGACGAAGCCAAGCCGGCCGAAGCAGCCCCAGCTGCAGCAGCCGCTCCTGCTCAGGCAGCGCAATCAATCACCGGAACCGCTACCGCTGGCCAAGATGTCAAAGCGGCAGACTCGCCAACTCATAATGGCCCAGCCGATGTCAGCGTCCCTGGCCAAGTCGTCCCGACTGCCATTCCGACCAATTCATTAAATTCCAATCCGGCCGTTGTTACCCCGGCAGTCGACAATTCCGTCGCAACCGCTGAGTTAAAGACAGTCGCGTCATCCGTCGATGTCACGGTTAAGCCGTCTCAAACGCATGATGGCGAAGCTCAAGTCGCCGACAGCGCAGCCACATTCAAAGAGCAGATGAACGATATCATCGCAGCCCTTAAGATGAAGAATATCAATGAAGACGACGCCGCTCCGGCCCAAGCCCAAGTTGCAGCCGCCACTCCGGCAGTCGCAGCTCACGTCGAAGCCCCTGTCGCCGCGGCAGTCGATGTAGCCGCCCCACAGACCGGGCATAATGGAGAAGCCGCAGCTCCCGCTAAGCAGGATGCCGCCCCAGCCGTTACTCCGAAGCTCGGAGACGCCCAAGTCACTGCCGAAGTCACGCTCAATGCCGGACAGGAAGTCCAGGCCGCTGATTCAGCAAGCCATAACGGACCCGCCAACGCTGGAGCCGCGGTAGCCCCAGCTGCCGCTGCCAAAGTCGAAACCGAATCGGTCAAGTCAGTCAAAGAAGACAGCCTTGATATCGGATCTGAAGTTAAGACCGCTGTCGATGCCGGCCATAAGGATGGCGTCGCAGTCGCTACTGCCGCCCCGGTCGCTCCGGCTGCAGTCAATGATAAATACTATCCTGCCTGCGCTAAGACCATCGAGGCCAAAGAAGCGTTCGACAAGGATTTCGATAAGTATCTCAAAGGCGTCGCTGCTGGCGAAAAAGCCATGAGCCGTGAAGAATTCGCAAATGGATGGATCTGCCCTGTTGGCGGAAAAGACAACGTCGCTCCTGCTTCGGATGCTGCTAAAGCAGCCGCTGCCAAAGTCGAAGAAAAAGTCGTCACCGAAGCCGCTGACGGATCCAAGGTGTTCTATCCGGAAGGCGTCGAAACCTCCGAGCAGAAGAAAGCGTTCAACATCGCATACTTCTTAGCCAAGAAAGGCAACTCCGGATTAACCAGAGAAGATTTCGCCAAGAACTATGTCGTTGACCAAGCCGTCAAAGACGCGGCCGAAGCTCCGAAAGCCGAAGACGCCAAAGTCGTCAAAGAAGACGAAGCCGTCGTCACTCCTACCGCAGCCGATGCCAAAGTCACCGATACCGTTGTAGCCGCTCAAGATATGACCAATGCCGGAGCCACCGATACTCATGATGGCGCCGCTCAGACCGCTGCTCCCGCTCCGACGGAAGCTCCTGCCGCCGCTGTCGATGCGTCCAAGGTCGTCGCTGCCGCCGCTCCGGCCTTAGCGTCCGAAGTCAGCCAAGCGCAGCCTGATGTTCAGGCTCAGGATTCCGCAAGCCATAACGGGCCGGCCAATGCCGGAGAATCCGTTTGCGCCGATGATTCTTGCGCATGCGATGATGCTGAATGCGAGAACGAAAGCTATGACTCCATCAAAGAAGCCCTTATGAAAGGGCCTGAGTTCTTCGAGGAAGACGATGGTCGCGTTCTCAAGCTCATTGAGCAGATGGCTCTCATCCGTGCCAAAGACAGCGGAGATATCCTGTTCGAAGCGATGGTCGAGCATGCCTCGGCCGCCGAGAAGATCCGCAAGAGACTTTGCGAGAAGTATGGCGCTCTGGCAACCCGCCAAGTCACCAGCTTGATCGAAGAGATCACCGCCGCCGATGATGCCGAGACCGCAGCCGCCGCCGAAGCGGATGCCACCAAGGTGTTTGACGTCGATGCCCAGATCAAGTCCGGCGATGTCGCAGACGTCGGAACCCAAGAGCATGTCGAGAAAGTCGCAGCCGTCGAAGCTGACAAGCCCGCCGACGCTGGAGTATCGACCGCCAAAGTCGAGCCGGCTCCCGCAGTGGCTGATGTCGCCGCAGAAGTCGCTCCTAAGGTAGCCGATGCCGTCAAGGCCGACGCCGATGAGAAACCTGAGGATATCGTTAAGAAAGACGATGTCGCAGGCGGAGTCGAAGTCGAAGCCAAAGCCGGAGAGGCCAAAGACGTCGAAGCAAAGAAAGATGATGCCGCTGCGAAGTAAGAGGCTCCCATCATGAACGAAAAATTATTTAAAACCCTCAACGAAGCAGTTGAGCTCCATAACATCACGAATGATGCCAAGACCGATGCGGTCAGCGCAAACGACGTGATCTTCCATGGGGTCGGCTGCCTCGAGACGATCATCCCTAACTATGGGAGCAGCGTCCTAACCGAAAGCGTAAGCTCCGAAGACGCTGAAGCCGATCTCGATGAAAGCATGGTCGCTGAAGCTTGCACCAATCTTCTTGAGATCGTAGGATCCATACACAGTCTCAATAAGGCCCTCAAGCAAAATGAATACCACGGCGAAGGCAAAGACGAGGTCGAGGGACAGCATATCGAAGCTGACCGAATCAAGAAAGCCGCCGAAGATTCAAAAGCGCCGGCAGACGAAGCCAATAAGGCGATCGAAGCCGGAGACAAAGAAATCATTAAAGGCCTGCGCAGCCGCATTGGCGGAAAGTACTATAATTCCGCATATAAGACTGCTTTCAAGCAGTATGCCAAGAACGGTGGATCCGATGCTGACCTTTCTAAATTCGGCCTTGCCAAAGATCCTAATACCGGAAGAATCAGCTACACGATGTCCCAAGACGAGCTCAATCAGATCGATGATCGAATCAAGGGATCTCGCAAATACAAGAAGATGCATGACCGGCTCGTCAGTCAGCATCAAGCTCCTCTCGATGCCCAGAAGAAAGCCCAGGAAACCTTGTCCAATTACGACAAAGGAGGAGTCGTGTCTAAAGCCGCTGCCGATGCGAAGGCAACCCGTCTATCCAATATCGAGCACGCCAAGAACGTCAACAGCATGGCCAGACAGAACTTCGCTCTCAATCACAAGTTCATGTCGAAGCTTGGATTAGGGAAGCTTATATATGGCCTTACTCCTGAAGAGAAGAAAGCCAAAGCCGACGCCGCCGCAGCTAAGGAAAAGGCAGCCCAAGAAGCTGCTGCCGCCAAAGAGAAAGCGACCAAAGAAGCTGCCGCTAAACAAGCAGCCCAAGAAGCTGCTGCCCGCCAAAGAGAAAGCGACCAAAGAAGCTGCCGCTAAACAAGCAGCCGAAGCTCCTGCCGATAAGCCAGTCTCCAAGAAAGAAGGACTCATCTCCAGAATCTTCCACACTGTGAATAGCAAGAGAATAGGATCGCTTGCCGCCCGCAACGTCGAAGCCAGAATAGCAGGCGCTACAAGACCTGCCGTCCCGGCTCCATCTCCCGCTCCGAAAGCAGCCGTTCCAGCCACAGTTGCTCCGGTTCCGGCAGTAGTAGCTCCGAAGGTTGAGGCTAAGCCTGCCGCCCCGGTGGCAGCCGCTCCAAAAGTTGAAGCGAAGCCGGTTGCTCCGAAAGCCGCTCCTGTCGCATCCGCTCCGAAGGCAGAAACGAAACCCGTGACGAAAGCCCCTGCCAAGAAAGAGGCAAAGAAACCTGCCGACAAACCAGTAGCTCCGGCACCAGCCCCTAAAAAGACAGAGCCTAGAGCCTAGTCTATCAGCCAGTTGATTCTCAAGAATGGAAGTACTTATTTAAGTACTTCCATTTTTTATGCGCGCATGGTATCATGTACGCGCGGAAATAAATAAATATTTCGATAAAGAAGGGTCAATTAGATGAGCGAAACGCAAACCATCGACATTAATGAATTGAAAGCAAAGGTATCCGATTACGACAGCCTCGTTCAATCGCTCAAGGATGGGATCCTAAGCGATTTCGGATCTCGTCATGACACCATGACCCTTAAAGCGGATGATAAGTCCATCGAGATGTCGAAAGGAAAGCTTCTCATCAATCTGATGCTTCTCAGATTCTATTCTGGGCGCCCGGAGAAGATCACCTCGGCTGATTTGTATATGTATGATTACGTCACCGCTGACACGATCGATGAGTTCTTCGACATGCATGCTCACAAAGTGCGGGGACATCGGCGGAGATTATGACCAATACCGCGACAATGGTCGCCAGCAGCCTCAACGAGATGTCCGATCTCTCAGGAAAGATCAACGTCAAGATGGGCGATTCGATAACGTTCTATGACTTCGTTAGGATTGGCGGCCACCAATCCCAAGGCCCGTCAAGAGCTGTTCACGACCAAGGTTCCTTATGGCCTAAAGTTCGATGAAGTCGAAGCTCTGTTCAACAAAGTCAGCAAAGACATCAGTCAATTTCTATCAAGACGCAGGCCAGACTCGGATCTGTATCCGTTCATCAGAACCAATACCGGATTGAACGTAAAGCAGCTTACCCAGGCCATCTCATTCGTCGGCCTTAAGCCTGACATCAGCGGCGGGATCATCCCGGTCTGCATCAACGACAACTACCTGTACGGATTCGATGGGCTTGAGCCGTATTACATCAACTGCCTCGGAACCAGAAAGGCCACCGTCACCAACTTCCGAATGGTACGCAAGAGCGGATATCTCACCAGAAAGCTTTTGCTGGCTACTATCGACCGCACTCACGATGATTCAGTCATCAAGGACTGCGGCACGAAGCACTATATAACATATTCAGCATTGAGACTCAGAAGAAGCTCAATCAAATCGACGGCCGCAACTACTACCTCTTCGATGACAATCGGCGAATCCGATCAGATCAGATCTCCGAACTATCTCGGCGCCAAGAAAGACAAGGATCTCATCGGCAAGAAGATCGCCCTTAGATCTCCCGTCACCTGCTGCGGAAAAGACGTCTGCGCAACATGCTATGGACGCGATCTGTCTAATAAGAACAAGAATTACAACACCGGGCTTGTCGCTTCGTTCAAGCTAACTGAGCCTCTCACCCAGAAGCTTCTGTCGGCGAAGCACTATGCTGGCAACCAAGAGCGACAAGATCAATTGGGGCCAGTCATTCAGCGACGTGTTCGTCGTTAACCTCAACTCGGTTTGCTTCAAAGACGGAGATCGAGGCCGCCGTCCAATTCCAGGCTCCGGGGGCCAGATGATTACGACGATGACGTCGAAATGTACGGCATCAACGAGATGGACATCTTCATCAATGGATCCAGAAAGCCGATTCATTACGTCAGCCCGGAAACGCTTTACGTCAACGAGGCGTTCATCGGCCATGGCGGAGAAAGCGAGGACTGCGACAAGCACGTCATCAAGATCTCGTCAGACGACGCCGACGAAGACGGATATGACTTCATCTTCAAGTACGCCGCCAAGAACAATGAGCTCACGAAGTCGTTGCAAAACGTCGAGGATCTCATCGAATCGGCAGGCCACCTCGGAGTCAAGACCTATGATGAGCTCGTCAATAAGTTCGACGATCTGCTCATCGAGAACGATCTTCCGGTCAAATCGGTGCACGCCGAGATGATCGCATCCGTCATCATCAAAGACAAAGCGACGGGAAAACGCCCTGACTTCAAGAAAGACGTCATCCCTCCTTACGACATCTGCCGCGTTTCAAAAGCAGTCATGAGCGCTCCTATCTCAAGATCTTTGGCATTCGAGCGGATCAACGACCAGTTGGCCAACCTCGCGACCTATGACAAGAATGATTCAAGCATCATGGACTGGCTGTACAAATGATCGGAGGCATCACCGAGCCGCCGCATAAGAGAGCGGTGGTTCGCATGAGATCGGGAGACTTCCCGAAAGGAAAGCTATTCGCTCGCTACTATCTGGTGCTAGACAATGGAACGAGATGCTATCTGACGTCGAATCCGGTTACAGGGGTAGTCGAGCTGGCCAAGACCCCCGATGACTCAGACGGATTCGTATCGATGGAGTCGATGTCAGAATATCAGCTTGGATTCCAGGACTATCTCGTTAAGGCCAACCGAGCGGTCATGGATGCCTATCCAGGGCACAAATTGGCAGAAGCCGCCTTCGAAATCTGCCGCGGAAAATAAAAATAAATTCCTATGGCAACGCATCCCAGAGATGGGATGCTTTGTCTTTTCTAGAAGAAAAAATTGACAGGAGTAATCAATTATGCAATAATCGTTCCGAACGAATAGAAGGACAATCAATTGAAAAAGGATCACCATCAGAGAAAGTCATATCGAACCGATTATGACATCTCGGCCTCAAGGGCTCTCGACATTGTGCGGGATTCCATATCGAAAGCCTGCATCGAAGTCAATGACTCGGTTGACGATGGGCGAATCGGATCAGCCATCTCGGAGAACAAAATCACCGATTTCATGGCTAACAGCAAGCGCCTGAAGGCAGCGTTGGCCAGCATCGGATACACTCTTCACATCCCGAGCATCCGCTGCTGGTACGACTTCTATCTCAATAACGAATCCGAGAATCGCTTCGTCCCAATCAATATCAAGATCAGCTCGCTAAAGCCTCATATCCCTGAGGCGACCCACGCCAGATATGGGCTGCTGTACTCGATGCTTGGGGTCAAGATCGACGAGTTCAAGAAGGTATCCTGGGACAAGTACTGGGACTACTTCAAGTCATTCGGAAACCGTCGGACTGACAAAGACTACTACTTCCTCATCATCGACAAAGGCAACCCAAAAGACGTGTTCTACACGTCGATGAAGACCATGAGATCGATCAGAGCGTCGGCGGTCAATCTTCCGTTCCAGGCCATTTGGTCAGACAATCGGGATCGCGATTTCACGAGGTCCCCCGATGAGGTTTATTCTACGATATACTCCTGCTTGGCTCATTCGATGCGGCTCATGGAGAATACCGCCAAAAGCGGGATCATCGTAATGGATCGCTTCAGCCATTCCGCCCAGGCGCGCTGCGATAAAAATAAAAAAATCAGGAAAGCGAGGCACCGCAAATGATCGAAATAGGCCGCAATTCGATGGTCATCAGAAATGCAGATATCTCCGGAGAAGGATACAAATCGTTCTATCGGTCTTATTCCATTTACGACCCGGTGTGCCATAAATACGAGCAGCAGGTGTTCTTCGTCAGGGGAAGCGACATCTATATGCCGGCTTCGATCGGAGCTGATTATGTCAGAAAATACTTCCCGAAAGACGAGATGTCGCCGAGCACAGGATATTACCCAAAGCCAAGGGCAGCCAACTTCAGCATGATCCATTCCCCAAGGGATGCCATGCAGACCATGGCTATGGCCTTCTTGGAGAGAATCAAAGGCGATGGCTTGTGGCAAAGCAGATTCCTTCAGCTTCCTACCGGATCCGGAAAGACGTTCTGCACGATCGACCTGGCATGCTTCCTCAACGTGAGATCCATGATCGTCGTCGACACGGCTGAGCTGGCGATCCAATGGAAGAAGGAATTCCTCAATCATACCAATATGAAAGAGGATGACATCGCCATTCTGTCTGGCCGAGAGTCGGTAGCCGAAGAACGCAAGAATTCTAATCGCAAAGCGTACATCGCCATCCATAAGACATTGGGGATGCTGATGGACGACGGGGACAACGCCATCAATTCTCTGATGCGCGATCTCGGAATAGGTCTCAGGGTGTTCGATGAGGCCCACGTCGACTTCAGAGCGATCTGCGCCATAAACTCATTCTCAAACGTCGAATACACGTTGTATCTGACGGCAACGCCAAGCCGAAGCAACTTCAGAGAGGATAACCTCTATGGCAAGGTGTTCGGCAGGATCCCGTACTTCAACGGATTGGCCGTCGAGGATGACAAGTATCATACGGTAGTCCTTGACACATTCGATTCTGAGCCGCCAATCGACGTCAAAGCCGGCATCAGGACCAAGCGGGGGTTCAACATCGCCAAGTGGTCTCAATACATCACATCGGACGACGGATACCCTAAATACAAGAAGTTCTTATTCGAAACGATCGACAAGTTCAAGCTTCTCGACCGAGGCGTGAAGATAGCGATCATGCTTCCGACGATCGATCTTATCGACAAGACCGCCGAGAGCCTCAGGGATCATTATCCTGGGAAAGCCGACATCGGGCTGTTCATCGGAAGGATACCCAAAGATGACAGAGCCGCTGAGCTATCCCACAGAATCATCATCACGAACGACAAGATCTTCGATAAGGGGATCGACGTCGAAGACCTAGATGTTCTGATGCTGTTCGTCCCATTCTCCAGCAAAGTCAAAACCGAGCAAGTGCTTGGAAGGCTTAGGCACAGAGAAGGACGGCCATCGGTTCTCATAGACGTTGCCGACGTCGGATTCCCCGAATGCGTCGCTCAGCAAAAGCTGCGCCGCCGTGTATACCTCAAGAAGGCCAAAGCCGTGCGCAGCGTCGTAGACGAAGGGATCGGTGATTCCACGGGAAAATAAAATTAATTCCGTTGACTTCGATCCGCAAGATGATATGCTTATTTTAGAGGAAATGCCCACAGGGCGATAATTATATGAACAAGAGTTACAGACTTAAATTATTCGAGAGCTTCAGATCCAATTTCCGCATGTCGGCTTTGGTGACTTTCACCAAACGCAACCGCGGAGACAACGGAAACGGAGAGAGCAACCTTCTCTACGCATCGAAAGGCTACGTCACCATGAACCCGGGGGCCTTCCTCGAGCTTACCTATCTTGCCGATGACAAGCAGATCAACAACAAATCGGTTTATCTTTCGTACCAGCATATGGCGCGATTCGTCAACATGTTCGACACCATCGTCGGAAATGCCTATGATCCGAATGGCGATCTCTGGGTCCAGGCCGGCAATACACGCCAGGTCAATCCGAAATACACCACTCCTTTGGCCATCGACAACATCGGATTCAAGAATTCGTATGTCAGACTTTCCCTTTATACGAGAGTCGACGACAATGGCATGGTCTCTTCCAAGCCAGGCGTCCGCATTGAGCTTTCTGGCGGAGCCGGATCAAACCTCACCCTCGAGGAAGCCGAGACCATCGGCGAGATTCTGCACGAGACTTATCTTCCCAGCCTTGCCATGAGCGCAAGCACCTGCGAAGTGATGCTCCGTGCTATGGAAGGATCTCTCTATGAAGGCCAGAACAATCAGCAACAGACGCAATACCAGCAGACGTATCAGCCGCAGCCTCAGCAATATCGCCAGGCTCCTACTTATCAGCAGCCGGCGGCTCAGACTTATCAGAATCAATATACCCGCCCGCAGCCGGTCGCTCAGACCCCGACTTATCAGCCGCGCCCGCAGGCCAATAATTATCAGCACGTCGCCGCTCCTACCTACCAGGCTCCCGTCCAAACGATCGTGTCCGCCCCGGCTCCGGCAGCCCAAATTCCGCCGAGCGCTGCCGTCGCTGTCACGATGCCAGCTCCCAATGCGGAAGCGACCAATGCCAATGGATCGGCTAAGCCGACCCCGGCTCCCAGAGAGGATACTGGAATGCCTCTTGTCAACGAAGCAGCCGTCAAAGCTTCGGCTGAGGACATCAATCTGTCAGATTTGAATGTCGGAAGCGACGCGGATATCAATTATATCTTTGACGAAGGCAATCCGGATAACAAGTAATCCTGAGGAGGAAGTCTATGGACAACAACATTACTAAATCAGCGGCATCACTTGTCGAGGCATCGCCTCATCCAGAAGAGGACAGCGTGATCGAAGACACCATAGTCAGAGATGCCGTCGACAACGCTGACAAAGTGATCGCAGCCAAGGTGGCTAAGCCATCTAGGCATAACGTATCGCTGCTTCCGCTTCAATTCAAAGCCGACCCTGAGGACTCAACCCTCAAGGCGGCTTTGATCGAGCAGATCAATAGCAGAGGACTTACTTACTCTGACTTGTTCGCTTATTGCTCAAAGATCATGAATGGCGATAGCATCCGCGGCCAGAAGCTTGGGTACAATCTCATCACAGGAATGCGCAAGCGCCGTTCGATGCTCGATACCACGTTTTCGCTCTGGTGCGATTTTCTTAATCTCAGCATCCTGATCGTCGACAAGAACTACAAGTACAAGAAGCCCAAGAAGTCTTCGTCCGCAGCAGAAGAGGCTCCTGCCCATCAATGAGCGTCGTCGGGGTCAAAACAAAAGAAGCCAAAGAGGCTAAGGCATCAGCCAAGGCCGCCCGAGAATACACTCTCGGGATCATGCGGCTGCTATCAAGCATCGCCGTCAATTACTGCAACATCGTGAATGTCGGAGGAAAGACGGGCTATCTTAGATTTTATCTAAGAAGCGGCGGCGGAATCCTGATACAATACGAAAATCAGGAATTCTGCAAGCTATATGCCGAGCTGTCAGAAAGCCTGGTCAAGGGCAACATCCTATATGACTGGCTAACGATCACGGCAGCCGGAGACGGTCTGATCATTCCGGTCAAAGACGCGGATGCCATCAGAATGTCCAAAGTGTCGTCGATCGCATCGTCAACGGCGTCTTATGACTCGGTCGTCGTCACGCTCATAGATGGAACGGCATACTCGTTCAAGAGATTCAAAAACGACAGCGATCAGATGGCATCATCGACGTCTTCGGCGCTAAGATCTCCTTCTGAGGAGACAATTGATATCCCCAATGAGCTTATCGACAAAGATTCGATGATCCGCATCAGGAAGAATTACTCAGGCCTGATGATCGGAGGGGAAGGACCGACGATTCTCGATATCAATTCTCAGTTGCTGTCGGTATGGCAGAAACATGCCAAAGACTCAGTCGGAGAAGCTAAATATTCCGCAGTCGTCTACGAGTTTCCGGAGTATAATATGGTCACAGTCAAAAGCGTGTCTGCCGATGGGATGCTTACCATCAGTCAGATGTTCCGGACCCTGACCGTAGGATAGCCTGGAAAAAAATAAATATTCCGCTAGGAGATGCTATGAAATTAAAGAAACTGTCATCTGAGCAAAGATTCGATCCGACCAAGGTCGTGACCGATTACGAGATCTTCGACAAGCGGCACAAAGCCGCCGATCCGGACTCTCCGTTCCCCGACGATACCAGAATGTTCTCTGATACGGGGCTCTTCTCAAAGCGCATCTTCGGCGATGCCGACACGGCAGCCGAATACTCGTGCGAATGCGGGAAGACCGTCGGAAAGTTCTATGAGGGAACCGTCTGCCCCAAATGCGGATCTACCGTCAAATACGTCGAATCGAACATCGACAAGATCGGCTGGGTAGATATCAGCGGGGCCAAGTATGACTCGGATGGCGTCGTCACCGACATCGGAAACGGATACAAACTCGTCAAATACATCCCATATATGTTCCTTGAGAAGATCATCGGACGGGATAATCTGAAGAACATCATCCACGTTCCTAACAGCATCACCATCAACGGCGAGCTCGACGCTGACTTCCTCAAAGAGTCGCGAGAGCAAAGTCCTGAGCGCAAGTACTGGTACATCGGAGCCACCGAGTTCTATGAGAAGTACTCGGAAGTCCTTAACTACTACAATGACCTCCACAAGCATCCGGATCAGGGAATCTATGATTTTCTCAAAGACCCGGATGACGTGTTCACCGATAAGATCCCGGTCATGTCGATATTGCTGAGACCTGCCATGCGCTGCGATGACGGACTTCAGATGGATGAGATCAACAACATCTACATCCGAATCGTCAAGAACGCCAACATCCTCAACAGCAAAGTCGAGCAGCTCAAGATCATCAAAGACTCGACGCTTGAGACCATCCAAGCCGAATACTTCGCCTTGAATGAGAAGATCCTCGATGAGATCCGCTCCAAGAACGGATTGATCCGCAATCAGATCTGCGGAACGAGAATCAACTTCTCAGCCCGCAACATCATCAGCCCAGCCGCCCCTGGAATCGGGATTGATGAGATCTCGATCCCGTATCTGACGTTCATCGAGCTGTACAAGTTCGAGATCATCAACATCGTCCGCAAGATCAAGAACGTCTCGCTCAAAGAAGCCGAGCGCATCCATTACGAAGCGACGCTTAAGTTCGATCCTGAGATCCATGCTATCTGCCAAGAGATGGTCAATTCGAATGAGGTAGGCGTATTGCTCAACCGCAACCCGACGATCAACATCGGATCGATCTATTATCTCCGGGTCAAGGAAGTCAAGAACAACTACACCGACTTCACGATGTCGATCAACAACTGCATTCTTCCGCTTCTCAACGCGGACTACGACGGCGACGTTCTGAATCTCATATCCATCAAGGACACCGAGATCCGCGAAGCCATGAAGGCAGTGTTCTCTCCAAAGAGATTCCTCATCTCACCAAACGATGGTAGATTCAACACAAGCCTGTCGCTGGCCAGAGATCAGATATTAGGCTTGAATAACTTGCTGATGTGATCTGGCAAATATCGGTTTGCCGATATATGATTCCATTGAAAGAATAGGCGCGATCCAAACAATCGTGCCTTTTTCTTTCAGGCCTAGCTCTCCGAAGAATCTTCGGATTCCCACATTCGTTTAAGGAGTAAGGAAATCGCCCTTACGATCGAGCAACGCCACGCGCTCCATCCTAACTGTTCGTGCACAAACGGAACCGTTAGCATTACGCGCAGTGCCTTTTGCCGATCGAACGGAGATGGCATCTCCTACGGGCGCTCGTTTAGTCTTTGCCCGCAAAGATTTTGTCTAAAGTAGGCCACATCAAAAAAATACTAAATCGTGCGGAAAGCCTAAGCTTCTTAGGAATACTACTATCTGAATATTCCCACACGATCGTGGCTATTAGCCGCGATTGGGAGACAGGTGCTAGTGGGCATTAAAGCACAATCAACAAGCGCACGACAATACTAAGCAAATCAGCATGGAAGTCTATGCCGAAGCATCTTCGGATTCTTAAGTGCCTTGGCGTAACGGCCATCTTTACCGGATTCCTAACAATCTTACGACCACGATATCTGAGCTCATGCTCAAGGCGCAAATCATGCCTTTCGTTAGTGAGCTCCGATATTGTGTCTTGTCTCCGGATTGTTACGAATCCTTACGTCACGTAACGGAATCGTCCCACGGGACGACGCTGCGATGACATCGAGTAAGGGTGTGCTCTATGTCATCGCCGCGTCTATGTTTTCGTTCCATGCGCAATACTAAACTGGCAGTATCTTCTGGGCATCCCAGGATTTTAAATTATTTTTCGGCATACCGGGCACTTACGTGCCTAGCCCGATTTATGCATCTGGAACGCCAAATTGTGGCTTATTCGCGTGTCAGGCAAATCACTGCCATCGCGAGGACGCCACATCTTTGGCAACCAGATGCATCGTCTTATTCTTTAGGTGCCAGTTGAATCAGTTATTTGTAGCAAGATAGTATAAGCCGAAGCATCTTCGGCATACCTATCAGTTTTGTAACGAAGGTTTATCGACCTTGCTGTTTACGCCTACTACTTCGATTAACTTGCTTGATGCAATTTAATTGAAGTTCAAGAAGCAAACAAGTTCGTCGACAATTCATCCGCACAGACTGACAAATTCTCGACGACCTTGTTTGTTTCTTGACCGTTGACGGCTACATCAGCCGCGGTCTTAATATAAGGGTATCTTGCTAATATTTTAAAGTGAAAGGAGAACACATTTATGATAGAAGTAAAGTCAGAGAATACGATTAAAGATTATATTCATGCGTTCACTGAATATAATGACTTCATGGTGTTCGACAAAGATCAGAACATCATCAAAATCGGATCAGTCATCGGAATGAATCAAGATCCGTTTGAGCATTCCATGATCATTCCGGAAATGACGGAACAGCGCGGAAGCGTTTTTGCGGCATTCAAAGAATTAGCCGATAACTTAGTCCGATGCATCAAATCTAAGAAATTAGACACGATCGGAATCCCAGTGCTCATGCTCGGAAAGGACCTTGATCCTGAAGAGACATCTCTCGCCAAGATCAGATTGGTCTATGTGAGCACCGGAGACACGATGGTTTCAGAGTTCATCTCAAAAGCCATCATATCCGATGACTATGTCGGAACCACATCTTACAAATACGCAAGCAACAACTTTCAGTCAGCGCTTTACTGCAAATACATCCTTGATTGGCTGTGCGTTATGTGCTGCGTCGCCAACTCGATGATGTCTGAAACGCCATATCCGACAAAAGCCAAGGAGACGCTGGCCAGAGATCTCTGCTCTGCTACGGAATCCTTTAATCTTAGGACTCTCGAAGCCATCGCCAGAACAGACAGATACGTCAATTCATTCCTTGGGTCGGTTCCGTTTCAGTACAACTGGTACGGATCCGATACCCCAGACAATATTCAGCAGTGCCCGAATCAAGAATTCCTTCGTCTCCAAAAATTCGTGAATCAAGGATCAAGCCTATACTTCTTTACTTCACCGATCAAAGAATACGAGCGTCAGCTTCTTGGTTACGTCTCAGTTAAGAGCGGCATATTCGAATCTGACACCGACTGCGATTTCGTTCCAGATCCGATGATGGAGTCGATCATCGGCGCATATGCGTTGACTATCATTCCGGCGTCGGGGCACGATGTCAGCATCTGCGAGCAGGAAGTAGGATCTGTTGATCCTTATCTTGCGACGTCGGCCACTTACGCGATGCTCATTTCAGAGGAATCCAGACTTGATCTCCTTAAGCGGATACACGACATCGTAATCGCCGCCGGAAACGTTCCGGATCTCGATGCGAATGGGCATGCGTTCCTCAAAGCAATCATCAACGACGGCAAGTTCCTCAATAGGCTTCCGACGCCGTTCTATGACGTCATCAAAGGGATGAGCGACGACAATTTCATCTCATTCAATAATATCGACACCAATATCGATCACATCAGCAGCATCTCAAGGACGTCTTCTTACTTGCTTGAGGAAATCTCGAATTACAACCACGGGCCTATTTCGAAGTCTCTATTCAATAAATCCGTGATGTATCTCGAGGCCATCAAGCGCGGAGGAAACGTTCTAAAGAGCTTTTCCGAATCCAACGGCATCGGCCTTGACGACAAGATATACGCATTCGAGTCGATCTACGGAACCATTGCCTACGCAAAAGCTCCGGCGACCATGACCAGAGGATTGAAGCGTCACTACTTCGACATCAAAAAATACTACTATCCCGAGATACATGCCCTTATGGCGTCGATGGCGGCTGATGCCAATTCAAGCGACATCGCCATCGTTAACGGCGGGTTCATCAAGGTCGCTAGCTGCATGATCGATTGCTTAAAGAGCGACGCATGGTTCAGCAACAACCGTCTTTGCGCGACGTCTTCCGACAGCCTTCTAACCGCTGCCGATCACGTCCTGTCAGAGACATACGGAAGCGATGAAAACTACATCCGTAACATCATCGCCAAAGCTTGCGACCGGCTTCCGTTCATCATCAACATCATTCAGAAGGATCATCTCAAAGAGCGCACCATCAAATGTCTGAGCGACTTCATGTTCGATTATGAGGTCATCAAATATCAGGTAGCGTTCTGCCCGTTTCCTTGGCGTCGAAATGCACTTCTCTGTACGAAGGCGCCATCAAGCAAAAAAGCGTGTCGTCATATTCTTATGACGACAGCCCGATCGGAGCTTATCGGCATATTCTAAATTCGTCAAGCCGAGACCTCGTTTGGAACAACACAGCCAAAGACATCTGCTCCGCCGAAACATGGTTCATGGCATTTCGATACGCCATGATCCTTGATTACGGAACCGATGTCGTGATCGATATCGCCCCAACGCTTATGCTTCAGATCCTGAGATCGAAGAAGCCTAGGCACGAGCGTTTCATCATAGCTCTCAATACGATGATCCACAACGACAGCCCGACAAGCCACAGCGGAGAAGACGTCAGATCCGAATATCTCTGCGCGGTGATCAGCTGCCTCAACGAGTCGCTTCTCGCTCCGGCTGAGATACAGGATTGCATCACGTTCAGCAAGAACTCTGAGACATACTATTCTGAAAAGTATCGCAGAAAATACGACGCGTACAATTCCAATTTCATCGCGTACATGTTCGGGCTGACCATGAAAGAGGCGACGGATGCGATAAGCAGATCTCCGTTGCTCATTCACCGCAAAGCAGCTATCGACGTGGCGCTCATGGCGTCATCCGGAATCTGACAAAAAGAGACCGATGCAATTCGATGCTCCGGTCTTTTTTTATTTTTTCGGCACGTCACTGATCGACTTTCTTGTCTTCGTATTTAGCGAAAGCCTCATCGAGAATCGCAGATGCCGCCGATCGCTCGGATTTCTTAAGCTGGACGTATGACACGAGACCCGTATCCTTGACGATGGCATATGACTTCATGAAGTCGTTGTTTTCCTTGGTGAAGCCCTTTACGTCGATCTGGTTGGTGCTGCCGTGGAAGACGATCTTGCAGTACTTGCCGAGTCTGGTCATCAGGGTCTGGATCGTCGTCAGAGTGAAGTTCTGGGCTTCGTCGGCGATGATGATCGCATTCTCGAATGATCTTCCTCTGACGAACTCCGGCGGGACGCATTCGATCTTGTCTTTGAGCGCGTTGACCGGAAGCTGGCAGAATTCATGGATATGATCGATGTTGTCCTGAAGGCCGTCGAGGTATACGCCGTATTTGTCTTCGAGCTCCCCAGGGAGGAATCCGATTGAATGCCCGACCTCAACCGGCTCTCGGATATAATAGATCTTGGAGTATTTCTTCTTGAATATCACGAGGTCGAGGGGCCGCGGCGACCGCGGTGAAGGTCTTTCCGGTCCCAGCCAATCCTTCGCAGAATATGACAGGAGCCTCATTTTGATTCATCAGACGGATAAGCTCGCGCTGCTCTTTGTTATCGCTGAAATCGATGCACATCACGACGTTAGGATTCTTGTTCTCTCTAATAGGATCTGAATGCTTGCTTTTGTAAGATGACATTGATGATTCCTTGGATTTATTTTTTTATTTCTCCGGAAACTAACGGCAGCGACTTTTGTCTATGCTGGCATATGCCACCCTCGTGGATAATCGATTGTTGGAGCGCTAAGTTCTAGTTGGCAGGGGCGCTTAGGCCGTCTCGAACAATTGATTATCTGCACATAATCGGGGATAGAACCTATGTTAATGCTAAGTCAGTCGTATTCATACAAGATCTTCGGGAACGCATCGAATAACGGAGACACCGGATCCGGAAGCATTGAGCAGCGCATAACCGCATCGATTCCGAAGCTGGTCAAAGGAATCGGCCTTATCCGCCCCGATAACATCGCCCTCGAGATCGAGAAGCTAAAGATCAAGAGAAAGTCATCGGCTCTCCCGCTTCTTATGGAAGCGCTTGATCTTTACACATCATCCGTCCCCAGCATCTATCTCTTTGACCTTGGCGGAGATGACGTCCCTCCATCGATGCCGTTCATCATCGCGCCTTCCCCGGTGGCGGCTCCTCAGACAACCGCGCTGTCAAATAAGCTTTCCGCTCCGCGCAACGTCGGAAAGTGCGTTTATCTAAACATGTATCGCATCGGAAAGTGGAGCGAGGACGGATCTCAATACGAAGGCCTCGAGTCTTTGAGCGATCTTATATCCTGCCTTGAGACCGGAGTCATCGCATATCATATGCTTTGCTGCGGAGAAGGAGACGATATTTTGAGAAAGACCGACGTTCTTTCAAACCTCGTCAGATTGTATACCGGGCTGTTCTACATCTCATTCAACATGGCATGCAAGAGCCCGTTTGTCGGAGACTCATTCAACAACGACGCGATTTACTACACCGCGGCGAAGTTCTTCATGATCCATAATCTTGGGATGGCCCCATCGGATACCACTGACAAACTTGCATGGGAATATGGCTGCCGCTATGACACCACATTCGATTCTCTCAAGCTTTACGAAGACACTCTTGACGACATCAAGTATGACAACGCCAATGACTTCATCACGCAGCTTTCATCTTCGATGTACAAAGCCGCGGCCAATTACAATGATTTCACGGCGTCGTGGCAGAGAACCTGCGGAGAAGGATGCTATCTGGCAATAGAATACGTCCCGTATTTGCTGCATTATCTCTTTGCCGCTCTTCATAACGCAAGACTCGGAAACATGAATCGTCTTTCCAACAGAGCCCCGGATCTAGCCAAAGACGGGCTTCAGGCCTTGCATGCCGCGGTTGTCTCAAAGATTAGATGAATAGTCTTAGGCGGATAAGCTAATGATGATAAAGAAGTACGGGCCTATTGCCATATCGCAAGCTAGCATAAGCGACATGCCGACTCTGATACAGCTGTATCAGAGCACCGCTAGCAGCGCCAGCGATAACGTGACTATGTCCGTAAGCAACGGAATCTTCGGAGGGGACGCCTATGGCTATCTCCTGCAGTTTCCGAATTATCAGAGCAGCATGCAAAGTCAGCTAACCGATAACTTCTTATCTCTTTACACGAGCCTTATCAAATCGAATAACAAGGGCCATCAGCAGCTCAGATCTGTTCAGCCAATTCTATGTTCTGAAGATCCCGGATTACGGGAGCCAGTCGAGATCTCCGGCAATGTTCGATTTCGTTCCGTACGTTTATTACAACGGGATAAAGATATCTCAGAATCATATCGGGATGCTGAGATCAATGTCGATAAAAGCGCTTATATCCTGATCGATCGGGCGTACAACAGAAACGCCAACGCCCAATATGAGGCTAAGATAGACGACGCTGATTCTTCGGCATCCTTCACATACGTCACAGACCATAAGAATCAAAGATCGCAAAGCACGTCGGATTACTCCGCTCCTAGATTCGAACTTTCCTACGATAGCACGTCAAAGGCATTCATAGGATCAATAAGCACAGATTACTCATGGCCAGGATTCGACTCCTTATCGACATCGGATTACGATGTCATAGCCGTTGACTCAATCGGCGGGTATGAACGAGTCCTTAACGCGTCATCGTATTCTCTTACGCTGATCGATTCGTCATCGGCTAACGAATTCATCTCTCAGACGGCCATCGGAAGCAACGATGCCAATCTCGTATCGAAGCAATCGACTTATTTCAAGCTGCTTAAAACCAGCGACACCAAGTCGGATCCAGCCAAGTCGGTCGTGTATGCGTCTCTGACTGGAATCAGCAGCTCATATAAGATCTTCCTATGCCCTAGAAGCAAGCAGCTTGAGTCAAGCTCTCTGATTGAAAAATTCAGCGACATATCCGTATTCAAATTCCACATGATGTCGGACTTCGTCATCTATTACAAAGGAAAGAAGCTTATACCTGGCATAGATTACTCGGCTTCTATCAACTCGACCGGAATCGTGGCAAGCGTCGCATTCAATTCCACGACCAACGCATCGGGATGCGCTTTGTCTAGCCAATACTGCGAAGTTCTTCCGAGAATGAACAGAATGAGATACTTCGATATAGCCACTCAAGAAACGTCGTTCAATGTCAATGGGTATCTTCTTAGGAAGCATATCTACAAGCATAACCTTAAGCTAGCCAACGAATTTGTTGAAATATTCAACGGCGGAAGTCTGACATCGTCAAAAGATGTCGACGGCATGAAGTCGTCTTCTGGAGATCTATATAATGAGATCTGCATCGAGGATTACAACACGCCAGACGTCCCAAGCGTGTCTGACAGCACGTATTTGAATCCCTGGGTCAGCCACTTCTTCAGATGACGTCAATATCATCGATAATTACTCCGGGATATATTCTCCGACTAATTCACCGATATCGTATTGCGACGTAATGTCCGCATGCGATACGGCGTCGTCGATATCCAAGACGCATGACGTAATAGCGTATGATCTTGCGTACGACAGCTACGTCGGACAAGCCGTCATAGACGGTGAGATATCGGTGTCGACGTCAGGATCCGAGTATGTTTTGCAGGGAAATTTAAATAATTCCCTCGATTCGATAGCCAGCTCAGTATCAACAGCCATAAGCAATTACATGGCATATCTGTCCTCAAGCTCAGCCCAGGCCATAGAAAACAATATCCACACGATAAAATCCAATCTCAAGAAGATGGCTGACAATCAGCCAGCCATGACCATTAAGGCATCTGGATCCGGAAGGCTTCCCATCTTAAGCGGAACGTTCATGGCAGTCTATATGGAAATGAGCACATCGTCTCCGTTTGACGTTTACGTCTATGGATCTTCGACAGCCTCGTCAGCCGCGTCGCTGATCGATTGCGAATACGGAATCGTCCCTGAGAAGGACTCCTCCAACAAATACTATTACGTCCATCTTCCGTTCTATTACCACGGCGGGTCTTTCAAATACAGCAGCAACGTTTCCATATCGATTTCAAGCTCGGCCAATTCCGTAACCGGGTATCAGGTGATGCTGTGAGGGAAATATCATGGAAAGAATAACCAACGCAGTCGCGATACTTGAATCCGATAAATACACGAAGACTCTGGACCCGAGCATAGGCGGATACAGGATATCGGCCAATTCCGGAAGCCAGATCGATCCGGTCAGCGGAAATATTTATATTTTTCGCACTTATAATTCAGACAAATCATCCCATGCCGACGAAGTCATCGTCTACGACTCTAAATACGGAGAATACCTTTCGTTTAACTCGGACTTGTCTATGGAGACGGCGTACATGCGCGAATACACGAGGCTTATCAGCGGCATAAGCTCAAGCCAGAGCACCGATGGATACACTGCCCCCAATACCGTCGAAGGAGATAAATAGCCATGGCAATACAGACAATTAACATCGCCACGAAATCTCATGCGATATCTCGACACGGCCTTCTTGGAAACGCATATGACTCCGACGCGTCATTGCTCAAGGAATTCAACCCTAAGCAAGATTCGTCAAACAATTACTATATGATGACTCTTTCATCGTCATCAGATTCCATATCCGGCGCTTTGATTTATCGTCCGGCTGTCATGCTTCTCAAAACTAACACTGGGCTTTCATTCCATACGCTGGAATCGTATAACAGCAGCAGCCTTTCCAATATAAACGCAATAAACGCTCTCAGATCCGGAGACAACGTGCCAGATATCGAGATAACGTCATATCCAGGAATCGAGAAGATCAGAGTATCCCACGGAATGACCGGAATGATCAATGACGCCGAGAGGCGCCTATCCGTTGGAGAGGTAAGCCGCAAAGTCAGCATGATCAACTTCTTCGCGTCGATGTATGACATGTCATACAGCCCATCCGTTTACAAAGCCGCTCAGCAAACAAGCATATCCATTCCATCAAACGGGATCATCGGCCTGTATCCTGCGATTGCGATAAGATCCGCTCCGGCGACGATCATGGCTAACGTCATCATCAGAGGGATTCCTTTCCCGATGAAGAGAACCATCACGTCTTATAATGGCGATGGCACCATCAACGGAATATTCATGTATTCGGACTACATCCTCAATTCGTATGCCGAGATCATGAAGTCGATGCAGTACATCGAATTAAAGAATTTCGGAAAGGCGTCTCTGTATTCAGGAAGCTCGGATTCCTTCGCCATAACGAATACTAATTACGGAAGCGCCAGCTTAGCCGCGTTCAATTTATTGTATTAACGCTCGATGCGACCTGGCGTATTCGTCTTTCTCTAAACAAAATGTTGTCTTTGCAACTCCGGATGGTTATAATCTAGACGCAGACAAGGAGTAATGAATTATGGCAACAGTTAAGGGAATAGCGATTAACGATCTTCATTTCGGCATCGCGTCATCCGCAAGGACGTACGATGAGCTGAAGAAGATCTTCTTGCCATTCGTCGAGTCTCACGACATTCAGATCATCAACATAAACGGAGATTACTTCGACAGGAAGCTCACGCTAACCGAATCGTCAACATTGTATGCGATCGGCTTTTTCAACGATTTGTGCGAAGTTTGCCTCAGAAAAGGCATCAAGCTGCGCCTCGTCGAAGGAAACGATGAGCCATGACATGATGCAGGGAAGCGTCCTCGAGCAAGCCGCCCCCGATGGCCTTGACTTCAAGTTCATCCAAAGCCTGGCTGATGAGGATATCTGCGGGATGCATGTCTTATACGCTCCCGAAGAGTATCCGATCAATTCGAAGGAATTCTACGGGCCATACATGGCCAAGAAATACAACATCATCCATGGACACGGCACCTGGGATTTCCTTGCCTATAAAGGAATGATCGTCAAGGCTGCCAGAACCGACATCCAGACCGCCCCGGTCTTCATGTATGACGACTGGAAGGAATCGCTTGAGCACGGATTCGCCACGTTCGGCCACATCCACAGCCGCCATGTCATGCAGGATAAAATATTTTATTCCGGATCGTTCAGCGCCTGGGATTACACGGATATCTCGGCAAGAGGATTCGTCTATTATGAGGTTGACACCGAGACCGGCGACTACAAGGTGCAGTTCATCGACAACAACCTTTGCCCGAAGTTCGGGATCATCGACTGCGCGTCGATCAACTGCGATAAGACGATCCAGCACATCGGAGACCTCATCAACGCGATTGAGGCTGCCGCATCACAATATGACTTCGCAAGAGCCGATCTCGACGGATTGCCGTCCGACACGATCACGGCGCTGAGAATAAAATACTCGGTCAATCCGAAGATCAAGACATTCATCAAAGTCCAAGACAAGCCTGAGTCTCTCCAGGAATCAGACGACACGAGATTCGACAAGTACAAATACATCTTCGATGGGGTTCTCCCAGTCGAGGATGTCATCCATAAGTACATCTTCGAAGAGAAAGGCAAAGACATATCGCTTGACGTCATTAGAAACACGATCACGCCAAAACAGGAGGCCTCCAATGAAAGTAAATGAAGATACGCCGATGCCGACGGTAGACGATCAGCCAAAGCAAGACGCGCCGTCAGTTCAGCTTAAATCGGAATCAAACGAGATGCTGAAAGACTCAGTGCTCGAATACTTCGCAAGCAATAAGATCACCCTTCCAACAGATGTCCAAAGCCATCTTCTCGAAGCGTTTGAGGATATCGACTTCCAGAATGTCAGCGATGACACGATCAACATCTATTACAAAGAGGATCGCGAGGAATTCGAGAAAGACTACAACGTGTTCAAGGAAGCGATCATCGACATCAACGGAACGTCGCATGTCGAGACCTGCGACTCATACACCTATTACGGAAGCGTCAACATCGGATTCGCCGAGAGCATCAAGCTCGTGAGCGGAAGCACCACGATCAATGAGCTCGAAAGCATCCCGATGGAGACCCCTACATCGATCACCGACACCGACCAATACGTCGTCTGTGTCCTTGAGAAAACGACGGCAGACTGCTCTTATGATCAGACCAAGAGAAGCGTTGTCGTCAAGACGTATCTGTACATCTACTGCCCATTGAGCGGAGAAGGAATCGATAACTGATTATGGCAAATCAATCTCAGTCGCAGGGATACAGACGGCAGTCTGCGTCTCAGAAGATAGTTCTTCAGACCAACACGTTCCTTCTTGATCGCATCATTCTGGCGCTTCTTCAATACGCCAATAACCGCAGATTCGTGGCTAACGTCTCGAAGCTGTTCTCGCTGATCGACGACAACGATTTCCGCAATGACGCCGATAAGGATCTTCGGGTCTATATCATCAGAAAGGTTCTTGACGCTCTTCTGTCAAACGATCGCTTAGTCGATAAGACGGCGATCATGAATACCGTCGATATGAGCGGCCGTCTTTCAGATCAGGCGATCACGCAGTTCTCGGTCTATGCCAATCAAACGATCGATGACAACGATCTTAAGAACATCGACCAGACCGTTTCTCAGAAAGTCAAGTATGGAATCGTCATCTCAAAGAGCGACAAGCTTGTCAATCTGATCGATACCGTCAGAAGCGAGAGCTATGACGATCTAGAGACTGAGATGACCAAAATCGAAGACACCACCAGCGAGTTCTCGCGCGATCTTCGCGAAGCCAGAGAAAGCGCTGATGACACCAAGAATGAAGTCGATCTCAGCGATCAGGCGTTTACCGGAGCCCTATCCAGGGGTCATCGCCAAGCAAGCCAATCCGAGCAACAAGATCAAAACTGGCATCAAAGCCATGAACGAGATGCTTGACGGCGGATACGAAAGCGGGCGCCTTTACGTCGCTATGGGCATGGCCAAAGGATGGAAATCAGGCTATCTTCTCAATAGCGCATGCTGGGCCAAGCTGTACAACACGATCTCGCCAAAAGATCCTATGAAACGCCCATGCATCGTCATGATCAGCCTTGAGAACTCCGTCGACGAGACGATCATACGCCTTGGCTGCTATGCCAACGGAAATGATTTCAATATCGCGCAGCACTCATCCGATGCCGTTGCTCAGATGCTAAGATCGGCAAAGCTGTATACGCCAGACGATCCGGCGTCTCCCGATCTCATCATCATGTACAAGCCGCCCAAGTCGATCTGCGTTGACGATATCAAGTCTATCCTCGATGATCTCAGCAAGGAAGGCAAAGAGTGCGTCTTTCTCATCATCGACTATCTGAAGCGCATCAGACCGAACGTCCCCAATAAGAACGGCGAGGTCCGCCTTGATCTTGGAAGCATCACCGATGATCTTTGCGCTTTGGCCAAGAGCCGCGACATTCCGGTTCTCACCGCCATGCAGCTCAACCGTGACGCATTCAAGGAATACGAACAAGCCGATGACCTCGCATCCAAGACGAAAGCAGTCTATCAGATGGGCGCCAGCAACGTCGGCGAGTCAATCGACATCGTCCAGAACACGGATTACGCGTTCATCATCAATCGAACGGTCGTTCAAAACCACGATGACGCAGGCCATCTTGATTCGGTTGACAGAATCCTTAACGTCAAGCTAATCGCCTGCAGAGGAAAGCAGCCTGACATCATGCAATTCTCGCATCCGTTTGCGACCAACAACGATCTTAGACTTGACGAGGACATCAATTGCCAAGGCCAGAAATCATTCTTCGGAGACGCCAATACCGAGATAATGGTTCGTCAGAATCTCATCTCAGCCGGAGCGCCTCAGACCAGAGGAGCCAGACATATCATTCCTCAAGGCCCGATCGGAGTTTCCGGAGGAGGAAACAAAGGCCCCTGGGGCCATTAGAAACAAGTCGGACTGAGAAATCAGTCCGATTTTATTTTTATTTTCCGGAAAGGCGTGTTATCATATCGGCGTGGAAAACGAAATATCATTGACGAATGTCGAGCTTACCCCGCAGCAAGAATCTGCGGCAGACGCTATAAAAGCCTGGTTCTTAGGCCCTAAGACCGGATCGCATCAGACTTTTACTTTGGCCGGATATGCCGGAACCGGAAAGACGTATCTCATCGATTACGTGATTCAATACGTTCTGAATCTCAAACCATATGAGGTTGCTTTTGCCGCCCCGACCGGAAAGGCTGCCATGGTCTTGGGTTCAGAAAGGCCGGGACGCGCACACGATCCATCGGCTGATCTATCATGAGGAAGAGAGCCAATACGTCACAATCACAGCCGGAAAGCCCGTGATTCACACATCGATGCATTTCACGAAGATCAGATCTCTTCCGTCTGAATACAAACTGATCGTGATCGATGAGGTATCGATGGTATCGCAATACATGATGAACGATATCCTCAGTTTCGGGATCCCGGTGCTATGCTGCGGAGATCCTGGGCAGCTTCAGCCGGTTGCCGCTGATATGAACAGATACATCGCGGCTCCGAATGCGATTCTTAGCGACGTCGTCAGACAGGCGGCGGACAGCCCGATCCTAAAGCTAGCCACCGATACGCGAAGAGGGATTCCTCTTCTTCCTGGGACGTATGGGGACAGCTTGAGAATCGTCCCAAGATGGCAATTGGGGAATGCCGAATACATGAAGCTTCTCACTGAGGCCGACCAAGTCATCTGCGGACGGAACGCCACCCGCAACAGCCTTAACGATCAGATCCGTCAGAATCTTGGATTCGGGTCTGGCGATCCGAAGCCTGGAGAGAAGATCATCTGCTGCGCCAACGACTATTCCGTTCCGGTTGATGCCAACAAGGACTTCTTCCTTATCAACGGATGCATCGGAAAGCTGATGGGATTCACCGTCATCGACGAGCAGAAGAGCCTATGCAAGATAAGCTTCAAGCCGGATTTCCTCGACAATCAGACTGATGGAATCCTTACCGATATGGGCGCATTCAGATCCCACGCATTCGCATATGACGTGGCCCAGAAAGCATACCTCATGCAAAATGGGACGTATGAGATAGCCGCTCCTTATCAGAAGCGCATTCCAGGCGAATCGCATAATGCGTATGCCCAGAGAGTGAAAACCGAGATTCTCAATCGCAAGCGGGCCATGGCCATAAGCCAGATCAACGAGTTTGATTATGGATATGCCATCAGCTGCCATAAGTCGCAAGGATCTGAGTTTGATAATCTTGTCGTAATAGATGAGTCCAACTCATTCAAGAACGAGAAGAATCGCTGGCTGTACACAGCGATCACCAGAGCCAAGAAGACCCTGACGATAATCCTTCCGTAGCAAAAGAAAGCGAAGCGCATCGCACGCTCCGCTTTTTTTTAAATGAAATCCGCTACCGACGATTACTTCTTAAGGTTCTTAAGAAATTCGCTCATGGTCTCAGGCTTAGCTGCGGCTTCGGCCTTCGTGGCTTCGGCAACGGCTTCTTTGGCGGCCACTTTCTCGGCTTTCTTGGCCGCTTTGGCTGCCTTCTTAGCTGCGATCTTTTCTTTGAGTGTCATTTTTGTTTCCTCTTCATCATCGGATTCATCAGTAGCTTCGGTAGTGGCGGTGGTTGAGGCCGTTGTCGACGATGACGCAGTCGAACTCACGACTTCCTCGCCGAGTTCATGGCTGTGCCCATGATGATGGTGATGCTTGCGGTATGCGATGGCACCGGTTGCGATCCCCTCTTCATATGAGCGTGATTTGGATCCAGTCACGATCCACGTAATCACTGCCAAAACTATCACAATAAATGATCCGGACGCAGCGACTTGGGCCGCGGGTGCGTTGATCCCCAATCCGCTTCTCAGGGCATCCCATAACTGGTATTCCCATGCCACGAATCCGAGAACCATGTCATTGAGGCTGGAATCCCCAAACACGGTCGTCACGCCAGAATAATGGACGATTGCCCCGGCTGCGAATAAGACCACGCAGGCCACGAGGACGTCCATGATAAAAGACATCACCTTCCAGAACTTCATTATTTAATGCCTCCGATTGGATACGCTGATGCGATAATAGATTGTTCGTTTCACGAAGGCCATAGCCAGCGCAATTCACATCTCATCTAGCATCGCGCCGCTCGAACAATCTATTATGACTTTAACTCATCGCTTTATTCTTGGTATTTTTGGCATATTCGCGTTCTTTGCGGCATCGACCGCGATAGCGATTTCGACGTCGTCTCCGGCTTCGACCGTGATGGCTGCCGATTCCACTTCGACGGTATCGTCCTATTCGATCGCTTGGATGAACGCCGAGATAGACGGAGATGGGCATCCTGTCATAAAAGACACGAACTACACGTTCTCCGATCTGGCGACTGACGCTTCAGACACCAACGGAGCGTCTCTTATATCCAATCTGGCCATCTGCGTCAAGGATTCCAATGGTGATTTCATCGCATGCTGGTACGACAAAGCGGCGTACTCAATCGACGTATCGACGAAAATATCGACTCCCATAAGCGGGGCCAATCCTTTCATGATCGGATGCGAGGCATATCTCGGATCGGCCGTCAAGAACGACTCCATCAGCAATTACGTTTTCAAAACCCAGACATCCGGAGTCTATTACATCCTGTACACCGCCAAATACAACGATTCGTCTCATTACGCCATGTCTTCGGTCATGAGATCGATCACCGTTGCCGGTACGTCCGTGTGGGATCAGTTCAACTCATTCCTAAGCAAGAACACCGCATTGACGACGTCAGTCGTGGCCATCATCTATTCAGGGGCAGCCACGATCTTCGCCAGAATAATCATGAGCGTGTTCAAGTTCGGCGTCGTCTTCAAGTCTAACTTCGTCACAAAAGAGGACATGCAGGAGTATCAGCGCTCAACGCAAAGCTCCCTCGCGGCCAGCGTTCACGAAATGCAGAACACCGTTCTTGGGGTATGCCAGCATCAGATCGACAAAGGGCTTGAGCCTGTCGCCGCTCTGATATCGACAAAGAATGACATCGACGCCGATATCCAGAAGATCAATATCAAGTATCAGGACTTCAGCGACAGATATGACGAGATCAAGAGAGTGTCCCAGAGCGTCGTGTCGCTTAGCAACCGAGTCGCCAGAATAGAATCGGGCGGAACCGTCAATGAGAACAGCCGACGCAAAGACGTATGAATTCTCGGCTTGCCGGGAATAAATAAATAAATCCTTTAGAGGTGCAATCATGAAATTCATATCTAAGATCCCTAAACTTCTTCACCTGGATCATCACATTCTGCCTGTTCAGCTTGCTGACCATCGGCGTTTGGGATTACGGCGCGATGTACGTTGGATCGAATAACATCTCGATCTATTCCAACAAAGAAGACAAAGTGTCTTATGTCGACGCGTTCGCCTTCTGGGGTAACGACATTAAAGCCAGCGTCACCAGAGAGCCTAGATACATGGTCAGAGCCTGGTCTGGTGCAGAATGGTGGCAGAACGGGACCAAGTGGGCCGACTATGCCATAGAGGCAGTCGTCGGAGCCGTCGTCCCTGTGTTCGCTCCGACATACGAGGTATCGCAGCTCAAAGACTTCTATGTTTCCAACAACGACCAATCCGATCTGACGATCACCATCTCAAAGGAATATTCTTACTCAGAGGATCTTTACCGGCGTCAAGTTCGACTCAACGGTTTCGTCCGCGGCCGAATTGAAATCCGAATACACCGGCAAATCAGACATGTCGACCTGGGTGGTTTATGAATATCGCGAGAGCGCCGAGGATACCAGCGCGTCAGGCCATCTGTGCAAAGTGGTCGTCAAAGACGGCGTAGCCGACGTCCAAGTCGCCAAAGAGCAATACAGCACGAGCGACTCCATGGGCATCGGAGACTGGAAGAAATATAATAAATCCTTCGTCAATAAGCTCTATAAGATCGACAAGTACAACAATCCTGACTATGCGAAATGGGCCAGCAAGTTCCTTACCGAAGACAAGAGCGAAGTCAAGTACAGCGTCGTCGGAGTTTATTCATGCTTCCTTATCTCGTTGATCCTGTCTATCTGGTTCGTCGCCCAGAATCCAATCCGCATCCGTCGCAGCGGAGATGGCTATGATGAGGTTTCCGGCGGGTTCCGCAATCCGTTCGCAGTCAAGACAGATCAGCAGCGCGAAGCCGAGTACGAGGCTCATAAGTGGCGCCGTCATTTCGGGCATAAGCATGACGACAGCAAAAACAATCCCAAGTGAGGCCTAGACAATGAAAGATGATGACGATCGCGAAAACACGTCGCAGAACGAGAAGGATCTGGCCGGATACATCAACGACATCAACAACGTCATCGATGATCTCAAAAACAACCCAGATCCAAAGTTCAACGATATCCCCAGCAATACCAGCATCCTTTTGAGCGGCATCGCAAGCGATACAGCCATCAATTTTCTCTGCTCGACCAAACTGGACGGAGTCATCGACAAGCTATTCGATGCAATGATGAGCGGAGACTATGAGTCAGTCATCAATGGATCGGATGGCCTTGAGCAGCTTCTTAAGAAAGCCGGAATCGGAGAAGGATCGTTCAAAGGCCCGGTTTCAGTGAATATGCAAGCGGCTATTCAGAAATCCGTTGATTCCAAGTCGTTCAACAAAACGAAGAGCAACATCAAGAAAGGCTACCTTGTCCTGTGGAATATGTGGAAGCAAGGATGGAAGATAAAAGACAAAGCCACCCGCAAGAAGTACAACGACGCCGTCTATGCGTACAAGAAGCTTCTAAAAGCCGTCGCCAAAATATACTCGACTCGCAAATACATAAACGATCGGGTCAAATCAGGCGTCAACAGCGCGATAAACGAATCCGAAGATCCAGATGCTCAGTAAGCATTTGGATTTTTTAGGCGCAATCGCAAAAATGGCTTCAACAATCGATTATGATCAACAATGACGTGGATTATGATTGGCTTATAGGAACGGTTATGAAAATAGACTCCGACACCAGAGAGTGCTGGGTTTTCATACCGAAGCTGATGCCAGCGATCTCAGAAGGAACGTTCCGAGAGACCAATCATTCAACGAATTCAGGAAACATCGGAATAGACGAATCGAAGATCAGCATCGATCCAACGGTGGCAAAGGCCAATGCCATCAGATGCCGGGCTTGGGACATGGAAGCGCCGATGCCTGATATCGGAAGCCACGTCTATATCTGGGTCGTCGATTACAATATCAGACTTAGATTCTGGATCAAATGCAACGTCCAAGGCGACTACAAAGTGATCGAATCGGAGCGCAATCCAATTCAGCATCACATCATGATCTCCGGCAAGGACATACCCGTCAGGCTCAACGACAGCGTGTACATCAATCTTCCGGATACCCTTAGTGCCGCTGTCACCCAGGATGGCGACACCAAGACAATCGACATAGGATATGCCAAGGATTTCAAGACATCTGATGAAATAAGGCACGCCATGAAGACTGTAGATTATCTCATGAAATACATCAAAGACAAGATCATTGATGGCATTAGCACGACGGCGATCTCCGATTCGTTGTCATCGGATGCGCTGTCTTCTATTAAGGCATCCGCCATATCGGCGATATCAGCCGAGGAAGACATGACTGAGATAGAAAGATACGAATCAGAATCGAAGTCAAGGATATCCGCTTTGGCGTCGATGGCATCATCAAGGATCTCGCTTGTCTCTTATTATGCGGCGCAGGCGTCGATTCCTTCTACCGCAAGATATTCAAACTCGGCCGCCATCGAGTCCGGATATTCCGAATATGCCTCGGCCATCGCCAATTCGGCATATGCCAGCGTATCGACTCTAGCCGACAGATACCTATCCAATACCGCGACGGAATGCTCTGTCACAGAGCATAGATACGCCGATGTCGTATCGGTGTCGGCAAGCTTGTTCTCGTCGATAGACTCGTCTCAGGAAAATAATAATATTTTCCCGGTCGCGTCGATAAGCGGGCCCTCCGTCACTTACGAGACCCTTCCTAAGATGGTTTTCCTTGGATGGTATCAGACCCCGAATTACGCGGGGTCTCCGGTAAGCGCCGTTGTCTCCTCATGCGATGTGTTCGGTGCGTATATGGGAATAGAATCAATCGGGGCGTCTATCAATTCATCGGGATCGGTGACTTCCCTCAATGTCGCTCTCAGGAACGATCTTGGATCGTCTCTGTCCGCTTATATCTACAACGCATCCGGCACTAGCGTCTCGAGCGTTTCGGTGGCTAACACGGCATGCGTCATATCAGACGTTTCCGCCTATTACACCGCATCATCGGTTTACGGATTGTGCGTTACGGACGGATCTAACAAGGCATATCTCAAACTTCCCCAGCCGTGATCGGATTTCCTAATAGTTAGGTAGCCGCGCGAACAACAAATTATCACTAAAATGCCAAAATGGCAAAGGTAGAGGCAATAAATAAATATGGCAACTCTAAAGAAGCATGACCTTAAGGTTATTGGAGATGATGGAAAAGTGTCAATCTACAAAGCTTATCGCCAGAAGACTTGGCTAGACCATCTTCTGATCATCGTCGGATTCATCGGAATCGTCGTCATGTCGTGGCGAATCGTCACGATCACGTGGGCCGGATCTGTTTTCGGATACTTCATCTGGGGAGCCCATACCGGAATTTGGGATGTCTCAAGCGGCGCTTGGGATAATTGGATCACCACCAACGGGTTCGATATCGCAGGATTATTCACGTACACCACCGGATTCGGCGGAAGCGAATACAATGTTTATGCGTGGGGCGTCATCACGAAAGGAACCGCGATCGTTGGTGGCCAGCTGGCCATGGGCCCGCAGTATTATGCCTTCTTCGATACAGCGTTCTGCACGATAATCCTTATCGGGTACGTCGTTCTGTTGGTCAAGTTCGCCATGTATTGCGTCAAAGACTTCATCGCGCTATGCAAGGAAGGATACCGAGCCATCAAAGCATCTCGCAAAGCCATCAAAGACTCAGCTCACGAATATGCCGATCAGCTCAAGGACGTCGATGTCGAGGAATACGACCGCAAGAAGAAAGCCGAGGCTTCAAAAGAGACCTCTCCGATTGAGGAAGATCTTGACAAAGATGATGAGAAGCCTGCTCAATCCGCTATCAAGCGTCTGCAAGAAGACGACGGAGATCACAGGGATTACGACGAGCCTGAGAAACCAGTAGTCTGGAAATACTCCGCAGAATCAAAAGAGCCTGAGGCGAAGCCGTTCCATGAGGATAAGCCAAAGGAGCCGACAAGACGAAGCGATGTCGTTACTCCTCAGCAGCAAGCTGCCCCGGTTGAGAAGAAAGCGTCTGACATGAGCGATGATGAGCTCGATGCCATGATTTCAGGGGAAGCCAAGAAATAGCCAAAGGCCGTCATAACGACGGCCTTTTCTTTGCTTGCCGCCAAAAACGCCCGGGCAACAATAAATTATCAGCTTTCAACGCAAGATAGGACCACTATAAATGAACACACCTGTAGACACAATTCGATTCTTCCGCGGAACATTGGCCGAAGTCGAAGCCGCGGAGACTATAGACAAGATGTTCTATCTTGCCACCGACACGAAAGAGATCTTCGTCGGCAACGCTGCCGGCAAGAAGATTCAGTACAGCGGCGGAACCTATAAGACAAACAATGAGATCGTTCAGCTAATCAAGGACTACAATACCGAGAACGTCGCCAATCTTCAGTCGCAGATAACCGCTCTCAAGAATGGCGTTGACGCGTCGCTGACCACGGAAAGCGCAGCTGCCACATACGCGACGAAATCGGAGCTTACGACGGCCATAGGAGAAGTTGGCCTCATCGAGAAAACGCTATTCTCAGGTTCGGCTGCCAATGGGTTCATCGATAGCATAACCCTTCCTAGGGCATCTTTGTCCGATAGAAATTCCATCAGAATAATATTCATGCTTAGCGCAGATGCCGACGCTTCGGGGAAATATAATTATTTTTCCGTCACAGCCCCGGTTGGCCTTCTGACTGACGCATCGAAGCAGAATGTGATCCATTGCGCATGCAACTGCATCGGAGAATACGCCAGCGAGGAGAATCCGACCAGTCTGTATCTGATGGACGCGCAGGTCTATTGGAATAACGGCCTTTGGGTCAAAATATGGAAATCCGCGATCGGCTCGGGATCGATCACTGCTCCAGAATACGTATTTCCCACGATAATAAGCGTGGTCGGGGTTAAGTAACATGGCAACGAGCGATCAAATGACGCTTACGTTTGAATCAGATGGAACGAACTCAGACTCAGTCCTCATCAAAGGACCGGTTGTCATAGCAGGAGTAGTCGACGCTTTCTCGAATCTGCCAGCTCCTGTTACCCGCCTCAGACGGAACCGTTACGGTAACCGCCAATGGGAAGGCGTACTCATCTGGGGAGAATCTGACCATGATGGTCAAAGGAGACTCTCCAAGATATTACACATTCGATTGGGACTCAAGCCAATGGATCCTCGTCGTCATCGGATCGCATTCCCATAGCAACATCGAGCTTCTCGATCAGCTTGGAAACATCGACGCCAGCGAATTGGTAAACGCCAAGAAGATGCTGGTCATATCCACCGCGTCTGACGGAGACGGAGAATCGGCGACGTCATCTGGATACAAGCTAAGCTGGGTTGATCTTCCTGACGGGCTTCCGGCGGTTCCTTCCGACATGGCTGGAAAGAACCTTTATCTCACGGAGACGGCTACGGGATCCTATGAATGGACCAACAACTTCCTTCCGTCGCAGACGTTCCAGGTAAAGAAAGTCACAATCAATGCCGGAGATGACACCAAGAAGCTAATCGTGTCCGATGTGCATTATGACGCGTCGCTCGGTGACCAACTGCTCATTTTCGATGGGCATGATTTCATATCGTCTTATACGGCGACGTGCGCGAGCAATGTCTTGACAATCGTTCTGGACGATGCCAGCGGAGACACTTTCGACGCCGGAGAAAACGTCTTGATTCTCGTGATCCGCAACGGAATCACGGGGATAATGGATTCCATAAGCAAAGAATACATCACCAAGCAGGATTTCCTTTCAAGCATCACCAACGGATCTATAAACCTCAATAAATATCTTACCAAGGCTGAGGCGTCAGATACATACGCCCTTCGTCAGCACACGCATTCGCAATTCGCATCGGCCAATCATAATCACGATGGGGTGTATGCGGACTTCTTTCATACGCACAGCGAATACATGACAAAGGCCCAAGCGACGGCTTTGATCGCCGATCAGCTTAATCTTGCCGATGATCTTAAATCCGGAGCGGTAACGACATCCGTTCAGGAAATCGAGTCCGCGTTCGAGGATAAAATAAATAATTTAGTCGCAAGCGTAAACAGCCAGATATCGGCGTTCAAATCAGGATTGAGCATCGATATGATCAAAGACACGGCCGATTCCACCAAGACCCTTTCTGATCGCCTTGGAGAAATGCAAGCCGCGATTAACGCCATATCGTCCATTCAGGCCGATGAGGTTCTCATGCCGACCATCCCCGTTGCTCTCAATTCGAGTTTGGGCGGATATTCCAATGGCGATGTCATAAGCTCAGGAACGACTTTGTCAGCCGTAATCCTTAAGCTATTCTCCGAGCCGAAGACGCTAACTAAGCCTGCCGTGACATGCGGCGTCAGCGTCGCAGACAATGAGATAGGAGTCGGAAGCACGAACGTGGTCATCACTCCTTCGTTTGTCCAAAACGACGGAGGATCCCTCAAGGCATATCATCTTGTTCAGACTTATCCTGAGTCGACGACAGCCTATCCAGATAAGACGCTTGGCGGAAAGTGGGAGCTCGCCGTCAACATAGTCGAAGGCAAATCTATGACGTTCAAGGTAACGGCTGACTACAACGCCAACATATTGACGGATTCTACGACTGGAAGTCAATACGGAATAGCTGCCGGATCATCGTCGTATGAAGGTGAAGTCGATGGCGTTAGAAAGATGTTCGTCGGATACGTTTATCTAACCAAAGGGGCAGCTTTGGCAGCATCAGACATAAGAAAGGCAAAGCATTACGATCTTCCCAATGCCGATCAAGAGCTTAGCGTCGATCTCGTCGATACCGATTCCGATCTGACGAAAGATAGATACATCGTCATAGCCTACCCGGCAAACATTTCCATCGGAGACGCCATAAGCTCGGTCATGATGGTAAAAGAGGGAATCGAAATACTGGATCTCTTCACTGAAGACACCAATAGCTATATCGTCCCGGGACCAGACGGAAACACTTCGTCAGGAACGGCGTATTTCGTGTACACATATAAATTGGACCAGCCGTTCGGCCAAGACGTCGAACTCAGGCTTAAGTTCTGAGGAGGGCCAACTATGGCAGACATACTCGCTTTGAAAGGATACAAACGCAATGGGCCATTCGCCCTCGATGCCAAATCGAAATGGGATACCTATGCCGAGGCTCTCAATTTCGTAAAGACAGACGCTGCGGCTTATCCTGGCATGGTAATAGCCGTGTCAGGCCAGAAGGAAGCCGCGGTGTATGAGGCGATATACGATACCGACGGAACGACGCTTACCCTTCAGGAGCTGGCGTTGAAGAGCAGCTCCATAAGCGACACGCTGAAATCTGAGATGTATACATATTTGAATTCGTATATCACATCAGGAGATTCTTCGACTCTAAGCGAATCCAAAGAATACACGGATTCCAAGATAGCGACAGTCTATAAATACAAAGGATCGGTTCAATCATACGATCTTCTTCCTTTAACCGACAATCAAGTCGGAGACACCTATAACGTATATGCCGCAAACGGGTCAGTCCCCGCTGGCGCTAATTATGCCTGGAACGGAGCCGCTTGGGACTCGCTTCCAGGAACTGTCGATCTCAGCTCATACGCAAGCAAGAAATCAGTTTCAGACGAAGAGGCTAGGGCAAAGGCATCTGAAGCAGCCAACGCGTCAGCAATATCATCAGAGATATCCACGAGATCGTCAGCCATAGCCGCTGAGCAAAAGATCCGCGGAGACGCCGACAATAAAATACAGACTCTCATCGACTCGGAAGCGAGCACCAGATCGGCGGTATGCGCGTCTCTTCAGACGGCGATCGATAACAAAGGCGCGACCGTTTTAGCAAAAACATGGTCTGAGCTCAAATCTTTGCGCGACTCAGGAGGATTGATGCCTGGCCAGAAATACAGAATAACGGACTATGCTTTTTCAACATGCAAGTCCGACGTTCAGTCAGCAGGCCATCAATTCGATCTCGTCGTCACTGCAATATCGGCAAATTCCATCAGCGAGAAAGCGTCGGCCGCCATTCATGACGGAGACGACTATTTCGCAAATGCCAACTTATCGGCATGGGACATAAGCTATTGCATCGACAATGACTGGATGAAATACATATGGGCTTTGCAGGAAGGAAAGTTCGTCAAATGCAGCGCGTTCGGATGGATAAAGGAAACAGGAACCATAACGATTACCGATACCACTGCCGGGACGACATCGTCCGCATATCTTTTAACAAACGACAGCATCGCCAAGCAATACACGAAGATCCTTTCTTCGTATATGCCGGCCGGATCTTCGATATACGGCATCGGAACGACGATCGCCCCGAATATTCTCAAAATAGGTGATTCCTTATTCGTCGTCATCAAAATAGGGGATATCTACGTAGCCGACACCCAGGACAAGTCGCTGAAAGTCGTCGGGACCGAGATAATAAACTCATACAGCGGCAAAGGCGTCATTTACCATATGAGAGATGAATTCGGCAATGAGTGTGATTACGATTTCAAGAACGTCAAATACAAGGGATTCAGCATAAACAATGGAAGCGAATCCGTTGGACTCGATTCTGGAAAATACTATTACACTTTCGATTGCGAAGCCGGATCTTACGATCTGTCCCTAACAGGATCGGAATGCAACAACAACGTCGTCAAAGGAAGCCCGTCGCGCGGATCCACGTCAGAAGACGTATGGATCAATGATCTTAGCTACGACATCTTCGAAAGCACCAAAGGAACCATATTGCTTTTATTCAGCAAGAATGAGATAGGATACGGCAGCATGTACAACATCATGCTTCCGCAGTTTTATAACACGACGATCGGAAACGATTGCAAATACAACTATTTCCATGGCGATTGCTCTGGGCTTAGGATGTCCGATGAATGCAGCTACGTATTCGTTGGCTCAAACAGCGTAAACGAATATTTCGGAAACGGATGCAGCAATATAACTCTGTCCGGGTCAGGAAACATCGAAAATTCATTCGCAGACGAATGCCATGGCATATCAGGAAGCGTCATGCGATATTCGTCATTCGGAAAAGCATGCATGTACATATCTATCGGAGAGGATTCATCAAGCAATTCGTTTGATGACGGATGCTCATACATAGACCTTGTCAATAGCGGAACTTCCGGAAGCATCAGCAACTATCATGTGCATCATGGCGTTTCAGGAACGGCTTCAAGCCATTTATCGATATCGGCATCTCGCGGGCTCGATTATGCCACAGATGTCGTGTCTTCGAAGACGGTTGAAGTCAAGGTGTGAGGATTAAAAAAAATAAAATCCGTCTTTCCCAAGCGGAAATGCCCTCCGCAACAATCAATTATCTCAGTAGAGGCTTATTAACATGGCAAACAGCGATCTGACTAGCGTAAAGCAAGCATTATACAGAACCATATCTCAGAGTGTATCCAATACTGGATCTGAGTTTAAATTGCTGACAATGCAAAAAACGTCTTCGTTTCTCGTCGGATGCCACATCGAGATGACAGCCTCAACAGGATCGTGCAAGCTTTATGTCGAATTATCCGAAGACAAAACGAAATGCGTTCTTAAATCAGTAAGCAACGACAAGACAACGACCGGGATCACCGGGGCGTCATTCTATGTCGTCAGCGATTCGTCATCGTATTCGTGCTATATGACCGTGGCGCCGTCAACGGCTGCCACAACGATTTCCAATATCAGAAAAGAGATATTCTATGGCGTAGCGTCGGACATGACGACGGATGTCTCAACAGCGTCTCTTTCCAATCCCTGCATCGTCAAGGATTCTCTGATCAGCGCTTCCCTTGATTCTCAGAATGCCCCGATAGCCGTTAATAGCATCGTTGGGTCCTCCACGTCTGATCCGACATTCGCAGGAACGGCAAGCTATGCCGTTAATTTGAAGAATGCCAGAGACATATCGGTATCGATCGCCGGGCTTGGATCGTCATCGGTAAGCTTCAATGGAGGAAACAGCGTCCCTCTCGTCATTGACAAAGTCATGGACGTTTCCCATGGCGGAACCGGAGTCGCATCGGTGCCCAGCGGATACGTGCTTGTTGGAAACGGGACGTCTCCGGCAGTCGCGGTCAGCACAACTTCGGCAAACATCGCTAACGCCATAGTCAGACGCGACGCCGGAGGCAATATCGCAGTTGGAAGCGTCACTGGTAATCTCATAGGAAACGCTGACAAGGCAACCCTTGCAGTCAGCTCGAGCAACGTCAATGTGTCTCCTATGAATTCCGCTTCTAAATATTACGTCATCGGCATCGGCAACATCGTCGCTACAAGCTATAACAGCCAAGCCGTTTTCAATACCAGCGCGATCTATGCGGATAGCCTCGGATTGCACTACGACCCTCTCAGCAGCGGAAACTCCGATCAGACTCTGTATATCACCAGATCCGTCCTCGACTCCACTCTTAACACTTATGGCTTAGCATCGTCGTCAAACCGCGCAGTCATATATGACACTTCAACTAATCTTATAAATTCGGATATGAAGTTCAATCCGACAAATGGACTCGGAGCCGTAGCCATAACCGGAAACACCGGCCTATCGGCAGCATCCGTATCGCTGGCAGGAACTGGAAAACTGGCGAATCTGGCGCTTGGCGGAACGCTCTCTGTCGCCAATGGCGGAACTGGATCGACTTCGTTCAGCTCAGGATATCTGCTAGTAGGAAATGGGTCTTCGGCGGTAGGAGTGATCGAAGACACTTCTTCAAATAAGGCAAATACCATCGTCAAGAGAGATGCCAGCGGAAGTATCGCCGTGTCGGCCGTTTCCGGAGCCTTGATTGGAAACGCCGCGACCGCGTCGAAGCTGAACTCTCCAGTTAGCATCGGAGTGTCTATTGCCGGATTATCGGCGTCAACCGTTCAATTCGACGGATCGTCTTCAATCGGACTAAACCTCAACGGCGTCTTATCGGTGGCCAATGGCGGAACCGGGCTTCAGACGCTGTCTGCCGGCCAGCTTCTAACCGGAAACACCGCCGGAGCAGTCGTGTTCACGCCGAAGTCATCGGCTGCCGACGCTAACGCGGTCGTCATCAGAGACGGATCCGGAAGCTTCGCTGCCAACAATATCGTCGCGTCCAGCATTTCAAGCACCAACGTATCGGCGGCTACGATATATGCGAACAACATCATCGTGTCCGGCAATACCACGACTATCAGCAAGAGTGCCATCGCTGTCGAGGATTATGTCATAACCCTTGGATCAGCCAACACGACTTCGCTGACGTCAATGGTTGGATTGCGCTCTCCTAAATATGACGGCACCAATGATGGATTCCTTGGATGGGATGCGTCAGGAACGGCATATGTCGGAGATATCAGCACCGGATTGAACGATGGGTCTATCACATCGGCCATAAACACTCTACAGCCTCTCGCCACTCGAGAGCCGTCTACCTCTCTCGCCAGCTATGGCGGAAATTTCATGGCTTGGGACGTCTCCGGAAACAGAATCGTTCATACGTCTTATAATCAGAGTTCATTCGTTGCCGCCGCCGGAGGAAACGCATCGACAGCCACGTCGTTCAAGAGCGCGTTCTCGTTCGCGATCTCAGGAGCAGGCCTAAGCGGATCCGGGTCTTATGGAACCGGAGACACGTCCATAACGCTATCAGGGACGATTCCTGTCTCGAATGGCGGAACCGGAAACACGAGCTTGACCGCTGATAAAGTCCTCGTAGGAAACGGGACCAGCGCGATTGTGTCTGGACCGGCTTACACGAATTCGAACACCGGATTGGCTCTCGTCCAAAGAGATGCCAATGGCAATTTCTCAGCCGGGACCATCACCGCTACGATTGACGGAACCGCGACTAACAGCTCTAAGCTAGGCGGAACCGAAGCGTCTAAATACTTGCAGAAAGCAGCCATAAGCTTCTCAGGCGGAGTCTTGACCATCACGATCTGACGCTCATGAGAGAAGGTGCCAAACGCACCTTCTTTTAATGCCTCGAACAATCCATTATCGCATGTGCACGGTGGCTTAAACAAATGGCAACTACTAATGAAACCGCATCGTCAACGACGGATTCCGAGATGTCTAATTTCAAGTTGAGGATAGCTCTCCTCAAAATATGGGTTCTAAAGAACGCATCCCTTATAATGAAGATCGCTCTGATCGTAGTTTTGACGGCGTTAGTGCTTTGCATCACGCTTATTCCGCAATTCCGCGATTGGCTCATCGACGTCCGAGGGGATGACGGAGCCATCACTTGGGAGAAGATCGTCGGATACGTCACCGGAGCTTTGTCGGCGCTAAGCACCGCATGGCTTGTCGTTTATAAGGTAAAGAAAATAACCCTTGATGACATCAAGGGTAGCAGCCGCTCAGTAAAAGAGGCGATGGTTAAATACGGATATTACTTCAACAAGGATGGCAAGCTCTGCAAACGCAAAGTAGCAGCCACGGTATCGGATGACGCCACAGCCGAAGAGACCGACAAAGCCGTTGGGATAGACAATGTCTCAGCCAGCGGAGGAATAGTGACCGGGACGATCAGAGCCGCCCAAGAATTGAATACCATAATGAAAGCCAGCACCGAGAATGGCGACACCGTCGAAAGCGTTTCCAAAGATGCCGATTTAGACGCATCCGATGATTCGGCGGCGTCTGATCTGGAAGGATCGCTTCTTTCAGACGAGGCCAAAGCTAAGATCGATGAGAAAGTCGATTCGATATCCGATTCGGCAGCCGAGATCGTCGGGGCATCTGTGGAGAACGCCGATGCCGATAATAAGCTCGGCCTGACGGCAGATGACAAAGCCGATGCCGGAAAAGCCGCTAAATCAGCCGTAAAATCGCTGTTCAAAGACACGTGGGCAGACATCAAATACGGATTCTCCAAGCTATTCGGAAAGAAGACGTCATCGGCGGAGTCATCCGCTGACGACTCCTCCGCAACAGAAGAAACGGCTTCCGAAGCAACCGAAAGTGCATCGTCAGACGTGGCCGATTCCAAAGTTGAATCCGTCGCAGCCGCTGATGTCAAAGTAGATGATGCCAAAGCAAATGTTGATGTAAAATCGGCTGATAAAGCCGTGTCCGACAATAAGGAAGCATCCGTCGTTAAGGAAGAGACTAAGCCAGCGGCTGCCAAGGTATCGACTGGAACTATTTATTCCGCAGACGGAGTTGCCAAGCCAGCCAGCATGGCAGATTTATTGAAGAGCCTTAATAAATGAAAAACAAATCTGATAGCGACAAGACCGTAGTTACGATGACAGCTGATGCGTCAGACGACACGTGGTCGGTAGACCGCGTGTCTAAATACGTCAAGTACAGCGGAAGCCATGTTCTGTTCATCGGAACGATACTCGATGATTATTACGATTATTTCGAGAAGTATCTCACGGATTGCTCGGTTGACGAAAAATTTTATTATTCCCCGGCGGCGTTCGCCGAGAACTATTACGGCACCCCTGGCCTTGATTTCCTCGTGATGTATTTCGCCGGGATACCATCGCTATTCGATTTCGACAAGCCGGTCATCAAAGTGCTTCCTCCCGAAAGGCTGACTGACGTCAATCAGCTTATCGTGGCAAAGAAAGACGAAGTCGAGTCATCCAAGTCTGACCCTGAGTCATATTCGTCGCTGTCTGAATTCACCAAGGTGACGCAGGCATTGTCGTCGGTCAAGAGCTATCGCTACAACAAAAAATAGAGTCAGGGCATGCCGCTCTGACTCTTTTTTAGTGAAGTCGGTACAGCCCGGTTATCGTGCTGTAGGATTGTATGACGTTGAAATACCCATAGGTGCTGTTGTAGTGACCTGGGCTTTCAAGGCTGACGCGATAGAACTTCCCATCGAAATCAGCTACTTTGAAATGAGTGCTGTCCGTCGTCATTCCGTCAGCCCATGCAACAGGGTCGCAGGTCTTTCTCATGAGTATCACGGTAGGCAGGAACAGATATTGGCACGTCAGCGGATTGGAGAAGTACATCTCGTCGTCCGACACCCCGATGAACGCCACCGTGTTGAGCGAGCACCATGCCGGATTGGAATCCGATCCTAGGATCGTCTCCCCGAACGTCGTCGTCAAGAGCGTCTTTATCTCGTTGGAAGTCATGATCTCAAATCCTCCAGGAATATGAACGACGCTATCGAATTGACGTCGAAGTAAGCGTCGGCAAGGGTATCGTCGGTTTCGTCATATCCTGATGGATATACATAAGTGCCATCGGATTGCTTCTCGATGTTTCTCATGCGTATCACCATATTCGGGACGTCGAAATACAGCAGGGCAGTGTCTTTGGTGATGAACTGGCGATTGGACGAAGTCTTGATGGCTATGATGCGAAGATCGCTAGATCGGAACCATTTGCCAGCCGTGATTCCCGCCAATTCGATGGCTGATGAAAATTCAGCTGATGTCATACGCTAAGCCCCACTGTGTATGTTTCTTTGCGATGAGCCGGCGAAGTCCTATAGAACGCAACGACGGACACGTATGGGAAGAACGCGTAATACGTGTATTCCGTCGATCCTGGATAAGCCGGCCGTCTGGTATGGATAAGCTGATGCGCGTCATCGAAATAAACCTGGCATGAATCGCACGGATACACGGACATGTCGCCATCGAGAACGATGGACGAAACCTCAGGCATCGACGTCCAAACTCCGGCGTCTACTCCGAAATAGCCAAGCATCAAATCGATCTGTGCTGCTGTCATACGATGTCCTTGTCGGCTGAGATACATATGATATTTCCGATGTCGTAATAGTCTTTCTGAACGCGGTTCCCATCGTCGGCGTCGACGACGTATGCGTAAACGACTCCGGCGGTCTTGGCCTCGTTTGAATAGATGATGTCATAATGCCCGTGCGCCGGAACCTTATTGACGTCGCTTGAATACTTGTAGCAATTCCATCTTTCCATGAGATCCTTGTCCAAGTCGAATCTGAATCTCTTCGACGTGGGATCCGTGATGAGATTCTCTTTCTTGGTGTCGCTGATAAGAATGACGCTCGAAAGAGCCAGCGCATCCGCGGTGGAATCAAGCCCTAAGACGGTTTCCAATATGTATCTTATTTGTGCTGCTGTCATTTTCTTGCCGCCAGGAAAAAATAAATATTTCCTGAGATAATTGATTGTTGCGGCATAATCTAGTCTTGAACAATGGATTATGTACGATGAACTGCTTGAAAGCCGCAAACCGGCGCTGGACGATGATGACGATGACGAGGATTACGCGCCATCGGCCAGAACCGTGGCCCTTCATGGCGTAAAGCCGCAGACCACGATATACGATGCCTTGCATGACAAGGTGTATTCGGCTTTGTCGAAGCCGGCGTCAAGGATGAAATTCCTCAATGACATCGAGTATATCAAAGACAGCAATTCCAAAGCCCTTCTGACGAACATCGTCGGAGAGCAGGTTTATATCAACAGCCGAGACGAGGCGATGATCCTGGCGGACATCAATCTCGACGCGGCCACTGTGAAAGACGCATATGACTCATCCGAATACTACCGCGTCAAGAGCGCCAAGAAAATGGAGAAGCAGATGCTGTTCGGCCTGCCTCTCGTCATAGCGATCGGCGTGTTCACGGCCCTTAAGAGGGAAGATGACGCCAGAACCGTGTATTTCTTCGCGATGCTTAAGCCTTACTCGAGCGTCTGCAGCCAGAGCTTTCAGAACGGGGTCCAGGAGGATATCATGCTCAAGGTCATCGAAGGGCCCGATATCAGCATGAGGTTCGACATCAAGAAGCTAGGCGACGTCCGCAGGGTCCTTGAGAACAAAGCAGCCATCAGATACGAGAATTACAAGGATATCCTTGCTGGGTCTATGACCGACAAGGAGATGGACGACATCTTCTGCTCTGGAATATACACGGCGACCGCCACTTTCGAATGGAAGATCGCAAGCAAATATTACGATTACATCAAGAATGGCAAGGATAATAATAAATATCTGTCATTTGAGCGCAGCTATTCTACTGCGGTTGACAGCGACGGAAATTCGTCGACTGTTGAGAGAAGCATAGACTCCAATAGCGCAGCCATAGCATCATATGTTCATTCGGCTTCGATGAAATACAGCGTAAGCCCGATCAACGACAAGTTCATAACCATCGCCGCCAGAAGCGGATTCAAGACCGGAACCGATTCGCACGTGTCGAACATCGTCAGGACAGTCGTCTCAGACGTCGACACCAAGCGCCCGGAGCTCGTTCCTGAATTATTCGAATGCCTGCTTGGGGCTTTCCTATACAAAACCAATCCGGCCACCGGGGCCAAATACATGCCAGATGACATCTCGACGATACAATTCATCAAAGAGAGCACCGATATCATCAACGCCGATTCCGGCACCAAGGACGCCAATAAGCTTGAGGCCAAGAGAATCGTCGCCGATATGACCAAGTCAAGCAGCCTGCAGTATAAGAATACGCAAAGCAAGCAGATTGAAAAGTCTCTGCTTATGTACTATTCTTTATTCGTGATGTCCGCCAAGAAGAACGGATACGGAGGAGATTGAACATGAGTATGCCAGCGCCAGTCAAAAACGAGATCGATCTCGTGCCGGATAAATTCAAGCCCAAAGACCACAGCAAGGAAGCCAAGCGCAAAGCCATCGAGGCGATGGTTCTCACGGTGGTCGGAGACATGGACAACAGCAAGCATCAGAACTACGACAGATACAAAGCGATGTTCGACATCATGTCGGACGCCGAATTCTCAGCATGGGCATCCCATATGGGAACCGATCTCGACGCCACGGTGCAGATCTATCAGCTTCCTTTCGAGGAAATGCGCCTTACCCAGATCAAGAAAGCGGCCGATGACCTCAATATTCCCCTCGAGGAATACATCTGGTATCACGACAAGGGGAAGGATGCCATCAGAACGATCACCAAAGTCCCGGTCGGATACATCCACATCAAACGCGTGCAGCAGATGCTTGCCAAGAAGAACAAATACAGCCTTCAGAACGAGGATGTCGATTTCAAGTCAGGCCAGCCCACCGGAAGCGCCAAGGTGGCAGCCATATCCGACGCCGAGGCATTCTGCTTGAACGTCATCAACGCCAACGAAGCCCTCAAGGAGTTCATGGGCCCGCGAGCGGACAACCAAGCCAAGAAGCGAGAGATGTACTCAGACATCGCCAAGAACGGATACGTCATGCTCGACAATCTCAAAGACGACATCGACCAGCATACGACGCTCAACACGATGAATGTTTATCTCATCGCGTCAGGCATCAGATCCGATCTCGTCACAACGGGATTGAAAACGAGATACACCATAGATCAAGATCTCAAGGCCCCGTCAAAGTGACGAGGCTTTTCTTTGGGAAAAAAATAAATATTTCCCTATTGCAAAACGGCTCCGGCAGTAATATCATATCCATGGAAGCAGGTATATACACAAGTGCTAACTGCAAACGAAATAGTAGATGGCATCAACAACGGAGCGTATCCTTATTTCTTCCGGCAGCGAGTGTCTGCCGACCCATTCGTTATGAAGGTCTCTCCGCTCGTTTTCCCGCCTGAGATGCTGAACGAGAATGACTATAATCTCGTCATGGGGTGCGTGCTGTCCCACCGGGATTCGTGGTTCGACATGAAGATCGGAGGCAGCATGCCGTCCGACCAAAGCGGAGACGGCGGAATAGGATTGGCCGTCATATCGATGGATGTGACGAAGATAGGGAATATCAGCGTCAATAAAGATCAGATTATGCCATCCGGGACGAGCAGATCCATATCAGGAAAGATAAAGCTGCAATCTGGCTCCGTGCTTACTTTCTCTATCGGATTCGCAGGCTGCTACGACGGAAAAGACGAAAGCATATTGAAGATCCTTGCTAAGCAGATCAAGGTCAATATGCTTCTTGAGAACGCCAAGGCGTTCATGGTCATGCTAAAAGAAAAGAACCCAAGCATGTATGACGAGGCAAAGCTAGAATTCGTCATGACGTTCGGATCTGAATGCTGGACAACCACATTCGAGCATGCCGACGATCCGGCATTCTGAAACCCAAAACAAAGAGGGCGGCTTAGGCCGTCCTCTTTTCATTCGTCCTTCGTCATCTCGTATATCGCTATCACGCAGTCCTTTCCGATTCTCGACAGCGATCTCGCGGGCTGACCGGCTGCCAGCAAGACGTTTGATTTTGCGAATGCCAGCTTATCGGCTTCGCTGTTCGCTTCCTTTGAGAACACCATTCTGGCGATGACGGTGTCTCCATCGAAGTCGCCTCCGATTGACTTAAGAGGCCAGTTGCCAAGCTTGAACACTCCGACGAATTCATAATATGACTCTGGCATCGGATGCGGATTGCCGGCGTATTTAACATACGGATACTGCTTATAGTGTATCGGCTTAGAAGCAGCAAGCTCAGGCATGATCCTGACCCAGACGTCTCTGGTCTTGATCGTGCTCATGACGTTCATCCTGGTAGGATAGATGTTCTGGAAGTTGGTGACGGGATATCGCGTGACATAGGCATGCTTGTCCGCGACGATGTCCAAGGCGTTCATGAACACGAGGTCCGTGATCGTCATTGGGCGATGCTCGATAGGATTCTTCCCGTCGATGGCGTCCTGCTCAGATCCATAGAGATCCATTTTCGGAGTGAAGAATTCCTGCTTTCCGTCGGCATCGATGAACGACACCGTGATCGGGTCGAACTTGCCATACTCCGACTTGATGTACTTATCGAGCATCTTGTCGACGACGTCCGCCGAATACTGGTTCTTATCGATGCTTCTTAGTTTCACCCCAGGGACATATCCGATGAAGGATATGACTCTGTCATAGAAATCCGTAAGGCTGTTGATGAAGAACGGCTTCGCCATGGAGACAACGCTCATGAGAGGGAAGTTTCCGTATCCGAATCTTGTTCCGGAATCGTCGACGCTCTCGCAGTCCGAACTTAGATTCGCGGTGATCACGTTGAGAACAGACCAGTCGATGGCTTTGCCGAGCATATGCTTTCTGAACATGCTGAACTTGGCTGCGCCTTTGAGCTCATCCGGCTTATCGATGTCAAGCGCCTTTCCGGTGATCGGCATCATCGTTTTCTCGTAGATCATCTCGAGAAGCTGCTGAATGCGCTGCTTGGTCTGGTCTCCGAATGCCTGGAATCCGAATCCTTTCTTGATGGCCGCCGATCTGTTGATAAGCTCCTTGTAAAGCTTATTGATGTCGTCGCCCATCGTTCTGTCTTGGCTGTTCTCGGCCCTGTAATACGGCGGAAGGACAAGCCATTTGTCGACGAACATCTCGTTTTTGGCAAGGGATTTCAGGAACATCACGCGCGTGCGCTTATCGATGGAGTCTATGTCAGATGGGTCTGAATCATCGGCGGTTCCGTCCATCCAATCGAATTTTTCGAAGTTGGCATAGAAGAAATCGGTTCCCGTCAAAGCCCCTTTCTCCGTTTGATCGACGTATTTTATGCGATGGTTTCCTTCGACTATCGCGTACTTCTCTCCTCTCAGAATCGACTTGTAGGCACCCATTCTTCCATTGAGCATCGTGTAGACGACCGGATGAATGAAATGGTCGTTGAGATTGATGTATCCGAAGCGGTTCTTGCGATCTTTCTCGGTGATCCCGAAAATATCATAGGAGAATAGGCCGCTCGGAGTGTAGGTTCCGTCCGACATGAAGAATATCGGGTCGGTGACCTCTTTGCAGTGATTCTCTTTGATGAACTCGTTGATGTCGATGATGTCTAAGCGCATTGTGATGATCCTTGGAAATTATTTTTATTTTTCCCGGCTACTTGCTGATGAACGTCCCAGATGGGCCACGGACTACGGATGCGTCCAGAGACATGATCTCGTCGAATGATATGGCGTGCCAAACTTTGTAGTTTGCGTCCGAGGTGTTCCCTTCGGCGTCGGTGAACACTCCGTTTATGTATGATCCGACGGTTACGAGCAGCGCCTCATCGGCCGTGGAGAACTTGATCATCTCAGTCGAAGGATTCGGGTAGTAGCTGGCATCCTGCCCAAGGGCGACTATCGTGATGTTTTTGGGGCTGAACCATTTGTCAACGGTGTATCCGCCGATCGAAGACAGCGCGTTAGTTATCGTAGTTAAAGTCATTGTTGACACCAGCCTGTGATTAGTTATAATTAATTCGCGGAGATAATTCATTGTTCAAGAGGCTTAGTGCCTATCGGGCAATCCATCGAATCTTGCGCACTGATATCACAAAGGAGAACACTAATGAGTGATTATCTGAGCGAATTGAGAAGCACCATCCAAGACAATCCGGCGTCTTTCGGCTACACGCAGAAAGACATCCTGATCAAATCAGGAATCGGCATCGTCGACTATCTTAACGGCGAAATTACCGTTAACGACGACGGATCGACCGTCGAAGCGGTCGGATTCGACGCCGGCAAGGCGATCATGATCGTCGGAAAGGCAGGATCAGGCAAATCGTCGCTTGGGATCCAGATCGCCACGAATATCATGAAGAATTACGAGAACAGCGATCTCTACATCCTTGACTATGAGCAATCGAACAAAATCGAGCGCGTCCGCAATATCAGCGGATTGTCTCAGGACTATATCAATAAGCACGTCCTTCTTCTTCAGACCGGGATCTACACCGAGACCGTTTTGGCCTTGGTCAAGCAGATCTACGACACCAAGAAGAAATACGCCGATGAGATCATGATCGACAATTGCGATGGTCTTCGTGACAAAAACGGAAAGGTAATCAAGATGTTCCCGCCCACTTTCATCATGATCGATTCGTGGACAACCATGATGCCCAAAGCCGACATCTCAGACAATGGCGGAGTGATTGATGGCCAGACCATCGGCGGACGCACGGCTCAGGTCAATAAGCAGGTTCTTAAGAAGATCCTGCAGCCGTGCCTTGAAGCCAATATCATCCCGATCATCATCAATCAGCTCAGCGCTAATATGAGCATCGGTCCTATGCCTGCTGAATCGCAGACCAGATTCCTCAAGAACACTCTCACCATCCCTGGCGGCAAATCGCTTACCTATCTCGTCAACACGATCATGATGATCGATGCCGGAAGCAAGCTCGAGCCGACCGAGAAATACAAGATCAAAGGATTCGAAGCCAACATCACGCTCATCAAATCCCGCAACTCGTCCGGCGGACGCGCCGCGATGATGATCTTCGACCAAGCCGAAGGATTCGACAACGACCTGTCGATGTTCGAGCTCATGCGCGCCAACAAGCAGATCGGCGGAGCTGGCATCGGCATGTACATCAATGGGTACAACGATGAGAAATTCAGCATGGCCAATCTCAAAGACAAATTGCTGACAAGCCCGACGCTTAGATCTAAGTTCGATGCGCTTGGGCAGTCGCTTCTCAGCGGGTCGCTCGAGGTTTCGTCAAAAGTATCGATGGCGAAAGCCACCGGAGCCAGCAACGATGCCCAGGCCGCGATGGCCGCCCTCGATGCGGCTGTCTCAGCCGACAAAGACGCCGATGACGATGATAAATAAATAAGGCACAGGAGCCCATCATTATGGAAGACAACAAGAAAGTCGATTCTAAAGCAGCCAATACGAGCGCTAAGCAGGAAGGCCCGACCGTCACGTTCGAGTACACCATCCGCGAAATGTCCGATGGCGAAATCAAGGTCCTTCCGATCACCGAAGGGGCGACCGAGCAGGATGTCTATCAGCATGTCGAAGACATGGCGAACAACATCCACTATCAGCGCCAGGCTGTCGCGATCATGCCGTACGTCACCAAAGCCGCCCAAGAAGCCGCTCGTGACGCAGTGCGCACCGTGTTCGAAGTCCTTCAGGCCTCTCAGGCCCAGAATTCCGGCAACGCGGGAAAGTGACATCGACGATGCCATCAGTCTCCGAGCTTGAGAAGCTCGTAAATAACAAAGTGGAGTCATGGGGGATCTCCGACATCACGAAGATCCTCGAGATGGCCAACTCCGGAAACGACTCTGTGATGAAGTGCTTTTCCGATCATTCCACGATAGCCGATATCTGCGGAAGGGGAAGCCAATCAGCCAAAGACTCATTCGGCCCGATCCTCGCATTGTCAGATGTCATCAGAGGCATCTCGGCGGTCGAGAAGAGACTGCGCGCGTTCCAGGGCGATGGCGACAGAAAATCGCTGATATCCGATCTGGAGGCGATGATGTCAGATCAGGACATCATGGTTCGCTTGCCATCTTATTTGGCGGCGATATCCATGTTCTCCGATTATGACGTCAAAGCCAAATACGCCGTTTCCGTAAGCGAAGACCTCAAAGCCATCGAAAGCAGGCTTGAGGAAATCCCTCCCGATTCAGGCCATGACGCCGCTCTCAGGATGCTGGATCTCATCTATCCGCTGAGGACCAAATGGTTCTACAGATACGGGGATGATCCGATGCCGGCGGAATCCGACGCCAAGCTTAAAGCCTATCAGGCCAAAGTCGACGCGTTCACGCTATTCGTCAATGAGGTTCAGGGAAATAAAATAAAATTCCCAGATCCGCATAAGACTCTCCATGACCTCGGAGTTATCGATCCGGCCGACATAGCCAATCTGCAAAGCAGCAAATCAGCTGCCAGGAAGTGAATTAGATGAGCAAAGATCAAAAGACATACTTCGATTTCCATAAGAGCGACAATAAGGGCAACCCTCATTATTTCCTTACTGAAGAGCTCTTGGTCCCCCGTGATAACTGCTGCGACACGCAGCGCATTAACATGTTCTCGAATCATCTCAGCCAGTTCGTCCATCTCGTCTCCCCTGAATATCCGAAGGTCTTCACCAATTTCGAAAACCAGGTCGGCGAATACTCGGTCGCATGCAAGAAGGCCAAAGAGGATTTCGTCATCATCGACAAGATCGCCAAGAATCAGCTTAATTATGACTTGATCGTCCAATACACCAAATCCAAGGTGTATGACATCATCCATATCCGCGCGGCTGATCATATCACCGAAGACTATGGCGCCGCGTTCATCGATTGCGTCAAGCCTAATTCGGTTGGCGACACCGTTAAGGAAGGATCGACGATTTACAAGACGTCGAACTATCTCGACAACGGATGCTATGGGTATGGAGTCAACCTCAAAGCGGTTTTCATCCCATATCTCAATCGCACGTTCGAGGACGCGATCGTCATCAGCAAATCAGCGGCTGAGAAGCTTACCTCTTACAAGGTCGAGCAAACAACCGTCATGGTAAGCACCATCGACGTCATGCTCAATCTGTATGGCGATGAAACCACCTATAAGTCGTTCCCCGAAGTCGGCGATATGACCGGGGAGCATGTCCTTGTGGCACTGCGCCGCGAGAACAACCGAAACGTTCTTTATAACTTCCAGTCGGACCGCATGAGACGCATCGACGAAGACAGCGATCAGATCATCTACACCAACGGCGGCAAAGTCGTTGACATCGATATCTGCTCGAACGTCGACCTCGATAAGCTCAAGTCCGGCAAGAACGACTTCTGCAAAGAGGCGTCGAAGGTGATCGAGGAGCAGAATTCCTACTACACCGAATTGGCGCACGCTCTCGAGAAAGTCATCCCGGTCGCGACGGAACGCCAGCTTATCAACGGCATGACCGCCGCCGAGAAGAAAGCCTACGAGGCCGAGAAGAAGGAATACGGGGCTTCGTATAAGCATCCGCTTCCTAAGAGACTCAATCCGAATCAGTACACCGACGAGCTTGGATTCTATTGGAAGAAAGCCCATGAGTACATCGATCCGGATATCAAGTGGAAGGATGATCAGAGAGTCTTCGATGGGTTTAAGATGACCTTCACGATCCTCAAAGAGAATCCTCTTGTTCCGGGGTCAAAGCTTTCCGGAAGATACGGCAACAAAGGCGTCGTTTCCCTCATCGAAGACGATGACAAGATGCCGATGACCGAAGACGGAGTCAGAGCCGATGTGTGCCTGAACAGCTTAGGCATCATCAACCGTCTCAATCTCGCTCAGATCCAAGAGCAGCATATCAACTTCATGTCCGATCATGTCGTTAAGATCATGAAGGGATTGGATAACCTCGGAGCCAAAGCGGACGTCTTGTTCGACTACATGAAGTCCATCAATAAAACCGAATATGACTTCTTCTATTCTCGGTACGCGACGATGAGCCGCGCCAAGAAAGAGGAATTCATCAAGGACATCGAGGACAATGGCATCTACATCCATCAGCCTCCGTTCTTCGGAAACACGACGATGCAGCAATTCGTCGACATCTTCGAGAAGCATCCGGAATGGTGCAGCCTCTACAATATGAAAGGCATCGAGCGCAAGATGGTGCTCGGCGACATGTACTTCATCAGATTGAAGCATGAGCCTGCCAACAAATCAAGCGCGCGCTCGGCCTCCATACTCAACATTCGCGATCTGCCGTCAAAGTCCAACCTCAAGAAGGACAAACGCCAGCTGGTCGCTTCCACCCCGATTCGTCTAGGCGAGATGGAGACTGACAACCTGATGCTAACGAAGCGAGGCGACATCGTCGCCAAAGAGCTCCGCGAGACGTCATCTTCCCCGGCAGACAGAGAAGCCCTTATCAAGGCTTTGCTTGAATCCGAGGATCCGATGAACGTTTCCATCAAGATGTCCGGCGACAAGAACATCAACCGCAAGACCTTGGACAAGTATCTCGAGATCCTTGATCTGGCCGTCGATGACGAAGAGCTGTCTTCTCAAAAATAGCGCTGGGGATATATGATTCCAGTGAAGCTAGGAAGACGTTAATCCTACTAGCCAGCCTTGAGCCAATAACTCAAGGCTTTTTAAATGTATACGAAACAGTTAGGGAAATTATTTATTTTTCCCGGGAAGGACAAGTCATGAAGACACAGAACAACCAGCCAAGCCAGTTAAGCGGCGTGAACTGGAAGTCAGTCAAAGAATGCATGCATAGCCTTGCTCGATATGAGCATGCGTCGTTTAACGGCGTGAAGTACGATCTGTCTAACGGCGTGGCATACGAATGCCATGGGTACAATCTCATGGGATCTGGGTCAGTCATCGTCACCGGTCTCAACAGCTCTCAGAGCACTGGCAAATGGGATCACTTTCTCGTGAGCACCAACAAATACAGAGTGTTTGAATTCAGGGAATCCGGAAGCACGGGAAGGCGTGAAACCGGAAGATTCCTCGTCCTAATGTATTGCCTTGGCAAGAACTACGCCATTCTGGCCACGATGAACCATACTGAGATAACGATAGGCAACAAGATATCGGAGCATGTGACGTACGCCCCGATCGGCAGATACGTGTTCTCGTCATGCAGCGGCGATCCTAACAGCGTCGATAACATCACCAAAGAGCTGCATGGCTGCGATTGCTGCTATGGCTACAATGACTATGGCTGCGGATTCGATGTCTATGAGAATGCCAGAAAGAAAGCGTATGGCCTTAAGCCATCCGAATTCTGCACTCCCAGGACGAAGCCGAAGCCGACTATGACATCGTCGAATACTAAATCCGCGAATCCGTTTAAGACAAAGCGGAAATGATCCGCTAGAAAGAAGGACATGTATCATGTCAGTTCAAGAATCATCCAATCCTGCAGTTGAAGGAAGCGATACGATCTGCTTCCTTGGAGACAGCATCACAGGCGGCCTCAAATCAATAGTATTCTCCAAGCAGGCAAATCGGGTCTATTTTCAAGGCGTTGAATCAGCGAAAGCCATGACTCCGTCTGAGCTTGAGTCAATCAATTCAGGCATCATGGTCGATAATCGCAAAGACTTCATGCTGAAATGCGAGAAGATCTTCAATTGCCAATATGATCAGTTTTTCCAATCGTTTATGTGCGGAAGGTACTTCCTGCTTATCAACGGAAGCAACGAGGCGGTTTGCCTATACAAAACCGAGAATGACGACGTCGCCAAAGAGCTTTGCGGAATCATGGGATTAAGCAAGCGCGAATCCGACGCATTGATCGCCGCGCATGATCAGCTTGGCCTAAAATCATGCGAAGAAAATCTGTCATACTACGAAAGGAAAGTCGAATCCCGCGGGCACTTAAGAGGGCAGTTCTTCTTCATGCCTCAGATCGTATCGGTCTTTCTTGCGTATGCGGATCTCGTCAATAAGAAAGAAATCATTTACAGGCAGTATCAGATCAAGAAGCCGAATGGCAAGACAAGAGACATCGTCGCTCCGCATGAGGAAATCAAAGTTCCTCTTCAGGATCTGAATAAGGTGTTTCAGCGCATCTTCGACAAGACCAACTCCAGCTTCCAGGTAGCGTACAAAGAGAACAAGAGCATCGTGGACAACGTCGACCCTCATAAGGATAACGACTTCGTCTTCAAGCTTGATTTCCATCACTTCTTCCAAAGCTGCAAGCGTCAGCTCGTCAGCGACAAGATCAAGTTTCTGTTCGCCAACGCGCCTGATCCTGAAAGAGCCCTAAACAGATTCCTCGATATGATTCTGATCGATGACGCGCTTTTCATCGGGTCTCCGATCTCTGGCACTTTGGCCAACGCCATCATCGCCAAGCCGGTCGCCTATATGCGCAATATGTGCGCCAAATGCGGAATGGCCTTCACGGTCTATGCCGACGACATGACGATGAGCTCCTATAAGTTCATCGTTCCTGACGTCGCGCTCAAGATCTTCCAGAAGGCGTTCATCGTATGCGGATTGGAAAGCTACTTCACCCTCAATATGGATAAGGTCTATGGATGCACGAAAGACAAGCGTCATGTGACTGGGCTGTCTATCAACGACAAGAACCAGATCACTTGCAAGCGATCGCTTTACGAAAGCATCCGCCAGAAGGTTTATCTGCTATCCAAAGATCGCAAGATCGAAGGAACGATCGATCAGCTGGCTGGCCAAATCGCATATGCCGGAAATGTCGATAAGTCAGGCAAGATCGAGCGTCTTCTGAAGAAATATCCTGACGTTATGACAAGATACAACTTCAAGATGCCCGAAGCCAAACCCTCCAAGTGAATTTCTAAAGACAGCCTCTTGCATTCAGCTCGCATGACCGCTATAATTTATGCGTACTGAAAAGAGGCTGTCAAGCCACTTGGGAGCTATTAAATGCAAAATCTTCTAGCAGCGTATTCTGATTCAAACCCAGAGAGATTCAACCACGATTTTATTTTATCTCGTTCAAAGGATGAGAACGTCGTGTATATCGAGGACATCTTCAAGTCCCTCGAGATTCTCCCTGAGATCAAAGTCCGATCCGTCACGCTGGAAACCGACGAAGAGTCATTCGGACCTATCCGATCTCAAGGGCATTATTACAAGCCTATCACCGAGAGCCGATTCGATCGCATTCACTACATCGTCGACATCAAAGGCCGCGACAAGCCTATCGACAGATTCATCTTCGTCAACAAGCTTTTGGACGATTGCTTCTATGAGAACGAATCAGTCAGATTCTTCCCGATCTATCAGATCGTCGACAATCTTTCCTACAGCACCGAAAACGGCGTGTCGATCAAATCGCTGCTCATGCCTATCACCCTCATCTTCGATGGGATGATGGATGCCAAAGCCGAGATGACCGGAACCGTGGTCGAGCGCATACCCGTGTATGACGCGCTGCTGTTCTCAAAGAGAGTCTCTCCGCTATATTACTTCATGACGAGATACGCGTTGGAGTCGCTTGACGCCAAAGGCATCTCGGCATTCGATGACTTCGCGGTGTTCGAAGCCTATAAGGATCCGAGCATCATCAAGAAGATGACGGACTTCTTGGGTGTCGACTTCAAATTCGGTCCAACCGCCGAATCCGTGATGGGCGACGGACGAGAGGTGTTCTGCCTGAGATCAGACAAGAAAGACGGAGTGTTCTTATCGGTGAAAGCGTCAGACCTGTCCGATCAGAAAACCAAGATCGTTCTTGGCATGATCCTCGGCTCGAAGTCCGACGTCAAGAAAAAGAAACTGTTCTTCACTTATGACGATATGACCTCTCCGTGGTTCTGGGTTGACAAGACCGCCGGCTTCTTCAGCAAACTTACCGATGCGTTCAAACGCTTCGAGAAAGTCAAAGCGGTTTATGTCTCGCTCGGAAGATTGATCGACTCCGCCACTCAGAGGACGATGCCGATCGCGGAAGAAGACAAGAAAGACATATTCTGCATCATCAGATATCTCATGTTCAACTTCCAGACGCTGTTCAACAGCGACTCTCAGAATCTCGACAACAAGAGAATCCGTCTGTATGAGTACATCTTCTATCCGCTGAGATCCTACTTCAGCCAACAGATCTTCAAGGTCATCAACCAGCCTACCCGCAACGTTCAGACATTGGAGAAGATCTTCTCTGGCCTGACGCCGATGTTCATCATCAAGAAGCTGGTCACCGGAGAATTGCTGCGATACTACAACGCCACCAACGAGATGAATCTGTTCAGCGCGTTCCTGAAAGTGACGTTCAGAGGCCCGCAGGCTCTAAGCAAGAGCGTGTCGATCACCCAGCGAGACCTTCATCCGAGCTACACAGGAAGATTGTCTCTGGTCAACGCTTCGGCTGGAGATCCTGGGACAAGCTCGGTGATGACCCCGTTCGTGACCATTCACGAAGGCGGATACTTCTCCGAGCAGCCTGAGATCCTAAAGGAGCAAGCCGAAGCCGCCAAGGCCAAGGCCGATCAGGAAAATAAAAAATAATTCCGCGCTTAAACGCAAGTCCAGATGGCGAAAGCCGTCTGGATTTTTGCTAGAAAGGAAACCGCGATTATGCGCAAATGCGACGTCACGATGAAAGATATCGTGAACATGAGATACGACGACGTGCTAGGATTGCCGAGATTGATCAAAAGAATATCATGCGAGATCCCGGCCGGACGCAGCATGATCGCCTCAACCGGATTCGAATTCGGCCATCAATTCACTTATGGGAACTCCTCGGACGATGCCGCCATCAATCTATACAACATTGACGACAATGGCGACAAATCAGGCGACAAGCATATTCGTTGGAGGGTGTTTTCCAAGGGAACCGTTAGAAAAGCCTATTACATCCCATATTACAAAGACGGATGCTTCATTCGCGGCCAAGTGATCATGTACGGACGAGACAGCAAAATAAACCGAGACCGGATCCTTGGATGCTCAGAATCATCGATAGACCGATCGACAAGATTCTCATTCTATCCTATGCAGGAAAAGCAAATCTATTCGATCGTGTCTAAATTTATAGCTTCAAATAGCATTCTTTTCGATATCGTAAAATTCAGCAGCTTCACAGTCGTAGACTCCAAGAGCAAACCCTGGGGATACAAGAACCCTCACATATTCAGGTTCATGAAAGGGATGCGGGACCAGATCGTCATTGTTTTGACGACCGAGTATTCCAATATCTCTAACACCGCCGCATATGACCTTCCTGATTACCCAAAGACATTCAGTCTGTCTCTGATGTATAAGAAAGACGACTCGGATCCAGCGTTCGTAAGCTGCGCCTACCGAAAGCCAGACATCGATGAGATGTCCAAGGTTCAAAGGAAATACCTCGATAACTATTGGAGCCAGTACTTCGCCGGGTATCTTTGTCTGCTCGACCAATCAGATCTGCTCGAATACAATATCAAGCTAGCTGTCAAGTCAATAACCGAAAACGATGACTCCTTCGCTTATATCGACGAAGCGTTGGTGTATTTGGAATTGGCTGGGCTCGCCCCTCATCAATCAGATGATCCGTCTAAGCGCATGACTGAGCTTACGGAAAACAGAAACATGTGAAGAAAGGAATCCTTATGCTGACAAGAGAAACAAAAGACGCTAACGACAAACCAAAACGCGACTGGCTGGAAATAGCCGAGATCGTTCTTATGATGGCCGCATGCGCCGTGATGGCAGTCGCATGCGTCGCATTCGGATATGTCATCGTGAAAGGGGTGATGTCTTGATGCGGCGCTCTAGCATTCTATATCTGTCGAAGATAGCCCCAGACAACGGAAAGCGGTATTCCGCTTACTGCAAGCACATCGACTACATCAGCCAATGGTGCTTTTACACCGCTTACGGAGACCTGGTGCAAGACGATGGCGATACCGGCAAGACCGTTGAGAAATTCGTCAAAGGCATCAACGAATACGCCGGGATGTCTCCTAACAGCCAAGACCGAGCAGTCCTAGTCGGAGGGGTTGGCCATCCTCCGTACTATATCTGTATCTCGGCCAGATTCATCGATGCCTATCTGGACGCCAGATATCAGGAGATTCAGAGAATATTCAGATCGTTGACAAGCAAACAGTACATCAAGGGCTCAGCCAATTTCGACAAACTGGTTGATTATCTGAAATGCACAGGAGGAATCCATATTTTCGAGATCCAATCTGACGAGCCTAACTACAAGACCGCCATGGATTATACGTTTGAAGAGTTCCTCAGATTGTTGCGATCGGATATCTATTACCATCGCGGATCCAATACGAAAACGGTGCCAAACGAAAGCATCAATCTGTATGTGTACGGATCAGCCTTTTATACCTATTGAAAGGAGATATTATCATGAATCCTAGTCTATTGAAAGATCTTGATCCTGGGTCATTTCTCAAGATCAAGAAGCTATACGTCACCTGCGTGTCATCCGGAGAGGATCTCATGCAGCCGGCATTGCTTGAGCCAGGAATCAATCTTCCGATTCCGAAGTATCTCATAAACAAAGCCATTTCGGCCGACATCAGATACAACCGCAAATCATCGGCAGTGGTGTCATTCATGATGCCGGAAGGGCGCAACATCTGCGTCTATTACTCCGTCACAGATGGCAAAGGCCGTCTTGCCAGCGTGGACGTCGGAACCGACGGGATGTACTATGAGATTAAGAAATGCATCGTCGACACTCTGACGAACAGAGGCTTCTTCAATTTCACGGAGGCGTCCAGGCCATTCACCAGCTGCTACGTGTATACGACAAAGCTCATCCGAGAGTCTCTTATCCGAAACGGAACCGTGACTCCGTGGATAGAGAAAGTCAAAGAAAGATATGCCTGCAGCAGGGAGCCTGAGATCCATTTTGGCTGGAAGTATTCCGATGGCCGCAACGTCGGCCCTCATGAGCAAAAGAACTCATATATGTACAGCAACTTCATCACGGTGTACGGCGAAGAAAGTATCAAGAACGCGGTAAACGCTTTCAAGGATTTAGTTCCAAAAGAGGTTTACGACTCTATGTACCTAAACGCCAGCATCTGAAACGATCCGGAAGCCCGACAGCATCGGCCTTCCGGATTATTTTTTTATTTCCCGAATCGCCGAACAAATAATTTGTGCAGATATGGCGTTACTATAGTGGTCACTTCGACGAATACCATCTGGCAAGCATTCCTTGGTCTGATGGCGCCGCCGTTTACCTCCCTAAGATCGATTTCGTCAACGCCAACTCTCCAAGCACATACTCGGCATTCGTCAAGATGAGCAAAGCCATGCGCGACAATTACATCACCTTCAATTTCAACGGAACTAGCGTATACGCGCTCACGCAAGCCGGCGTAAAACTCGTGTAACCGTTTTCTGAAAACACTTACATACTGTCAGCTGCCTTGATAACGCCCTATATTGTAATGTCCGGATAACCAATCCGGGCCAATTACAATATAGCCATTATCGAGAGGTTAACACAAATGCTAGATGTAAAGTATTATGAATTAAAAGGCGTCGTTCATGGAGACGGATTCGTCGACAAGACGAAATACGTCACCAGAACGATGGCCGACAACCAGGTTGAGAAGCTTCTCTACAGAAACAATCTCCAGGTTGAAGACGTCATTCAGGTCAGCAAGCATGTCAAAGAGTACTACTGCGGCGACAAGTCAGCGTTCTGGGTCAGTCGGGTCGTGAAGCATTATGACTCCATCTGACGATGAGATGATGCTTGCCGAATTCCTGGCCGGGACTGATCGCTGGGCGGCGATGTTCCCGGACGAGAGGAAGCAAGCGGCAGAATCTGCGAAAGATCTTGCCAGCAGATTAGGCTCTACGCCAGAAACCATATTCGATGGGACTCCGACCAAGAAGTTCTACGAGCGGTTTCTAAAGACCGGAAAGACTCTTTGAGAATAGAAGCGACAGCGATGCCGCTTCTTATTTTTGCAACTAACGCTTGACCCTGAAGCCATATGCACCTATAATAGTCTCAGATATCGAAATCGGTATCAGGAGAACCTTATGAAATTATCAGTCATGTCAAACGAAACGATTAAGCTTAGCAATGAGCTTAGTTTTGGCATGCCGGAGAATAAGGCGTCCTCGTATACCGATAGGCATTGTGATTGGCAGCGCGCATCAGTCGGCCCAAAGACCGCGGATAGATCCGTAACCAAATACGATTGCCTAATCGCTGATCAAAGCTCTTCGCAAGCGACATTGCGGTAAGCCCTGACTCCGATAATCAGTAAGCAATCGCGGACTCTAGCCCGCGGGGTATAAATACACAAGGCTGATCAGATTCAGTCTGCCAGCAAGGAATCCTTTTCCTTAGCCGGAAAATAAAAATTATTTCTCGTGGTTCGTTGGCGAAACGGGAACGCATCAGGTCGCAACCCTGACACGACTCCGCTCGACACGGAGACGAACCTCCAATATGCCCACTTGGTCCAGTGGCAACGACGGCTGACTGTAAATCAGCTCCTTCGGGTTCGGTGGTTCGAGTCCATCAGTGGGCACCAATATATGCAAGTGTAGTACAACGGCAGTATGCCGGCTTCCCAAGCCGGTGACACGGGATCGTTCACCCGTCACTTGCTCCAGATGCTGGCATGGTCAAACGGTATGACGGCTGTCCGCCAGACAGCCTGCACGGGTCCGACACCCGTTGCCAGCTCCAATACGGTGGCATGGTCTAACGGCTATGATGCTCGCCTGTCACGCGAGCGGTTCCGGATCGTCCCCGGATGTCACCGCCAATATGGGTCTCTAACACATGCGGTAGTGTGGGTGACTGAAAATCACCAGAAGCTGATTCAAACGCAGCGGGGCCCACCAATTCAATGGGGCTTTAGCTCAGTGGGAGAGCGCCTCCATGGCATGGAGGATGTCGAGGGTTCAAATCCCTCAAGTTCCACCAATGTAGAGACTTGGCCGAACGGTAAGGCAATCGGTTGGAAGCCGATCGAGCGATCAACATCGCGAGCAGGTCCGACTCCTGTAGTCTCTGCCATCATCGGGCTGTGGCCCAGCTTGGACTACGGCGCTTGCTTCGGGAGCAAGACATCGCAGGTTCGAATCCTGTCAGCCCGACCAATATGCCTCCTTAGCTCAGCGGCAGAGCAGCGGTCTCTTAAACCGTGGGTCCGGGGTCCGAATCCCCGAGGGGGCACCAATTACTATCAGATTCTCGACGTAGATCAATGGACAAGATCGGCTCTCCCCTAAAGAGCAGGTTCTAGGTTCGAATCCTAGCGTCGGGGCCAATGCCCAAGTAAGCCAGCGGACAGACGGAAGTTCCTCTAAAGCTTCAGGCAGAGGTTCGAATCCTCTCTTGGGCGCCAGATGCTTGCTTGGCGCAATGGAAGACGCAGCGGACTCAAAATCCGCCGGGAAACCTTCAGGGTCCGAGTCCCTGAGCAAGCACCATTCATGTGGAGGATTACTCAAACGGCAAGAGGCCTGTTCGCTAAACAGGTAGCGGGTAACTCCGGAGTTGGTTCGACCCCAACATCCTCCGCCATCATCGTGATGTCGTCTAATTCGGCAGGACACGTGCCTTGGGAGCACGGAATGAGGGATCGAAGCCCTACATCACGACCATTATAGTGGGTTGACCGAACGGCAAGGTATCGGCTTCGAAAGCCGACGAACGGGAAACCGCGAGCGGGTTCGACTCCTGCACCCACTGCCATTTGTAGAGGGCTGGCCGAGCGGCAAGGCATCGCGTCTGAGGCGCGACGAAGGACAGCATCCTGGGCGGGTTCGACTCCTGCGCCCTCTGCCAAAACGGGAAATAAAAAATAAATTCCCCGCGACGATCCGATCCGATACGATATGGTCCCATAGAACAGCGTATTGTTCGCCGGGTTCTCAACCCGGAGATCGAGGGCAGGCACCTCATGGGATCACCAATGGTCGCTTAGGCAATCGGCAAAGCCATGGGATTTTCACTCCTATATCAGCGCGATCGACACGCGCAGCGATCACCATCACATTCCCCTTTAGGCAAGCGGCTAAGCCACGAAGCTCTGAACTTCGCATAGCCACGCTCGACACGTGGAAGGGGAACCACTAGGGGTTTAGTCCAACGGTAGGACGGCGGTCCCCAAAACCGCTAACGGAGGTCCGACACCTTCAACCTCTGCCATCAGAATTCTAGTCGGAAGAGCGCGCCGGTAACGCGTCCGCTTCCGGGGGATGCGCGCCATCGCATCCCATTATAACGGGAGGGCGGCTGCTGAGGCGCCCTCCCCATCAAGATGGGTCTTTAGCTCAACGATAGAGCGCTCGGCCGTTAACCGAACAACAAGCGTCTGACTCGCTTAAGGCCCGCCAACTTATTCCCCTTTAGGCAAGCGGTCAAGCCACAGGACCTTGAATCCTGCATAGCCACGCTCGACACGTGGAAGGGGAACCACATCTCCCATTAGCTCAACTGGATCAGAGCGTGTCGCCACGGACGATAAGGTTAGGGGTTCAAATCCTCTATGGGAGACCAATTTGCTTCGATAGCTCAGCGGCAGAGCAGCGGGCTTTTAACCCGTGGGTCCAGAGTCCGAATCTCTGTCGAAGCACCAGATGCCCTTGTAGTTAAACGGCAGAACGGATCCATGGTAAGGATCAGGTCTCAGTCCGACTCTGGGTGAGGGCACCAATTGCATGGCCGAGTCGTTCAACGGTAGGACAGACGCCCCATACGCGTCGAACGGAAGTCCAACTCTTCTCTCGGCTACCAAATTCGCCGGTCTAGTTCAGTGGCAGAACAGCCGTCTCGTAAGCGGCAAACCATTGGGTCCGATTCCCTGGCCCGGCACCATACGATACTAACACGATTGCTTGAGTGGCGGAACCGGTATACGCAACGGACTTAAAATCCGTCGCCTTAGGGCTTGCGGGTCCGAATCCCGCCTCAAGCACCACATCTGCTCGATTAGCTCAGCGGGAGAGCGGCCCCTTTACACGGGGCGGGTCGTCGGTCCAAACCCGGCATCGAGTACCATTTGCCTCTATAGCTCAGTAGGAAGAGCGGGCGTCTTGTAAGCGTCTGATTCCCGTCCGAATCGGAATGGAGGCACCATTTGTCCCAATAATCCAACGGCAGAGATGACAGCCTTAGAAGCTGTACAGTCCTGGTTCAAATCCAGGTTGGGACACCATTACATCCTGGTGTAGCTCAGCGGTAGAGCGATCGGCTGATAACCGATAGGTCGGGAGGCCAGCACTCTCTACCAGGACCATTTGTCCGATTAGTTCAGCGGGAGAACGCTTCCTTGACATGGAAGAGGTCGATCGATCGTCACGATCATCGGACACCAATATTTCTTCGCGTAGCTCAGCGGGGAGAGCGTCCCCTTCACGAGGGGAAGGCCGATCGACCATCACGATCCGCGAAGACCAGATGGGTCTGTAGTTCAACGGGGAAAACGCTGCTTCCGCAAGGCAAAGTTCCGGGTTCGATTCCCGGTAGATCCACCATTCTGATGAGGACTCTAGCCTAAAGGTAAGGCATCCGACTGTGAATCGGAAAAAGCCGGGTCAGTACCGACGAGTCCTCCCATTCTATGCCCTCGTGGCGAAATTGGTATACGCGCTGCTTTGAGGTGGCAGTGATCCAAAGTCGTACAGGTTCAAGTCCTGCCGAGGGCACCAGACACAATAGCCCAAGAGATATCTTGGGCTTTTCTTGTTATCACGGGCAGTTCGAAAATATATGATTTAATTGAAGAAAGGAGGATGGATCATGACCAAAGTCGTGTCCGTCTGCAGATCGCTATGCAAAGCAAGCGATCAAGCATACTCTGAGCTTCTTGATGAGATAGATCGTGGTGGCATCCGCCTTCACGTCGTCGAGTTGAGAAAGCTCAATAGGATGTTTCCGCATCCTATCAAAGGATGGAAGACCACAGGATATCGCTCCATAGATGGCCTGGACGTCTACATCGAGAAAACCTCAATGGCCAACTCAGTGCATCTTCTGATGCACGAGCTGACGCATTCAGTTCAGGCGAATTCAGGGTTAGACCTGAGATCGCCTGGCATAGAAGACGAAGCCGAGAGAATCGGCTTCAGATTCTACAAGAGGTATCAAAGATCGGTTGGCAAATAGCTGGCCGATCTTTTTTTACGACCGCAACAATAGATTATCGGAGGATAGTTGCTATGACATACAACGAAAGATGCGCTAAAATGATCAGCGCCGGATACGATCCGGACAACATAACCTGGGAAGAGGTCTGCATCCTTGAAGGATGGAATCCTACCGGGGACCCGAAGAAAGACGAGGAAGCCAGAGCTAAGAATGGCGGAAAGCCGGCCCCGATGATCCAGTCGCACATCCCCGCCAAAGACAACGCCATCCAAGCCATCAAAAATCAGCTATCAGATCTTGAATACGATTACGCTCATTATCATGTCGGACCTTCAGACTATGCCGAGAAGAAAGCAGCTCTTCAGACAAAGCTGAATGGATTGAAGTGATTCGTTTGGGCTGAAGACAGCATTCGTGCAGCCGGTATTCGGTCCACCTCTAGGCTGGGAAAGTTCTCGCCAAGATAGATCCCCGAGAGATCGGGGGTTTATTTTATTTTTTCCTCAGCATTGACCTCCGCTCCTAGGCATGGTATCATTTCGTCGTGGAAAGAAGGCTATTTGAGATGGACATCATCAAAAATACTAAGACCAACGAGATGAGAGGATGCGACAAGATTTATGCTGTTTTAGCAGCACATAAGCATGAATATGATGAAGACTTACCAGACATCTATGTTTTGGAATTCGGAAGATTCCCGATCAATGAAGATTTTTACAATTTCGAATACAGCGGATCAAAGCAAGACATAAATGCGTTGTCTGATCAAGGATATGCCTCAACGGTGATTTCCAAGATTCAGAAAGAGATCGATGATGCCATCAATAGAAAGAACGAATCTAATACGAGAGCCGATGCCGAAATAGATATCCTTAAGCACAAACTCGAGGATTTCAAGAAACTAAACTGCTCAGGCGGCGGGATTTCCTGGGAAGACGAGAAATGAGCGACCGAGGATACATTGGAACGGCTAACGAGTCTAATGGCCTTTTCATGATCGATCGCCAAAAATCGTTTGTGAATGTCAGATCGGAAATGGGAAAACAGCCCAGACGATTGGCATATCGCCGGGATGGTCAAGCTCCATGATGGCAAAATCGATACCGGAAAGATCAAGTCGTATAACATGATTCTTGTTAAGAACGACATCGATATCTCCGGCAAATCGCCATCGGTTTTGATATTTCCGGCTGTTACCGATGAATACATTCCAATGATTCCAGCCGTCAAAGATGCCTATGACGCAGCGACAAGCAAATTCATCATTTCCAATCCTGGGAATTGCAAAAGCTACATCATAATGGAAACGCCAAAAGCCCCCAATTGCAAAATAGACATGTTCGTCGGCATCACTGCCAAGTCTTGTCGCACATCGATAGACTTCGGAGTGAGGATCAAGGACAGTGATCCGCTCACTCTTTCAGTAACGTCAGACATCAACGAATACGTCAAGTGCGCCCAGAAATGGGATGCGAGCCATATCAAGCTTCAGCTGATAGAGATCCATACCTGCAGCGTCACAACAAGCGCAAGGCTTCTGCGAAGCATAGTGGCTTCCTTCCCGAAGTCAGAGCAGGAAAACCCAGCTATCGCAACAGCCCTTCTTAACGTCGAAATCTGATATCTCTGGCAAATCGCGCATGAACGATATATGATACTTGTGACTAGAAAGGAATGTTCATGGAAAATATTTTTAAAATCCTCAGGGAACTACATCCTAATCAAACGGTTCCCGTTTCTGCATCCTCCCGAAGATTATTGCGGCAACGCTTTGGCAAAGCATGACTACCGCTACACGTACCTCGATGACATCCCAGACGGATGGCGAAAGGCATTCGGAGTGAAGCTCTGCAAGGAGCTGAAAGCCCAGCTTAAGAAAGATGGGCTCCTGGAGAAGTACCAGGTGGAGCAGGTGAAAGAGAAATACGGAACGCTTTGCTGGTATGACAGCGGAGGCAATGAGGCAACCGAGGAGATCGTCATGAAATACGAAGACGTCTCAGAATCGGTGTGCGCCCTTTGCGGAAAGCCGTCGTCTTACATCACGAGCGGGTATGTCTTGTACATATGCAAAGCTTGCTATGAGAAATCCGTCAAGCACGAATACGCCAGCAAGCTAACGTGGAGCGACACCCCTCATAGGAACTATCGCCTTGACAGCGGCGATTACGTCAATAAATTCTCGCCTATAGAAAGCACATTCGAGAAGATATGGGACCCGATAACCCCGAGTCGGTCGGAGGACGTCATCATGGACGCTGAATGCAGAAAGCCGAAATCAAGAGAGACCTGTGCATACAGATCGCTCAATTCACCATCAATGACGCGTACGATTATCTGTCAAGGATGTTCATGCGCGTCGACGACGAGCGCGATGATCCTGATCATGACGCGTACAAACAGCAGATCGACATCATTTTGGCTGAGCTCAGCGCGCTGCGCAAGAAGTTCGGAGGCGACGCCATCGTCGACTACGACTTCACGAACAGCGAATTGAAGACCAGCAAAGCCGGCGCGTGACATCGCCGAAGAAAGGACAAATGAATTTTATGAATAAGACCACAGAAGTGTCGGAGATCCTGGCTCTCATCGGAGCCATGACGACCGCCAAGAGATACGAGCTTAACGCCCAACAGACAAACGAGGCGCAATCGGTGTCTGCCCTAGGGGCGATCAACGCCCTGTCCGAGCTCGACCACGAAATCCGCAACCGCCTCGAAGAAGAGGCGAAGCCAGCTCCGGCTGAGGCCAATCCCCAGCCGCAGCAAACGCTTCTCGAAGGCAAGGATCCGGAAGGCCAATTCGAGGATAAGACCCCTGACCGCAGCGAAGAGGACGCCGCCAAGGCGCATGCCGCAAGCAAGCAGGAGATCATCCATTCCAAATACGCCAAGCGCGACGCCGACAAAGACAGCGCCTTGATGAGCGACCCCAATTCGGTCAACGTCAAGATGACCATCGCCGGCCAAACGTCGACGATGTACGTCGGCATCATCAAAGCCGCTCCGGACAATCCCGGGGCCAAATACCATCATCGCGACACCTTCCACATCCTTCTCGTCGGAGATCCGGCGACCGAGATGGGATCCAGCGTCTCGAGGAGCGATTCGGCGGACATCCACTTCCCGGGATCCAAGGGCAACCAATACGACAAGATCGACAAACTGCTCGTCCATGTGATGAGAGTCAATGAGAACGATGGCAATATGTACAAGTATCGCCGCGTCTTCTGCGACTGCTTCGCCCAGGCGCTCCGCAACTGCGGATACCTCGCTGCGAAGAAAAAATAAAATAAATCCCTGGACGGAATCGGCAATAGATACTACAATATCTATGATCCCATCCAGGGGTGTCGCGCGGGATTTGTTCAATGGTAGAACATCACCCCTCCAAGGTGAATACGCGGGTCCGATTCCCGTATCTCGCTCCAGATCGGCCAGAGGGGCGGTACCCCAAAAGGCCGAGAAACGCGCAGGGTAATGGCAAGCCCTCAATAGCTTGCCTTAATGGGGCTTTAGCTCAGCCGGGAGAGCGCCTGCTTTGCAAGCAGGAGGTCAGGGGTCCGATCCCCCTAAGTTCCACCAGCATAGTCGGGTATCTCAATGTTTAGAGAGTTCAACTTATAATTGAATGTAAAAGCTGATACAATCAGTGAATGTGGGTTAAAGTCCCGCCCCGACTACCATCTAAAAATAAGAGTCGCGTATGCGGTTCTTTTTTTTGATTAAAGCAACCGCTAAATTAGTTTATAGTAGTAGTCATTTTGCCGATACAAGATATATAATAATCGTGAGCGAAGGACGATTGTAAGTCCGCTCAACGTTCGTTCGCGCCCATAGCCCAACCGGATAGAGCAACGGACTTCTAATCCGTAGGTTAACGATTCGAATTCGTTTGGGCGCACCAGTGGAAGGATGGCCGAGTGGTTGATGGCACCGGTCTTGAAAACCGGCAGGGAGCAATCCCTCTAGGGTTCAAACCCCTATCCTTCCGCCAATACGATACTAAAGACCTGTACCCTTGGACCGGCTAAAGACCGGGAAACTCGGATCAGACCACGGAAACGCGGCAAGGATCAACAGGCCTGCGCGAAATAAAAGGGTAGGAGAATAAGCGCTTGAAATTCGTTGTTTAAGGCCTCAAGAAAATTAAAATATTTCCAGGTCGGAAAGGGCATATACTATCATGGAAGACGAAGGTTTTGTTTTGCGCCGAATCGCCTCGGAAAAGAGAGCTCCAAAAGGCGCCCCAGAAATGATTACTATCAAGGCGTACATGCTAGACAATAAGAGAAAATGCCAAGCAAGATGCTTCTGGAATACATGCACACGCTACATCGATGCCAGCAGCCTTGATGACATCTCAGCGACGGATGTGATCGAAGATCTGAAGAAATCCGGTTATGCCCAATGGCGCGACTGGATGATCAGCAAGGAATTCTTGAGGAACGCCAAAGGAATTCATATTGATTTAGATATCATACATTCGACTACGTCACTAACGGATATCGAGAACGTGCTTGGCTGGGGCGGGGTTCCAAAGGACAACCCCAGCGTTTTGATTACGATACGCTACAAAGGCCTACGGGCATCGTTCTGTTCGCCAGATCTCGAAGATGTCAAGATATCGCTTAATCAGATCAAGCTTCTAGGAAACGACAGGCTGAGCATCGAATCTGATCAGATCGCGATGAGTCTTAGCATTTGATTTTAGAAAGGAGATCGCTATGGACAGCAAAGGATTCACCATCAAGCAGATCATGGAATCTGTAAGCGAAGACGACGAGCTTAAAAAACTAATCAAATCCTACCCAGACGTGATTTCGGTCAAGACATACGGCCGCGAAGACGAAGAAGGAACTGAGCTAAAATGCAAATGGATGGACGTCCGAGACAGCGAAGGCAGCTCCAAAGAGCTAAAAGTCTCGTTCGACGACATCTCGTCAAGCATCATCTACAAGGATCTGGAATCGATGGGATACATCAGATGGCGCAATTGGATGATCGGCAAGGACTTCTTCAAATCCAACGAGAAAGGCCTTAGCGTAATCTGCAGGCGTTTCGATCCATCGAACAACGTCCTTATGTTGATGACGCTGATGACAAGCCGATCGTCGTCTGCGGAAGACTTCAAGCCTAAAGTCGTCGTCGCCATCGTCAGGGAATCGACCGAGCAAGTCGTGGCGTCGTTTTATTCAGGGACCGACAAAGACGCCAAGCTATCGCTCGACGATATCAAGAATCTCGGAAGCGAGGATCTATCTATGCAGGCCGATGAGCTGACGGTAGATCTTCAGATCTGACGCCGGGCTTCAAAGAAAGGAAAAAATAAAATAATTTCTATATGGACAATTCAGTAATAGACGAATATCTGTCTCATCAGAATGAGTGCAGGAAGATCGAACGCGATCTTACTAAGGAGCTCGCCGATTTATTCTACAATACGCTCAAAGCCCATCCTGAAGTTCCGATGGTCATGGTCGATTCCGGCACCGGGAAGATCATGCCTTACAACGGAAAGGGCAAAGTCGTCCAAGCCCAGATCGGGACGCTTGAGCCTCTGTACAAGCAAGTCAACACGATTCTCGATTCCGTCGGATGCAACCAAGGCCGCGCAAACGACATGATCACCAACGGATTGGCCTGGGGCAAGATCAGGTTTTGCATGGTCGGCATCAACGGAGGCCTTATCAACGACGCCTACGGGGATCTGATCGCCGTCAATCCGTATTATGACTTCCACGACAAGATCAGATCGTCGCTTCAGAACAGCATCGAAGATCTCGATCTTCCGGCATTCTCGTTCAAGTCGATGGAGAATTATCGAAGAGGGCTTCATGTCGTCGATGAGCTTCCGAAGAGCTGCATCGGAGACAGCGCAGCCCTCAAGGCCAAGATACACGAGACTATAGCCAAGGTGTTTTATGGAAGCGAGCATCTTAAAGATGCCTACAGCCAATACGACAAGATGATCGACCATGCGTATTTGACGATGAAGAAGGAGGATGACGCCATCAACAACATCATCGCCTGCTCCAACGGGGTGTCTATCACGACAGGATACGACCCAGACATCGCCGGCCTCGAAACAAGGCTAGACAAAAGCGGCCATTCCGAGATCGTCTCAGAAGACAAGACCTACCTTCCTCATAAGATCAAGGAAGGCATATTCATCGGCTCCGACAATAAGCATCCGAAGGTGTCGAAGGCCTATACAGAGTCTAAGTTCGCGGCCATGCCTGGGATGATCAAGTTCTATCGTTATGTTCGCCAGAGAGAGCGCGGCGGAGGATTTAGGTCATTCGGGTCCGGCAGATCCGGCAAAGAAAACACCAATCCGTATATGTACTTTAACTGCAACGAGACGATCTTCCTAAAATCAGCAATCGTCAAGACTCTCCCCGGATTCGAAGTCATGGGCATTCCCAACTCATCGTATTACGGAGATGGCAAGACCGTCGACAGACTCGTCATCAATATGGGAAACCTTTTGGATAAGGACTACCGTGGAGGCGGCGGAGGCTATGGGGATGAAACCACAAGCCAGGGTCTGCTAATCCTTGACTTCACCAAAGGCGGCCAGGATGATCTAAAACGCATGCTGGTAGATGAGCAGAAAGTCATGACCATCGAACAATTTAATTCGGTGATGATGGACTTGATTCTTTAAGGAGGTCTGATATGGGCCAAAGATTAGTTATCACCATCAAAGAAGGAGGCAAGAACATTGCCGCCGGATATTGGCACTGGTCCGCGTATACGGCATCGTCGATCGAAGCCGCAAACAAAGTGCTCGAATTCATCAAGTCCAAATCGGCAGACATCGAAAGCTACAAAACTCATCAGAGGTTTGCGGCCGACGCTTTGCTGCATGAGGAGGATGGCGTGTCGTTCGAGAATACCGAATCCTATAAGATCTTCTTTGGAACTGACATGCCTGAAGATTATGGGCAAGACCGCAATAGCGGAGTCGTCTGCTTAGACGATGCCGGAATAGCCAGTTTGAGAGAATGGGCCGAAGGAAGCGTCGACATCGACATCACGGACCTCGCCAATCTTAAGATCTTGTTCGACGTGTTCTGGACGCAGTCTATCGAAGAATATGCCGAAAATTATCCAGGCGTTCTAAAGGCGAAAGACGTCAATGCGTCATTGGCTCATCACGGCATCGTCACTGTTTACACGGCAAAGCCGCGCAAGCAGGTATTCTCAAAAGACGTTTATCCGTGGCCGAAGAACGTGACGTCGATGACGTTAGCCGAATACGAAGCGATGGCTAGGATCATCGGATCCGCGATGAGCAAAAACAAAAACGGCGTCAGAACCATTAAGCCCAGCCGCATATACATGTTCATCGAATGACTAGTATAATGTAGTTGCGGCAAAGAGCTGCATAAGCTCATCGTGTTGCGGGCAGGCAGATCGTGCACGCCAGCCCTTACAACGAAAATTACGGTGCGATTCCGTAAGCCGCGATCACTGACCGGCCGCCCCGCAGTATAACTGGGGCGGCTTTCTGGTGCACCGAAAGGAAAAAAATAAAAATTATGCCACAGCAAGATTCAGCCCAACCACCATTGGTTGCGGCTAAGACTCCGGTTGTCGAGACCATGGATATCAACCTCCCGGTCAAAGAAGCCGATGCCAAGATCGAGTATCTGTCCCAATTCGGATGAAAGCTTGAATCTCAGAAGTTCAAGACAAGCAGCAAGCCGTCGAAGTATTTCGTTGACGACGAAGGATACGTCCAAAGAAACGTCGTATACGAGCAAGTCGATCTCAAATTCACCAGAGTGAAGCATCCTGAGGTGTATGCCGCCGAGCGCGAATACCATCTCTATGAGAGCCATTATTCCGAGGCGAAAGACGAAGCCGATTATCTTTATACGATCATCGATCCGAAAGCCGTAACGAAGAAGCGCCGCTCCAGAGTGGCTCTTTACATCTCGGCCGGGGTCATCGCGCTAGCGGCGATCGCGCTGATCATCGCGGCGGCCGTCATCAGAAAAGACGTCTGGTATCTCATCGCCCCGGCGGCGGCGTTCGCGATCGTTTCCGGGATTCTTCTATATTGCGCCCTCCACGTCAAATGCGGGAAGGACTTCATCTCAGGCGTCACCGATCAATACAATGACATCGAGGCTAGATGCGAAGAGATGAAATCGATCCTTGACGAAGACGTCAAAGAGATGCACGCCGCGTATAACGGCGATGCCAAGAAGTAAGCCTGCGGGCTTTAAGGAAAAATAAAAAAATTATGCCAAATCGCAAGATCCAAGCCGGAGTCACTCCGGATATTTTCAAAAGCAAATATGCCGCGTTCATCAAAAGCCACGCAAATGCTTTAGGTAGCTCCGTTTCTGACATCCAGCAATACAGCAATAACTTCACTGATATCAGTTACATGGTGTTCTCATGCTGCGATTTCTTTCAGACTATGAAAGACCTTCAGAAGATCCAATTCGACTTCGAGAACCTCGATATCGGCCGTCCTGACGGATCAGATAACTGCTCCGTCGAGAGCGCCGCGTTCGAAGACATCGGAGGCACCAACGTTTTATGGGTTACTGCCGGAGGCGATTGGGAATGCCCGATTGCATTCGTTCTCTATTTCGATGACAAAGACGCGCTTCGCGCATACATCCCGGAAGATGGAAACGTCTATTGCCACCACTGCAAAGCGGCGTATGGCAACAACAACTGTGACAAATGCACCTTCGATGACATCACCAAAGCAGATATCCAGCGCATATGCCAGGAATGCAATTGCATCTGCAAAGGGACCGAAGAGTCCATCGAGGATATCAATTGCAACGACACCGCTCTGTCAAATGACGTCCGTGCCCGCCTTGAGATCGTCGATGCGTCTGGCAACGTTACCATTCCGGCTCAGCTTCCGGTCGCGGCATCAACCCCAGCCCAAGCGACGGCTCAGACTCAGGCTAGCTCCCAGGTGGCTAATCCCGCTCCGGCGCCTGCCCCGGTCGCTGCTACCAAGATCACGTCTGACCAATTGGCCGCGGCGCTCATCATCAGCGATGCTCTTGACAAGGATCTCATGAACAAGCTCACCGACACCATTGGCGCAATCGCCGGCCAGATGAACTTCTACATCCCTCCTGTCAAGGATATCCTCAACGACGATTCCGTCGTCAAGGTCGTCAAGAAGATTCTCGATACGTATCCTTGGCATTGATTTAACGCGAAACTCGCTGTATCATAATACAAGCGGGTATACGGAACCGGGTATCCTATCAGCCTCATAAGCTGAAAATAGTGGGTTCGACTCTCACTCCCGCAACCAATTTCGAATGATTGCATCATCGGCCGGCGATACGGCCGATGGTGGTCAGATTAGGCGCGATTGCCTGCGCCGATATCACAAAGGCAGGCCGATTCTTGGCGTGATAACCGAGATCAAGCCCCGTGAGAAAACACGGAACGCTGAGTCACAAGGAGCGCTCGTAAAACGGCGTGGACTGGCTCAGAAAACTCCGCATATGACTGCATCGATGTCCATAAATCAATTATTCGGTTCCATGCAAAAACAGCTAGGTGCGCCGGCGACATTCTAGTGCCAAAGGCGTGCTGAGGCTCTGCGGAAGGGAAACGACGGCGAAGGAAAACACCGCATCAAACCATTCTCTGTCGGGCCTGCCCAGGTTTTGACGGAGGCGACCAGATCTTAGTCGCAGCGGCCCGGTGAGCCTAATACACCAAGCCCAATAATCGCTAACGGTTATCATTATAACTACGGCGCAAGCCGTAGCTATGCCTACGCTGCCTAAGGCGTAGACCTCAGCTAGTCTGGGGCTCGTCGATCCTGCGGGACCGATGGCACGTCATCCGCGTTGTTTACGTCTCCAACGCGGGGAGTGACGTCACAAAAAGACCGACGCTTCCGGTCCCATGGCAAACGGGAACGGAAAACGGTTATCGCCGATTGCTATCACGGCGTCAGTTCCGTTGGCGTAGATGCGCCGTGATTACAAACGCCAAACAAGCTGTAGTGACTATTTGATGGAACCTTCGGACAGGGGTTCGATTCCCCTCAGGTCCACCATGCGCGAATGGCGAAATGGTATACGCTGCGGTCTCAGAAGCCGCTGCCCCAAAAGCATGCTGGTTCAACTCCAGTTTCGCGCACCATGCGTTCGATATCCCGGACAGCATCCGGGATTTTATTTTTATTTCCCCTCGATTGGGGTGAAAGGACACTTATGAAAAAGGATAATAAATCCGTTGCAGCCAAGCCAGCATATCCGTATTATAGCGACGATCTCCATAAAAACTGCAAAACAACAGTCTTAGATTACATCGTCAACCGGACGGTCATCGCGGTTTTCAATCCGGCCCCGGAAAAGCTAAAGCCATCGTATCCGGATGCGTGCAATATCTACAACGTCGTCTTAGGATACCGCGGGAACCGCGCCGGGAAGTGCGTCGAGGACGTCTCGATGCGATCCAATTACAACGGGATGTTCCATGACAGCGTGTCCGATTGCGTCGGGATCGCGAGAAAGAGGAAAGACGACAGCGATCCATATCCGAAGACCCTTGAAGCCACTGGAGACCCGGTCGACATCGCTAGCCTGATGCCAAAAATCATCAGCAAAGCTCAGGACGGCAAATGGAATAAAGTCAGCATGCCGCTCCCATATCGGATCAAAGCCGACCAGACCAATTCGGCGAGCCATCCGATCATGAACTCGAATGGATTTGGCAACGCCGACATCTACGTCAATCCAGACGTCGTCGCCAGAAGCAAAAAGCAAACGGGGATAGTGTATCGCGTGCTGGTCGGATTCTCGAAGAGCGGCGCATACGTCTCCGTCCATGGGTTCTTCGATACCAAAACGGCCATCATCAAAAACGATTGCCCGATTTATATCATGGGGACTCATCATATGTATCATGAGTGGGAATCAAAGATCATCAAGGTCTGGTTCTCGTATCGCAGATCGTCCGACTTCGCCGGAACCGTTCTAAAAGATATCTTCAGATACGCGGACGCATTCGTCAAGGCATTCGACCTTGGGGACTACGACTCCGAATCGATCAAGAGCACTCTGGTTTCCAGCGCGATGGATTTCCTAGTTGCAAAATAGTCGGCGCAAGCCTAAACTGTATTCGCTAGAAAGAAGGTACCATCGTGAGGATAACCAGACTTAAGTTAGTCAATTTCATCGGCATCAAGCACGGCATGAACCGAGATGAGGTCGAAATCAATTTCCCTACCGACGGCAAGAATAAGATCACGATGCTGTCTGGCCAGAATGGGTCAGGCAAATCGACGATCATGTCTCAGCTGCAGCCGTATAAGGATTCTTTCGATGATCGCAAGGATCTCATCGTCGAGCACAAGGAAGGGCGCAAAGAGATCGACATTCTAGGAGACGATGGCTGCAGATATACGATTCAGCACATCTATCCAGCCGATCTCAAAGCCACCGGAGGAACGGTGTCATGCTTCATCCAGGAAAACGGCATTGAGCTCAATCCAAGCGGAACGGTCCGCACGTTCGAAGACGTCATCAAAGACAAATTCGGAATCACCAAAGATTATTTTCAGATCGGCAAAGTCGGGACCAATACGCAAAGCTTCATCAATCTGACAACTACCGAGCGGAAGGAGTTCTTCTCAAGGCTCATTCCGTCTGTAGGAAAATACCAAGCGGCATACGTCGAAGCCACCGCCAAGTTCAAAGTGTCGAAAGACAGAATCGACGACATCGGAGTTTCGCTCAAGAAGTTTCAGGACCGCAAGGTCTTAGAGGCGTCCATAGCGCAATTCAAGCTAGGCATCGACAACGCCGACAAGGCGATCTTGAATTACACCGGAAAGAAAGCCGTTCTTGAAAGCAAGAACGCCGAGCTCTCCGAAGCGATGGCGAAGATCAACTTCGCCGAATCCTCAGAGAAGCTGCAAAGCGATCTGGAGACTCTCAAGGCATACGCCATAGCCCAGCAGAAATTCGAATCGGATTATCACGACATGAGCCTTGACGATTGCGCCGTTAAAGCAACCGGGCTCAGAGCCGACATTTCAAAATCGGAAGCCGATATCAAGATTCAGGAAGCCGCCAAAGAAAATTCCAACAAACTGATCTCGATGTACCAGAACGACGTCGCCAAGGCTAAGCTGAAGCTCGTCGGAATGGAGACAGGAGATCTTACATCGCTTGACGCCAAAATCAAGGCGGATGAGAAGAACAAAGCCGACGCCGAGAATCGCGTCGCCGTCAATTTCATGATCCCGACGATCAAGGGACGCGAGAAAGACATCCCGGCGTATCTCGCAAGATTCGAGGAGTTCATCTCATACTCCGTGTCGCATTACAAAGATCTCAATGAGCACGATATCTCTCCGGCTATGGCCAACGTCGAAGAATTCTTCGACGCCGGATTCAAAGACACCATCCAGCATCTTACCAAAGATCGGCGCGATGCGATAGACGGGCGGCAGTCCATCATAGACACGAAGAATTCCGAATACGGGACCAAGAGCGCCAATCTGACGAAGCTCGAGATCCTGAACAAACGCCCATTGGCGTGCACGATCGACAGCTGCCCGTTTATCAGCGACGCGCTTAAATACGTCAATCTTCCGTCTGAGCTAAAAACTCTGGATAAGGAGATCTACGACGCCAAAGCGCTTCTCAAAGAAGACCAACGCGCGGCCGACCGTCTGTCTGAGATCGTTCACCTATACGATGAATTCGCGATCTATTATTCAGCCATGAAACCTCGCGAGAATCCTATCATCGCGTATTTCGTGGCTCAGTCAAAGACGACTTTCTCCAAGACGCTTCAAAAGCCGATCAATGATCTCAACGCTTTGGCGCAATCGGTCATCTCGTCAGCCAAGAAAGGATTGGAGGATCTGCAGTCGATCACGTCCCTCGAAGGAGAGATCGAGCAGCTGAAGACCCGCTACAAAGCCATCTCCGATTCCGAGAAGAACCGGCAATATTTCAATTCCGAAGCATCGACGAAGACCGATATGGAAGCCGCCGAGAACAAAAAGCTCGCCGCCGCCGTAGAAGCCATCCTGAGCCTCGATAAGCAAAAGGCATCCCAAGAGGCTGCCCTCAAGGAAACCGAGGAATACATCAAGAGCAAGACTGAGTCCAACGGATTGAATGCTGAAGCGACTAAGCTTAAGGCTATCGTCGATGATTACAACAACAAGCTGTCGATGAAGACCGCCAATGACGCTGAACTGGTCACGGTAAACGCCGGGCTCAGCAATGCCAATGGCACCAAAACGCGGCTTCAGGAAAGCATGCGAAACGCCGAAGCCGCGATCACGAACATCGACGCGCTCGACAAAGAGCTCGCGTCGGTAAAAACCGTCTATGCCGATCAGAAGGCCATCCGCGAATCGCTCGATCCGCGCAAAGGCATCCCATTGCTGTTCGTCCAAGCGTATCTCGGGCAAACCGAGAAGATCGCCAACGAATTGCTCGATCTGGCATACAACGGCAAGTTCAAGATCATCTTCGCTCCGACCGACAAAGACTTCTTCATCAAAGTCCAGACCGGAACCAACATGAAAGACGACATCACCTTGGCATCGCAAGGCGAGATCGCCATGACCACCGTGTCCATCAGCCTTGCCCTAATCGAGCAGAGCCTTGGGCGGTTTAATTCCGTATGCCTGGATGAGATCGACGGCCCTCTGGATTCAGAGAACCGAAGGTCATTCATCTCGATCCTCAAATCGCAGATCTCAAAGATGAGCATCGAGCAGGTGTTCGTCATCTCGCATAACGACGCGTTCGATTCGGAGAGCATGGACATGATCCTGCTTCCTGGGTCCCATGTCGACCGAGACAGCGAGTTCTTCGCCAATAAGAGAATCGTGTTCGATTCAGAAACCCTCTGAGAGGATGCCGAAAGGCATTCCCTCAGGGGATTATTTTTTATTTTCCTTCAAGGAAAGAAACACAACACATTATGTATGACAAACCATTCGACCGAGAGAAAGCCATAGATAATCTTCGCGAGCTTGCGACTGTAAGCCTTTCAACAAGAGAAGGCGTCGTATACGGCCAAGCGCTGTTCTGCATATTAGCCGGATTGCCTCTCAGCGTTCTGGTTGATCCGGAAACTCAGAAAATCGTCGAAGGTATCACTAACCTAAGAACATACGATTCGTATAACTACACCAATCCTACTAAGATAAACTTCATCAGCGGCATGCTTGGATTGTACAGAAACTGCTATGTCGACGTCGATTCGAAGCTCAGCGTAGACATCGCAAAAGTGATCCTTTCAAGCATCGTCAGGGAAAACAAATATTCCTGGTTCGGCGATAACGCGTCAAACGTATTTCAGATGCTTAACAAGATCTTCAAATTCGAGACTTCTAGGATAGGCGACGTCGTCACGCTTCTTCTCAAAGCGCCAGATTCGTTTTTCGTTTCAAGCGGAAATCTAATGGACTCCGATGCGTCTTTCGCAGGGATCCCGTTTTCGCCGTGCAACCTATTCCAATACTATCTTGATTGCGAGATCATGTACGACACCGATATCAGCCGAATCATCAAATTCGTGAATAAGTCCGAAGGAATCCTCAAGGCTTCGTTCAAAGAAGACCCGGATGGAATAGGGCTGTTCCAATGCCCGGCTGGGATGACCTATGACGTCGTCTCCGTCAACGCCGCCAATAAGATCCGCATCAACCGCGAGCTGATTTTAGTCAATCCCAACATCGACGACGCCAGCAAAATGGCATTCGTGTCGTCAGATCCGAAGGCATGCGTAAAGAAAGCCATACCGGTATATGCGGAGATATTCGATCTCAAATTCACAGATTTTTCTCAGGTTTCGGCGCTTGCGGACATCATCGCCAAGTGCGAGCATCCTACTCTGACGAAAGGCAGACTTGCGTCAGAAGTTCTCAACGTCCGAGAGCAGATTCTCGTTCCTAAGCTTGAAGCCGCCATCAACACGGTTTACAAATACTCGAAGGCTTCCGGAGTCAGCACCGAAGAGAACATCTCCAAGGCAACCCGGGCTAAACACTACAAAGGCATGCCTGGCGCCAATGACTTCTTCTCATCGGTAAAAGGCTATCGCAGCCTTGAATCCGCCATGTCAAAATTCAACGCCAGAGCCAGCTATGTCGTATGCCCGAGCAATAATAACAACAAACTAATCTCAGCCATCGCGATAGACTACAGCGCATGCGAAGGAGATCCGACATATATCATGAAGGCTTCTTTGGCCCATGAATACATCATCGGAACGATATCGTGCACAGATCCTGAGGAGATGATCCAATATCCTGGTCTATGGAATATGTTCGCCACAGACAAAGGAGCCCTTCCTTACGACCCTGGAAACAGCGACAGATCATCGGCATCTTTCATGTCAGTCGTGAAGCGGTTCGCCAAATTCAGTCCAAACGCCAACAAGAAAGCGTCGTGCCGAATGATATTCGACGCGATGATACGAGGATTCGGCGTCTTTGCGTCTAATTGGCAGCTTAACGGAAAGCATCTCAATGCCGCAAATGTCATAATGAACGATTTCTATGACGTGTTCATCAATAAATGCGTAACTCCAAACGACGATGATCCTAGAGCAAGCGTCTATGACATCTCCAATCTCGACATGACCGACGCCGACAGAGAATCTCTGGCGGCCATAGTCGGGTCATGCTACGACAGCGGGATAATCTCCGATCAGTATTACGACATCATCTATTCGAAGATCGAAGAATCGTCCATAAACGGTCAACGCTTCGATTATTATCACATTCAGCCTATCACTAGGCTTGTCGCCATGTGCGGAAAGGCCGCTTCTAACAAATTGCTGGAAATGGCCGCCGCCCAGAAGACCTATCTTCCAATGGTGCTATTCGTATCCGGGGCTCTTCCTGGTTGCGTCTATAGTGGACGCGCTGCATTCGAGCAAGCAGCCAGGACTATCAGCGATCAACTGAAGAGCGATATCTCAAATCCGCATTACGACACGGCATTCAGCCAGATCGATGGCGATCCTGATCTCCCATTAATGACCGCGCTCGGAATCATCGTCGCCAACATCAACAACGACTCCGCCGTTACTTATCGCCAAACAGCGGCTATCGCTAATTCCGTTAAGCGAGCTTCTGCTAACGAATATTATCGCGGAGAGGTCTCCTTTACTCCGGCTTTGCGAAATCAGTTCTCGCAGACATATTTCGAAGGGCTTTTCAAATACTACTTCTCAGATCAATCATCTCCGGAAGCGGTTGAGTTCAAGCATAATCTCGAGTATATGGACGCGTCAATATCCCTCAATCTGTCAATCTAGCCAAAAACGCCCCTCCGAACAACGTATTATTGATCGGAGGGACGTGTCCAATGGCTGCACCAACACCAGAAACTAAGCAATTCGAAGATTACTTCAAAGACGATTTAGACGCCATAAACTCGACCATTTCCGATATCGAGCTCTACAAGAAGGGCATCGATGGACGAATCGGTTTGATGCAAGGCGCCGGATCAAGAGGAGGCGAGCATTATCTCACCGACCATTACAAGAACGCCATCGCATTGGAAACGATGAAGGCGACGTTGCTTGAGGATCGGTTCGAGATCCATAAGACCGTCATGGACTACGCAGTCAAAGCCACCGTCACAGGCGGAGGAGACAACGAGTCCGCGCTCATTTCCATCGCAAGGAACCTTTACAAGGCTCAGGTCGCTGATCTTAATTCGGCAAACGCCGTCATGAACTCCATAGGGCCAAACGGGATCGTCCCTCAAGCCGCCAATGGAGAAACAGCCGACGCCGCGATTGACAAGCGCCTCGATAAGAAGTAATATCAAGCCTGAGCCAGAGATGGCCCAGGCTAATTTTTAGAAAGGACAATAATATGGACAAAATCATCGCATCGGCAAAGGAGCTTCAAGCCGCGATCAACGCAGGAGAGAAATCCTCCGTTCAGATCGAAGGCTCAATCTCAAGGGTCGTCTCTGTCCCAAAAGACAACAACGACAACCATCCGATGCATTTCATCATCAAGCTCGAAGCCACCGGAGATGACATCAGCGTATCCAGCTGGGACGCCGATACCATCGCGCTCATCAAGGCTTCCGAGAACAGCTCCAACGTGTTCGTCGTCACCGGCATTCCGGCGTCATACAACAACTACCCCGAAATCAAAGGCGCCAAAGCCAAAGACTCCGGAGTCGCGTCTAAGCGCAAAGCCAAGCCAGCATATCCGCAAGGAGACGTCACGATGAAATTCGTCAAGGAAATCGTCGACAAAAACGTCACGGATCCCACTTGCCTGGCCATTCTAAATGACCTTATTTTCAGCAGCAAGGATTTCTGGGCATGGCCGGCGGCAAAGCGCAACCATCACGCAGCTATCGGAGGATTGGCGTATCACTCCCTCGGCGTCTGCATGACTGCCATGAAGATCTCCGCCAACTACAACTATCAGAATATCGACAAGAGCATCCTCATCACCGGGGCGCTTATCCACGACATCGGAAAGCTGAAGGAATATCAGCAAGACGGCACGTACGTCGATGAGTACGGAACCCTTCTTGGGCATACCGTCATCGGCGAGATGATGCTTGAAGACGAAGCCAACAAGCTTGGCCTTTCGTTCGATGACCTTACCATCAGGCAGCTAGCCCATATCATCGCGTCGCATCACGGCACGAGAGAGAAAGGCGCGGCGGCCGTCCCGGCTACGATGGAAGCTGTGATCGTCTACAAATCAGACGACATCGATGCCACCGAAGACGCTTGCGTCACGGCTATGGCGCAAACCGTTTCGTACGGTGAGTCGACGAGCCCGATCAAGATGCTCGGACAGGATGAGAACAGATTGATCAGAATGCATCCGGCCCAGGAGGCTCCGGCCGAAGCAAAGGCCGATGCCCCTGAGGAAAAGCAATCATCCGAAAGCGACGTTCCGTTCTGAGACGCCGCTTTTTTTTATTTTTTCCAAGCGCGGCATTGACAACCGGGAAAGCTTCACGTAGAATTGTATCCGTAAAGAAGGAGATCGTATGGGCAAGAAGATAGGCACTCTGATCAAGTCGTTTAAAGGCAGACGAAAGTCTTCGTCTGGAGCCGAATATGACACGATTCTTTTGATCTATCGGGATGAGAACGGCGTCAAGAAGACGTTGTTTTATGACCGGCCAGAGGTATCGTATTACATCATCAAGGACAAGGAATCCCCAGAGGCGATCAAGCCTCCGATGTACATCGAGAACTATAAGGTCCAGGAAGTTAAGGTTTACAGCGATCTTCTTCTAAGAGACATCGCTTCGAAAACCAACGCGCTCGGTTTCTATGAAGCGGTAGCCACCACCAAAGGCATCTACTCTTATGACATGCACAACATCTTCAAGCATCCGTGGATCTATGGAGCGGATATGGATCTCAGCGACAGATACATCGCCAAGTTCCAAAATGAGTATGATCCAGATCCAAACTATAAACTTCACAAATGCTATTTCGATATCGAGGTAGATCTCATGCCGAACGGATTCCGCGATAACGGATTCTCAGGTTTCCCAGACGAAGACGTCGCGCCATGCCCGGTCAACGTCATCACCCTTATTGATGGCAAATTCAAAAAGATCTACACGTTTGTCAATCATAATCCTCTTAACAAATCTCTTGAGGAATTCGCTGGAGATCTGCAGGGATTTCAGAAAGACATGGCGGACCAAATTTTCAAAGAAGACAATTTGAAGCTTGATGTCAACGTCATAATGTGCGAAGGAGAGCTCAATACGATTGAGGCGTTCTTCAAGAAAATCCACGAAATAGATCCAGATTACGTCCTTGGCTGGAACTGCAACTTCGATATCATCACTTTGATCAATCGGCTCAGATATCTTTATCGCAAAGTCGAACGCCCGGCAGGAGTTACTGCTGATCAAATGATGCTTGAGATGGTCTGTGACTCAAAATACGCGCATCAGAAAGCGGCCGACGGAGTCACCGATGTCTGGATCTCTCCTCGGGCTTTCTACCAAAAGAACGAAACCAAGAAGATCGGGTCTCGGCTTGATAACTTCATGGTGCTTGATGGCATCAACTGGGAAGACCAGATGCTTTATTATGCGGTCATTCACTTCAGCGAAGGAAAACGCGATAGCTATAGACTAGACGCGATCGCCAACTTCGAGTTGAAGAAAGAGAAGCTCCCGTTCGCCCCAGGCGAAACCGTCAAGAATCTTCCTTGGAAGAACTTCCGCAAATTCACGAACTACAACATGCACGACGCCTTGCTTCTTCTCATGATCGAAGACAAGACTCTCGATATCGATCTTCTTCAGACGCTTTCCGAGATTACCAACACCCGCAAGGAAAAGGTATTCTCAAAGTCCATCTCGCTGCCGAACTTCATCAACAAGTATTCCATCGAGAACGGATTCATCATGAGCGGCAACAAGAATGCCGATTATGGCGATTATGGCAAGGTCTACGACACCGACTATCGCGATGTGTCCCCTATCGTGGACAGCGATCCGGCATACACCGCCCAGATCAATCACGCCGACAAATACGGCGCGCTCGTCTCCGATCCTAACCTCAATGAGCCTGTTGGCATGATGATGCCAAGCGGCAAGAGATCGAACCGCGTGTTCGAGAACGTCTGCGACCAAGACCTCTCATCTCTGTACCCTTCGATCCTTCGCACGCTCAATCTTGATTCCAGCACCGAGATCGGAAAGTTCATCCTCGTCGATGACGCGATCAAGTCCAATCTCAAGAAGAAGTATGGATACAGCGGCTTGTTCAAGCTCAGCGAGAAAGACGACGGAGCCGGCCAGATCGACGACGTTTCCGTTCCAGGAGAGGATGAATCGGCCGCTTCGGATGACACATCCGAAGACGACAGCGACATTCTGTCCGACGACAAAGGAAGCTTCGCCGAGACCAGCGACTTGGGCCCGACGCTGTCAGACGAGATCGAAAGCCAGAACTGGTGCCGCCTCGGAGAGAAGTACATGTTCCTTCCGTCCGTCGACGACAACATCAAGAAAGTCGCCTCGATCATCGCGGCAAGAAAAGCGGAGGCCGGTAAATGAACCGCCGCCGGAAAGCCAAGATGGTCTCAGACGATATGGCCGATCCTATTTCGGCGATAGCGTCGTTCATCCTCTTCTGCGAGGTCAGCCAGGATCAGAAGATACAGAAGAGGATGGATGTGCAGTTCTACCGCGAGAGGTTGATGACCAAAGTCGCTGACGGCATATCCAAAGCCGCATACGACTGCGCCATCAACGGCATGGCCGACGAGGCCAAGTTCATCAACCTCAACATGAAGAACTCTCTTTCGGTGATCGTCAATGATCTGTTCTCCAGAGGCTACTCCCAGCAGAATCAGATGTTCCTGATCGACATCCTGGAAGAGGATTCCAAGGCGCTCGATGGCGCCATTTCGATCCTGAAAGACAACCTTAGCAAGCTAAAATAGTCTCGAACAATCGATTATACGATTGTTTCGGGATTATTTTTTTTATTTCCCTCACGGAGGATCGCACATGGCTCAAAAACTAAGAAGAGAGAAGGACATCGTCCGCAAATCTGTAGACAGCTACGTCAAGGCCACGTCGCAGGATTACTCCAAATACATGGAGGGAGGCCCGACCTATCTGACCTACTACAGCTATGACGACATCGCTTCGAAGCAGGACTATGACCTTGAGGACGTCCATTCGTTCACCGGGGCAAACTCTCCGCGCAAATACAAGAAGATAAACGACGTCGTCGCCTATGGCGTCGATCCGCTTGCCATCCAAAACGAGCTGTCGAACAGAGGCCTTGAGACGAAGATCACCGGAAAGCTCGTCCTTCTTCCGAACAGCATCCAGCCTTCGTCCGAGGATTTCTTCGCATTCGACACAGATGGGCTCAGAGACCATCTTTTCAAAGTAACAGAGTACCAGTTCGATAAACCTACAAACAACACTTTCTATGAGGTGCAATGGGAGCTATACCCAGACGACACCAGCACCATTCTGTCAAATGTCGAGGACGAGTATGAAACCCAGTACGAGAACATCGGCGGAAAAGACAAGACGATCATCAAGAAAACGACAGCCGACCAAGCCGACAAGGCCAAAGTGGTCGTCGATGACATGATCGACCGCTTCTCTGAGGATTTCTACGACGCCGAGATGGACGAATTCGTCTATCGCGAATACGACGACGAAGGAAACGCCTCTGACGTCTGGAGCCCATATCTTCAGCATTTCTTGCATAAGAACAAGGTTCTGGCCAAATATTCCCCAAAGGTTATGGATGACTTCTTCATCCTCGACGTCAATGAGATCGAGAACCCGGGATTGTATTTGGACAAGATCTACCATAAGAGCATCTACAACGCAGTCGAGACTCAGACCAATTGCGTCGGAATGGAGAGCTCGTTCGCGATGGTTGCCGATTACGGCCTCAAAGACAACCGCAACCTTCCGTTCTTCCTGAATCCTCGAAAGAGCTATGTTCTGGAGTTCTATGACAGCAAGGAATCGTTCTGGCTCGGCGCGTTCCATTACATCCTGGCAGACGAGAACACCAAATTCGCAAGCTCTGACGCAGACCACAGATTCGTAAACGAAGCCGATCTTGAGACCAAGAGCAATCTGTCTGTCGGAGACCTGATCTATCAGGTGTCGTCATCGACAAGCGCCATTCCGATCGACGTGTACAAGATCGTGTCGAACGGAACAGCCGCCGACGTTCTGGCAGCCGGCCTCAACGACATGCTCAGCAGCGAGATGGCCGAAGAATATTCAGACGACGTTCTTTTCGATCTTATCAGGAAGTACGTCTTAGGAACAACGATCGAGCTCAGCGACGATCTCCTGAAGAAGCTAAATTCTCGCGAATACACCAGAAGCGTGCATGACTACATGCTCATTCCTGCAGCGATATTCGTCATCAAAAAAGTGATTGATGAGGTGTATGCCCAGTAGTACAATTATGAACGAAAGGAAATAATAAAATAATTCCATGGATTACTATTACAATATCTTAAACACTGGAAATTTCCTGGGAATCAAATCCCCGGCACATAAGGTTCTCCTTCCGGAGTCCATGGCCGTTTTGGCCTCGAGAATGGGCGCGCAGATCGAACGATGGACGCCTGAGAGCGACGCCGTCGCCGAAGCGCAGCCTAAAAGCGCCAAGATAGGATCCCCCGCCATAGAAGATATCGGAAACGTCGACAAAATCATAGAGAAAGAGGCTTACGCAGAGCAGCAAAGAAAGCTCCATCGATACGGCTATCTCACAAGAAACAGCCCAGAATGCCAAGTAAACGCAACCGTTGCCAAGATGACGTCGTACACGAGGCAGCAGCTGAAGGCGATGCCTACTGGCATGCTCGTCAACATCATCCTCGCCCGCGGGGATAGCCTTGGCCACACATTCAGGCGCGAAGGCTACATCGCCATCATCATGAGAGGAAACATCATACCCGAGCCCGAGAAGCCTATCACGCATAACGCGATGGTCCAAAAGATCAAGCGGCACGCCGCCCCAAAGGATCCGGACGTTCTCCCAAGAGGGCATCCGACCAGAGAGTACTGGGCGACTCATAGGAAAAAGCACGATTATGAGTGATCAAATACCTAGCCTTAGCGGCTGGGTATTTTTTTCTGTAGAAACGGATTAGCACTCTCAACAATACATTGCTAAATGGGAATGCCCATTTTGCGCCAATGTATGAATCGGCGCCATTGAGGTTTTTCATTTATGTTCGAGGATGACTACAATAACGGAATGAATGTCGAAGTTCCTACGTTCGGCGATTGGTTCGATTCGTTTTTCAACGGAGCCGCGCCGTTCAGCAAGAGCTGGATCAGATATAACCGTCCGCTTCATGAAGTCGATGGCTACAAAGTCTATCCGGCAAAAGGGAATCCGAACGGATTAATCGTTGTCGTCAACACCGCCGGAATCCAAGCGAAAGACGTCTCCGTCACATGCACGCAGAGCAAGACGCTTCACATCTGTGGCAAGACTACTATCGATGCCATTGGCGAAACGAACTCTGTCGACATCTCGCTCAAGATCAATGTCGTCAATCCGATCGAGAAGATCGCTTCGAAGACGATCGATGGGTACACCTATATCTATATGCTGTTCAAGTCTAAAGACGCCGAAGCCGTCAAAGTGACTAGCCTAGAAGACAATCACGACTTCTTCGAGCTCGAGGATAAGAAGGCAGATAGCAAAGCAGACACCAAGTCAGAAGCCAAGCCTTCCAAGTGATACTTTTAAGCTTTTGTCGATTTTTGGCACATCCCATTTAGCACTAGACAGCCGGCCTATAGCCGGCTTTCCGGTGCCTTTGCATATTTTGCATTTTCAAGCCTTTTATAGTAAATAGTTGCGTTTTAGGCAATAATACATTATATTAGAGTCTGGAAATAAAATATTTTATCCAGGAAGCGAGGCACATTTCATATGAGCGATAGCGTCAAGAAGCCCGAGAAAGACTCTCAGAAACCGAAGATCATCAAAGCATCGGATCTCGCCAGGATCATCGGCGTGACCTCCCAGACGATCAGAAATCACGTCAATGAGGGATTGCTTAATCCTCTCATCATCAACGGAAGGTACTATTTCACGATGGACGAGGTCGCAAGATACCTCGGCGAAGGCAAGAAATCCGGAGATCATAAATCATCAAAGAAGGATGGCGAATAAGCCATGGCAAAGAAATACTTAGTCTTAGTCGAGTCTCCAGGCAAGGTTCACAAGATATCTCAGATCCTTGGGCCGAATTACAACGTTCAGGCGTCGATCGGGCATATCGCCAGGATCGCCGACAGCGGAAAATACAGCCTCGGCATCAACGTGGACAAAGACTTCGAGATGGATCTTGAAGTCGATCCTAAGAAAGCCGAAGTCGTCAAGAGCCTGCGCTCAGCCGTCAAGAACGCCGACATCGTCTATCTGGCATCCGACGCCGACCGCGAAGGGGAGATGATCTCCTATTCGCTTAAGCGCTTCCTTCAGATCCCCGATGAGAAAGCGAAGAGAATAACTTTCACCGAGATCACCGAATCGGCCATCAAGGAATCAGTCAAGAAGCCAGGCGTCATAGACGACAACATGGTCGAAAGCGCCATGACGCGCATGAGCCTTGACAAGATCATAGGATACCGCCTGTCCGGAGTCGTTCAGCGCAAGCTATGCTGCAAATCGGCAGGCCGCGTCCAATCGGCAGGACTGAAGATCCTGTGCGACAGGGAGAATGAGATCAAGGCATTCGTCCCCGTTCAATATTTCGAGCTGTATCTCCCGTTTGATAAGAATGGCGTCATATACGAAGCCAAATACCGCGGAACTGACGCCAAGCGCATGTCGACGTTCAAGAGCCGAGACGACGCGATCGCCGTCATGAACGAATGCAAGCCCGGCAACTACAACGTCGGAAAGATCGAAAGCTCTGACAGAGTCGTCAAATCAAAGCTTCCGTTCACGACAAGCACGTTTCAGCAGGATTGCTCGTCGAAGCTAAACTACACTCCGAAGAAAGCCATGGAGATCGCCCAGAAGCTGTATGAGCAAGGGTTCATTTCGTACATGAGAACCGACGCCGTCAGATTCTCCGACGAATTCATCGAAGCCGCCAAGAACAAGATCGTCGGCGAGTTCGGGAGCCAATACTACACCGGGCTCCGCATCCCGAAGGATCAGAACAAGGATGCCCAGAACGCGCATGAATCGATTCGCCCGACGCACATCGAAGACACCCCCGAAGCGCTGGCCCTCAAATTGGACTCGGAGCAATTCAACGTCTATAAGCTCATCTATTCCAGATCTCTGGCGGCTTTGATGGCCGATGAGATCATGACGGATCTCGAAACCTCGATCTATAACGGGGCCAACAGATTCTCGTTCATCGCGCACTCTGTCAAGTTCGACGGATTCGCCAAAGCCTACAATTACACCGATCCGGACGAGGAAGACGCCAAGTTCCCGGTCATGTCGATGAATGAGCATGTCAAAGACGGTCCGCTTCGGCTAGACGAGAAATCGACTAACCCGCCAGCCAGATACACGGAAGCTGGGCTCGTCAAAGCCCTCGAGGATTCCGGCGTTGGCCGCCCATCGACATACGCGACGATCATCGGCGTTCTCAAAGACGCCGCCAGAGGATACACCGAGATGGTAGGCAAAACGATGAAGCCGACAGACAAGGGTCTGCTTCTGTCAAAATTCCTCGACGATCATTTCTCAGACATCATCTCCCTCGAATACACGTCAGAGATGGAATCCAAATTGGACGAGATAGCCGGAGGCAAAGCCACCCGCGTCCCGACGCTGAAGGATTTCTACGGCAAGTTCGATCCTGAGATCAAAGCCGTCAAGGACATCGAGGTCGAAGGCCGCCCCGTCGTCGAGAAAGTCGAAGGCCGCAAATGCCCGCTGTGCGGACACGATCTCGTCTATCGCAACGGCAGATACGGCAGATTCATAGCCTGCTCAAACTACATGAGAGGCCACTGCAAGTACACCGAGCGCCTGGATGCCAATGGCAACCCCATCCCGTCAAGCGCCAGCGACAAGAAGCCAGCCCCGGAAAAGACCGGGTTCAAATGCCCTAAATGCGGAGGCGACGTCATCAAGCGCCATTCCGCCAAGACCGGCCAGGACTTCTACGGATGCTCAAACTACCCGAAATGCCATCAGGTATGGTCTCAGGCATCCTTCGATGAGACGTTCAAAGGCGCCAAGAAGAAAATAAATAAAATTTCCGTCGATAAAGACTAACCGCGGAAGGGCCTGGGCAACAGGCCCTTTTTCGTGCTTAAAAATAGAGATATATGATTTTGGTGCCAGGAAGGAAGAGATCGCCAAAATCCCCTTGTACAAAGGCTAAATTGGTTGGCGACTTCTGCCATTTCTTGGCTGTGCCTCCTAACACAAAGGCATGATTTAAAGACCCATACAGCATCCTATAGGAACTGAATATTTCACTCCCGCAAGGGATGGGTCTTGCATTATGCCCAAATAAGAGGTATAGTTAAGCAGTCTCAAATAAAGGCGCGCACAGCAACCACAACATTTTATCACTGAAAATGGTAAGGCCTCATGGCCCCGCGCCTTGTTAAATCTATTCTATATAATCAACATAAATATTAGGCACTTGCAGCAACCAAACCAAACAAAATCCACATTTTTGTAAAAAGGTGCCTAGCTAAATCGATCAATACGACTTAAGCGCTCACAGCAATAAGATCACAGAACCAGGCTATTGCTAGCGTGAAAGGCGCCGGCGTTAAGTAGCAACGTTTCAAAAGCCGTTCGTTAATACGGGTCAGCGCTTAGACAGTCGTTCTACATGATAACCACAGGAGGTACACAATCATGGACAACAAGAATTTCATGGCCGCGATGCAAACCGAGGCCGACAAAGCTCAGAATTATTCTGAGACCGAGAACGGGGCGGTCGGCTACAAGTCGACCGGATCCGAACTTCTCAATATCAATTTCGCGGCATCGTCGTTCAGATCGATGCCGGAATCCGGAATCGCCGCCAATTTCGAGAAAGCCTATGATGAGAGCAACGAGCTCGCCATGAAATGGGCCTTCTATCTTCGCGACGTCCGCGGCGGAATGGGCGAGCGCCGTTCTTTCAGAGCCATCATCAAATGGCTCGCCGACAATCATTTGGATGACTTGAAGAAAGTCATTTCTATGATCCCGGAATACGGCCGCTGGGACGATCTCTTCGTCCTGTTCGGAACCAAAGGCGAATCGGCGATGGCCGAAGTCGTCAAGGCCGAATGGGCCGCCGAGACCAAAGACGCCGCGGCCAACACCCAACGGATCTACGGCCTTGCGAAATGGGCTCCGTCCGAGAACGCCTCGAGCGAAGAGACCAAGATGCTCAGCTCCAAAGTCCGCGGGATCCTCGGAGTCAGTCCGAGAGATTACCGCAAGGCTCTTTCGAAGATGCGCGCCATCAGCGGCATCGTCGAGACTAAGATGTCCGCCAACGATTGGAAGGACATCGACTTCTCGAAAGTTCCGTCGAAGGCGTCTGCGAACTATGCCAAAGCATTCGACCGCCACGATCAGTCGAGATATGAAAAGTACCTCGAGGACGTCAAAGCCGGAGTTGCCAAGATCAACGCCGGAGCGATCCTCCCGCCGGACATCTATCACAAGGTGTCGACGATGATCTATCTGACATACGGCAAGGCCAACTACGACTTCTACAATTGCAGCGGATTCAGAAAGATCGACGGATACACCGTGCCCACCCAGAACAAAGCCGCGGTCGATGCGCTGAACCTCCAATGGAACAGCCTGCCGGCCCCAGCCAAAGATCTTCCTACGACTCTCGTGATCACCGATGGCAGCGGATCAATGACCGCATTTGCCACCAAAGGATCCGATGTCATGAACATCGACATCGGCCGAGCGCTCGGCATCTATTTCGCCGAGCACTGCAAAGGCGAGTTCCACAACAAGATGATCACTTTCAGCGAGCGTCCTGAATTCATCGATCTCGACAAGGCTCCCACTCAGGACCTTGCCGGAAAGATCGCTTACGTCAGCCAATACGACGAAGTGGCCAACACCGATATCAAGAAGGTCTTCGACCTGATCCTTAAAACCGCCAAAAACGGCAATATGGCTCAGTCTGATCTTCCTGGGACCGTGCTGATCATCTCCGACATGGAGTTCGACCAAGGAGCCACCGGACTTGACGCGGCGTACGATCCTAGCGTCAAAGATCCGACTTTGTTCGGCGAGATCGGAGCTGAGTTCGAAGCCGCCGGCTACAAGCTGCCCCGCCTCGTCTACTGGAATCTCGGATCGCGCTCCGGCACGATTCCGATGACCCAGAACGACAAAGGCGTCTGCCTCGTCAGCGGATACTCCCAGAACGCCGTCAAGATGTTCATGGACGGAGACACGGACCCCTACAAGGCCTTGGTCAAAGTCCTAATGTCCGACAGATACGCCGCGGTCACCCTCAAGTGACCGTTTAAAGGCCCATACAGCAATCAACCATTAAATTGCACATTTACCTCTGCGTCAGCAGATGGGCCTTGTTACTCCAGAAGCTTAGGTCAAACGCCTATGCTTCTGGGGTTTATTTTTTTATTTCCCCGGCTCCGTATTTCAAGAGGATAAGGAAATATATGATTTGAATGAAGAAGATGGATCGGATGCTTGGTCTATGCCAGTCCATCTCCGGGGTTGCTCGCCTGCCAACAGAAAGAGCATTGCACAAGGAGGCGCAATATGATTCAAATCGTTAACAACTATGAATTCGAAAGGAAGCCTTTCAGCAGCTCAACCGAGCTGTTCAATCAGCTTTTAGCTGATTCCGAGGCTTTGATCTTCAGAAAGATCATCAGCTACAACGGCAGCGACGCGCATGAGTTCACGACTCACGCGATCATCATCACAGCCAGCTATGCCAAGAAATTCGTTTCGCGCAAGACCGGGACCACCGAAGTCCTTCCGGTCGCGGCCAAGGACATCTTCAAGGTGGATCCTTTGGCCAACGGGAATGGAACGACGACATTCCAATTCCGTTATACCGATCCGAAGACTGGCGAGGTTCGCTATAGCAGCGGCGAACTTGTTGTTATCCTTCAGATCTACGTCGGAGACGACCATGGCCGCCCGGAGCGGATCGAAGTCGATCCGGCGTCTATCTGCGGCATGTCCGCTGAGGACATCTTCAAGAAGTATGCCTATGACTTCTTGGAAAAGAAGTACGAAGCCGCTGAGCAGCGTTTTCAGCAACGCAAGCAGCAAGGCGGCCAGCACTGATCAGCAAGCGCCGGGAAGACAGCATCTTCCCGGGGCTGATGAATCCCGCCAAACGGCGGAAGGAGTTGATTCCTATGCCATCAACAAAGAGCAACGACAAACTTAATCTATACTCTAGCTCTACCAAGGATGCTGGCTTCGTGCATCACGTTTGCGCCAATCTAAACATCCTTGGATTATTCGGATGCTCAGGATTCGAGGTGTCGAAAGACGATCCGAGAAAACTAAATCTCAAATGAACCCGATCCGATTCGGGTTCTTTTTTTTATTTCCCGGCGGCGTCCGGCGTCCCGAACAATTGATTATGACCGAAGAAACACGCAAAATGATAGAAGACGTCCTTAATACAGAGGAGACCATAATGCTCATCGAATCAGCCGGATTCGGAGCTGAGAGCATCTCCCAGACCAGAGCCGAAGTCAAGAAGAAATCCCACTCCAACGCAGTCGAGGATTACAAAAGGGCCAAGGCCGAGCTTGCCAGACTCGAAGTGGCGATGTCATCCGCTCAAAATCCTGCCGATAAGGCTCAGATGCAAGCGGCCATATCCGCAATGAAAGCGAAGATAATGGAGCTTGATGCCAAACGCACCAGCTCATTCAACGATCAGAAGGATGCCGTCGCCAACGTTAAGAAAGAATCGGAAGACCCGCTTGAAGGAATATCTCTTAAAGACATCGCCGATTCCATTCTTAGAGAATCCGAGAACGTCGCTCCGGCCGAAGCGACTCTTCCTGATCAGGCTCAGCAATCGGTGAAAGCATCCGCGCGAAGCAATCCGGAAACCCAAGCGGCCCAGAAGTCCATCCTGATGCTCAAGTCGAACAAAGAGGCCCTCGATAAGCGCGAAGAGAACATCAAGGATCATACGAATAAGCAGATCGATCAGATAACGAAGAGCAAGCAGATCATAGATGACAAGATCTCCAGGATAGAAGCTGCGTCTAAGCCGATCAACGGCAGCCTTGAAATGGATCCGTCAGCATTCGAGACGTCGATCAACGAAGAGCTCGACGAGATAGATGAGGAGCTTTCTTATCTTGAAGAAGGCCCGCTGTCCGCGCTGATCGGAAAAATAAAAAAAAGCCACATCGACAAGAAGTCTTCCGCCCTCAAGCAGAAGCAAGTCGATCTCAACACCCAGCTCACAAAGCTTGAAAGTGAGCTTTCCATCTTGGGAGACAGCCATCCAGGCAAAGCTAGGTCTCTCGAAGATAAGATCGAATTCCTTCGTTCTGAGATCGATCAGATCAGCCAAGAGCTTACCGATCTTGATTCAAAGCGCATATCGATCAAAGAAACGTCTGATCCCGAAACCAATCTAAGCCAGATGATCGATGAAGGCATATCGTTCAGCCGAAAGAAAGTCGAATACTACAAGTCGCAAATAGACAGCCTCACGAAGCGCATCGACGAATATCAGGCAAAATACGATGACATCGGCCCAGGCCACGTCGTCGCGAGATATCAGCTTCGCAAACGCATCGCCGAAGCCCAAGCCAAAATAGACAGAATCAATGACAAGCTAAGCAAATACGACGCCGACCAATCCGAGCCTTCGGATCCATCGACAGGAGCCCCGATCGGAGCCGCCGCCATGGCCGAGGATTATGAATTCGCGCCAGATCTTAGATTCACGCACAAGATGTCTCCGTCTCCCGTGAGATTGGCTCAAGAGAAGAGCATCGTCCCGTTCGACACCAAGCAAAAGGAGCTCGCGGCCAAAGCAATAAGCAATGACACGAACTCAGGCCTGGCTTTCAGCGGAACGTCTGGGAAAGTCCTCAATTATCTGGTCGGAGGAGATGACGACGGCGACCCTGACACCCAAGCCAAAGCCGAGCAGCTGATGTCCGATACCACAGCAGCCAGCATGGTCCGAGCGCTTAGGCGGGCATTCAGAAACCCTGACGCCGACCCCAAAGAGATAGCCAGGCTCAAGATGAAGATCGACATGGCCTATCGCAAGACAGTCAGATAGCCTAAAGCCGCCGGAAAAGATCCGACGGCTTTTCTTTCGCTTTGCCGCCGGACGATATATACTTCTTATGAGAAAGGAAGCGACAATTTGTGAAATTCGTTTTGTTTAACATCAAAACATTCGGATGGGCCTCAATGCGAATAACCGATGAATGCATAGTCAAAAATCTTCCCTATGCCAAGAAGACCAAAGACCGGATGACCGGCGAAGCCAGCTATGAGTTCGTTTTATCCAAATGCGACGAAAACGCATCCGACCCTGTAAGCGACTACGTGAATGCGATAGTAGCCGATCATGCGATTCCATCAACGGTTCCAGATTACATGCTTAACACGATTTCCGATTCCATCGCCAAAGCATTCGCTGACAATACGGAGAAATTGGACCAGGATCACATCAAGGTCTATCCGTTGGCGGTCATTGATTCAAAAGATATCGGCATGAGCTACTGCGACGGAAGCTCAAGCTCTAAGAAGCCAGCCGCCGGATTCGCGTCGGTGACTTTGTATGATCCAAACGAATCCGATTCGCCGATGATCGAATCGTTCTCCGGGCTTCCGAAATGCTACAACGCTTTCAGCGGGTCCATCAAAGGAGGCACCAACAACGTCGGGGAGCTTACCGCGATCGGGTCATGCGTCAAAAACTCCGACGCCCACACGATACAGATCATCGCGTCAGACTCGGCATACGCCATCGGCGCGTTCCGCGAATGGATCGACAATTGGAAATCCAATGGATACAGAGGATACTCCGGCTCCAAAATAACCAATGCCGACCTAATCAAAAGCGTGGAGTCGATGATCGACGACCGCAAAGGAGACGTGTTCCTGTTCAGATGGATCAAAGGCCACGACGAGGACAACTTCAATGAGATCTGCGATCGGCTCGCCAAAGACGCCATCGGCGTGAAATGACTTGCGAACGGGCGATACGTGTCCTATAGTTAGAAAGGAAGCGATCGGCATGGACACCCAGACAGAAGCAATCGTAGCCAGGACGACTTATCTCGATCCTGACATCAGCTACATCAAGAATGCGACGATAACCGAATGGGATATCCATTCAGCCGGCCTTTCCGTGCTTGAGCATAAGCATCTGCTTAGCCAAACGGAGATCGACTCCCTCAAAGCCATGAGCAAAGAGGACCGAGTCGTTTCCATCGGCAAGAAGATAATCAGAAATCCTGAGCTGTCGAAAGCGATACTCGATGGCCTGGCCGAAGTCCGAAAGGAATTCGCCGAGGCCAACGGATTAACGTCACGAGACATACTATCGATCAAGAAAGACGCTATCTTCGTCATCAACAAGTATCCTACGGTCTCCGTGTTCGGAGACGGCGTGTTCGTGTTCAGGCCCAAGAGTACCTACTCGACTTACATGAGATTGGGCCATCAGCCGTTCGAGGCATACTACTCGGCGGCCAGCCGAAGCGTCGAGATAAAAGGCGTTTCAGAAGACGCCCGAGAGCGGCAGAAAGATCATATCATAAAGGACATTGGGCGGATGCTCGGCCAAGCAGAGATGCTTGAGCATGACCGGATGTTCAAAGTCCTCGTCGATTATCGTAGGGATTATCTGTCGAAGAGCTTGGACAAAGAGACTTACCGAAGCCTGATCGACGGCAAGTTCTCATTCGGGAGATACGAAGCCGATGAGATATCGGACGACGATCTTCCAGACCTCGATGTGTCAGCCAACTTCAACGAGGCGATACTTCCGCTGATCGCCAACATCATTTAGGAGGCCGCCATGGAAAATAAAAATAATTCCGCTGAAGACAAGGCAGACAAAGCCTGCCTCAAAGCGGCGAAGGAGAATGGCATCCTCGAGTCTGATTTCTCTCTGTCGAAAGACACCGACACCGGATTCTGGTGGGCCAATCTCAAAGCGACGTCGTTCGTCATCTTCGGCATCGGCGAAGGAGTCCATGACTTCGAGCCTGTGACCGACGATGAGTCGAAGAAGCGAGCCTTGCGCCAGGCGATGATCAGGACCGGAAAGGCCTTGCTCAATCCCAGGCTCAAAGACAAGCTGCTCTTCGACATCAAATCAAATCGATCCTAAAACATTCGATTCCTTCACAAATTCTTCAACAATGAATTATGACGTCGGAGGCTTAAGCGATGAGTAAAAAAACATTCAAATGCCCGTTCTGCTCCAAGAAATACGTCCTCAAAGACGCGATCTATGACCACATGGAGAAAGAGCATCACGACGACCTTTGCGGGCTGCCGGCATGCCAGGTGTGGTTCAATTGGAACAACGGATATCCCATCACCAAAGCGACAGGCAGATCCGTCATGAGCGGAAAGCCGACGAAGTTCAACGTCAATTCATGCAGATACGAGAGATTCGCCGACGACGAAGAGCGCAAGCAATATCGCGAATACTTCCGCCAGAATATGATAAAGGCGTTCGGCAAAGACAATCTTCTCAACGACATCGACCATCAAAAGGAGATGCTCGCCGACAGAGGGATATCAGGCCAATACCTTTGGAGCGATGGAAAGACGCGTACGACGTACACCGGCTCATATGAGAGAAAGTTCCTGGAGTTCCTCGATCTCTACATGGGATGGGACAATCCAGAGGACGTGATGGCGCCTGCCCCTATGACGTTCCCCTACACGGACGACGAGGGAAAGAGCCATCTGCACATACCGGACTTCTACATATCCTCGCTCAATATGATCATCAACGTGAAAGCAGCCGATAACATGCATTATCGCCTGAGGGACATCGCATATGAAAAACTTGAAGATGCCGCCATAAAACAGTCATCGTTCAATTACGTCAAGGTATACGACAACAATTTCGAGCCATTCGCAGACGCAGTCCAGACCATAAGGGAATCGGATCCAAAGGATAAGATACGAGTGTTCCTTGAGGATCCGGCGCCATCGGCAGACAACGGCATCGTACTGTAAACAGCAAATTCCGTTATCGGGATATATGATTTGTATGCATTGAGAAGAGGTTCCTTTAAATCGGAGCTTCTTTTTATGCCAATGAAGGAGGCCATGTATGGCAAACATTGAACAGGCGAAACGAATCGCCAAAATCGCCAGCTATCTCAACATAGTTGACGGACACAAAGGATTAGCGATCACACCGCTGATCTCAGGAGCTCAGGGCATCGGCAAATCGCAGATCTGCTCTGGAGCCGCCAAGGAAATGGGTGGATTCGGATTCACCATTGAAGGCGGCACCCTCAAGGACGGCGAGATCACCGGCCTTCCGCTTGCTTATCACGATCCGGTAACCAATGAAGACAAATTCAAATTCGTTCCGTATCACGTCACTTATTCGGTCATGAAGCTCCAAGACGAGATCTATTCTCACGCCACCAAAGAAGGCTTCCTCGGCGGCCGCGTTCGCATTATCGAAAAAGACATCACAGATACTTTCAAAGGCCCCGATGGCAAAGATACTACCAAGGTCATCGCGCATGCCGGAGACACCGTTGTTTTCGATACGAAAGGGCACGTCTATCAAGTGGTCAGCAAATGGACCAATGAAGAAGCTGCCGTCAAAGGCGATCAGAATAAGCATCAGTTCGGCGAGGATCTCCTTCCTGAAGTCAAGCGCGAGCTCATCGAATCCGGAGACATCAAGCCGGTGATTCTGTTCTTCGATGAAATCAACCGCACTCCTCAAGAGACCATGAAGGAGCTGATGAACGTCATCCTCAACCGCGAGGTCAACGGCTACGAATTCCCGTGGTGGGTCTCCATCATCGCCGCCCAGAACCCGAGCTCTCAGAACTCGAGCTTCTCCGTCAACCAGATGGACCCTGCGCAGCTCGACCGTTTCATGAAGATCAAGGTCAACCCCGACTTCGAGAAATGGTGCCAGTGGGCGCTTGACCATGGCATGAACCTGGAATATCTCCAGGCGCTCACCGCGGCCAACTCCGGCCTTTCCAAGAACGACAACAACACGGTGTTCTGCGTCAAAGACGCCGGCACCGAAGATACCGAGAACATGGATCCGTCTCCACGGTCTCACGAAATCTGCTCGAACATCATCAGCGGATACGATCTGGTCAAGTCCAGCAATCTCTTCACGAAGGAAGAGAAGGAAAGCCTCGACGCCGATATCGAGACCATGATCCTCGGCAAGATCGGCACCACCGCCGGCAACTCGATTCTCAAGTGCTTGCAAGATAAGAGCTCCCGCATCAATCCGAACGAGGTTCTCACCGGCGCCAGCAAAGAGATCGACAAATCGACCATGATGAAGCTCTCTCAGATGCGCTTCATGGCGAAGACGATCATGAGCCGCAGCATCGTCAACTACATCGCAGACAACTACGATGCTTGGTTCGCAGCCCGCAAGGCAAATCCGAAATTCTTCGACAATGTCTTGGGCGCCGACGGCCAGTTCATCCAATTCGTCAAGTCCCTCGACCGCGCGAATGAGGTTGACCTCTATCGCTACGTCCGTGGCAAGCACACCGCTGAAGGCCGCGATCTCCGCCACGAGCTCGACGACGGCAAGTGCGCGCGGCTCGCTTCGGCGTTGATCAACGGCGTCAACTCGTCCTGCGAAAGCATCGACAAGCTCGACGCGATGACCAATCCGAAAAAATAAATAAAATCGCCGAATGCCCCCAGGACCAACAATCCTGAGGGCGCCCCGATTTGGAAAGGGTATCAGAAATGTCATCAGATTTAACCTCGGCTCAGGTAGCCGAGAAATACCGAGATTGCCAAGAAGCGATCCGGGCTGCAATGAAGCCTCATCCATCCGAAGACGGCGATCAGTCTGCAGCTGCGATGGTGGCTAAGATAGCGGCCTCGACGCCAGGAGTCATGGCGAGCCAGCAGCTAAACGACGAAGCCAGCCCGCAGAAATTCGACATCGACAAGTCGTTCATCCCCGTCATCGAGGACACGTTCCTTCCGGTCTATGACTGGATCAAGGCGTCGCTTGTCGTCTCAGAAGATTGCTACTTCGGCATCCTTTTGATGAACATGGATATGAAGTTCGACCTCAGCCAGCAAGGCTTCGTCGACATCGACGTGTCCAACGTCATCATGAAGCTCAAGATCAATCCGTTTTACATCATCAACTACACGATCAAGGAAGCCCGCACGCTGATCGTCGCCGAACTGACGAAGATCACGATGCAGCATCCTCTCGACTATCTCAACATCAACCGCGCCAATGACCAAGGCGTCCACAATGAGCTTGAGAAAGCCTCAAGCGCGTCCATCTCCGAGATGCTGATCCACGATCTTTCGCTCAAGGCGAAGATGGATCCGACTTCCGGCAGCGGGCTTTCGATCCCGAAAGGGTACTATACGAAGTCCGATATGGAGCATGAAGTCGGGTACACCGCTCAGAAGGAATCCGACCTCAAATACTATTACGATTTCTATCATTCTCATCGCAAGCCTCAGAAGCCTGGCCAAAATCAGCAGAAACCCGGGCAAGGCCAAGGACAAGGTCAGGGCCAAGGACAGGGACAAAGCGACTCCGGTCAAGGCCAAGGCCAAGATCAGGGCGATCCCAATGGGATCTCAGCCCCAGGAAACTCGAACGGGCATCCTACTCATCAGTGGGAAACCCAAGGCGATCCCGACCTCGTCAAGAACAACATCTCAGACAGCGTCAAGACCGCATGGGAGAAGTACCTTGAGCAAGACAATGATTCGTCGTCTCGTCTCAGAGGTCTCATGCCAGCCGATATGGTCGCGTCGATCGAGGATCTCCTCAAGAAGCCAAGAACCTCTCTGTGGAAGATCATCAAGAACATGCTCGGGACCCTTCCGGTTCCGTACAGAGCGACGAGAATGCGGCTCAATCGCCGGCAGCCTTATCGCCCAGACTTGCCTGGACGCCTTCCGAAGTACAAGATCAAGATCATCGTGGCCATCGACACATCAGGGTCTGTCTCTGACGAAGCAATCTCATACTTCCTCAACGAGATCGCCCTTTTGTGCAAGAGCTATGAATCCGAGATCATCGTCATCGAATGCGATGCCGCCATCGGCGCCATCTACACGATGAAGAAGCCCGGCGACATCCATAAGGAAGTCAGCGGGCGCGGCGGAACCAGCTACATGCCGGTCATCAGATGGATCAACGGCGTCAAAGACGAATACTCCGACCCGAAATGGTTCGACGATCCGAGATGCGGCCGCCTTCAAGACGCGCTGCTCATCTACTTCACCGATGGCTTTGGCGACGACGAGATCGACAAGCCGAAGACCTCTAAGAACATCTGGGTCGTTCTGGATGATTCCGACAATCTCTCGGTTAAGAATCCGTACGGCCAAGTTCTGTCGATGTCATCCGATCCGAATCCTGAATGGAAGAGCATCCACGGGAACAGCAGAGGCTATTAAAGGCCTTTGCCGTTTCCTGGACGGCCTCCGTCTGCTAAAAAGAAAGCCAATGATGGCGATTTCATCGACGGCAACGACGGAGACGCTTCCGACCATTATAATGGGCCCGACTACGAAGAAAACGATATGGAGTTCGAATCCGCTAAAGAGTGTTCTCCGTCAAAGACCAAGGAATTTTGGAAAGAGATGGGAGAAGGTTATCGTGATTACGATGATCAATAAGATGGAACGATAGTTTCATCGGAAAGGAAAAAACTTATGGATAGAAAATGCATCGAATACCTGCTTGCGCAAACCGCGAACATGGCAAATGGCTATCATGGATTCGATTTCTACGCGCAAGACGCCGAAGTCGAAAATGAGGTCATTGACGACGGAGTAATCAACGCTGTCATTTACTTTCGCAAGGAAGGATTCAAACCATGCTATATCCTGACGGATGACTATCAGGCGGCGGCGCTTGAGAAAGGACTCACCGGAATCGCCATCGTGGGCGTCTATAACCCCGACTCACATAGCGATCTGAAATATGACGTCTTCCCTGTGCGTTTCGTTAATGGGGAAGAAGTCGATATGGTCACCAAAGAGCCGAAAAAGAAAGGAGGCAAATAGTATGATCGTCGTCTATATCTACGAGGACATGTCGTTCCTTGTCGATTACGAAGGCTATGGATATTCAAACGAACCGAGTGTCGTTAATGCTTACGTCAATGCAATCAAAGCAACAGTCTCTGAAGAAGATTTCAATCGTATTCAAGACTATTGTATCAGACACAAATACGAACAGCTTTAATTTAGATGGAACGATAGTTTCATCGGAAAGGAAAAATTTATGAAATATACCTTAACTATTACTATCAACGCCAAAGACAAGGAGGAGGTTGCCGATAAATTAGCGAACAAAATTGAAATCGCCAACTCTGAGTTCCAGTTACCCGATTCAGAATGGCTACACAGAGCCGGTTTCCATTTTGCGCGTCGTCATGCCAAGGAGGGCAAATAGATTTTATGAAAATCACAATTACTGCCACAGTCAATGCCGAAGATGATTCCGAAGCGCTTGAGCAACTTAGCCAAAAGATGGAATCTGCCAACGAAAAGTTCCAAATCGATGCAGGCAATCCGCCCGATCTGAAATGGGCCAAAGCCGTCGGCCTGAAATTCAGGGATTTTATCCCTGGCTATGGCTACAAACTCATCATGAAAGACTGGGCCGACACCGATAATTTCAACGGCCCGAGTTGCTTTACCGATTCCGTTGTTTTCACGACTGAAGAACTGGCTAAGCGCGCGTTGCGTTTGGTCTTCATCGCGAAAGCTGACGGATACTGCGATGTCGATGGCGGCCTGCTGACGCCCGACAAGACCGATGTCATCCAAAACTGCGACGACCTGTATCGTGTCCTTTTGACAAAAGATAAAGCCAGCGTCATGTTCGGCGATGGGTGTGGGTTCGGCCTGAAAATCCAACGGGTCAAACTCGCCAATCTGAAACATAAACCGCTTGCGGCCATCAGCAAGAGCATCGCTGATAACGAAATCACAAAGGAGGTACAGGAAATCGATGCCAAATTAGTTAAGGCAATCGACCGAGGTCATGACGATTACGATAAGATTTAGGTGAAACGATAGTTCCATCGGAAAGGAGGCGATAGCAATGCCAATGTACGCAATTACATATTACACACAGACAAAAACAGTTTATGTGCGTGCGAACAACCCCAGTCAAGCAAAAAACCTGGTTACGAACGATGACCTGGCTCATGCAGAATCCAACGATGTCGTCGATGATGATCCGCTTGTCGAAAAAATAAAAGACTAAAGGAGGCACAATTATGCCATTCGCACCATCTGACAAATCGAAGGATTACGAGCTTCCAGACAACAATGGAAACTTCGAGCAAAAGATCACCGACGCTAAAGTCGCCATCGCCGGAAAGATGTCCGAATTAACTGGAGACTTGATGAAATACGCTCAGTCTCAGGGCCTGACTTCCGAATACGGGAAGATCGCCGTGAGAATCTCTGACCTCGGGGCATTGGCCACCGGGGTATGCGACATTGAGAACGGATCGGCCACAGACGAGGATGGCAATGAACTGACCGCCGATGCGGCGGATGCCAAACTCAACGATATCATCCAGAGGATGCATGCGCTCACCGACGCCGAGATCACCGAGGCTGAAAAGAAAGCCCAGGAAGACGAAGCCAAAGCGGCAGCTCAGCAGAATCAAGATGACACAGCCAATTTCCATCTTGGCAATTTCGATGGAGACGACGGCATCTGAGCCACCTGAAAGGACGGCACAATCTTTATGAATAAAAAAGACAATAACGATAGCATCATGACCTCTCCGATCGATGACGATGTCAACAGCATCTTCAACGAATTCATGGTGAAGTTCGCGTGCGATTATGGCCATACCACGATCGGCACTCAGCATCTTTATCTTGGAGTCATGGCTTTCTTAAACAAGCACTCCGGATCCGGAGACAAATACAGCGATCTGTTCGGCAAAATGCAAGCGATCCTTTCCAAGTACGGAATGTCGGATCTCGCTTTCGCCACGGCGATGTTCAGCATCTATCCGAAGTGCCATATCATCGATCCAAGCACCGATCCTGAGATGAGCTCTGACAACGATATCCAGACCATTGTCTCAAAGCTTCAGCGCCAAGCGATCAAAGAGAGCCGAACGCTTGGGGTTCCGAATCTCATGATCCAGCTCTTCGCCGACAGCGACAAAGCTCCGTTCAATCTCAGAAAGATCTTCATCAAGGCTTTCACCGATACGAAGCGGCCGGAGAAAGTCCAGAGCATGTACGATGAATTCATCGAGATGTTCAAGCCCGACGCCGAGACCAAATCGAGCAATCAAGGAATCGCTGATATCTGCGAGAAAACCGATTTCCTCACCGACATCAACGCTCTCGTAGCCGATTGTCCGCATTCGATCGTCGGCGGAGACGATCTCATCAAGTCGATCTCGGTCGGCCTGATCGGAAAGAACAAACGCAGCGTCGTGCTCACTGGCATGGCCGGCGTCGGAAAGACCGAGGCGGTGTATGACTTGGCTCAGCGCATCAATGCTGGCAAAGCCCCTTCCGCCATCAACGTCAAGCATATCTATCGTCTCAATCTCGATAAGATCTCCGCTGGCGGAACCTATCCCGGCATGATCGAAGGCCGCCTTGGCGTCGTTCTCGATGCCGCGGCCGCAGACCATAATTCGATCTTGTTCGTCGATGAGGCTCAGTATCTGTTCACCATCGCAGAGATGGGATCTCCGATCATCAGCATCATCAAGCCGTATCTTTCCGATGGAAGCGTGTCAATGATCATGACGATCACCGACAGCGATTTCCACAAATACTTCTCCAAGGACAGCGGGTTCTCCCGCCGGCTTCGCGAGATCCATGTGAAAGAGCCGTCTGACGAAGACACCAAGACCATCCTGCTTGGCATCCGCGGCGACAAAGACAAATTCTATGGCATGACGCTCTCCGACGACATCGTCAGCGAGATCGCGACATTGTCGAAGAAATACTCGCTCAACAAAGCAAATCCTGATAAGTCGATCGACATGATGGACCTCGCTTATTCTTATGCGAAGGTCACTCATCCGGCAGACAAGAACGTCACCAAAGACGATTTGGTCGACGCCATCACGCAGCAATACGGAATCCACGTCTCGAAGGACAATGCCACCGAGACCGAGAAAGCGCTGCATGAGAAGCTGCTCGGGCAAGACGAAGCGATCAATCAGATCGCCTGGTCTCTCAGAACGATCGATCTTGGTTTGTACAATCCTGAGAAGCCGATGCTCTCGATGCTCTTCGCCGGACCGACCGGAGTCGGCAAAACCGAATCCGCCCGCATCATCGCGAAGAACTATTTCGGCAAGTCCGATGCGCTCATCAAACTGAGCATGGGCGAATACGCGGATGAGATCAGCTACAACAAGCTCATCGGCTCCGCTCCTGGCTATGTCGGCTATGATGACGACACCGGCCTGCTCGCAAGCATCAAGCGCAATCCGTGCTCGCTCGTTCTCTTCGATGAGATCGAGAAGGCGCATCCGAAAGTGCTCAAGACCTTGCTCAGCATGCTCGACGACGGCATCGTGAATGACTCTCATGGCGACGAGGTTTCGTTCCGCAACGCCATCATCGTGTTCACGACAAACCTCGGATACGATTCAGAATCGACCAATACGAGCGGCATGGGCGAGATCAAGGTCATGGACGACAAGCACGACGCTGAGATGGCGATCACCAAGTACTTCCCGCCTGAGTTCAAGGCGAGAATCAACAAAGTGGTCATCTTCAACCGTCTTGACGATCGCGTGTTCGACTCGCTGATCAAGAGATACCATGAGATGTATGAGACGCTCTCCGGAGGCAAGGTCAAAGTGGCCTTCACCAAAGAAGACATCGACGCGATCAAGGTCGCTGCCGACATCGAGAACAAAGGAGCCCGCGGGCTTGACGAGGCTGTTCGCAGCCAGATCCAGACCGCATATGAGCGCCAGATCTCCGAAACGGCTAAGCTCTTCGCGGCGTCTAAGCTGGCCACGGCGTCCAAAGCCACGGCCAAGAAAGGTAAGTGATCGTTATGTCAAAGCCAGTTATGGAAGGATACGAGCCTGAACAGCAGGCCGTCACATTCCAAGATTCTATCGCGACTTCCTTGTATAAGGATCGTGTTGTTCTGCTTTACGGCGAGGTGTCGGAGCAATCCGCCAGCCTCGTCATCGCGGAGCTCAAGAACCTCAGCAAGAAAGATCCAAAGAAGCCTATCGAGCTCGACATCATGTCGGGCGGAGGCGATATCACGGCAGGGCTCGCCATCGTCGATCAGATGATGGAGATCCAAGCGCCGATCATCACGGTCTGCAAAGGCTTCTGCGCCTCGATGGCGGCGGTCATCTTCTCGAGCGGCGATTACCGGCTCGTTCAGAAACACGGGTTCGTCCTGATCCATCAGGGCCGCACGTATCATCAGAACGAAATGGAGACCGTCCTCGACGCCGATGCCAGCCAGAAGATGATGCACATGCTCAATGACGCATGCCTCAATCTCTTGGCGGACAACTCCGGCAAGACCTATGAGCAGATCAACGCCGACACCCAGCGCGACAACAACATGTCCGCCGAAGAGACCGTCAAATACGGTTTGGCCGACGCGGTCATGGAGTATGGCAAGCCGCTCGTCTTCAACAGCGACGACGTGTCTAAGCTCCGCAAGCGATACGTCCAGAATGCCGAGCGCAAAGCCAAGCAGTCTGGGAAATAAATAAATAAATCCGGGATCGGGCCATTCCGGTCCCGGGCTTATGGAAGGAGGCACTATTATGCCAATCAAAGTCAACGGAATCAATTTCAAGAACATCAAAACCAAGGATGACGACAGCAAGTCATCCGACGATGATGAGACATCGAAGAAGATCGATAAGCTCGCCGGAGATCAAGAAGCCTTGAAGAAAGCCGCTCTCAGCGACGATCCGGTTCAGTCCTTGGCTGAGTCCCAGGCTGAGCAAAGCGGCAAGATCGACATCCCGGATCACAATCCGATCTTCGAAGCTCTTTTGGACAACCGCGGGCCGATCGATTCGTTCCCGATCAGATTCTCCAGCAGCGATCTTTCGAAGACGGAAGCCGCCCTCGGAGACGTCCAGGAAGCGAAAGACAAGCTCGGCGTCCCGAGCCTTTCGATCGCCTGCCTTAATCTAGACGCCATCGATTACGTCCATTGCGACCGATATGACGACGTCCTCGGGATGCTCTCGCAATATTGCGGGGTAAGCCTCCCGACCAAGGATTCGCCCGAGAAGCTTTCGGTCGCTCTCAAGAGCGTCAAAGACACCCATGGCCTGAAGAACGCGCGCAGCATCATCGACGATTATGACATCGCCACGCCGATCCTTCACACCGATTGCTTCGTGCTCATCATGGCGTCCGACAGCAAAGACGAAACGAACACCGAGGCCTATTTCGCTCTGTACATCAAGGACGGCGACGCCCATATGTACATCCCGTCGTTCGGCAACACGTTCGACGTCAGCGACGACGGAAACAGCCTCATGACCTATGACAGCACCCCTGGTGCCTTCGTCAGCATCCAATGCGACCAAGACGCCAACGAAGAGAAGTGGGTCTGCGTCGTTTCCGATCCTGAGAGAATGGCGGCCGAGCTCAATCTCGCCGTGCGCGAAACCCCGAATATTTACGGCAGAACTTTCGTCAGCGAGTTCGGCGATCCGCAGGCGCTCATGGTCTCCTCGAGCCTTGACAGCGACATGATCCGCGTAGGATCGATCGCCAGCAACGGCAGCAAGGATGCCCAGCGTTTCCTCATCGGCAATGGCAGCTCAGACGGAGTGGCCGACGGAGACTATGACTTCGCCGTCACGCCGACAGAGCATTTCTCGAGCACGAATATGCGCGCTCTCAAAGCATGGATCGGCACGTTCAAAGACGCGTACTGCCTGTCGTTCGTCAAAGACGCCCCGATCGCGATGACCCCGTCTGGGGCGATCGTGGCCCAAGTCGATTTCGGGAATCTCTCCGAGCATATGGCGGAGTGGTTCATCATCTGATAAAAGATCCGCTGAGACCAATCATCTCAGCGGATTTTATTTTCCAGTGAATAGGAGCAACTTGTGAATATCAGCAAATCAAGCAATGCTGTTACTTTGCGCGATGGAACCAGTTTCGCAATAAACGGAAAGTACTATCACGATCCAAGCGTAGCCATGCAAGACATCGTCGATAAAATCATGAATTCGTCAGGATGCAGCTCCAAGGAAGCATTCACCGTAGTCGATGGAAACAAGACTCTAACCGGATTCATAGATGACTGCCTTGCCAATCCTACTACTTATGGCAGCCTTTATGACGAAGGAAACGAGGGCAAAGTTCAATTTGGCGAAAACATGTGCATCGAATGCGAGCACACCAGCGGCGGAGACAATTGCGTTGATGTCTGCGTACTTGACATGTCGGCGGCATCGAAAGCCAACATGGACGAATACACCTATATGGCCTATTGCGCTGGATCCGAATTCTATTTCTCTGATCCACGCAATGGAAAGATGTACGCATTAATCGTCAACGTCGATTGATGAAAGAAGACAACGATGGCTGGGCCCGCAACGGCGAGTCAGCCGAATGAGCCATTGGCTCAAAGGAGTTTAAAATTATGACAGCATTGATCTGCACGATCGTGTTCGGCGTCCTGTTATTGGTCGCCGGGCTGATCGCAGCCATTTATCTGTACAATCGTTCTAAAGAAGACGCCGAGGATTCCAGCGGCAACACGCTCGTGTCCATGGCCGAAGAGGAATACGCCAAGGTCTATCCCGGCAATCCCATCAAGACATACGGCAACAAATACACAGCCGATTTCGTCAAGTTCTACAAAGGATACAAGAATTCCGCCGCCGCCAAGAAGAACGCCCCGAAGGGAAATAAAAAATATTTCGGCCTCGCGTTCGTCTGGCTACTCATCGGGATCATCCCGCTCTGCAATTCGTTCACCAAGGTCGGCCCGAATGAGGTCGGCATCGTTTACGATGAGCTGAACGGAGGCATCCAGGACTGGACTTATGGCGAAGGATTCCATTCCAAGTCTATCTTCCAGCACGTCACGACGATCCCAACCACCAACGTCGTCGTTCATCTCGAGAGCAACGAGACGAAGAACGACAGCCTAACCTGCCAGACGATGGATGGCCAATACGCCAGCCTTGAGATCAGCCTGATCTATCACATCACCAAAGACAACGCCCAGTCGTTCTATCGCATCACGCAAGCGAGCAAGATGCCGGAGGACGCGATCAAGTCGATCATCAAGAACGTGATGAAGGAAGTCACGCCCCAATACACCATCTTCGAGCTTCTTTCGACGAAGTTCAACGACGCCAACTCCCAATTCCAGACGAAATTCATCGTCGCCATGAAAGAGCAATACTACGTCACCGTCACCAATGCGTCGCTTGACGACATCGACGCCGGATCCGAGATCGAGGCGATCCTGAAGAAGGAAGCCGAGGCGAAGAAGCAGATCGAGATCGCTCAGGAAGAGGCCCAGGCCGCCGGCATCAAAGCCGCGTCAGACGCCGCCGTCCAGAGAACGCTCGCCGACGCAGACGCCTATGCGACCACCGTCAAAGGCAAGGCCGCAGGAGACGCTTCCGCGGCTTACATCAAATCCGTTGAGTCGATGATCAACCGGCTGTACTGCTCCGTCAACGGAGTGGCCGACGCCGACATCGTCGTCGACAAGGACGGCTACGTCACATCGTTCAAGCCGGTCGAATCGTCCAAGGAGACGCTCACTTATTCCAAGTGCGCCAATCTTATCCTTGGCATCATCTTCTATGATACCTGGGACGGCAAGCTCCCGGAAGTTCTCACCTCCGATCAGCTCAGCGCCCTCATCGGATCGCTTCTCGCCAACGGAGCGTCGAGCTCTTCGAGCACCAGCTCCAGCTCGGCAGGAGCCTGATCATGCGCAAGCGCATCTTAATGGCGGCGATCCTGCTGCCGATGGCGCTGGCATTAGCCGGATGCACCGATGGAAACGCCAATACCGCCAATTGGGACTACCCGGCGGTATATGGCGCCCATTTCTACGAGCCGCTCAAGAGCGGAAGGAACGACGTCAACATCGTGTCTTACTCGATGCTCGGGTATCACGACAGCGTCGTTATCAAGATCGTCACCGAGGACGACGTTTATCTCGTCAGCCCGACGCAGGTCCTGCTGTTCCACGAGACCTGCCCGCATTGCGGGACGACGTACAAGTCAGCCGCCACGGCTGACAGCTGATGCCTTCCGAAGGATTCGTCCCGGAGTATTACGTAAGCATGCTCCGGGGCGTTTACAGAAAAGGCCAGCACGTCATCTGCGATCGGATGGTGTCAAACGGCCCCGGCCGGATGATACCGAGCGGATTCGACGGGACGATCAGCTTCGTCAACGACGACGGGAGCCTGGCCGTTCTGTGGAACGACGGGTCATCGATCCCGCTCGATCCGCTGAGGGATGACTTCCATGTCGTCCCTTGGTGAAAAATAAAATTATTCCAGGAGGACACAACATGCCCAGAAAAGCATTGACTGACTATGACGTCTCATACCGGTGCCTGCTCACGCTGGAAGCGGTTGTGCCGGCATTGAGCGCCAGCGAGGCGAAGTCGGCCATCAAGGCCGCGCTCAAGAAGAAGGACAAGCTCGATCCGTTCCCCGACGATTCCGGCAAATTCCACGACAGCAACGACGCTTGGGCGTGGGAGTGCGGGACCGAGAGCGACGGATGGAACGTCATATCCTGCAAGGACGTCGGAAACGGCCGATACAAAGTCACGCTGCGAGAGTACGCGTATTACACCGTCCTCAGCGTGATGGCGTACGACTGGCAGGATGCCTGCGACACAGCGTCCGATCTGGCAGATCTGCCAGGCACGAACGCATGCGTCAAATCGCTGAAGATCTCCGGAGGCAAATCAGGGAAGTCGGTGTCGTACGTGCTAAGCGGCTCTGACTGGGAGATGCAACCGGAGGACTAATATCTTCTCATGCGCCATTGTCGTCTAAGCCAAAGCGGTGAAGAAGCGGTTGGTACGGTCATATCCGCCAATCGTTTTCTTGACTATCTCCCCGCCGTGGTTTATGATGAGTCCGCGCAAAAGAAAGGAGCGCCTGAATGACAATATCATGCATGCGTTTCTTTTTTTGGGAAGGGCTTCTGGAAAATATTTTTTTTCGCATAAGAGGACGATTCTCGAAGAAGAAACCGTCTTGGATATAAACCGATCCGGCCCCGAACAAAGCATTACACCATTTTTTTAGAGGAAGGTTAACACCACATGGAAACAGCCGAGCTGAAAGTAGTCAAAAGAGACGATAGCGTCGAGGATTTCGATATCAAGAAGATCGAACGCGCCATTGCGCGCGCCTGCCAGGAGACCCATGACGCGGAAGGCGAGAAGAACGCCAGCATCGTCGCCGAGAAGGCCCTGGACGAGTTCTCCGGGAAAATAAAAAAATAATTCCGTCGGGATCGAAGACATCCAGGACGGGGTCGAGCTCGCGCTCATCGACACGGGCCACAAGCAGACCGCTTTGGCATACGCCAGATACCGCGAGAAGCACGCCCAGATGAGAAACGGGCTGAACTACGGGAAGCTCGTCGACGACTACCTCGGCCAGAACGACTGGCGCGTCAAGGAAAACGCAACCGTCAACTTCTCGCTCGGAGGGCTCGTGCTCTCGAACAACGGAGCGGTCACTGCCAACTATTGGCTCAACGACATCTACGACAAGGAAATCGCCGACGCGCACAGAAACGCGGATCTTCACCTGCATGACCTTAGCTTATTGAACGGTTATTGCGCAGGCTGGTCGCTCAAGCAGTTGATCAACGAAGGCCTCGGCGGAGTCCCGGGCAAGATCGCGTCTACCCCGGCTAGCCATCTTTCGACTCTCTGCAACCAGATGGTCAATTTCTTGGGCTGCTTCACCGACGATACCAGAATCGTGTTCGCCGATGGGACTAATCACAGCATCCGCGAGATGCTCGATTCAGGAAAGACAGAATTCATGGTCAGGTCATTCGATCCCAACACCGGCAAATACGTCGCGTCGAAGATGGATAACTTGCATAAGACGAGAACCGTTAGTCAGCTCATTGAGCTCACGACCGAAGACGGCCATAAGATCAAATGCACTCTTGACCATAAATTCTATACGCTTAACCGTGGATGGGTTGAGGCGCAGGATTTAACCGAAGACGACGACGTCCTTCAATACAACTCAAAGGTTATGTACGTGTACAAATTCACTTGCAAAGACACCGGAGAGTGTATGAAAATCGTATCTAAGAGAATTATCAATCAGACATCCGATGTTTATTGCGGAACCGTCCATAACGATTTTCACGCATTCTTCGTAACCGATTCGGAATCATCAGACACCAGTATCTGTGCGAGAAATTGCCTACAAAATGAATGGTCGGGTGCTCAGGCGTTCTCGAGCTTTGACACGTACCTGGCCCCGTTCGTCAAGAAGGACAATCTGTCATACAAAGAAGTTAAGCAAGCCATTCAGAGCTTCATCTTCGGTGTCAACACCCCGTCCAGATGGGGCTGTGTCGACACGGACACCGAAGTGCTGTCGACCGGTGGATGGAAGAAATACGATCAGCTTAAAAAAGGCGATGACATTTACGTTTGGGACAATGGGACGCTGACGACCAAAAAGGTCAACGAAGTCGTCGTGAAACCGTACAAAGGCGAGATGCACCGCTATCTTGGAGCCGGATACGAGCAAACCGTCACACCTGAGCACCGTATTCTTGTCAAAAAATTCAATTTGAACGAATACGAAATCAAACATTCGTCTGACATTTTCAGTGTCAAGACTTCTTATTACCTCCCAGCATCTTTTTCGGGCAACGATTTGCCTGAATGCGGGCTGAGCGATGACGAGATAAAACTGGCGGCGATGGTCTATACCGATGGAAGCATAGACGTAAGAAACGGATCGATTCACAAAATAACGATATACAAATCTCCGAAAAGGCCAGGAAACGCCGACATCGCAAATGTGGCAAATTCGCTTTCTCTAGCTTTTTCGCTTTGCGAAGTAAAAGGCGGGTTTGATACTCCAGTAAATAAATACGTCTTCTTCGGTGACTCAGCAAGAAAGATTTTCGAACTCGTTGGCGGAACCAAAAAAGCCATTGATGACAAGTTCGTCAAAATGAGCAGAAGGCAATCGGAGCTGTTCCTTAGAACGTGGTCGAGTTTCGACGGAGATTTCGAAAAATTCAAACTTCAGTACGACAATGACGAAATAGCGGACAGGCTTCAAGAAATAGCATTGAGAGCCGGATTTTTGAGTTTCAAGAAAAAGACGAGTAAAGCGAACTACGTCCGCGTTCATGACGTCAAAAACATCCAGCCAAAACATAGGGAAGCCATTCAATATGACGGTCTTGTATGGTGTCCGAACGACGACGCCGGAACAGCCATTTTCAGAAAGAACGGATGCGTTTTCATTTCAGGACAATGCCAAGCGCCATTCACGAACGTCACGCTCGACTGGGTCGTTCCTGACGATCTGAAGAACCTGCCTGCCGTTGTCGGAGGCAAGATGCAGGACTTCACGTATGGCGAATGCCAGAAAAGAAGCCGACATGGTCAACAAGGCCTTCATCGAAACGATGATCGAAGGCGATGCCAATGGGCGCGGCTTCCAATACCCGATTCCGACTTACTCCATCACCAAAGGCTTCGACTGGTCCGATACCGAGAACAACCGTTTGCTGTTTGAGATGGCGGCCAAATACGGCATCCCGTATTTCTCAAACTACATAAATAGTTCGATGAATCCTCAAGATTGCAGGAGTATGTGCCCTTTGACGTCAGACACCGAGATTCTCGTCAAAAACTCGCGTGATGGAATCGTCGTCAGAAAGATAGGAACTCTTTATGATGGATACAATCTCAAGAAAACGAACTATCTTTTCTGGAATGGGCATAAATGGGTGTCAGGCCATCCGGTTCAGATGCCGATGACACCGGTTTTCAAAATCGTCCTTTCGAACGGAACGACCGTCAAAATGGGCGAAAACCATCTTCAGCCGACAAAGGATAGAGGAACGTTGAAAGCGAGCGATCTCGAAGTCGGCGACTGGCTTCCTTTCAACAAGACCCCGATTGAGACGGAAAGGCTCGGTGATTCCGACCTCGGTTTTGCGATAGGTGCTTACGCAGGAGACGGAAGTCACGACGAAGGAGCAGTTGTTTATTCTCTTAATGTCGATGTCGATCAAGACACGGTTTCGCGCCTCACGGCTTTCTGGAACAGAGTAGGCTATCCGGTGAAAACGACGGTTTCCGAAAAAGTGGAATATGTCAGAGTCGATAAGAACCCGTTCGCCATTGTGTCGGAATACATCGATGGCGATGCTTTGACGAAGAAGCTTTCCAATCGTTGTTTCAATGCTTCGAACGAATTCAAAGAAGGATTCATATCGGGTTTGAGAGCCAGCGATGGGTCGAAGGAGAAAAAGAGGATATACACTTCATCGGAAACGATGAAAAACGATGTGATGAAACTTTTGGCATCCATGGGGCACAAAGCTTTGTCAAACTACGTCGACAACAGAGAAAGTCGCTTATCCGACAAGCCGAATTACAGAATTGACTTCCCGGATCGCGAGCGCTATGGCGAGCTTTTCGATCAAGACGATTCCTACAATTATTACAAGATAGTGTCGATAGAGAAAACCAATGACGCATCAAGTGATTTTCTTTACTGCTTGGAGATAGACAGCGACGATCATGTTTTCGCTTTGGCATCAGGTCTCATGACTCACAACTGTCGTCTTCGCCTCGATCTTCGCGAACTGCGCAAGCGCAACGGCGGGTTCTTCGGAGCCGGAGAATCCACTGGCAGTATCGGGCGTCGTCACCATCAACATGCCGCGCATCGGCTACCTCGCCGCCGACAAAGACGACTTCTACGCCCGGCTCGACCACATGATGGACATCGCCGCCCGCTCGCTTGAGATCAAGCGCAAGAACAATCACCGACCTCTATAACCGTGGCCTCTATCCGTACACCAAGCGCTATCTGGGCGAAACCGCGTTCAAGAACCATTTCTCGACGATCGGCCTCGTCGGCATGAACGAAGCCTGTCTCAACGCCAAATGGCTGAAAGACGACCTCACGCACAAGGACGCCCAGGACTTCACCGTCGAGGTCCTCAATCACATGCGCAACCGGCTATCTGACTACCAAGTCCAGTATCCATCGACACTTTTCAACCTTGAAGCGACGCCGGCGGAGTCAACGTGCGTTTCAGGAGACACCAATGTTTGGACTGATAAAGGCCGTATGACCGTCAACGATATCATCGCCGATAAAAATAAAAATATCGGCATCATGTCATTCAACGCCGAAACCAACTCAGTCGAGTTCAAGAAGCTCGTCGACTGCTGGAAGACGAAGAAAGACGCCGAAGTGATGAAGATCACCTTCTCCAATGGGCGACAGCGTCAAAGTCACGCCTAACCATAAGATGGCGAAGCGGTTCGTCACCGGATGCGGTCCCAGTCGCAAATGCTGGATCGATTACGTCGAAGCCGGATCCTTAAAAGTCGGAGACAGATTATTCGCGTGCCATGTTTATACTAAGAATTCTAAAGCATATGGAGAAACGTATCGCAATGTCGAATGCGTACTTGGCAAAAATAAAGGATCTTTCCCGATGCATCGTCTTCTAGCTGAATATTACTATGGCAAGATCCCAGACGGATTCGTAGTCCATCATAAGGATTTCGACAAGACCAACAACGCCAAAGACAACCTTGAGATAATGTCGGATGCCGATCACCGCCGGCTGCATGAGCATGACGAAGGCCGTAATTTTGTAAGATGCGTAGACGGCTCCGCCAACCCATTCTTCGGCAAGCATCACACCGAAAAATCAAAAGAGCTTATTTCCGAGACGAAGAGGGAAACCAAAGACGAATGGTATCCTAAGTTCCTTGAGAACATGGCATCCGAAGACACCCGCAGAAAGATGTCTGAAGGGAATAAGAAAAAGAGCTTCGAGCAGTATTCGAGATACATGCCTGAATGCTCGACTGACGCCATAATCGCCAAGTGGAAGGAAAACAAGAGCATCGGCGAAATCGCCAAAGAGCTCGGAGAGCCTTACACTTACTCGCTCGTCAAATCGCGCCTGAAGCATGCCGGCCTGCTTCCAAACCATCAGATCGTCAAGATCGAATACCTCACCGAGAGGGAAGACGTCTACGATCTCGAAGTCGAAGGCAACCACAACTTCTTCATCAGCGGCGGCGTTGACGACGCGGTGCTGGTGCACAACTGCTTCCGCCTCGCCAAGCACGACAAGGAAATGTATCCCGACATCATCACCGCCGGCAAATCCGGCGAGACGCCTTACTACACCAACAGCTCGCACCTCCCCGTCGGATACACCGACGACATGTTCAGCGCGCTTGACGTCGAGGACCGCTTCCAGACCCTATACACCTCCGGTACCGTCTTCCACGCCTTCCTCGGGCAGCGTCTGCCCGACTGGCATTCGTGCATGAGGCTCGTCCGCAAGATCGCGGAGAACTACAAGCTGCCGTACTTCACCATGTCGCCGACCTATTCCATCTGCCCCGACCACGGCTACATCGTCGGCGAGAAATGGAAGTGCCCGATCTGCGGCAAGGAGACCGAGGTCTACAGCCGCATCACCGGATACTACCGCCCGCTCAAGAACTGGAACGCCGGCAAGATGCAGGAGTTCCATGACCGCAAGGAATACGATTCCTCGAAAGAGGAAGTCCATGACGGATGCAACGCCTGCTCCCTGGAAAATAAAAATATTTCCGCCGAGGCGCCCAAAGTCGATCATCTGATGCTGTTCACCAACCCGACGTGCCCGAACTGCAAGATGGCGAAGATGCTGCTCGACAAAGCCGGGATCAAGTACGACAACATCGACGCGTCGACGCATCTCGACCAGGTCAACGCGTTCGGCATCACCGCCGCCCCGACGATGATCGTCCCGGATGGGGCCTCGTTTCGACGTCTACAGAAACGCCTCGGAGATCGCCGGATGGATAAAATCGCGCTCCAACGCGTGAGGAATCGATTATGAACGACCAAGACAAGCTGAAGTCGATGGGCCAGGAAGCGGAATCTCAGGATCCCACGATCGACCCGCAGGAATTCGAGGACGCCATGGATCTGGCGATGAGCCCGGACCCCGAAGTCCAGAAAGACTGAAAGAAGAGCCATCCGTCGAGGATGGCTCTTTTCAATGGTTATTTGAGATCGGATATCTGCTTCTTTCGCTTGTTGGCTCTCGCTTTCGCGACGGCCGCGGCTGCCCCAAGACCAAGCCCGGCGACGGCCCCTCCGACTTCCATCGTATGGCCGATCGCGTTCTTGGTGTCATACTTCGCCTTGGTCTCTTTGCCGTATCCGGTCGAGCTGATGTTCTTGACGGTGGTGTACAAGCCGTTCATCCCGTCATTGTCCTTCTCGGTCCCGGCGGTTCCGTCCGGCCTCTCGCCATACATCCATTTGTTGGCTTTGTCGAGCTTGCTTGATGCGTTCTCAACGTTTTTGTCGACATATGCGATCTTCTCGTCGGAGGTATCAGGCGTGCCGATCTTCTTATGCTCTTCCTCTTTGGCTTTCTCGGCCGCGTCAAGCTCATTCTGCGCGTTTTTGACGATGGCCTTCACGTTGGTGAGCTGCGTCTCGGTGGAATACGGGTTGTCGCTCTTGGTCCCAGCGATAGGAACCGTGTACGTGGTTTGGCCGTAATCGTTGGATCTCGTCGTTGTAAGATCTGAATCCATGACGGACCTGACGGTTCCCTTGGTGACAGGATTGGTGAATACGGCGGGTCTTGGTTCCGTCGTCTGATTTGATGTCGGAAGGCTTCGTCTCGCCTTTCTCAAGCTGACGGCCGACGTTTGACGTCTCGGTTCTATTGACGTATTCGTCCTTGGCCTTGACGTTGTTGACGGCTCCGCCGACGAGTCCCGTTGCCGCAAGTCCTGCCCCGGCGATTCCGAGCGCGATGGCTTTGCCGTTTCCCTTCGATTCGTCAAGCGTGTATGCGCTGGCGCCGTTGGCCTGATTGAACTGCTTGCTGAAAGAGACCCCTTCCATCAGAAGGTAATCTTCGACGGTTAAGAACGATGGGTCAAGCCCCTCGCTCATCATGTAACTCTTCAATGCGTCTTCGCTGAGTGTGACCATATTGCCGTAATCCTCTTGTAAATACTGATAATCAATTGTTGCTGGATTGGCGATTCTTGGATTTATTTTTTTATTTTCCTTGAAAACGGGCCTTTGCCATTGTATCGTATTCCCGTAGAAAGAAGGGACAACATGCTCTTTTACTTCAATCCTCTCGCCATCAGAACGATGGCTGACGTGCAACGAACCAACGAGCGCATTTCAAAGCTGTGCTCATGCAATCTTAATGGGTCATATGGAGGAACCGATGACATGGATTCTTCGATGCTTCCATGCATGGTTGAGATTAACTCAGCCGACGGATTCGGCGTCATGCACGCGCATGACCGCTCATCCATGTCCGGCACGTCATCCAAGCAATTGCAGGTGTCCATAGGCAAAGTCGCCATCAACACGGACAGCATCGTCAGCATCGAGCCGGCTCTCATTTTCAAAGCAAACGAAATTCGCGATTACCAGTCTAAGATAGAGAACTATCAAACGGCATACAACCAATCGCAAAACTGGTCATATACCACGTCGTCATACAGGAATTCGGCGTGCAGCCGTCTTGCCAGCATGCTGGGAGGCGGATCGCCCACCGTATCCCCGGTAGATGACCAGGCAATGATGAAAATGGCCACTGAAGGCAGCATCATCATCTCCGGAAACGGCGGATCCGAAAAAGTCGTATACATTCTCAAAGAGCCGATTTCCGACGTGATGTCTCTGATGATCAAATGCGGCATCAGCACGAACGCCGACCAGGCTGAGCTGGACTCGGACAGCCTGCAGAGAAAAGTGTGATATTTGTCTTTTCTTTTAGAATAGACGGTGATATCATTTCAGTAGCATAAGAAAGGAGCAATGAATCCTATGCAAATCGACAACATCGGAAGCACCAACTTACCGGCAAGCGTCGTCTCAAAGATCAACGCGCTGCCTCAAATCCCGACAAAGGACGAATATGAATCCAACAAAGAGATCTATCTCCTCAAGATGGTGGTCGCCATCGTCGACTCTAAAGAGAAGCACGTCACCGACGAGCTCATCCGCAGAGCGGCAAAAGCCACCGGCATCTACGACTACGCCGACAGCAAGATGCGCAAACGCGCCGTCAACAACTTCTTCCAATACGGCATGATCGACCGCCGCAGGACCAAATTGCTTGATCCGGTCAAGCACGTCACTAATCTGACCGGCAAGGTCATCAACGCCCCGTATTACAAAGTGCGGAAGCTCACCATCAGCGAAGCGAGGGAGATCATGCGCGAATGGCTCTTCACCGGAATCCATCTCCGCCCGTTCATCGAGAAGCACAATCTCTGCTATTCGCAGCTGTACACCATGATCAGAACGCTGTCTGTCAGCGGGCGCATCTATGGCTATCGCACGATCAAGAGCGGCAAGGACGCCGGCAAGGAGATCTACTCCTACAAGACGATCTTCAACTACATCAAGTACGCCAAAGTCGATATCAAGACCCTGGCGCATCTCACCAAGTACGGGACGTACCGCAAGAGCGTCTACCTCGAGAAGCATCCCGGCCTCAGCACGGCTGAGCTGCTTCAATATCAGCGCTCGATCAGCGTCCTTCAGAAGTATCTCTGATCGAAGCCTCGCCTAAGATCCTCGGCAATCCGGGGATCTTTTTTTTATTTTCCTTGAACGGGGCATCGGCAAGATGTATCCTTATGTCGTAAGAAAAACGCAAATATGAATAGCGACATTGATTCTTACGCAATCAAAATGCAAATCAAGAATCCTTCAGACTTTCCTAAGATCGACGGACTTGGGGCATACGCATCGGCCCTAATGAGCATGAACGGGATCACGGCTGATTCCTTTTTCTCGTCCCTACCAGACACCAAGATGCATTACGAGCTAGAAGAATGGATGAAGATCATGGAGCCTATGCCTGGCCAGCATGATTTCTCGGACATGGTCCTCAAGAACAAATCGCGCCATTTCTGCGTGATCGGGGATTACGACTGCGACGGAATCATGGCGACCGCCATCGTGGCCAAATCACTGAGATTGGCCGGAATCAAATGCGATTTCATAACCCCGAACAGATTCGTCGACGGATACGGCATGTCCGTAAAGCACGTCACCGAAGCCCTTTCCAAAGGGGCCAACGCGATCATCACCGTGGACAATGGAATAACCTGCAAAGACGAGATCGCCTTCGCCAAGGAGCATGACGCGATAGCGATCGTAACCGACCACCATATCTCGCAAGGACCGATCCCGGCCGATCTCGTCTGCGACCCTTTCTGCGACGGATCAAAATTCACCGAGATCAGCGGAGCTACCGCGGCGTTCAAGCTATGCCGCCAGCTTCTCCTTGACAAAGGATTCGCTGATTCGCAGCTGAAAGACATGGCCGCGATGGCAGCCATAACCGTGATGTCGGACTCGATGCAGATGATCGGCGAGAACAGAATCCTCGTCAAAGCCGCCCTGGATTACCTCAACTCAGAAGAGAACGATCCGAAGACGTTCTCGAACAGACTGGCCAGGATGATGGGATACTACCGCTTCCCGTCAGACAGCGGGATCCTTCGCAGATACACCGTGTCTGGTCTGCAGTTCTCGCTGATCCCGGTCGTCAATGCGGTCAACCGCATCCTCGGAGACCCGACCAAGCTGGTGTCAGACATCGTCAAGATACTCGACGGAAACGAGCCATCCGAGGATCTCGGATCAAAATACGTCGAGATCAACAACCTCCGCAAGCAATGCAAGAAGGATCTGCTGAAGCAATACCATCCGAACGGAGACAAGATCGCGATCGTCGTCCTCCCAGGATCCGACACGATGAACTATTCCGGGATGGCCGGCCTCGTCGCGTCGCAGATAGCCGAGGACGAAGGCAAGCCCGCCCTCGTCGGAATCGACGACGGCCATACGGGAAAAATAAAATTTTCCGGACGAAGCATCAACGGATTCCCTCTATACGATTTCCTGATGGATCTGTCCAAAGACCATCCTGAGCTCAACATGGAATTCGGAGGCCACAGCGAAGCGCTTGGCGGATCCGTGCCCAAGCAAAAAGTCCCGGCTTTCAGAACGGCCGCAATCAGGGCAATGCTTTCCGTCAATCTCCCGAAATCCGAGGAAACGGTCGTGTCCATGTCCACCGGATCGGAAGCCATGAAAGCCTATCTCGACTTCGCCCCGTATGGCAAGGGATTCAAATTCCCTGAGCTGTACACCGAAGGCAATATCGTCAGCGGAGGATTCGACCGCAGATCGAGGACGTTCACGCTCGATTCGGCGCCTAGCCTCAAAATCAAATGCTACGACAAGGAGCTGTACAAATACATCTCGGAGATCTATTACAACAATCTCTGCTCCAAAGTCAAGATCGATGCGGTGATCTCCATCTCAGACGGGGATGACGGCATCCCATCTCCCGACCTCCGCAAGATCTGCAACATCGACAAAAACGTCAAATTGGCTGCGGATCTGCGGGAATATCAGTACAACTCTAGAAAATAGGATTGCTTTGCAGAGAGCTTGTGATATAATTTTTACGTGGAAAGCAGGTATTCTATCATGGATAACTCAAAAACATTCGTAACTTCGGACTTTCACTTCAATCACAACAACATTCTCAGCTATGAGCGATCTGGGTTCAAAGACATAAACGATCATAACGAGACGATCATCCGTCTATACAACGAAACCGTCGGAGAGAACGATAAGTGCTATATTCTCGGCGACGTCGGATTCGGGAGCATCGATAAGCTCCGCGAGCTCATCCATCGCCTCAACGGGCATAAGATCCTCATTTTCGGAAACCATGACAAGTTCACGGTCAGCGCCGCCATATCCATGGGATTCGACAGAGCCATGCAAGGGCCGTACTTCTGCCCAGAGGGAAAGGGGCATATCGTCCTCTCTCACTTCCCGGTAAGAGACGCCCTCGACAATCCGTATGAAATCAACGTCCATGGCCATTTGCACAGCAGCAAGCTGAATCTCCCTCATTATTACAACGTCAACGTCGCTCTCACAGACTATAAGCCAGTCGACATCCATACATTCGTGGACGAGCTTGATCGCTTAGGCATCAAGAGCAGACGCGAAGACTTCCATGACGAATGGTATAAGGATCATGTCGTCAAAGCCGACGGATCCTGGAAAGGCCATGACAGATGAGCGAAGGAACTTACGGAGACGGCATCTTCGAGGCCAGGCCAAACTACCAGGCCCTTGGCAAGATACTGGGACCGAAATTAACCGATGTGACGTTCTCGAAGAACGTCAATCTCATCATCGACGTCAAGCAGCTATTCCGCAAAGCCTTCAGAAAGGGAAGCGGATATGACGACATCCAAAGCATCAACGCCGCGATGGCCGTCCAATCCATATCGTCGGAGATCATCAACGTCGTCGGCCATTACCGAAACTTCATTTTCAAGGAGTACGGAAAATACACGACGGCATACCTTCTGTACAGCACAAGCACTTGCAAAAGGATCCTAAAAGACGTCCCCACTTACAAAAGCGAATACTACACCAAGTACATCTACGGAACCGAAGCCGATTCCATCCGCCCAGGAATCGTGATCAGATGCGCCGCGGCGATCAAGATGGTGTGCGACAGAGTCCCGCATTGCTATTTCATCGACACCAGCAATTTCGACGAATACGCCGTCGCAAGATACATCACCTCCAAATCGCAGCCGTCAGACCTCGACATCATCCTGAGCAACGACGAAGCGATGCTGACGATGATCGGGCCTCGCGTATGCGTTCTGTCAGCCAAAGGCCAGCTATCGAAGCTGTCTGACGAATCAAGCGCCCTTGAGAATTTCCTAGGAAGCGACTATTTGGGCAAATCGATCGGGATGTCCTATCATATGATCCAAACGATTTTGGCCATAGCCGGAGACGAAAGATGCTCGCTTAAGCCAATCCCAGGGGTAGGACTGTCGGGGGCGTCGAAGATCGTCGAGAAGCTGATCTCATCCGAGTCTATCACGGACGCGGATCACGTCGACTTCCCGATCAAGCCTGAGTTCCTGAGAGGATCGTCCTCCGTGGAAAATAAAATTATTTCCCATATCAATGACGTGTCAAAGGCCTACGAGATCATCGGAGGAAGGCATATCATGCTGATAAACGAAGAGCCGATAGCCGAGCTCTTGATAGGATGCTCCAAGAAAGCCCCTATTGACAAACGGCTGTATATGGATATAAACTCGAAGGCGTTCCCGGACTTCCCGGTGAACTTCGAGATGCTCATGAAAGGAGAGCAAGCGTAGATGGAACACAAAAGCAAATGGGAGATCATGGAGGATTCCCAGAAAGTCGTCATGAAGAAACTCCATGACACGTCAGAGGTTCGCGAATTCCTGGCCCACAAGACCGAGCAAGGCAAGGTCTGGGATTCCAAATACCACGTCGAGCGCGATCTGTCGAAGCTCACCAACACGCCGACGTCGATGCTCAGCCGCTTAGGCAAAGAGCTCGATGCGTTCTACAGAGTCGTCACGACGCCGGAAGACCGCAAGTACATCATCAGCAAGAAGACGGAGATCGACTCAGAGATCTCCAGGCGCGCCAGCGAACCCGTTTCGGATTAGAAAGGACATCCATGGATTTCAATTTAGGAAGCAACTCAGACGATGACGGAGACGATCAGTCTAATTCGATCAAGCTGCCTTGGGGCATAATCTCTGACACCGCGGCTATGTACGGGGCCAGATTCCTTATCAAAGGGATCGTCGGATTGTCGTTCCTTCTGGCTTGGACCGGAGTCATCCTCGGATTCGGGATCGCCATCTGGGTCAACGCATGGCAGGTTCCGGCGCTGTATTGGGCCGGAGTGGCCGTCATGGGAGCCCATTGGGTGGCGGCTCCGTCATTCATCACCGACATCACCAGCGCATCAGATCTGCTGATGATCAAGAAAGTCGTCAGCAAAGGATCCTCTGGAGACGGCGGAAAAGACGATGATGACAAAGATGACGACGATGACGGAGATTCAGACGCCGATGGATTCCCAGACGACGATGACGATTGGGGAATGCCAAATCAGACGAATGGCGGCGGCCACAATAGCGGCAACCAAGCCTGATAGACGCCATAAAGATCCGCAAATCACGGATCTTTTTTATTTTTTCCCGAGAGACGCGAACCGGAACAAATGATTATATGGTCCATATAACCGAGAAAGCCATTCTTGAAGCGGCTGAGCAAAACACAGCCTATGACGTCTATTCAATGACAGCGGCAGACATCCTTTGCGAAGAAGGGATTCCTTATACCGAATCAGGCGATGGATTCGACATCGAAGAAAGCGTTATCGCGGAAGCCAAACCTAACTCATTGATTGAAAATCTGTTCATGACCGATACAGAGCGCGCTAAGATCGAGCATGCCAAAAGAGTTAAGCAAATGCAAGAGTACAAAGCTAAGCAAATAGCTATTGCCGAAGCTAAGCGGAAAGCTGCCGCAGCGCAAGACGAACAATCCAAAGACGATGAGGCCATTCAGACAACCGTTGCCTTGCATTATCCTTGGCTAAGCGGAATCCAGGCCAGTCAAGCTGTCAAATACATAAAATCAGGGCATGAAGATTATGTAGATCAGCAGTTCCCTAAGCCTCCTGAAGAACAAGAATCCCACTAGCAAAACAGGTCTGAAGACAGATCTGTTTTCTTTGCTTATGCGCCGTCGCAGGCGTATCATATTCCTGTAGGAGTGATAATCATGCGAAAGACATGGCCAGACAAAGACGAGATGATCCGATGGATAACTGAAAACTCAGCCACCAGGACAGACGTGATGGCGCATTACGGATTCTCAAAGCAATCCATGCGCACCATCAGCGCCAAATACGGGCTTAAGGAATATCTCAAACCCATCTCCGAAGACGAGAGGATCGCCAGAAGCAAGGAAGCTGTCAAAGCCAAGTACGGCGTCGACAACGTCTTTAGGCTGAAATCGATCCAGGACAAATCCGCCAAAACCAACGTCGAGAGATACGGCTTCAGCTCCCCCAACAAGAACAAGGAAGTCGTCGCTAAGCGCAAGAAGACCAATCTAGTCAGATATGGCTATGCCATGCCGATGATGAACAAAGTCATAAAGGCCAAAGCCAACAAGACGAACCTGGAGAAGTACGGATCGGCATGCGTCCTGGCGTCTCCGGAAATAAAAAATAAAATCTCCAAGACGAGCGACGCCAAATACGGAACGCCTGTCATTCAGTCGAGAGATCTCACAGACATCGGCAAATCAGCCACGCAATCAAAGGAAGCGATGTCCGCTTTCATAGAATCGCAATCAGACCGCACCAGCAAGCATCTCATGGACGAGCTCGGATACGAGTCAAGAACCGGATTCTTCATAATGATCCACAAGTACGGCTTGTTCGATCTGCTTGACTGCGACAAGGAAACGTCTTTCGCCGAGAAGGAAATAGCCGATCTGATAGAGTCGCTCGGATTCAAAGTCGATCGCAACAGACGCGATCTTCTTGGCGATGGGCGCGAGATAGACATCTACGTCCCAGACAGGCATCTTGGGATCGAATACAACGGGACGTATTGGCATTCCGATCTCAAGAAGGATGACAAAGAGTATCATCAGCGCAAAGTCCTCGATGCCGAGAAGAACGGAATCCATCTGATTCACATCTACGAATTCCAATGGGAGAATCCCGTCCCTTAAGCCGATAATCATCTCAGTCGTAAAACTGTTCTTAGGCCTTAACTTCAATCGCGTATATGCGAGAGACTGCGTCATCAAGACGATCCCGGAAAGCGTGAGCAGGCCATTCTGCGAGAGCAACCACATGCAAGGATATGTCTATGCCAAAATCACTTATGGGCTGTTCTCCAAATCAGGAGAGCTTCTTCAGCTGATGAGCTTCGGAAAGCCAAGATACAGCCATCTGGCCCAATGGGAGATCATCAGAGGATGCCCAGGATCGAATAACCTCGTCGTCGGAGGCGTGTCCAGGCTGTTCTCGCATTTCGTCAAAGACAACAGCCCGGAGTCCGTGCTGTCATACTGCGACCTCAATATGTTCGACGGCAAAGGATACAAAGCCATCGGAATGAATCTCGTCGGCGTGACAAAGCCAAACAAATGGGTGATCCTCCCAGACGGAAGGGTCATCGACAGAGACCCGTCAAAGTACGAAGAGTACAAAGGCTATCCGTCCATATACGGAGCTGGAAGCGCCGTGTACCTGTGGAAAAAATAAAATAAAGGCCGGCGATTGAGCGCCGGTCTTTTTAGTGTCAGTAGTCCCAGATGGCTTTTATCATCCGCCCTAGCTCAACGAGTACTTTGTTCGAGTAGAGGTATGAGAAGAAGTCAGATGTCATGCGTCCTAATATTCCTGTAGGAGTGCATACTGCGTTGCATGGAAGCTCGCTATGATATTCCGACGTAGGAGATTCTCCTGCGGCAAACACCTTAGACACGACTCCCTTGAGAGCGCTCGTGTAAGTGATCTTGTCTCCAGGGCCGATCGGGTCGAGTATCTCAACGTAGTATTCGATGAGAACGCCTTGATACTGGCTTCCGTTGACCTTGGACTTTCCTGAGCTGTCGGTTCCCATCTGGTTGGTCGTGTCTATATGCACGCTTCCGCCATGAGGGACGTTGTATTTGGTGAGGAACTCAGATCTGTCAAGCTGGATGCCTTTGTATTCCGATATGAGCTTTCTGAGGGTCGGGCTGAGCTCAGCCAAAGGCATATTGTAATACACCTTCACAGAAACGACGCTTCCGGAGTATCTAGAAAGGATCTTATCGCGTGATATCTCGTTCACGGCATTGGCGCCCAAGACATCTTTCATGTTGTTCATGTATTCGGCAGTCGATGGATCGAGATAGCTCTTGGAGTATTCCAGAAGGGTATCCTCAGATTCAACCTTGTCTCCGGCATGAACCGTGCTGTAGATCGTCGCATTGGGGCCAAGCGCCACAGATGTCATCATCGTGAAGTAAGACGCGCATTCGTTTGACAGAGTCTCATCGACCATCGTCGAGTCCTCAAACGCGCCATCCGATGCGGCAAGCGCAACCTTGGCAAGCGTTCCAGGCATATAATCGATGTCCTTTCCCTTTCCGCTGAAATAAGACGGGTTGTAGGCAATGACGTCGCCTTTATTGAATCTCTCGCCTTGGCTGTATTTGATGAGGAAGTGCTCTTTGATGAAGAATCCGCTGTTCGAGTTCTTAACGAGAACGTCGCCGAGATCGATCGCGTCGTTCGTCCCATCGTCATATGCCAGAATGGCGATGTGCTTATTGGTGTCGATTGTCTTGATTACTCCGTTCTTCTTGGCTTTGAAGCAGAAGTCATCGGATATCATGAACGCCATCGTCTTATTTATTCCTGATCCGACAAGCTGCTTATGGGCTTTGACGACGGGCATCGTGTGCTTAGTCTGCGAAATCTGCATCGCTGAGCGAGGCGCATCCGACTGAGCCGACACGAACGATGCCAGCATCTCGGCAGGGCTTAGGATGTTCGTAGCCGACAGACTGCTCTTATCGACGTCTGGGATGTATCCGCGGATCGTCGAGATCTTAGGATCATATGAAATCGATCGGCTCATTCCGGCCGTTCCGCCGAACTGAGTGTCGTTTCCTGACAGGAATCCGATCATGCTAGGATCATAAGCGCGCATCTTCATGGTGTACGCCTTGTCCAGGTTGACGCCGTTGAATCCTTTGCGTGCAGTTTGAAAGGCTTTCAAGCTCAAGCACCGGGTTCAATACGCTTGCCGGATTGACGTTTACCTGGTTGGTCAGGGCCTTGATGAGGGCGTTCTTAGGAAGATCAAGCCCTCCTCTGTGCCCATTAAGGCGGCCGTTCTGATAGTTCTTGTATGCGTCGGCAAGGACTTTGTACAGAACAGCGTATATCTCTTCGTTTCCTCTGATGCGGTAGTTTCTTGGCGTCGTTTAGCGATCGGCAGGGTATTGGTCGTCAGAAGCGTGTTGGCGAATAAGAGCATCCCGACGATATCCGTAGGCTGCTTAAGATCTTTCTGAACGTCGTAGGTAATAGGGATCGACCATCGCCGACAGATGAAGCTTGATGGTGTTTCTGGCATACGAGTTGTAGCCAAGGACATTGACGAAGAAATTGACATACGGATCCTCAGTGTCAAAGTCTCTGAAGTCGTATTGGTCGGTCTCCATCAAGCGAAGGACGTTAAGAAGCATCGTGTTCTTGAGATTGTCCAGGAAATAAAAATATTTATCCCTGAAACGGATCTCGACGTAATTGGAAAGAAGCGTTCTGTCGCGCTTGTCTGAAAGCGTGTATTTGACTCCGTATCTTCTCAAAACGCTGGTGATTCCTTCCATGAATCCGCACAGAGAGAAGATCGGATAGAACTGCTCGATCATCTTGGCTCTCGAATAGACGAAGCTCTTTCCGATAGACGGGATATCCGCATTCTGCAGCCCCAATGCAGCCAGAACGAATGCCTGGATGCAATCGGCAGCTTTGTTGTCAGACGCGATAGATCCTCCGTCTTTAGTCGGAATGGCCAGATAGACAGCTCCGTCAGGCTTGATGTGAATGACGTTGGATGAGTTCTTCTCGATCGCTATAGGGGTGTCCATCGAATCGTCTTTGAAGAATCCGTCTGGGAAGTCCATCGCGGATATCTTGCTCATGATGCGCTGACGATCGAGGTCGATATCGTATCTCGGGGCGTCAATCGAAGAGATGCTAGACGCTAGCTCTTCATATTCGAAATCGCTGACGTATCTGTCGTTATGGACAGAATTGTCTCCCCAAAGGACAGTCCATCCCTTGGCAGAAGGCTCGGCGGTTTTGATCATCTTCAGAAGACGGACGTTTCTGCGCGAAACCTTCTCATTGGTGCGTTCAACCGTGATCTTGCTGTATGATGTCGAGATCTCGACGACGTTTGGCTTGGTCTTGACGATAGGAAGACGGAGAAGCTGCTTCTCGAATGAACATCTTGTTTCCGTTGATGAAGATGAATCTGCCATCGATCACCTCAGGGATGTCGAGCGTGAATCCAAGCGACGATCCGTCGTCAGCTTTGTAATGAGCCGTAAGGGTCATCTTCTTATTGAAGTCATCGCTCGAGTCAACGATGTTGATTCTGTCCATCGCGATCGGAAGGAACTGCGAGTTTGAGAAATGGGTGAGGATGCTCATCAGGTCTTTCTTGGCCTGCTTGGTGTTATAGTCTTCGTCAAGCGCCATCAATGAGCTATGCCTAACGCGGCTGTCGAAGTTGGCGACATCGACGTCTATTTCCTTGTCATCGAGGAGAGACTCGGCATCGACGGCTATAGGAGAAGCCTTGCTTTCATCATCGTCTTTAGCGGCATATTTCGCAGCCGCCGCGGATTTCAGAGCCGACAGAACCGATGGCTTTACAGCGGTTCCGGCAGTTTGCTTCGATTTGTCTTCCGGCTCTTCTTTATCGGATGCAGACGATTTTTCGAAATCATCTATGACTTTGGCCTCTTTCTCAAGGCCCTTGGCAAGCTGATTGAGCTTTTGGCTGTTGCTCTTCTTGGTCTCGACGTACTTAATGGCAGCCGCTTTCACATCGGGATCCGCTTCGATCGTTGTCTTTAGATCGTCATAGGACTTTCCGGCATTCTCTTTCTTGGAAAGATATCCGTCGATCTTCTTATCGACGACAGCCGCGATGTCTCCTTCGTCTTTGGTGGCGGCGTCAAATGTCTCAGGAGCTCTGATCTTAAGTGACTTAGAGACTGACGTGAATACGAAATTTTTTATTTTTTCCTTCGCTTCGTCGCTCTTGTCGGAGTCATCAGCCTCATCAGATCCATCGGAATCGACGTCATCTCCTTCTAGGGCCTCTCCCATATTCGCGTTATTGAGACGCGATATCTTAAGGAGATAGTCGTTGATCGATTTCTCAAGAGTCGGATCTGACGGATCCATGACCACGACAGCCTCGTTGTTAGGATTATAGAAGATGATCCTGTCGAACATCTTATAGACGGACATATCGGCAAGGCCTTTTCTGAGCGTAAGAAGGAATAATGACATAGGGGTCACGTCCTTCAACGCTTGTGTCAAACAATCCCATTTTGGCGACTGATCCGAGTTTGTCAGAATAGTCGCAAATAGGGAAAATCAAATAATTCTTCTGATATCCTACTGAGGAAACAGCTTCAGGAAGGAACTCTTCCAGGAAGTCCTTCATCGCGATATACCTTGCAAATCCCTGCTTGTTTTCACGAAGAGCAAGGGTTTCTTTGAAATCAGGAATCATATCGTACACCAGATTTTTCTCGGCATACGATGTGACAAATGGCTTTCCAATTTTTAATCTACCGGAGCTTTTGTCTCTGAGCGAGGCATAAACGGCAGCTTGATCCTCGCGAACGATCTTTCTGTTTAAAGGGCGGACCACACGAGGCGTGTACATGCAGTAAAGCTGCTGAGGCCTAAACAGCATATTGAGTCATCACCGAAGCTATGTCGTCATAAGAATCCGTGGCCAGAACCACAAGATTTCCGTACATCTTTCTCTCTGTGTCGAAATTGATCGTGCGCCCTAGAAGGATACGATCCAACTTCATCTTACTCGGTGATACGAACATTATCTTGATGCCTCAAATTAGTCTGCAATAATCTATTGTTCGAGGCCCCTTTGCCAGCAGGGGAAAATAAAAAAAAGATCCCCATGCCGCACGAATGCAGCTCACGACCGGGGATTCAGCATAGGATACAGCTTCTGGCTCGTTGTTATGCAGTTGTCGTAAGCAAAGCGGTTTGATACGGACTGATTCAGAGTTCGGCCATACCCGTTAGATCTCTGATCTCATTGTGCGCATGATCAGGCATGCTACAAATCCTATGCTAATTTGACAACTTAGCGCAGCCACTGGCGTGAATCACGCAGTTGGACTATTTGTGCAGCATGCAAGCTACCTTCGTGTATAGCGCATGTTTTAACGGCCGCCGTATGCCAGAAGTCTTAGGTTCACGGCCGGCAAGTCAGCCCGCTAGAAATCAAACCCTAGCCAAGCAATCCCTGCAATAAGACTTTACCATACGGCTTCCGTCTAGTCAAATGCAAGATAGCGGATATATGATCTTGTTGAAAGAAAGGGCACTGATCTAATCCGTGCTTTGCCTTTTTTCAGAAAGGAGTAAATAAAAGTGTCAGATTACGACAAAGACAAGAAGATCCATGAGCTGGAAGCCACAATCGACAGCCAGCATCTAATGCTTGAGCAATACGCAAAGTTTTACATTCTGTCAAAAGCGGACCGGAAGAATACTCCAAGAGCATCCTCAGCGTTCTTAAGATATGCTCGGATATGCTTTCAGTTGCGCTCGATGAGAATACGCCAAGCAAATACAAAGACATTATGATCAAAGACTGTCAGCAGTCGCTGCAGAAACTGTCAGACAGCATCGGAAAAACTCTGCCGTCTAAAGGCGAGTCTGAAAAGAAGTGATGCCATAATGCGAATGAGACATCACCACGATAATACTCTGCACGCGATCAAGCGAACGGATGAGAGGATGGGCGTTAGAGATAACGAACAGGCCAATCGTCTGATCGCCGAGGCGCGAAATAACGGAAAGCTCTGGTACGAGCTTCCGCCGGGCCCGACTGCTGACTTTGTCAAAAGAAAGTCAGATAAGCAAGGCAAGATAGTCAAGTACTACAAGGGATGGATCTACGTCTTCTTCAAGACGAGCAAGAGATGCATCACCATGTATGATTCTGCCGTCAAATTGCCTGAAGACTCAAACAATAAGCCTTCAAGCTCTGACGGATATTCAGATCCTGCTCTTAAGAGCGTCAGCTGACATTATCCAACGATGCGGATCACCGAAAGCATCTTTCGGCTACTGTTTAGACTGCTGTTTTTATGGACTTGCGATAGGCTCGCATTCTCTGAATCCCGCTTGCGGATATCTTGCTTAGGTCGTCTTCGACTGGCGTAAGATATCCAGCAAGCTGTAGATTCAGATCGTTTGCGAGCGTCGCACCGCGCTGACTGGCTTACATGGCACCGGTGATCTTCATCTCAGAAGTGCAGGCACTTCTGAAGATGAGTTCATCCGGTGCATCCGCCAAGCAGATCTGCTAGAGCTCGTGCGCAGCGGGGATCCAGGCATGGATGCCTGGATCACCGCTGCCATGTAGCTCTTGCATCTCTGCTTCACCACAGCGCTAAGTCCATAGGCTCTTTGAACTGAGATCCTGATCATGAGCTTCAGACCGTTAAGTCACATGCTGTGGCTAAACGGTTGAATTCATGATCAGGATTCATTTCTAATTATTAAAGGCGCATCGTCTAGAAATAATAAGGCATAGTTTTGCGCAGGATTCCTGCGATTGCGCGATATGATTCTCAAACATGACGCTTTCCCAAATCCAGAAGCTTTCGGCTTGAACCGGCGTTTTGCGCACGGAGCGAACGCCGATTCAAACACAACAGCCTCTGGACTGGGACGCATCTGTCTTTCAATTATCGTATGCCTTTTGCACAAGCATGGAAAATACCGGGGCATCCTCGGTTGTACTATAAGCTATCGCTTAAAGCCTTACGCTATCTGATGACGACCATGCGATCCGGATCTTTGACGTCGGGCACAGACGCCTCGTTAAATATCCGGATCCCCAGGCGTCAACAGATAAGCTTCAGACCAAATAGCGATATCCCGTCCGGCCCGCGAAGAACTCCCCGCTCTACAGACATAGCCAAGCAACTATTTCTGTTTCGTGGAGGAGTTCACACGCGGGCCCGATCGGGATACGCTGTCATGTGAAAGCATGCTTGAGATACACAATTAAGTCTGTGTCGTAGTAAATCGCTGAGGCTCTCAGCAGTTCAAATGCCTGAAGCGCATGTTCGCTTCTTCCCTCAGGCGCCTCGCCTGGGACTTGCTTTTGGAACTCTCTCAACACGGAATATTCAAGATTTCCAAACTTGAGAACGGCGTGCAAGTCCCCGCAGGCGCCTCAGGTCAGAGTTTCGATATCGTATCTCGTACGGCACTAAAAAAGCCAGACAGTTAGTCTGGCTTTATTTTTTTGTTTCCCGCGAAGCCATCAGGCATTGAATGCCGTAAACTTGCGATTTAAGGCTACTAATATCAGAAGTCATGTCCTTCAATGAAGAAAGCCCATATGCGTTGACGCGATTTGAATACTCAGTCTGAACTATGGCTTTTGTAGGATGCCCGTCGACGTAATTAACCTGGTTGGGATATATGTCTCTGAATGACCCATCCTCAAAGAAATCCTTGTCTTGGACGTATCCGCCATCGGTGATCTTTATGAAATCATTCTGCACCCTATTGCACAGCATCGAAAGATTGGCTTCTAGATTGTCCAGTCTGGCGTTTATCTCGTCGATGCTTTTTAAGATATAGACATCGATCTGAGTCACGACGATCGCGTATCTGGGATCTTCGTAATAATCATTTGGCATATTCAAGTCCTTTCTTTCATACGCGCATATCCATCATTGCGCTCTCGATTGCTGATTTGACGTCTATCGTCTTGCCTTGGAGAACCGGAGCCAATTCTTTGAGCTGCTCAGTGATGATGTACGTCAGATCTTGAACGGGGTCTCCATTGGCTTTCTGATAGGCATCGACGTCGCCATATCGCATATACGTCCCGCACATATGAATCGCGTTTGACGGCGAATTATTGCTCTTTGACGTCCCAGACAGCACTCTGATCTTGGCATGATCTGATTTTTTCTTGACTTGCTTGAACACCAGGAGCGTTTCGACGGCATAATCATATTCTCCGTGGTGATGAACTTTCTTGGTGATGATGAACGTCGCTTCGACATCATCGATGTAGGATTTATTTATTATTATGTAATACCAAGGCTTGCGAACTCGCCTCGGGGCATCCAGCTTTCTTGAGACCGGGATTATCTCCCCGTTTGCCACCAGATCATCGACGTCCTTGATATCGACGTTGTCCCCATCGATTGAGTCATATCCATATCTTGAATTGACGCAGATGCCGTCGCTCATGTCAAAAGGATCGAACGCAAACGTAGTCCGATCGTTAGGAGTTTTTGAGTAGAAGAGCCCTGCTATGATTGATTTGTATCTCATCGCGATTATTGTACACCGTAAGCCAAGCAAAGAAAAGGCCAATCTTCTAAGATCGGCCTTACTTAGCAACGGATGGCTTCTTGGCAGCCCTTGCGGCCATGATGGCTTTGAGCTTCGCCTTGATCGGATTGTCATCATCTGAGCTTTCGTTGAGAATGCCTTGATCGGCATATGGCTTTATTCCCACGTTGACGCAGCTCTCGGCGATGTAGTGCTCGGTGTCTCCGCCGAAGCGATATTGGAATTTGCCGTCGTAATATCCGCACTCATATGAGATTCCCTCATTGATGAGATATTCTTCCGGGGTCCATCTTTCCTGGTCGAACCCGAGATCTTTTAGAACGGCGTATGCCTGGTTTTCATTTAGTACGATCATAATCAGTTGTTCCCGCCTTAGCGGGAAATAAAAAAAATAACCCTTACGGGTTATTCTCTTAGCCAAGGTCTTTGCCATTTCTGGCTTCCGTGGGACTACCTTAGCGAGCCCTTACCTTTCCATCTGAGACGCGCGCGTTCCGTGATCTTGCGATCATTGGGAACGGAATCGAATCTCGCCGGATAGACACCGCCCGTTTCTTTTCCGACGGCCGGAGATCGGAGCCCTTCAAACGTGCCGATCGAGCACTTGGGCAGCTTCTTAGGTTTCCCCGAGATGCAAGTATGATTATAATAGCTATTTTAGAAGTGTCAAGTGAAATCAAACAATTTTGTTTAAAATCGCCGAAGACACTTTAGCTCGTAGCTCATCGGCATCGACAACTCCCGCATCTATAAGCTCTTTTACGACATCTTCGACGTCCATGCCTATTTCAGCGGGGGTCGTTATCGTCTCCGATAACGAAGTCCTTAGACTTGACTGGTATCTTCACGTCATAGCTTCTTTGCTTGAACGCGATGCCTCCGACCGTATATCCGTTTGATTTAAGCCCATCGTCGATGTAAATGCTTCCGGTGGTCGTCGTGCTTCCTTTTATGACATACGCCAAACTTCCCAAGGCATTGATGTCATCGATAAGCTCATCTGACGAAATGCAATTGTCGCTGTATTTTCTAGGCTTCTTCGATAATCCGCTGTAGGACACGGAAGGAGTAGCCTCCGTGTCATCGTAATTAAGGCATAAGTCCGCGCCTATCGTCATATTGATGCGATAATCTTTGGCCAACGCGTCATATTCCCAGGTCTGCGTGATGCTTACCAGCAGCCCAAGATCTTTCTTTAAACGGTCGCTGACCAAGAGAGTCCATTTTCCATTGGGGGTGTCGTTCGACATTATGGCGCTTGCTTTTCCGTTGAGGAACTCGCTGATATCCGAAACGGATACTGACGAATCGTCGCAGGCGCAGAATCCAAGATATTGGTAATCCTTTCCTAAGGTCTTTGACGCAGCGCTTTTCGGATCGGCTTTCCTTGACATGACAAGAACCCTGATCTTAGACGATGAACTAATCGGGCATCCTTTGCCAGAGTATGCGTATATAGCTTCGACCGTCTCATCCTCAGGATCGGCAGTCCCTTCATCGCTGTCGCACAGCTGAAGCCCTGTCAACGCCCCAGAAAAAGACGATTTGATAGAATCTATTAGTTTCACTTCGTAATTGGTTGATGACAACATTGAGCTACCGACGGTAAGATTCACAATTCCTTTCTCCTCCGCATACGAATTGTATCATACATCACTTCGAATGTGAATATTTTTGTTTTTCCGGAATCCTTGAGAACAGATTATCCATAGTGAAGTACACGACAGGCATCGCCAGAACGCTGATCAAAATCATCAGCCAATCCCCGCTGGATAATGCGCTAAGCGTTCCTCCGAGATCGAATATCTTTGAGAACGCGTCATAGTACGCGCCATCTATTTTTATAACCCATAAATGCATTACGCCATCGGATGCGATTTTGAAAAGGCTGGTAGAGCATCCGCCAAACGCGCTGAGAGGAAGGAACATCGAGTATATCACGGCCCCAGCCATGTTGCCGATGAACACTCCGGACCTATATCCGTTCATAGGAACGCTTATGCGGAACAGAACCATGAACGACGCTATCGAATAAAGCATGCAGATCAGAGTTTTGTCTTTCATCGTCGGAGCGACTATGCTCCATGTCTGCCCGCCCGAAAGCCATATCTTTCCAACAAGAACCGACCCGGCAAGCAGCAACGCGGCCGGTATCGCTCGCACCATGATATTGCGTTTGAATGATCCTGAAAGCCTTTCCTGGCAAGGCTCGACCGACAGGAAGAACGAGGCGATCCCGATGACGAATGTCTCCATCAAGGCAAGATTTTCCATCTCGAGAGGGAAATAATAAAATAATCCGCACAGCGTCATTATCCCAAGAAGCATCATCGAGAAAGTCTTCATCAGGAACAAAGTTGAAGTCCTGGTTATGTTGTTGACGACTCTGCGCCCTTCGCCTATAGCAGCCGGAAGATCATCGAAATTAGAATCGATGAGAACGATGTTGGAAACCGCTTTGGCGGCATCCGCCCCTCCGGCCATGGCGACCGAGCAATCCGCTGTCTTCAGAGATATGACGTCATTGACCCCGTCTCCGGCATACGCCACTTTATGGCCTTGCTTCTGAAGAGCCTTGATGATCTTAGCCTTCTGCTCCGGGCTAACGCGCCCAAACACATTGAAATCCGCCGCCATCTGAGGGATATCCTCATCTCGGATCCCCTCCATAGAAACCGCCTTGTCCCAATCTGGGACTCCGGCTTCTTTGGCGATCTGCGACACGGTTGATGGATTGTCGCCAGAGATGATCTTGACGCTGACGGAATTGTCTTTGAACCATTTCATCGTGCTGATGACCGCTGGCCTGACGCCATCCCTAAGCACTATGAGAGCCAGCGGATCGATGTCAGCCGATCTGTCCTCTCCTTGCGGCTGCAGGCTTCCATGGCGCCTTGCGAACAAGACGACCCGAAGCCCTCTGGAAGCCAGCTTCGCGTATTCTGAAAGTATGATAGAATCCCCGGTGATATATTCCGGCGCTCCCAAAACGTAAATGAATCCGTCAGGCATCCCGGCAGAAGACGTCTTCCTGTCGCTGGAGAACTCAAGCACTTCCTGAGCCGTCATCGACCCTACGGATCCGAACTGAGCTATCAGAGCGGCTGACGTCGCGTTGCTCGTCTTGAATGAGCCGATGAAAGATGACAGAAGATCGACGAGCTGATTGTCTTTGACCTTTCGGCTGAGGCTGATTATGGAATCAACCTTCATATGCCCGTCCGTAAGGGTTCCCGTCTTGTCGAACGCGACGGTGTCTACCCTGGCCAGCATCTCGATGGAATACATGTCCTGAACGAGCGCTTTCTTCGACGCTAATTTGATTATTCCGACGGCAAGCGCTATGGACGTAAGGAGAATCATCCCTGAAGGAATCATGCCGACCATCATGGTCCCTGTCGGGATTATGACGTCGGACTCAAACGAAGTCGTGTACGCCGCCGGCATCCCGTTGGTAAGCCAAAGCTTAAGCCCCAGGGCGAATCCGAGCGGGACGATGATGCACGCCAGAACCTTGAGCAGCCACATGATCGTGGTCATCAGCTCAGACTTGGCTCTCTTGAATTCCTTGGCTTTGTTTTGGATGCCGGACGCGTAAGTCGATTGCCCCACGGCCGTAGCCACGATGGAGCATGACCCCGAAATGATGAACGACCCGGCAAGAACCTTAGCCCCGGATTCCTTCTTTATGGCGTCGGCCTCTCCGGTGAGAAGCGACTCATTGGCTTCGGCGCTTCCGTCGATGACGTCTCCGTCGACAGGGATCTGATCGCCAGATCTCAGAATGACGACGTCTCCCAAAACGATGTCGTCGGAATTTATTTTTATTTCCTTCCCGTCTCTGCGAACAGATGCCTTAGATGAGCACACTATCGACAGCTTCTCTACGGCTTTCTTTGACCTGATTTCCTGGATGATTCCGATTGCCGTATTGAGGACAAGATTGATGCAGAATCCGTATTTCGACCAGTCATCCACCCCGAACACGAGGAAGCATATGGCTATGCCGGCAAGCAACGCGTTGAAGAATGTGAACACGCTGTCCCTGATGATATCCCAATAGGACTTCGAGCATTTCTTGTTGGTGACGTTTGCCAATCCATCTGACTTAAGCTGAGCGGCTTTCTCAGACGTAAGCCCCTGCGAACGGCTGTCGACGATCTTTGCATTTTGGTGTGTTTTCATGATAATTGGTTGTTACTTGCTTGCAAATTCACTTGGGGAAAACGCTGATTAGCAGATTGGCAGATATATCATTTCTCTGAGAAAGAAGGATTAGCATATGCTGATTCACTGTATCAAAGCATCACGAAATCGCATCGTCGGATTCTGCGGAGACGACGAATACGATTATTATGTCGTCTACAAAACGGCATCCACCGCAAAGAACGAATTCGTTGACACCGAAGACACCATACATGAGCTGGTCGGAAGATTCCCAACGGCCTCAGGAGAAAGCTTCATCGAGGCCATATTCCCGGAGCTCGCAGGGCATCCTCGCCTTGCCAAGCGGCACTACTTCGACCAAGCGGTCATCGAGCTTGCCAAAGCGGCTATCTTAGTCAATGGCAGCAAGATCGACGGCGAGGTTAGGCTCCCAAGCAATCCGTTCGTTCGCAAAGGAGGCCCATTCGACAGACGCCTTGACTTCAAGACGCTGAAGGATACCGCAATCCTCTATCACAGAGACCGCGCCCATGGCTGGATAGTCGATAAGGTATTCGACTGCCAGACTAAGTATCAGGCCGTTGTTCTTGAGGCTTTCAAAAACGGAGCCAATGACTCCGAGCTTGAGGATCTCGCTAAAGAAAAGACCGAGTGACGACCACCCGATCTTTTTTTTATTTCCACCGGCGAATACGGCTTCCTTTAGAATTGATCGTCTTAGGATGCGCAAGCGCTTCTTTCTTGTGATTCTTAAGCCATTCGTCAACGGTATATTCGAGCTCTTCTTCCCAGCAAGGATTGAACGATCCTCCGGAATAATCGCTGCCTTTGAAATACCAATATTCCTGCTGGCCATTATCGTCGCAGAACACGTCTATGTTGTACCCGCGGTATTTGACGCGCTTTTCAAAAACCGTTTCGCGCTCTTCCTTGGTAGCATGGCGATGCCCCTCTGAGAAAGCGTCGTATCCGCATTTAGCCTCGTTGCCATTTTTGTCAATAATCATAGCAAATCCCACTTAGATTATATTATTATTTTCCTGTTCTTGCAATCTTCGAATTGCTCGGAAGCGGCTTAAGAGAAGCCGACTTCAGTATTTTCTGAAGCTTATCCCTTTCAATAACCTTAATTCCATATTGCTCGGCAAGCTCTCTGGAAGGCTTCATCAAATACCCATTGGTTATGATCATCAGATCTGAATGCCTATGGAATCTCTTTGATATGGCGAATTGCTTTATCAGATCAGGGCTGATTCTCCCTATAGCCAATTCGCAGCGCACCCTTGTTCTCCTGATGCCGCGCTTCTTGACTATTATGGAAGCGCCTTCCATTGAGTCAGGGCTCCCAAGCTTAACTCTGTATCCGCACTTGATGAACATCATCGCGCACACTATTGAGAACTGCTCGGGGCTGACATCGTCTATCTCGGTAGCCTTCGAACTGGCCACTCCGTATACCTCGGACATGAATCTGTTCTTTATCTTGTCCTCGGCGCGCCTGTTTATGATCATCATGACGATCATGCCTGACGCTATAAGGAACAGCACGACGGCCCCGGCTATCAGCAGCGGCTGCTCAGAATGCGAAGCGATCGCTATGAAAAACAAGAACGTCGCAACGATGAACATTACGAATGCGGCAACGCCGATTATGACGTTCGCCTGCCGCTTCAATTCGTTGGCTGATTTCTCACGCAATATCTTTAGATCTGACATAATTGATTGTTGAGGATCCCGTATTTTAGCCAGGATCAAGGATATATGATTCTTATGAAACAAAGGAGGCATATGCATATGCTTGTTTCAAAAAATGTCGCAGCGATCAGAGAATTGGTCGCACATCACCAAGCCGATAAAATCGGCTACATCGTGGACAGATTCCACAATGAGTTGTCTTTGATCAGAGACAACGAAAATTTTGATCTGTACGTCGTTTATGAGCCGCACAACTTTGTCCCTAATCAGGACAGAGCTTTCGTTGTCATCTCGACAATGAAAGCAGCCAAAGAATTCATGGCCGCCATGATTGTCAGAGATGTCATCTCCTACAAAGATTTCTGCGATGCGAAATTTTCGTACATCGCAAAAACAAAAAAATCTTCGCCGGATGATTCGGCGAAGGTTTTAGCAAACGCGACGAACAGCGCTTACGAAAAGCTTATCGCGGCGATTTCGGCTCCGTCTAAGGCCGCGATGGAATCGGCGACGATCATCGTCTCTGGGGTTTCCCCTGAGGAGCCGTCAGCCATTCCGCAGCCTGAGCCGAAGCCTAAGCAGCAAACCGCTTCTCATCGCGACATCGGGTACCAGCCAACGGCTGCCGATATCGCAGCCAAGTTCGCGGTTGGCCGCAACGCTGCCTTAAAGAAGTAGCAAAAGAAAGGCCTGACAACAAGTCAGGTCTTTTTTTTTATTTTTTACGAAGATCGTCTCGGATCGTCTTAATCGCGGATATCACGAACCAGATTCCGCATAGCACGAGCAGAATGCACGCTACCAGCATGTATGTGTCGTGCCAGTAAAGAACGTTGTATGGTATCAGCACGGCCGAGGCTACGCCGATCAGCCCATACACGAAGTCGCATAAGACCCAGACGATGTCCATTCCCGGCATATCAGAATCCTAATGCCGACGGAGTCGCCGGAGCTTGAGGCTGAGATTTGGCGTCGTCTTGGCTCTGAATCTGCGTAGGCTCGGCAGCCGGGGCTTGGGTCGAAATGGTCTTGAGGCTGTCTTTGATCTCTCGATCCTGGGTCTCGATTTCTCTTCCGGCCTGGGTAGACGCGACTTCGATCTCCTGCGGAAGATGAGCGTTGTAGTTCTTTATCTTCGACAGAATGGATCCGGCAAACCCATCGGCGTATGCCTTGATGTTCCCAAGGGCGTCAGACACGGCGTTCTTGATCTTGGATGCCGTATAAACAGAGTCGCGCAGGGCCATCATCATGCTGACTGCGGCTGCCGACTTATACAGCGTATCGGTAAGCTTGCGGTTTCCGCCATTGATGGCGTCGACGAAATTGTTGAATCCATCGACGACGGCCGACCCGACGTTAGAGGCTTCGGTGATCGTTGACAGAACGTCGATCCCATGCTCGACGTATGCCTCGCGGACGTAAGTGACGTCCTTGAGGGCGGCGTCAAACGCCCCGGTTCTGCACGAATCGTTGAAATCGTGAATCGCCTTGAGCGGGCGGATCTTCGAGATCTGCGGATACTCAACGGGCGAATCGTCTCCTTTGGCTGCTTCGGTGCAGGTGGCTATCAAATAAGACATCGATTGGATCACGGACACCATGAGAGCCTCGTATTGAAGGATGACCACGGTCTTCTTATCGCGGTAGGCTTCCTTGAAATCGTTAGAATGTTTGCTGATGTTGCTGAGGCATTCGATGATATCAGCCACGGCTTGGGATGCTTCGCTTTGGCCGAAATACTCCGAGACTCCGTCGACTGACGACTTCAGTTTGGAGAGAGCTGCCTGGATCGCAGGATAGTCCTTGTACATCTTGAGATCGCCGCGAGAGCGATCGATGTCCTGGGAATCGACTGCCGGGACTTTGTCTTTGAGAGATCCCATGATCTCCCTGGCGACGAAAGCCACCGACGCTGCCTTTGGCCCATCGTCGATCTTAGAATATTGGTCCTTGGTCATATCCCCAGATTCTAGAAGATACTTCTTCAGGAGCTTTTCCGATTCATAGTGCATCATATTTGCATCCTCCGCCTTTCATGATTGCCGATAAAATATTTATTTTCCGAGGACATCGTCGGGGTTGATTCCCTCTTCGATGCAGAATTCCTCGAACGTGATGAGATTCGGGTCGTATCCTCTGCTGATCATCAGAGACTCGGCTCCTTCAAGAGGAACCGAATTCGGATCGCCTTTGAGATACTTTTTGCGCTGAGCCTCAAGCTCTTTATCCGAGAGCTTAGGATTCTTGCTGTCGGGAACTTCCTTGGCATGCGCGCCGACTGGCTTCTTAACTTCTTTGTCCATGATCATCACCTCGCTAATTTAGCAATGGCAGAAAGCTGCTTGGTCGTTCTGTCATCGATTGATCTATTCTCGAACGCCGAATAAGGGACGACATCCCAGCTGATGGCATCAGGATCGTCGCAAATCATGAGCGTTCCATCCCCATACAGATCGTCATCGGCGATCATGACTGAGAGAGCGCTGTATCTGCGCATAAGCTTGATCGCCAGCTTCACGTCTTTGGCATAGTCGTCTCCGGTTTCCTGCTTGCAGGCTTCGACTTCCTTATGCGAGAAGACGATGTGCGCGTTGATAACGTTGTCAAGCTGTTTGCCGGCGAGCTTGTTGGCCACCGCGATATTGGAAAGCTTTTCGAGGTTGTTCCAGAGATCTCCGGAATTAGGAAGGTTCTTGGCACTGTCATCAGCGTCTTTGAAAGCTCCGGAGATCGCGTCTGCGATAGGATTGCCAAGCTTGGCATCGTCCGATGAGAACACGCCTTTGACAGCCTTATTCTTGTCGGAGTTCATCTTAAGGACGTATTCCATCTCCGCTGACGGAACCCTGGTTATGACGCCAAGAATCCCGATGACTGCGGTGAGGCTGGAATCCGAAGTGCGGCCGTCGTTAAAGCGGCTGTTGAATTTGACGGTCATGACCAACGGATCGTTGTATCTGCGATCGCGAAGATCTTTCTTGTCGTATTCGACGGATCCGTATGCCAGCAATCCTTTTGACCCAAATTCAGGGACGAGCGAAACGTCCTGATCGGTAGGATTGACGTTATAGGTATAGGTGTTATGTCTGATATTCGTATTGAGGACTCGCTCATTAAGCAATGCCGATTCAACGATGTATTCTCGGCATCCTTTCAGAGATTTTGAGATATCCTCGCAAAGCGATTTGTTATAAGCTTTGGCATGAGGAAGGGTGGCTTCATGCATGGAGTATTCCTCATTGCGTACCGGGCGGGTATACGCCGGAGTGACGTTGTAAAGGCCTTTGACGCTCTTGAAGAAATCATCCTGGGCGTCTTTGAGCGCTTTGGCTTCAGACGCATACTTGTCTTTCTGATAAGCCGCGTTGGAATCCTTGCCGCCTTTATAATCGATGACGCCGTTCTTGTCCATATGATATCCGGTGTTGTACGCGTATTCTTGGTCAAGATCCCAAAGCTGCTTGCGATTCTTGTCCATCTGATTGATGAGAGTCTCGACGCGCTCCCATCCTTCGATATCGTCGTGAACGGTCGAAGAATGCGGCATGGAATCCCATTTATTGCGAATGATGGCGTACATCGCAGCAGCAGACGCCGCTCCGCCAATGACGGCGGGAAGCGCGATTGCCCAAGGAAGAGCGGCAGCCGAAGCTCCGGCCGCAGCGCCGATTCCCCATCCGGCCAATCCGCTGGCGGTGGCTCCGGCAGCTCCGACGCCGGCGATCTGCCAAGCTTGCTTGGTGGTGAGTCTGAACGTCTCGGTCATCGCTCTCGTGTAGATGAGCTTGTTGCGCGCGATGTTGTTCGCGGTGTCTTTATCGACAAGCCCGAATTCGGTCATGTCGACGTCTCCGCTCTTATGCGTGACGGTCTTGGTTCCGTATGATCCGGTAATGATGTCAGACGACTTGAATTGCATGACGAGCTGCGCTCTGGTGGATCTTGACATAGGAATGCCAAGACGGACAACGCAGTAGGAGATGAATTCGTTTCCTGAAATGCGATTAGACACAAGAAGGTAAGACGCTTTCTCGTATCTGTCTCTGAGGAACGGGTTGTTGGCGATGACCTTTCCGATCGTGGTGTTGTCGTCATTCATGGAAACTTTTAATTTATTAGGATCGAACTTAAGGTTAGTCATGTTCTCAAGGCTTCCGAGGACGTCAGAATCCTCTTTCTCGCCTTTCATGGAATCCGGAATAGCCGAATCGGTGTCTCTGGCTCCGGACTCGTCATCGGCTTCTTCTGAAGACACTTCGGCTCTGGCAATGACTGTTCTAAGCGTGTTGATATCATCAGACACGCCATCTGCCAATCCTTCAAGCCCATTGAATAACGCTGTCAAAGCAGCCTCAGGATCGGACGCGGCCGCAGCCGACGCCTTGAACGACGCTCCTCCAGAAGGAGGAACCGATCCGCCTGATCTCTCTGACGGAATGACCGCCGGATAAGACGCTTCGCTCATGGTGGTAGAAACGATGGCTTTGATAGACGTGAGAGTATTCTGCATCATCCCGGCGTCGCTGATCAGCTTCGACACCGCGCTGGAGATATCATGATCGGAATACGCATCGCCATAAGTCATCTCGCGAGCCGACTTAAAGATGTCATCCGCTTTGTCGATGGCTCCGTCTGTCTCCGCGTCAAGAGCGCGAACAGCCGACTTGCGCTCACTGTCGCTCATGCTTCCGATCATCTTGACGACTTTGGAGTTTTTGCGATAATATTTGATGACGTCGAATGCGTTGCCATCGAGGCGCTTAGCCTCAGCGACGAGAGAATCCTTGTCGTCTTTGGAAAGGGCTTCGGATAAAATTAATTTTTCCGCGACGCTTTCCTCATCGGCGTTGGACGTTATGATCGCCCCCTCGAGAAGGGAATCCGCGTATTCGTCTCCGGTAGTCGGCATCGCCGATTCTTTTCTAAGAAGGGCATACGCCGCGCTGTTGCTCATGACGTCATCGGTTGAAAGGTCGCCGGTCGCGGCCTTTGCCGCGATGCGCTTCGTCCCGAATTCAGGCCCGGTCAGGCGATCAAGCGCCTGCATGGCCATGTTGCCTCCGACCGAGGTTGGCTTCAAATCTGAAATATCAACGACTTGATTGGACACGATGAGGTTGATGTATTCGGCGTATTGCTCTTCGAGAGCGCGCTTAATCATGACGGCAGTGTCAGCCGAAGTATCGTCCGACACGATGATCGGGAAAGTCTTCAGCGCCCTGTTGGCCATGCTCTTGACGGAGCCGGCTCCCATCGCCATCCCCAATGCGCTGATAAGCCTCTTTCTGGCCTCTCCTTCGTCGCGCGAAGCAAGATCGGGATCGAATCCCTTTCCGCTGCCTGAATAAGAATCGCTAGGAACAGGGGCATAAGACCCAAGCTTCTTGTTCATCTTGTCCTGATACGTCTCTTTGCTTTTGAATAGTGAGCTGAAGATTCCGCTTTCGTCTATGTTTTTGTCTGCCATTAGCGTGCCTCAATATCTGTGAAGTATGGATAATTAATTGTTCGCCATGCCAAGAATGCCGAGAAGAAGGCTTTTTCCTGACGCATCCAAACCCCGTTTGATGGATATATTATAGTCATGAAAGAAAGAAGGTTACAAACATTATGTCTAAATTTTCTAGAAAATCCACAGACAAAGCTCCGTCCAAGAAGCAGCTCAAGGAGTTCAAAGAAGCCGAGGCCACGCTAGCCGCGATGCCTGACTCTCCGACCAAGATGCCGATGGAGGTTCTCAAGCAAATTGAGAAAGCCGTGGTAGATCCGAAGAAGGAAAGATACGACTCGATCATCAAGTTCGCCACAGAATGCAAGACCGCCTCAAGCGTCAAAACGGATATGTTTGGCGCATCTAAGGTTTGCTGCGCGTTCCTCGATACCGTATACGACGGATGCCCGATGTTCTATTTCATGATCACCGACAAAGGAGATCTCATCGTGTCATACGATCTTTCAAAAGAAGACAATGACGTGCCTGAGAGATTCTGCAAAGACGGCAAAGCCCCGAGAGGATATTTCCTTTCGGCGCTCGTCGATCAGAATAGAATCAAGGACATCTACGGAAAATCAATCAAGATGATCAGGCTATTCGAAGGAGATTTCAATTCGGCCAAGAAGAAAGCGATCATCTCGAGAGACGAAACCACGGACGACAACGCCGCGGTTATGGCGTGCCCTGGAGAGACCACCGACGCGGACAGAAAGAGCGTCTACGTCAACAGCATCGGGCCGAAAGCCACGATGGATCTTCTCTGGGATGAGATCCCGACGGACGCGCTTTACGACGCGTCGAAGATCTTTAAGGACAATTAGTTATGCTAAGCGCAAAACAGATATCAGACATCAGGTCTCTATACAAGCACGGCACCCGAGTCGTCATTGAGACGATGCACGACCAAAACAGGGTTCCATACGGAACCGCCGGGACGGTCAAGTACGTCGACGACGAAGGCACCATCTTCGTGGCTTGGGACAACGGGTCGTCCTTGGGAATCCTCCCAGAGATCGACACGTTCCACCTCGAAATCGAAAGGAAGTGAGCCGCCATGTCGGATGATTTAACAGTCAGCCAGGAAAACTCCATAGCGAACACGTCCTTCAATCAAAGAAGGACGTCTTTGGAAGACCTGTCGAGCCGAATCATATCAAACGCCAACATTCAAGAAGACTACTTCCCGGCTAGCGTGATAATGTATAAGCGGCGCTGCGAGATCGCCTACCTTCTGAAGAATCCGCTTAAAGCCACCCAGACGAAGCCGGTGCTGCTTATCCTCAGCAGATCGAAGATGGGCTGGAACGGGCGAGAGCTATCCAAGACGGCCGGAATAAAGGCCGCCGCCGATATGCCTGCCAAAATCAGCATCTCGGAAGTCTCAATCAACAAATCGAAATTATACGAATCCTATCGCGTTGAAAAATACTATGGCGCGATCATCAAAAACAACAGCCATTATGGAATGATCATAAATTATACGGATACCTTGATATCCTGCAAATTCGCACTAGGCGGAAGCCTGGCGTCGAAAATAAAAATATTTTACGACCCGAACGGCGAGCGCCCCGATGGCTATATGAGCGAATGCGACACGGCGATATCCGAAAGCGGATCGACCATACTTTACGAGTTCAACATCTTCGTCTATGACGACTGCGAATACAGAGGCAGCCAACGATCCAGAGCTAACACGCCGGATAATCAGAAATGGCATAAGCTCGTCAAAGCGAAGCTGATCAACATCTCCAAGCATAGAATAGTCAGCGCGCTCTGCGACGCTATGCCTGAATGCGCAAGCAGCATCAAATTAGACGCAATGGTCTAAAATGCACCAAGGAGGCATGTATATGAATACGACGCTAAAGTCAATCATCATCACGTTTCTTCCTGACGACGACCAGGCCAAGCCCGAGATCAAGAAGAACATCCCAAACGATCTCGTCAGCAAAATCACGGAGCCGTCTGATGGCAAGATCGAGCTATCGGTAGAAGACGCCAATTTCGCAAAAGTTGCCAATTCCGTCAAGCAGATCAGACGGGCTAGTTGCTGCGCGATCGTCCCTGGGGTCGGAGTCGTCAAGATCTCCGATAGATCGCTATGACTTCGAAAGATATCAAAAGCGACGGGACCGAAGGCTCAAGCGACATCAGCGGAAAGACGTATCAGCTCATCGCGTCCATGGATGCCCGCAGAGGCGAAACGAAAAACAAAAACGTCGATCTGCGCAAATACGGGGTGTCTGGAAAGATGTACGTCGAGGCAAGCACCAACAAGATAATCGGGTTCACGAGATCCGGCTTCCGAGGGCATGCCTTCTTTCAGTATTTCTCGGCAAGAGAGATGCATCAGCTATGGGAAAGCAAACCCGTTTACCTCGATGATCTCGGATGCTGCGTAAACGGCATGCTGAGAAACAACATATCCGTGGTCATCCGCGTTAGCTACTATAACGAAGAATACTACGCCAGAGTCGAGTTCGTCGTATGCGCAGATTCAAGCAATCCTGGGATAATCTTGCTTCCGCCAAGCGACAAATATCAGGATATCGAAAACAGCATCATATATATCGGAGACGTCAACAAAGACAAGGATCTGGACATCACGTTCCGCAGCAAAAAGCCTGAAAAAGGCGCTCTGATGAACGCCATCAAAAAGGCATCAGATCTCATCATCAAAAACGCCTCAGGAGACGGATTCGATCCATCCAGATTCGATTGCGACGACGTCAAGATAAAAGCGTTCATCGACTCCGCCATCGTCCAAGCGTCTATCTAAAAGAAACCGCCGATCCGGTTTCTTTTTTTTTGCCAACTCGTATGCGGAAAAGGCCCTCGAACAATTGATTATGCAAAATTCAAGAGGCATGATCGATGGCTTCCGACAATATTAGTACCTCAGACCTATTCGTAAACACCAATTCGGATCCATCGGGCTTCAGAGAGCTGTCCAGATTCAATGGCTATTTCGACAACCGATACGTCGATGACCATCCAGGCGGAAGCGCGTTCATATTCGTGACCAAGCCGATGCTGTTCATTCTGCCAACGAAGCCGTCGGCCGCCGATTCCAGGAAAGACTATCTCGCATACGGAAACATGACGAAGGATCCTAAATTCGCGCAGTTCCTGGTAAAAGAATCAGGCGGAAACGATGAGGACGGATACATCGCCAAGATGCTCTCATACAAAGAATACACCGACGTTCAGTCCCTGTTCCTTCCGATCTTCACCAACCGCACGATAACGTTCGATTCCCAGGATGTCTCTCTCGACACCGAAGACGCGTTCAACACAAAAGAAGGATACCGAATCCCGATGCCTGGAACCAAAACCCAATCGGAAGCCGCTGGGAACATCGCCATCGGCATGCTGCCCGACACCCTCAATCTCGATATGATAAAGATAATGACGCTATGGGTAAATTACATATCATACATATCAAACGGCACCTTCGACGCCAACCCCGATATGGTGCGCAACTGCCAGCTTGATTACATGTCATCGATATACTATTTCGTTCTGAATCCGGATGGAAAGACGTTGAAATACTGGTGCAAATACACCGGATGCTACCCGACGTCGATCCCTTATTCGGCGCTGTCGTATTCAAGAGGGGACGGCTCGCCTCAGAACATAACCGTCCAGATGGCTTACACCGTCAAAGAGGATCTCAGCCCGCGCATACTCGAAGACTTCAACAAAGTTTCCCTGAGAGTCGCCGATTGCTGGGACGACTCGTCGAGCGCCGCATCGGAAGACGACAGCGGAAGCGGCGAATACATCGCCGGATCGACAAGCCCGCTTCTGTCTGAGAAAGCCCTCTCGCAAAACAGCGGATTGATGGCAGTCATCAACTCAGCCAAACGAGATCCTATCGTGTTCAGGGTTCCAAAAAAGAACGCGTCGGACGTCAAATCGTCTAACAGCGACGCGATCCCTGCGCATTTCGAGCTTTCGTTCGGCAGATCGACGATGGCGTCATCCGTGATCAAGAGCGTCACCGGAAACAACACGGACGGCCTGATAGATTACGATTCGTTCTGGAAGAGCCCGTTGGAGTCGTGACCGCCTTCGGAAAATAAAAATAAATCCTGCGAGGACATAATCTTATGGCAAGCGCAACATCATCGACTAACATCATATCGGCATCGAAGGCGGACATCTACGCCAAGCTCCTGGCAATCGCCGAGAAGGAGCTTCCGACAGACATCGACACGACCGACTTCCTTAAGTCGTCTCTGTTCGGATACGTCACCGAGAGCATGGCGATGATCGCCAGAGACTCGGCGATCCACAGCTCGATGATCTACAAGGAGTCGTTCCTCAATACCGCGACGATGCCGAAATCCGTGTATAACTGGGCCAAGATGTTCAACATCGAAGTCGGATACGCCACTCCGGCATACGCCGATATAACGGTCATGATCAGCAGCGACGTCCTCGACAATTACCTCGGAGACGGATCGGTGGCGATGTCGTCCGCGAAGTTCGCGGATTACGGAAGCGACGTGACGTCGGTCGTCGGAGACAGCAATTACGGCCGAGTCATCGTGCTCAACAGAAAAGACCCGTTCATCGCAGGCAGCGTCAAATTCTCGCTCGAAAGATCCGTCATGATCTATAAAGGATCCCAGGAGTCCGGAAACGATTACGTCGCCAAATACGTATCGACTGAGCAGACCTCAACGTCTTATGGCACGTACAACAGCCCGTTCATCAGAATCACCAAGACGAGCGACGGGTCGATCGGATTCGTCGTGAGGGTTTATCAATACGAGACGCAAGAAACCAAGAAGCAGATCACCTCGTCATCGTTCATCAGCACCAAAGTGCATGAATTCACTTACACCAATCAGCTTGCCGGAATGCAGCTCAGCAGCACTAAGGGATCGGTAACGACCCAGGTGTCTCTCGATTACACCAATCTTGAGACGACTTCTTCCACCGACAGCACCGACGCCAGAGCGTATTACAGCATTCTTGGAAACAACACGATCCAGGTGAAGTTCGGCGAATCGTTCGTTCCTACTGCCGGATGCACCCTTAAATTCGACGCATATTCAACGCTTGGGGCATCCGGCGTCATGTCTTATTCAGACCAGCTCGTTCTTACCCCGTCCGACGAAACTTTCAAAAAGCTCGCAGTCTCCGCCTATATGACCGACGGAAAATCATATGGCGGATCAGACGCTCCTACCCTCTCTGAGATCAAGAGCACCATCATCGATGAAATATCGACCCGCGACACGATCGTCACCGAATCCGATCTCAACTCCTACTTCCTCAAATTGACGAAAATGCTCAAGACCATAGACGGAGGGTCGATCACCTTCGCGAAGAAGAGAGACGATATCCTGAGAAGAGTCTTCGCGGCGTCGATCGAAATGAGAACCGGGCTTGACAGAGACGGAAACGCGGCGTCAAGCGGATATGTGTCCGAGGCGATTCCTACCGACACCCTAGACGTCGTTTACGCCAATCCGAAATCCCTTGGGTTCTCAATCGATTCGACTTATCCGGTTGTCGAAGCATCCGAATATTCTCAGGGATACAAATTCGGGGACAAAATGTCTGATGCGGCAACGCAGGTGTCGTCCGTAAGCAACGGAATAGCCACGTACAAAGACTATTACATCATGCCTTTCTACGCTTACGTCACGCTATCGCCATACAAACGGGTCAAATACATATACGATATGACGAATGACACGTCGTCTCTTTCATTTAGATCAGCGGCAAAGCTTGGCCCAGGCATGATCTCGCCTAACTCAGTTTCCGTAAAAAGAGGATTCAGCATAGACAGTTATGGCGGAATGATCAAATCGGCAAACTATGAGTTCGCGTTCACGTTCTCTGGGAATTACGACTTCGCCAACCAATACTCCGCTTCCAATATCTCCATCGCGCTTAAGATGTACTCATCGGCCAACTCTTACGTGTCGATCGCCCTCGGAGACAGCAGCAACGGAGCGACCGGATCAACATACAAGATCGAATCGTCCCAATCGAGCACGAACAGCTCAGTCTACACAACGACAATAACAGCAAGCATTCCCGTGTATTCCGATTCAGAATTCTCAATGGAATCCGGAGGATCCTATGGAAGCTATATCAATCTCGGATCAGACGGAAGCATCAAATTGGCCGAAGACATCATGCCTGAGATAGACATCTCCGGATCAATCAGCTCAAGCGGAATCAGCATCGCCTGCAGATCGGATGAATACATGGGTCTATTCCGCAATCTTGACGATATCATTTCGTCAGACATCGAAGTCAAATCGACAGTCGCGGCCCCAGATGCCGCAACGGCAAAGGCAAACGTCACCGCTTTCTCAAGCGGATGGCTAACCGATTCCGATGAAGCCGACATAACCCCGACGTCAGGTGTTTATAAGAAAGTAACGATCGACAGCAACACGTTCATAGTCAAAGGAAACGGAAGCAGCTGGGATCTGTCAACGGCCCCGTCAACCATAAACTATCTCGTCATCGATGACGTTCCTCTCGTTCACTCATCGTACTTCTACAATGGAACAACCAGCTATGATGATTTCATCAAGCAGCTTTATATTTACATCAATATGCTCCGCAGCAGCTTGAGCAAACTTGAAACCAACACTTTCTTCGATCTCAAATTCGCCAACACGCACGGCCGAGCTCACACCTATGGGACGACCACCACCAACATCAGGCTCGAGCTTAAGATCTGGCTTAATTCCGGATACTACGACAGCACCGATTCAACCGGGCTGCAATCCGAGATACGCGATTGCATAAGAATGTTCGTCGATTCCGCCAACTCAAACGGAGAGCTAAAAGTGTCGCAGGTCATCGCGCTGACGACGGCCGCCTTCCCAGATCAGATACACCATATCGATTTCATGGGCCTCAATGGGACGTTCACGCAATACGTCAAAGCATTGTCGCTCACGGACAGCGAGAAATCGATGTATCCTAAAGAGTATTTCAATCTCGATTCGGCTAACCTTGACAACGACATCACCTTCAGCGAAGCTGATTGATGCTGCAAAATCGAGTGACGAACAATATATTATCGAAATTCGCAAGACATTCGACATCGGAGGCATCACAGATGGATGCATACAGACCGCGCAAAACCCAATACGATAAAACACTCGAGACCATCGCAGGCATAAAAGACCGCGAGCTCCGTGAGGCCGATGCTGCGGAGAAAAAAGAAAATAATTCCATTTTCGAGAGCGCCAAATTCTCCCAGAACGCCGCCGTCGCAAGACGCTTAGCCGCCAAGCGCAACGCCGTTCTTGAGTCACAATATGACGGGCGCGTCGCCGAAATAGGACTCGAATTCGCATTGGCCGAGGCAGCCTCGCGCGCGCTTCCTCTTGACCATGACGAATACAGCAAGCTAAACCCGAAGTACGTCACCGAGATCTACGAATCGATCTGCGACGCATTCAAAGGCCCCGTCAGCACCGACAATCTCTCTCCGGCAGTCAAAGTGATCCTCGAAGGAATCCGCAAAGCCGCCCCTGAGAAATCAGAAGGAATCCTCATGGAAGACAAGAGCCTCCACGATAAGCTTCTCATGAGCCTCCAAGATGACGAAGACGTCAACAAAGCAATCGATTCGCTCAGCGCCGGAGTCCGCGACAACGTCGCAGGCATCGTCGCCAACGATCAGAAAGAAGCCGATCAGATCAACGCCGCCATCGATGACATCAAGACCGCCAAAGACATCGCGGCCGAGAAAGCCCAGCAAGATCAGCTCGCCCAGCAGCAAGCCGTCGATCAGCAATCGGCTCAGGACGCGGCAGCCGCGCAGCAAGCGCAGGCTGACGATCCTGCCACTTACGACCCCAATTACGTCGCAGACCCCAACGCAGCCGCGGCTCAGCCCGACGTCGCCCAGCAAGGAAAAGACGTCAGCGTCACCGTCGGCGGAACGACAATCACCGTCCATAACGAGAGCTATGCCAAGAACGCCCCTGTACGCGGAATAGTCGAAGCCCTTTCGCTCAAAGAGTCGCTCAATATGCTTGACGAAGGCAAAGACTACAACGCCGATCTCGCATTGGCGAATGCCATCAAGACCATCACCGTCCTGGAAACCCTCAACGCCAGCGGATTGGTCCACGTCGGCCATGCCGGATACGCCCGCCTTCTCGAGAACATCGGAAAGACCTCCGCATGCAAATCGAAGATCATGCGCAGACAGCTCAAAGAGGACGAATGCGAAGACGACACCGGCAAGTGCGCCGGAGAGCCAGTCAAGACCATCGCCGACATCGCCGCGGAGAAGAAAGCCGCAGGCAACGGCGGATCGGTAGCGGGATTCCCTGATGGGTATTTCGCAACCAAGAGCACGTATTCGGTCCGCAAGAGCAACGGATACGACGCGCCGGCAGACCCCAACGCCTACATCAGCGACGGCGGAGCCCCAGCGGTCTCGACCGAAGCCGGAAAATAAAAATAAAAGCCCGGACGATCAAGTTCGGGCTTTTCTTCGCTTGGCAGACATGATATAGTCATTGTATGGAACACAAAGTAATAGTGGCTAAGGCCATCTCTCAGATCTACAAAATACCAGCAGAAAGCATCGAATGCGCCGCGGCGCCTCAATCATTCTGCGCACCATCGCGCAGCAACGGCAGCTGCGTGAGCTATAGCGTGCACACCCCAGTCAAATGCGTAGAAGCCGACTCTTTTGTGACGATCGACCCATCCAGAATAATCCAGGTATTTGGTTCAGGCTACAAAGAAACCGTTGTCTATATGTCTGAGATCTCCGGATCCGAAATGCTTCCGATCGGATTCAGGCTAGACATGCCGTTTCCAGATTTCATCGAGGCGATGAGCCATTGCGGATACGGCATATGGGGCCTTCAGCCATCAAGCATTCGAGTAGACGACAAAATCTAATCCTGCAGAACAGCGCCACCAATTAATTATATTTATCATCACGGCTTCTCGGATTGAGAAGCACGCAAAGAGGCAACGCTATGCCGAATCAGAAACAACTGCCTATCCGCATCAAGACGCTGGACCGGGACAACTTCCGGACCTACTATCTATGGCGAGACGACGCTTCCCGCCAAGCCTGGCTATTCTTCTCCTACAACACCCAAGGTAGCCATGACAATTATTCAAGAGGGGACATCTTCCCGTGCGCGGGAATCGCCCTTCCGCCGAGGCTTGCCAGAATCATGGGCATCAGCAAGCTCGGAGCCGAATTGGGAGAAGCCTATGGAGTCAAAGAGACGTCGCTCATCAATTCGCTCAAAGAGCCTACCAAGCACGAAGACGACGTCGCCGAAAGAGTGGCTGCCGGAGGAGATACCAAATTCAAGCCTAAGCAGTGGCGCAATTCGGAGAAGACATATTACAAAGACGAATCCGTTTTCATGAAATCCCTCATGCTCGAAGCGTATGAGGAAGCCCAGGAAGACATCGAATCCGAAAGCCATCTTCCCGAAGATCAGCGCAAATTCGTCATCAAGCAGATACCGCTGCAGGATTTCTACAAAGAAGTTGATAGGCTCTACTACACGGAAGGATACTCATTCCCGATCGTGACCGAAGGGCTTAAGTCGGCAAAGCGAAAGCAAGCCAGAGCCGCCAAGAAAGCGGAAGCCGAATCAAAATGACAAGAAGGACGGATCGAAAGGTCCGCCCTTTTCAATACTCGCCAAGGAAATATATCATTTTTGCGACAAAGAGCGAAGCATCTATTGACTTCGCCTTTTAGCAAGCTTAAACTTTTGCTAGTCAGAATCACAAGGAGACGCATTATGCCAAATTCAGACAAGATGCTTTTCGTTCATTATGGATCGAACCATTTCGATCCGCATAAATTCGATGACGTCAAGAATCTCAGCAGCTGGTTCTATCATAAGCCGCACGGCGGGCTTTGGGGCACTCCTTCGTCAGGGAAAACCGGATGGAAGGAATGGTGCATCGAAGAGAACTACCGCGTCGATCAGCTGTCGGAGTCTTTCAGATTCAGGATCCGCAAAGGGTCCAACGTCCTGGTCGTCCACAAAAAATCAGATCTAGCTCCGTTCATCATCGTCGAAGGAGGATGCTATTTCAATGATCTGATCGGCGTCAAATGCGACAGGATCGACTTCGAATCCGTCAAGCAGCATTATGATGCCATAGTCGCCATCAAAAGCAATTTCGACGAAGATCTGTTCGGATACAAAGAGACCCCGTCCAAGAAGACAAAGGGGTCATATGATTGGCAGCCTCAGATACTGTATGGATGGGATTGCGACAGCATCCTCGTCCTCAACAGAGGCTGCGTCGTTGAGGAATTTAAAAAATAATTCCCGGAAAGGAGAATCGTTATGATAGATGCGAAAGCAAAGGAGACCAAAGAGTTCAACGATGCATTGGCGTCAGATGATTTCGTCAAGAACAACAGACTGGTCTCTCAGATCATCGACAGATGGTACTGCGACTTAAAAGGCATGCTCAAAAAGCATGCCGATTGCCCAGTGGCAACCATCTTCCTGTCTGGATACGACATCTTCACGTACAAAGGAGACGACAGCAGCCAAGACAAAATATACGCAGCCAGCCTTACATCTCAATTGAGCGGAGACACGTTCTTCATAAGATACGGCAAGGTCGTCAAAAACAAAAGCACTAATCAAGACGATTTGGAATACACCGAAGACGTCGATAAAATAGAATCGTTCTCGGATAAGCTTTCGTTCGGAGGGCACGACGGAGAGATGATCTCGCGCAACCTGTTCTGCATGCTGATCGGCGGCATGTCGAAAGACGTTCTCGTCAAAATAAGAGCCAGAGACCTTTACACTAGCTTTGACTCCGATAGATGCCAGGTGCTGACAGGAAACCGCGGAAGCATCGCTGATCTATATCGCTGGAACGACAGAAACCAAGACGTCGCCAGCATGGTTGACAGCGCTATCGCCGATACGATCTCCACTCTTGGAAACGGATCGTGCGTATCAAGACGATACCTACAAAAGTACGCCTGCGAGTCAAAGCCTTTCTTATACGTAACGGTCGCCAACATGGCGCATGACTTCTCTGAGGCAGGGTCGATGTCCGCTGCATCTGAAAGATACAGCAACAGCAGCTATCGATGCTATCTTTATTGGCCGCTCGTCATGTTCTCTGAATACAACGCATACGACACCTCCTCATATACTAATGATAGGGAAAACGGCATCCGCGAAAGCACCAAAGAAGTCCTCACGTACTATTTCGGGAAGGACTATCTCAAACGCAAAGACGCCAAGATCATCAGCGCCGCGTCCGACGTCGTCGCCGCGTCGAAAGAAAAACGCGCTTCAGACATAATCAGAACATCGGACGTCGTCATGCTGTGCGACGAAGTCAATTTCATAAACAGCAATAAGGACAAGTCTGACTCAGGCGGCGGCTTCCCATTCTACGACGATACCGCATACAGCCATATATACGGACTGAAATTCGATAAGTCAGGCGTCATCAGAAAGCGCAAGGATAAGGAAAAGGCAAACGTGGTCGCGTCGTGGCTCATCGAAGACGGCAATCCGATGACCGACGTCAAAGGCGACCAGATAGAAGCTCAGATCGTCGGGTCTTCTTTCCTTAAAAAGACCTTCGACGCAAATGGGTACATCGCCATTCCTACCGAAAACGTTCTTGACGTCCCCAACGAAACGCTGTCTAATTACAGAGACTTCATATTCGTCAAGAAGTCAAGCATCGACAAGATCGGCCTGTACATCGACGTCAGCGTCTCCAGCAGCTCATACGACAAATCAAAAGAATACCAGCTTATTCTCAGATTCGGAAAAGGCTATCACATCGACGTGGCCAGATTCACGGTGACCAGCAAAAACAAACTGGATCATTATGGAACCGAGATCGAGGATTTCGATCTAGCCAAAGTGAGAAATACCATCTCATGCGGAGGGATCATCCCGACAGCCGGATTCGACGCCGTGTTCGTCAGAGCTGAGATCGGCTAA